GATACTAGCGTACTAGGATACTAGCGTACTAGGATACTAGCGTACTAGGATACTAGCGTACTAGGATACTAGCGTACTAGGATACTAGCGTACTAGGATACTAGCGTACTAGGATACTAGCGTACTCACCGCTTAGGTGCTGACCTACCGCTCTTTCTCTCTTTCTTGGAAGGCCTGAGTACTAAAGTGAAGTCAATATCCACACTTTCTGTGGGACTCGTCTGTATAGTCAGTCGGTAGTTAATGTTTATGACCTTGCGGTTCTCATAAGGGCGTAGGTCTATCTTGTCCATGAAGAAGTCGTCACCCTCCTTGTGCTGCTTGCCGCACTTTATGATGTGGTTCGTATTTTCCATGAGCGATATACTATCAGACTCTCTCACTTGACCTATTCTCGTAGCCTTCAAAGCGTCCACGTCTATAGCTGTAGGTACCTGTAGAGTGTCTATGTCTAGTCCCTCTAACGTGTAGCTAGTATTGTGTTGCTTCTGCTTAGAGCAGAGAGTAGAAATAGAGGTCTCACCGCAAAGCTCCAGTATCTGACTGGCTTGACTGAAGTTGTTAGCGACTATGGTATTCAGGGAAGTGAACTGGCCTTCCTTTCCCTTGAAGTAGCAAGATAGAGAGTCCATTTCTCCCATCTCGATATCACAAGTTATGCACTCTAGCTTAGCAGGGTCTACCCATTCAAAGGGGTCTACGTGACCGGTGTATAGTACAAGGTGTCTACACGTGTCCTTCCCCAGTTTCTTGAAAGACTTCGGGGTATGATTCTCACTCCTGTCTAGCACATGACTGAAGACAAGGTTCATGGTAGCCAAGGACAGTGTCGGAAGCTTACCAGGTGTATACGAAAAGTCAGAAGACACTGGTCCGCTTGGTAGGTAAAGTACGTGAGAACTATGAAGACGGTGGTACTCTTCTAACTTGTCTAGTACACTAATCAAGGGTATACGGTAGAAGGTGTTGAGACAGAAGTCCTTATCGTCCTCCTGAGTGTGTTGGTAGACGGTCAGTTTGTCCACCTTTTGTCCATTACAGTAGACTTCGTGAGTAAAGGTGGCTTGAAAGTCAGGGTCGTGTACCAAGGGTAAATAGAGGCTCATCGTATTGGTGTACTACGTCTTGTTAGCCTGGAGTATACTCCTTACTCAGCTAGCTGCGGCGTTCTTACTGTTCTTAACTAGAAGACTGTTGACTGTAGCATTGCAATATAGGTTAACTTACCTATATAGTGAAGTATCTATTGTACTAGTTTGAGAAGGTCCTTACCTTACTACCTTACGTGCACTCTTACCGCGCGACGCTCTTACTACAGTGAGCTTTACCGAGAAGATAGCTCGGTCTAAGATCGGAGTGGCATCGTGAGCGTAGTCTATACTCTCTCGTTGTGGTACTATCTCGAAGTAACTCCTCTTTTGACCAGGCTCTATCTCCACTTCGTTCACCGTTACCCTTTCTGTCAGTCCCAGTCTGGGTAGACGTTGGTACTTAGTATACAGGAAAGACGTATTGTAGCCTAACAAGTTGTGTCCACAGACTATCTTGGTTATTCTTATGTGGCCAAGGTCGTGAGTCTTCAGTAAGTCTCGAATGCTTTTATCGGAGGTGAGAGGACTTGTCGCTACGTAGAGTGTGTCTATACTCTCAATGTCTACGTACTGGTTTATAATCTTTAGCCAGCCTACTCGGTTAAGCTTCAGGTCTATCAGGGATGAGAGAGCCTTCCTACCATGAGCTTTCCCCAGCTTCTTAAACATTCTCTTCACTACGTGAGAATAGGCGTCAGTACCATCTCTCATGTTTATAGTGAGTATTTCTATCTTAGTAGGGTCGCAGAAGCTGAAGGGGTAGATACCAGTAGAGTCTATGACAAGTTCAGTAACGTCATCCCTGTAGAAAGGCTCAATTGGTTTCTCCTCTTCACCTTCTGGTATGGGTAAGTTGTGAAAGGCCTGACTACCAGTAGTACACTGCAGGTATAGTGCACTAGGTGGCCACTCCTGGACAAGGTCCACTAGCTCTAGACTGTTGTCGCTGTTCTGTCTACACGAGTAGATTCTTTCGGATTCTGGGGAAATCTCGAAGTGACTTGAGTCTACTTTGATTAACGCTACCATCTTGTCTCGGTACTCCTCGTCTACTTCCTCGAGTCCCCTGTACTCAGCGTAGGACAGGTACTCTATTTCTTGGAGCTCTCCGACGTAGACCCCTTTCTCTACTCTTACCTCGAATTCAAGGTGGGAGACGTCTCCCAGAGTGTATAGTACTGGGATAGTGTACTCGACGTGGGGATACCATCCAAGCTGGGCTTCTTCTCTAAGGCGTGACATGATGGCTAGTAGTAATTTACTCATTGGCGGAATAGAGTTAGGATGTAATATAAGAGGAGTCTCTTATATTGGTGCAGTCTGCCTCACTAGCGTACTATGTTTACTAGCGTACTAGCGTGCTATGCTACGTGCACTCTTGCCTGGAGTCTTTTCTGTTCTAGTGATGGCCAGGTAGAAGTCTGCGGGCCCTGATGGCTTCGTAATTTCCCAAGGAGACGGTCTAGACACACAGATGAAGTAGTCTACTCTGGTAGTCTTACTTCTAGTCCCAGCTTCTATTAGTAGGGGCTCTGGATCGCTATACGTACCGTCTTCCTGTCTGTATAGGGAGTGAGTCTCCTTCAGGAAGTCATTCAGTTTAGACTTGTCTTCCCCTAGGCAGAATTTGTCTATACGCGGAGTGTTCCCACCTCGACTCTCTAGCTTCGCCTTGTAGTCGTCTTCACAGTGCCAGACGACTAGAAGAGAGAGGTGAGGTAGGTCAAAGTACTTCAAGAGCGTGTCGAAGAAGACGTCGTACTCAAGGCACACGGTAGTAAGTGATTCAAATACCTTCCTACCCTTATCCTTCGATAGCTTCTTGAAGTAGTACTCCAACTTGCAAAGCTTGAGTCTCGACCCACACATGAACAGCTCTTCTATCTTGCTAGGGTCGCACCACTTAAACGGAGAGTACGTAGTATTCTGTTCTATGGATAGTCTCTTGACGTGAGGGATTAGTTCCGTAAGCGAGTCGTCAGACCACGTCTCCGAGAGGATGGGTAGATTATCGAATCCTACACGGTCGTGCAACGCCATGAGCGTAGGTATAGAGTCCAGCTCCTTGGAGATCTCTCTTGGTCCATAGACCCTCTTTTGCTGCTCAGAGTAGATGAGGTTCTGTCCAGTCTCGACGGGCTTGTACTTGAGTTTATTAGTATGCATGGTATAGACTCGTACAGCCAGCTCAGCCTGTTCTTCAGTCACAGCGTCCAGCTTGTAGTACTCAGCGTAGGTGTAGTCGGTGTACTCGAAGTCTCCGACGTACTTCCTCATGTCGTCTACCAGCTCTACCTCGAGGTCTAAAATGGTGGAGGAATTGTAAACTATAGGTATCTTAGCTTCCATAGGCGCGTAGTATTGTTAGTGAAGTAGAAGGGTGTATAGTGGGGAGGTGCGAGTTCGTCAAGTACAGTTCTTATATGACTTAGCTAAGTCATATGGTTAAGGGGTTCAGTCCTTGTAGGTGGCTCTTAGGATGACTTCTACCTCCCTGGATAGCTGGACGTCTTCTGCGCCAGACTCTCTCTGTACGATGTAGTCGTCGTTCCTGTTTAGCGTGAGCTTGAACCTAGTAATAGGACGCTCTACGAGATATCTGAGGTCCATGATGTTCATCCGTAAGGCGTTGCGACCCTCAGTCATGAAGCTCTCGTGGCTCAGGTAAGTGATGCCCTTAATCGTGTCGTCGTCTGTGTACTCTACGCTGGGTTGGTCTCTCATGAGGATAGAGTTGAAGGTTACTCTACTCACTCCATTGAAGACGTGAGGCTCATGTACAGACATTACTAGGTGCTCTACTTCTAGTCTGGGAGCCGTGCACCTAGAATAGCTGTCAGCCTCTGTATTGAGTATAGTGAGCTCCTTGAGGTGATTGATGTCGAAGTATTTCAGGAAGATGTTTAAGTCAGCACCATTGAGGATAGTCAAGTGAGTTAGTGAGCTGAAGGCGTTCCTTCCATGCTCATGGCAGACTGAAAGGAGGTAGTCATGAAGCTTCACTCCTTCTCGTATGGACGCTACTCCTTCTATACTTAGCTTGCGCATTAGACGAGCTACGTCTTCTCCCGCTATCTCCTCGTCAAACTCGTTGTCGTCTACCTTGATCCACGTACGAGAGTCCATGAACAGGTTTATGCCGCTTATGTTTAGTCTCTCCACGTTAGATGGAGGTACAAAGTCAAAGACTGGAGCCCCAAAGTACTTGATGTACGACACGCGCTTACAGGAAGTGGCTAGAGTAGCCTTGACGTCCGCAGGCTCCTTTGCTCCATAAGGTATGTAGAGCCAAAGTCTACCGCCCATAGAAACAGCCTCATAGTGGTAAGATCTTTCTTCCTCCACTAGTCTTATGTTCTTCTTGTTTCTCTTGAATGGGATGGGTAAGCTGACTCCTCGTTGGTAACAAAGTCTACGAGAGGTGAAGTGACCGTCTGCTATCGTGACTAGGAGCTTCTTGAGCTCTGGATTACTGGTCTCTTCGTACTCAGTCTCAGGAGTCCTAGTGCAGCCTCCACAGTTTATGGATACCTTGAAGCTGGATACCTTCTTGGGATTAAAGACGATTGGAAGGACGTACATGAAGTGTGACTTAGTGCCTACAGAAGACGAGGTTTGCTCCCTGACTGCACAGACACTTTGTACCGCTCCGTTAAGTCTCCAGATAGTTCAGTTTGAACTCTACTCCGAGTCCTCAAGTAGGTGGTTAAAGAGGAGAGACAGTAGCACTTTGCTGTGTCAGCTGTATAAGAGTCTAGATCGTGCACTAAGTCTAGGCTGCTGGTTCGCTCAGGGACGAGACTTCATTTTTCGCGACCCCTACGAACTCAGAATTCTTCAGATTGAATTACTCCCACGAGAATGGAGTTGAAGAATAGTCTCCCAGAAAAGGTGGGGGCCAGAGACGACATTGCGTCTTGATTCGCCTCCCATGAGCAAAGTAGCAAGAGACTACATTACGAGGGGTAAGAAAGGTAAGACGTCACAACACCACTACTCCAGCCTACATGTCCGCTCACGAGATCACTACTAGAATACGTATAATTAACGACTCAGGCTGGTCGTATAGCATCGACAGTGAAGATCCTGATACTCAGGCCGTCATAGAGAATGGGGAAGGCTTTCTCGAAGCTAAGATGAACATACCTTTCTTCCTCCGCAACGCACTATTCCCGGAAGAGACTTCGGAGGCACATGAGAAGTACCTCACGGGAGGTATAGGTTCGGCATGTGAACTCGACCTCTATCACGACTTCTACACTAAAGGATACCACCATGACCACTACGACGATGACGGCAAGCTTTACCTGGGCAGGAAGTACCCTGGTACTCTCATGCTTGATATCGACACTGCTCGACTCACTGAACTCTACATAGGACCTTACTATCCTGAAGTACCTGAGTTCATCAGAAGAAGCAAGATCAGTACTCTTACTGTAGAAAGCTCCGACGATAGTCCACCTCTGACTGCGGCTTCCGAACTCGACCTTAAGAACGACTGCAGACGTATAAAGGTACTAATCCTAAGAGGCAAGGTCAGGGACGGAATAGACAAAGTATTCCGGTACGTAGAGACTCTCGTACTAGTCAATGTGGACGTGTGCTCCAGGTCTAACTTAGACAGGCTAGCGAAGATGGAAGTAGTTACACTGGTGATACTTCGGGAGATGGAAGCCACTGAATACATTTTCTCCCCTGAGAAGATAGAGGAGTTTAAGGGTAGACTAACAGTTGAACGTCTGGAGTACAACCGTGGCGGGATCGGTAGACTGCTTCCTCTCATGGACTCAGAAACCTTAACTCGTATCCACGCGCACAGGTCGAGGGTGAGTCAGGAAGACGTAGCTTACCTGGACAACCTCCAGTACCTCAGGTGCCACTCTATCGTGAACGAAGTCTACTTACCTTCCTTGAGGACTTTAGTCGTCTCTAATGTATACGGAGACACTCAATTCTTCCCTTGCAAGGATACTCACTTCCTCGAAGAGATACGTATTGTTAATAACTTATTACTGGGACAGAACGATAAGACTGTGATTAATGCATGCGAGGCCACTGTAGTCTGCGCAGACTATCAGTGGTCCCAACTATGTATGTTTCAGCCTAAGTACGTAGCCATCCACAGGTTCACAAAAATGAGTATAAATGTAGGCTACTCTATTAATCACCTCACGGTGGTAGGGTCGGAAGGTAAGAGCGTCACCATTAGACGCTTTAAACCCCCTAAGTCGGCTCGATCAGTAGTCTAGTACACTAACACCCCGTAAACGTAGTACTCAATATGAATCGCTCGATTCATATATTAACTCAGTAGTCTAGTGGACGCAGTAGTTTAGTGAACGTATTATTCAATATGAATCGCTCGATTCATATATTAACTCAGCAGTCTAGGTGAACAAACTAGTAGTAAGTTCACTTGCATCCAGACTTCATTCGGGAGCCCCTTTCTCTTACTCTGATCCTGAGTATAATCTGGTAAGTCTGACGAGGGTCGTTGAATGGGAAGGTTATAGTAGTGACGTTTGAGAGGTGAATGTTCAGGAGAGAAATGGTACGAATGTAGTCGGTGAACTGGATTTCGTCTACGTAACTGGCTAGTACAGACTCAAAGTTTATGCGACCACGAGGTGACTTACATATTACATAGGTGCCGTAGCTCTTACATAGGGCTATCACGTCCAGTGCAGTTATTGGATAGTTTCCCCCTACGGTAATAGGGAGAGTGTCTACAGGTATACGTGTCAGTCCTCCCTTGCGCTCGTAATCACTGTCTATTACTAGTACTCCTGGTACCCTACCTTTCTTCACTACTTCGTGAAGGTGGGAGAAGTCTTTCTGACAGGATGCTACTAGCACGTCTAGCTCCGGTATACGAGACGAGAATAGGGTAGGCTTGCCCTTATTAATCCCTAAACGGTTCATCTTGCGTTCAGGTCCTAGTAGCTCGAGCTGAGTTATCTTGTTTATGTCTATACTCCTACTCTTCATCTTGGTGAAGGAGTCCTCTGTACAACTCAGACGCTTTATGTGAGCGGAGGACCTACCGTTGAGAGAGCCCCGCAACTCCAAGAAGTCTAAGTCAGTACCTAGGTCGTCGTAGCTTAGCTCAGGTTTGAAGCCGTAAACGACTACCCAAGTGACGTGTCTAAGGAACTCTACCACGTCTTCTTTAGTAGTAGAATAAGGTAAGTCTGTCTTCTCAACCGTTGCTTCGGTGAAGACTGCGCAGATAGGACGTGTAGCGTCTGTCTTCTTTAAGTCTACTGAAGACTGGGTCAAGTCTCCAGAGATGTTCACACGTGTATAGACTTCAGACTTGAGGCCAGGGTCTGTGTCGAAGCTTTCCTCTAGGGTATAGTAAGTAGTCCTATCGGAGTCGCAAGGTATGATAGTGCAGCGGTTCCTAATATTTCCGAGCTTGGGATTAGTTCCCTCGACGAGTTCGATCGGAGTCTCAACTTGGCCTTCTCTAGTCAGGTCTACTCTGGATAGAGAGACGAGGAGAGAGGAGCTAGCTTCGATACAGACTGGACCCTTTTCGTCTGTCTCGCCAGAATACCAGGGGGTTTTCTCTATATCACTGAACGTGTAGGAGGCTTCGGGAAAGTAGAAGGATGGGTTCATCTTGAGGTACGCGGACTTTGGATAGCTTCCTCCCATATTTAGGAGAGAGTGTCGGTAAACGTCGTGAGAAATATAGATTGACTCAATCTATATGTGAGTCGTGAGCATCGGCCTGTTAGCTCCTGGTAGGCTATCGCTCCAACAACAGAGTAAGTGAGTAGGCAATGTGAGAGTGGTCTGGTTCCATCATATTAAGCTCTATCTGTTTGGTGCACCGTTGGAAGAGTGACATGTAGAAATAGGAGTGTAAAGAGATGTACGGAATAGTAGTGTGTATCGTCTCTGCTTCCAGTACGTAAAGCTTGTGCTGATCCTGTAATGAGTCGAGTCTGACTGCTACCTCCTTTACCGGAGGAATAGAGCCTAGGTTCCAGTCTCCGCGTATAGAAAGGTAGTCTAGCTTGTGAAGGCGGTTTAGTAGTCTAGCTTGTGAAGGCGGTTTAGTAGTCTAGTCTCGAGGTTCCCTCTAATGAGCAAGACTCTGAGACTAGACAGGTCTACTTCGCACTGTATGAGGAGCTCTATGGTGCGAGAGTCGCAGTCGAGTACCTCTATACGTCTCAGTACTCTGGCTAGGTCTCGATTGTGGAGGATGTGGTAGGCCTCCAATACATTAGTATCTGGTTCATCAGATGGCTCTAAGACTAGCGTAGTAAGGTTCTCCTCGTCTAGGTACGTAAAGGTAGGGTACTTTAATGCGTGAAGGTACAAAGGTCAAGTCTATCTTTCCCACGACATGTACAGAGCCTAGTCCAGTCTTTAACATCTTGTCCGCGTTCGTGTCGTCTAGGTTAAAGGTCATCGCTGGAGTACCAGTAGGAAGGAAGCTGAGAGTCCTAGTCTCTAAAGTAAGTTTGTTCTCCTCGTTGAACCTGCGGCCTTGGTCTAGCGTGAAGATAGACTGCTCTGTGGTCATGTAGTTACATACGTGAAGGTCTACCAACGTCTTGGACATAGGAAAGATCCCCTGAGCTTTAGCCGTGCAGGAGACGGAAACAGAAGAGTCGTAAGAGTAGTTGACTGAAATAGGTACCATAGTAGAGTCTGTGACCCTAATGACTACTGGTTAAGCTGGTAGGTGCATTATATGAGTGAGTTCACTCATATGTAGGTTGGCTCGTCTAGTCTAAGGTTCGACGTGAGCCCTTCTTGCGTTCTTAGCGCTATACTTGTTGATCTTGACGTTAAGGTCTGTCATGGGATGGATTCCTAGGTGACCAGAGAACCTACTGCAGACTACGTGGCTAAGACAAGAGAACTCTTCTATCCTAGTTAAGTCCACGATACCTACTACGGTCATTTCCTGGTTGGTACCAAAGAGTCCAATGTACACGTCGTTCCTCGCAGTCTGCAGGATCAGGGTTTCTACGTTAGGAAAGGTAGTAGAGACTGGGTTCAAGTCAAGGCGTGAGTACTCTGTCTTTATGTACTCAGTCTCTAGGTCGCACAAAGCAAAGCCTTTACCTCCTGCGATCTTAAGTCCAGTAAGCATAGCCATCTCGTTCAATCGGATAGCCGCTTCTCCTGTCAATACCTCATCGTCCTCCAAGTATATCTTCACGGTCTCCACCGAGTTCATGTTAAACTGCCCAGAGAAAGCTAAGAAGGCCTCTAGTCCGTAAAAGGTAGCCTTCTTGAGGGACTTAAAGGCATTGAGGTCGTAGTCTTCCCATACGAGTACTGTTCCATCTACTATCACATTAGAACTTAGCATTAGTCTCCTGACCTTCGAGACGTCTAACCATTCCGATTCCATGGTACTCTCCATCTTGAGATGACTAGGTTTGAATATAGTGGTAGACTTCACCGTAGACCAGTCTGAACTTCGAGCTGTTAATCCGTCGTTGTCTATTGTCACAGTCAAGTCTCCAGGAGTATAGCCATAGTAAGGTGCAGTGCCTTCATCATGTTGTATGTCTTTTTCGTCGCCACTAGATCCATACCATATAAAGGCCTCCTGCACTTCACGCTCACGATCGTACACCGCCTCTGCAGTAGCTACGAATACGTGGTAGCTTTCGTCGTCTTTCCAAGACTCTCCAAAGGCTTTCCCAAGCCCCACCATGCGTCCTGCTTCGTCGAAGTCAAACTCTCTCAACCACTCCAAGAGCCCTGATTTGTTGGTAGAGTCGTAGGTCTTGTCCAGTTCAGCTGTGAAAACTTCCTCTCTGGCTGGTACCGTAAAGTACACCTCTAGGGAACTAGGGGATACATAGTCCTTGGTCTTGACTAATGCGTAGGTGCATGGTTGGTCATCCAGGACTAGGAGCTCTGCTTCATCATCTCTAGGTCTTTCTACTTGCATCGTTTGAGGAGGCTTTACTGAGGTAAGGGGTACTTGTTAGTAAGGGGCCGTACACTATAGGCACCGAGTGTATGTTCACGTTTATTCGCAACAACATACACTCGGTGGACAAGCTTCTACTCGATTCCTCACTACACCTATGATCGTACCTAGCGATACTCTATTAGTACCTGTACTCTTCTCTACCCTTAACAAAGTAGACCTTGGCTGTAAGGTCCTTTACTCGGACGACACTGAGCTAGGACCTCACAAGGTAAAGGTACTCACCTTAGCCGACTTTATAGGCTACCTGAGTAAGAACGGGTTCACTCTTCCCTACATACCCCCTGGAGAACATGAAGACCTAAAGGTAGCAGTTTTCATGTTCACTCCTCTCAGGAAAGAGGAAAGGAAGACCACTTCACTCTACACCTCTTCGGCAGAGTATAGCTTGACTCCTTTCTTCCAGACCGAGCGTAGAGCAGAAGACCATCCTGGACAGTTCAACCCACAGATAGTAGTGACGCTAAACAGGACTTCGATGAGTCTGAGCTTTTTCGGAACGGAACCTGACTTCGTGCAGAGACCGGAGCCTCATTCGGTGAAGGTCGCTAGCCTTATCTTGATGGGAATAAGGTATACTGCAGGCTTTACCTACCTAGACCTCAGTGAACTGAAGATGGTAGTCTTTACTGGAGATAGTGAACACATCAAGGATACAGCAGAGCTAATAGCAAAGGACCAAGGAAAGGAAGCCTTCACTAGTGTGGTTGACCTATTCGTGGGTACATATGAAGACCTAATAGCGGTACGGTCTTGTCTTCAGCTTCCCAACTTGAAGAGTGTAAGCTTCTCTCAGCACTGGAAAATGACAGAAAAGGCTAAAAACTACATAGACAACTTGTCACTAGAGGTCCTGAAGCTTTCCTTGGAGACCATGGAGGATACTGTACTCATACCAGACTCTGGACACCTACACGTATACCTGGATAGGGAGGAGGAAGCGGACTTTATAGTCAGAGAGCTAGTCTCTAGAGTCCCTCACCTTGGGATAGACAACACCCTGTATCCACACGATTACGTGGAGGGTGACAAGAGAATAATAGACCTAATAAACCTGTCTGAGCCAGGTAGCTTCCTAGAGAGCTATACCTTGTTTCCAGGCTCCGGTGCCGCTGTAGGTGAGCTGGAAGAGGCTGGATTCGCTGCGGACTTCTCCCGTATAGTCGTGGAGTTAAAGAGGCTAGGACCTAAGTCTAACAAGAGCTACTCTACCTCCCAGTAGAGGGATCCAGACCTAAGATGTATACGTTTATACATCTACTCCACACAGGAAGCCTGTCTCCTCTATACACCTTGTACACTATATAAAGTAGTCTCACCAAATTAAGGATGGTACGACTAGGAAGACGTGGTGCACAGAGACGAGTACGAGGAGCTACTAGGACTGGGGAAGAGCCTCCGGTAGAAGACTCCGAGACTAGCTTAGAGCTGATAGAGGACTGCAAGTACTGGGCTGTCTATAGAATGAGTGGGCTTCCTACCTTTGACGAGGTCTATGAGGAGGTGGACGAGCTAGTAGGTAGAGGTAAAATAACCATATGGAATAGGACTGTAGACGTACCTAGGGACACTCTCACCGTCTCAGACGACATAGACTACAGGACTAACCTACCGAGTGGAAGCGGCTTCAACTATAGCACCATGCCTCACGCAGAGTGGAAAGACGTGCCGCTAGTGAGAGGAATTAGGGACGAGCTCCAGTCTAGGTACAGTACTACCTTCAACTATGCAGCGATAAACGTGTACCGAGACGGTAAGGACTACATCTCTTGGCACGCAGATAAAGAGGGTCTCACAGCTAAACAGCTAGTCTCCACTGCAGTATACTCTGTGACCTTCGGGTGCACTAGAGCCTTCAAGTTCAGACGTACTAGGTCTAAAGAGGTAGTGAGGACCTACGAGCTAGAGGACAGCACACTACTCATTATGAAACCAGGGTGCCAGGAGAGGTACGAGCACCACGTACCTAAACGAGCTAACGCTACCACTCGTATAAACATCACGTTTAGGGTGCAGTGAGAATACAACTAATACACATCAGGAGGATGTATATCTTGTAGGGTAATGCAAAGCTGAAGAATGGAAACTCTCACCCTCGACGTATACCATCGTAAACACCACCAGATAGAGCTGGTACCTAAGAGTAACGTAGCTGGTGTACAGGTGGTAGGTAAGGCTGTAAAGACGTGCGAACCAGAGGACGCTACTAGCGACCTTACTCGGTTTAGTATCGTATACAACAGAGAGAAAGCCACGAACAGAGTTATAGAGTCAGCTAAACTGGACGAACAAACGGACTTCCTAGACACATCCTTCGAGACAATAGACTCTTACATAGGTCAGACTCCGACTTCTCTCACGAGATACCCACAGAAACTAGACCTTACAGAAAAAGTAAAGGTACTACTAGACGAGAGACTTGGCTGGATACTCAGTGACGTAACTACTCTTAGACTGTACGACGAGTTCGAGCTTAAGGCTCTTCTGACAGTAGCTAAGCTCGAGAGCCTGGAGAGACTAGAATTTAGAGTAGTGTACGACGAGGTAGAAGGACTACCGGAGGGAGTGAAGTGTGTAAAGGTAGAGGATACAGTCTCTGTCGCGATAACCCACTGCAAAGACCCTTTCAGGGCACGTGTCCACAGACCAACTAGCAGACTGGACACCATAGAGGTACCCATACTCTCTAAGCGTCATGGAAGCGAAGCTCCTATAGCCACTCGGAGTCATACACTAGTATTGACAGCTGGTGAGCGAGAGCCTGGCCAGACGTCTCAGAGGGGAGTAGTGATCTTGTGGGACGAAGACGAGGCAGAGGAAATAGTCTACAGGGAACGCCTAAGTCCTGAGCTACCCGACAGGTACTCCCTTAACTTCAGCTTCAAGGTGCAAGAAGTAGATGAACAAGAGTAAGGAACCCTTCTGACGGTGGGTAAGACATCCATATAGGTCGCGCGACCTATATACTGTGAGTAGAAAGCCTGAGCTCATTACACTTTGTCGTAGATGAGTGGAGGATACCTGAAGAGTATGAACCACTCGCACTAGTCTACAATAGGTACAGACGGATGGGAACTTACCCCAGGTATTCAGATGTCGTACACTGAGGACTACACCAGCCAAGAACCTGTTGAAACTGTTTTAGGAGTCACTAAACTTCACGTCAGAGATAAGGGAAGTAAGTACACCCTCGTTCCTACTACCTTGGACTGGGTAGAGGGAAGACAGTTCGAGTGTAAAGAGTATACCTCTAAACCTTCCAAGAAGTCAAGTAAAGGTACCAAGACTACCTACGTCTACGATCAAGACGTGGAGCTACTACCTTACATGTCCAGTCCAGACTACACCCTACATGAGACGTTCTTTGTCCCTCCCCTCGGTTCACCGTTCAAGTCTTTCTTCAAAGAGCCTTACTACACCGTAGAAGCCAAGACGTCTTCCTCTACTACTCTTGTATTGCACAAAGAGTTAGGGCCCTATGACATACAAAGGATGATCGCGACAGGAGACTGGAGCCCGCTCCGAAACATACGGTTCAGAGGACGCACTACCTTAGACCTCTCGGTACTGTACAAAGACGTCTCTGTCTTAGATGAAATAGTGAAGGTACACGGTAACAACGCCTTCCGAGACGCCACTCACTTGATAGTAGCCGACCAATGCTTCTGGTCTAGGATCAAAGTCTACAGCTTCCCTAAACTCAAGCACCTTACTCTCATCACATTAGATGAAGAAGAGAGGGTAGTACTAAACGAGAGCATAGAGACTCTGAACATAGGCCCGTCTCCCTACGGCAGGAACGTTGCAGAGGTACTGGATGGGGTATCAGTAAAGACTATAGTTTCGTATCCATTCATGAACGACTCTCTCGCTACTCTACTACTGCAGAAGTGCAGACACCTAATCTTAGAGTGCGCAAGGTGGACCATTACAGAGAGAGGTAAGTTCCGTGACAGGTCTAGCTTCAGCATTACTATACCCGACATGGAAGAGGTGACCACTCGTTACATCACCTACCGTATATACAAGGCGAGAGGTGCACCTGTTCACGACACCTACAGCTACAGCTTCAGAGTACATAGGAAGAGGAGAAGGGTAGAAACTACCAATCCATCAATATAGATTAGCTCGATCTATATACAGCTGAATAGATAAAGTAGTAGTAAAGGTACCACCACTACTACAGACTATCTCATGACTGACTCCAGCCCTACTAAGATGTGCCTTTCTTACGACGACAACTACCTCGAACTAGAACCGACTCTATCCTCTATGGTGGACGGTGAACAGTTCATGTGTGTAAAGACTGGAGAGACTATAAACCACGACCTCTACGGTGACAACATGGAAGTATATGACCTGACAGTAAACGTGAGTGAGCTTCCGTTTACTCCTGGAGAACCTCATGGAGTAAATCCTAAGTACCTCCTTGGAAAGGTCTCTATGTTCTTTCCTCAGAGTCACATAAACTACGCTGCTCGAGATCCTGAAGTGGCCTGCCCTGCTCTTCTTTTACGCAACAGGTTGAACCGAATAATAAGGGGAGAGAGCCCAAAGGAGCCCCTAACAAGTCTCTTTTCCGAGCCTCCTAGACGAGTGGACTTCGAAGAGTGCTACGAATTCACCTCTGCTCTGGTGGACATGGTAGTAGAAGAGCACGGTCCTAACGTCTTCAGGAACGTAGTAGAGTTAAGGGTACACACCGTAGAAGACTGGAACAAGATCAGACAGTACGGGACTCCGAACTTGAAGTACCTCGTCATAGGCACGGTGAAAGATCACAAGAGACTTCACGCAGTACCAAGCATGACTACTCTGGAGATTAGATTCTCAAGTATCTTATCTGTCAAGGGTGCACTTGACGACATCTTCCTTAAACGGATAGTAGTCAACGAGAGCATCTTTCATGTGGATAGAGACTACCTCATGACTAAGTGTAAGCACCTAGTATGCGTAGACAATCGCTATACAATTGACGGTACTTGGCGATCTGTAAACCGATCTATGTGTGCACTACCTATTAAAGACGTGGCGTTTAGTAGAGTAGAGCTGATTACCTACAGGGTAGTAAGGGCTAAAGGTGCACCTAGCTCACAAACCTACAACTTCAGCTTCAAGGTATATGATAGAAGTAGACTATTCAAGGTACTCACAGGAGGAGATAGCCCTACCTTCCGTCATTAAACCTACCCACAATATAGATCGAGTAATCTATATTCAGACTACACTAAGTGAAGTGCGTAGTCATTAACACGAAGGAGTGGGACGAATAGCACACCCTAGAAAGATAAGGAGGCCTTCTGGTAGCACTATCCCTCTTAGATTAGTACCTATCTATGAATCCAACCAACACCACCCTTATAGTAGACGTTAACTCTGAATATCGTTTGAACCCTGCGATACCAATAGGTGCGGGCAACTATCACGCTAGCTCTATTTCTCCCTCTGACATTATAGAGGGAGACAGACGTAAGCAAGTATTTCGTACCGACGTAGACCTAGACGACCTCACAAGTCCAGGAGAAGGAGTAAAGGAGAAGTACATCCACATGCCTCAAGGTAGGTCTTATACCTCTAGGGTAGCAGTGGACTCAAAGCTCTTTACTATCTTTCCTGTGGGTCTTTACTACGCAGTAAGGTTACCAGACTCTGACGAAGACATTAGTCTTTCAAGCTTCATCGATGGGTGGAGGACTGCAGTAGACAGGATCGAGAGGCTAGACCTTGCTGAGCTAGACTCAGACGGAGTAGACGACGTAGTCACCCAGCTCATGAAGTTCTCGACCTTCTTCTTCAATGACCTAAAGTACCTCTCAGTAAAGGACCAGTCATCTTGGGACGTAATTCGAGAGTGCAGTCTATTGAGCTTGACTGAGCTAAGTATAAACATCTTAGAGTCTGGGAACGAGCTTGAGATAGGTGAGTCAATTAGAATAAGGAAGCTCTACCTCTATTCTTTCCCAGAAGACGTGGCAGAAATACTACAGGAACTACACGTCAACACTATAGAAGTAGAGATAGACATAGGACTTGGCGTGTGGGACCTCTACGACATCTGTCACAACTGCGACCACCTAGTAGTAGCCAGGAACAACTACCTCGTCAGCGAGCTTACTGGACTTCCTATGAACAGACGCTGCCATGCTTTAGACCTACAGCTACCTACTGACTGTAAGGCTCGCTTCATTACCTACAAGGTGGTGACTGCGGCAGGAGCTAGAGACGAAGACTGTCACTGCCTAGGTTACACTATTGAGAAGGTACTCTAGACAGGGTCTCACTACTCTAATATACATCAGCCGAATGTATATCGCAAATACCCCGCAAAGACTAGGTGACTACTAGCACAATACCTAACGCCATGTCCACTACTACCACCAACTCCGAACGCGAGCTAATCGACGCCATCGGCCAGCTATTCAGTGTAAAATCTGGCAATAGAAGACCCCTCGCCAGAAAACCTGGTACTACCGAGATTCATGTGCATAGCGGAGTGCACAGCAAGATAGTACTTACTCCTACCTGGTTAGAGTATACAGAGGGGAGACAGTTCAAGTGTGAGAAGTCCATTTCTCACAAGGAGTCTCTTCTCGCCCTCATTGGAACCACAGTGACTACACACGTATACGAAGTAGACGTAGAAAAGCACCTACCTTACACTATTAGTGGTAAGCACAGGATAGACTCTGACTTAGACACCTACTGGGATCTCATGAGTGAGGACTTCGGGGTCAGAAGTGTCACTGCTCTTACTCCCTACGAGTCTTTAATCATGGACGAAGTACTCACGCCTAGGGAAGTAAAGGACATAATCGATCGCGATAACTGCGACTCTCTTTACTCCCTACCCTTCAAGTGGGTAGACAGGTTAGACCTGACCGTCGACAAGTGGAACCAACATCTCATGGTAGACTCTATAGCTAAGATCCACGGTAACGACATCTTTCAGCACGTGAAGCACCTGACCGTACACTACCAGACTACTTGGAATAGGGTGCTAGAGTACGAAGCTCCAAAGGTAGAGTACCTGAAGATAGAACACCTAAAGAGCAAAGTAAAGAGTAAGATACCGGGCAGCGTGAAGACTCTCCACATAGAGCGTTCGGCTTGCTGCGCGCAACCTTCCTCCGTATTTGGAGACTTCTTCGTGGACACTATAGTAATTCCCAGCGGCTCTTGGTACAGGTTAATGGAGGACGTACTTAAACACTGTAGACGTCTAGTAATAAAGTGCGATAGGTACAGGGTGAACTTAGACGAGACCTTCCACGATAGGTCAAGACTACGAATCGAAGTGCCCAAAGTAGACGACGTCACCACAGAAGTAATAACCTATAGAGTATGTAAAGCACGTGGAGCAGACCCTGAAGACTGCTACGACTTCAACTTTAGTGTAGAGAAGAATTAGTAGGTTACTACTCCAATATAGATTAGTCAATCTATATCACACCTAACGAACAAAGACACGATCCCTACTGTCACAATAACCAGCGCTATGTCCACATTCATCGATTCCGAACGTGACCTAATAGACCTCTACCATCGAGCGTTATTCTCTATGGGAAGAGGATGCAAATCACTCAAGAGAAACTCTAAGACCACTGAAATCCGAGTACACAACAGTAATGGGAACTTGTCCTTTGTTCCTGTTTGGTTGAACTCTGCAGACGGCAAGCAGTTCAAGTGTAGTAAGTTCACTACAGAATATGGTATACCCCTTCCTATCATCGAAGATAGTACGACTACTTACTTATACAACGTTAACGTAGAGAAACTATCTTACACAGTCAGTGGTAAGTACAGAGATACAGGGAACCAGAGAACGTTCTGGGATCATGGGGCTGAAAAGTTTAACCCCAGGACTATCACCGCGGTTCCTCCTCGGTTCTGTGTGATCGTAGGTGAATCTCTCACTTATGAGGAGACCAGGGACGTCATCATTCGAAATGAGTACAGTTCTCTTTATTCCTTGCCCTTTAAGCGAGTAGACAGGATGAACCTGGTAGCGGAGGGGTTCGACTTACCTGACGAGACGTGGGACCAGACCGTCATGGTCGATGCGATAGCTAAGATCCACGGTGATGACGTCTTCCAACAAGTAAAGCATCTGACGGTTCATGACCAGACTGTCTGGAACAGAATACTGGAGTACGGAGCTCCGAAGGTAGAGTACCTGAAGATAGAATTGTTGAAGGAAGGAGTAAAGAGTAAGATACCTAATACAATAAAGACTCTACACGTGAGAGACGTATTTTTATCAGCTTTATCATCTGACTTGTTGGGAGACTTCTTCGTAGACACTATCATAGTCGGAAGCTGTATCGATGCTCGCTCAACTACAAACTTGCTCGGCTGCTGTAGACGTCTAGTAATAGAGTGTGACAGGTCCAAAATAAACTACGATGGAACCTTTCACGACAGGTCAGGCTTTAATATTACCATACTTAGCGCTGACCACGTCACGGCAAAAGTAGTGACTTATAGAGTATGTAAAGCTTCCGGCGCGGACCCTGAAGACTGCTATGACTTCAACTTCACTGTAGAGAAGAACAAGTAGACTCTCTTCTAATATAGATTGACTAATCTATATACGTGTTCAGTATCTGTATAAATCGGGCACCATAGTAACGTAAATAGGACATGTTACAGCTTCATCTTTGTGAGGACGACTCCCGTATTTTTCACTCTACTCACTTAGAGTCAGTCTTCAGTATGTTCAAACCTTTAGTAGGTAGAGAAACCCTCTACGAGATGGTAGACACATTAGAAGAGTGCTCAATCTCGGTCTATGAAATTAAGGAGGGTAATACTTCAGATCGTGAAGTTCTAGCTTGTATAGACAGTAAGGAGTGCCTATCCTACTACACCACGGACGGGAAGCTTTACTTGTTTAACAGGAAGTCTATTACCAGGGTAGACCCGTGCGGACTTACTGTATTTCCAGGGGTGCTTGAATCCTTTATACCACTGGGAGTCTCTAGAGGGTACTATGCGACTACCTCGTTCGTGTACAGGGCGGGTAGGCCAGGCTATTACTCTATTAAAGTAAGGCGTATGGATGGTACCTTAGCTACCGAGTACACGTCTAGTGAACCAGTACCCGGTAAGAGCTCATACTTAAGGTACCAAGACCAGGACTACCTCATTAACACTCTGACTCACAAACTAAGGATCACAGACCTGGCTACGGGACTAACCTTTCGTGAAGAGCCTCTAAGGGTAGGAGAAAGAACCTTCATTTACTCTCACCTCGTTCCCTCCGACACAGGAGCCTACGTAGCCTGTGTAACAGAGACTCAGGTAGCAGTAGTAGACCTGGACTCTATCATCAAGATGAGTAAGCCTAGAGTAGTATGTATAGTAAGTGCAGACAGCTACTACGAAAGAGTAGAGGTAGTCTCTATCGTAAAAGACAGTGTGTATGTGAGACTAATTCACGTAGACCAACTAGACGTCGACAAGTTAGAAGGACTAGTGGCTAGATTGAAGGTACCAGAACTAGTCTGCTGACTTGCCTGTTTGTCAGAGAGGAACTGTGTGAACAGAGATACTGCGTACGTGACAATACTACGTATAGCGATACTACGTATAGCGATACTACGTATAGCGATACTACGTATATAGCTTAGCTAAGCTATATGAGTATACTGACGCGCTAGTCTATTTTAGTACCCTGGAGCGGAACACGTTGAACGAGTACACTAAGTCATGCTTAGGTGGTAGGTTCTCACGTGACCTCTGAGCTACTATGACTCTGTTTAGTTTAGTGCAGGAGTCATAGTGTAGGGCTACGTCCACGGTCCTAGACTTTACTGTTTGTTGTTCTGGCTCGTCTGGAGTAACGAACCTTCTTATCTGTTCACGATCGTGGTCGGGATAGACTATAGCTACTAGAGTCCTGCAGCAGTTCACTAGCTCCCTACCTGCCCCACCTCTACCAGTCTGCTCTGCTGGCATTTCCAGCACCTCTAGGTCTAAGTCAATGGTAGAGAGACGGGGTACTTCCCAGACGTCTCCCACGTAAAGTTCAGAGACTGTAGGAGGTATGCCCCTTAGGTGGTCAAAGCTCTTTACCGTTCCTACTTCTACGCGTCTAAGGTTAGGGAAGCCGAACGCCTCCAGTATCTGGGCTAGGTCTGCTGAAAATAGTATAGACAGGGTGGTGATTGAGTCGAAGGCTCTCTTTCCGTACACCTTAGTCACCTCTTTGATGAAGGTCTCTACCTCAGTGCCGAAACCAAAGACGTGTCTCAACTCCAGGATCCCATTCTTGGTCATCTTCTCTAGCGGAGGTAAAGGATCGGTCTTTAGCGTCTTTACGTAATACCTATCTGGCTTGAGATAGTTCATGAAGAGTTCAGGGCTCGCGCCTTTCAAGGCCCGCCCGAATAGGGGTAAGAAGTTTAGCTTGTAAACGAAGACTGGTCTGAATAAGCAGCCCACATCGTGAGTGTGTCTCACGTAAAGTCCTTCCACGTCGTCGAATTCTGTGTCCTCGACTATTATGCCTGAGTCTTTATTAAATACGATAGCTAGTTGGTCGGTTTGCATAGTGCAGGTCTTTAGTTGTACCAGGACCATCCCATATACTATCTGATTGCACAATTACAAAGCTAGGATCGCGACAGGAAGATGGCGTCTAAGCTCCCATTTCTTCACCTGGCCTATGACGAAGAACATCCTATACTGTCGATCGTATTCAAACACCATAGTACCTACAGACTAACCTCCGAACCTTTACCTGCGAGCTGTAAAGCTGTACGTATGTATTCTTCTCCAGGAATACGTAGTGTAGACGACGAGTCTCAGGCTAGTACAACCTTCAAGTACTGGATAATCAAGCGAGACGGAGACAACGAGAGCTCTATCGACAGGTTCTTTCGTCTGCACACCACGTGTAGGTCCTTTGGCTGGTGCAGCCTTATACAACTATTAGGCGATTCCTATAGTCCTCTAACTAAGATGGAGTATTCTAGGATTTCTACGAGGTCTTTCCGCTGCATCGATAGCTTAGACTTCACAGGGTTCATGAATGATGACCTGGAGGTTGTACTGGGAATGATTAAGGGGAGACAAGGTTCTCAAGCCTTCCCTCACCTCGAAGCTCTAAGAGTAGGTAGCTACCAAGGACTCGAGCTCCTCCTTTCTACCTTTGAGCTCACTAAACTATTCAGGGTAGAGATAGACCGCCTGACTAAGCTTAGCGTACTAGACAAGCTTCCCCCTTCTGTCACTCACCTGAAGGTACTGCACTTTGGTCCTATATACTCTGAAGACAAGTGTACTAGGCGTATAGAGACTGTCATAATGGACGAGTACTATAGCTACTGCCTACCCTTTGAGAGGTTAGCCAGCGTATGTCAGACTCTAGTCCTAGTCTCTGAACTAAGGAACCGGTCAGACCCTCTACAGAAGGAAGCCACAGTCACTATTAACCTTCACGATTCTACTAGCGCCACTAAGATAGTATACATGCAGAGAGAAGGGTTCATCTGCAACTGTCTGGAGAACCTGAAGTTCAAGTTCAACCTAGAAAGAGAGGAGGAAGAGTACGCTAGTATCCTAGTACGCTAGTATCCTAGTACGCTAGTATCCTAGTACGCTAGTATCCTAGTACGCTAGTATCCTAGTACGCTAGTATCCTAGTATGAATTGACTAATTCATACACGTAAAGGTGTACCCAGTACCTACTTAAACTAGGATACTAGCGTACTATGTTATCACGAGTTTGGAAGCCGATCAAAGACACGGTCGCAGACTTCTTCTATACCGACAGTAGTGAAACCTTTGTGACTAATGAGCTGCAGTGTGACTGGATCAGTAAGCACAGGGTCTATGGTAACAGCACCACCTTAGACATACCTGGAGCGGGTACTGTAGACGCTACCCTAGAAAGAGAATACGTCAATACTACCTGTGACACCTACAGTATAGGTCTACACGACCCTTCTCAGTCTTGCACGTTTATACCTCCAGACGAATTGACCACGTTAAGCTATCTCGGAATAGTGCCTGGAGACGTCATGACTACTCTAGAGTACGTAGCAAGAAAGTATGACTGCGTCAGCTTCGTCTCCTACTTAGGAGGAAGTGGTGGAAGTAGTCATGGCTATGTACCCTGGTGTCTTCCACTCAGAGTTCGATACCCTACTTACTTCAAGAGAGGTATAAGAGTGAAGTCTTTGAGGACTAACGACATTCAGATACTAGAAGCATTGCGCCCTTCAGCTCTTACTGAACTTATTATAGTAGTTACAGGGAAGACTTCTCTACCTGACTTCATTCAGACTGCAGCCAAATTCTTCAAGAACCTGTCTTCTCTGACTATAGACCTGACCCCGTTAGACGACTTGAGTCCCATAGTAATGGCTGGGAAGTTGAAGGAGCTGGCTGACACTCTAGTCTCTCTGGACCTACTCTCGAAGCTCCCTTCTTTAGTTAGTCTAAGACTAGTAGGACTAGGGTACCTGCCGTTTACTACGGACCAGCTTTCAAGGTCTACTCTTAAGTGGCTTTACATAGACTCACTTAAGTGCGACATCAAGACCTCTGAGCTGCCAGGAGTAGAAAGACTATCTATAGGTGAATCGAGTGGGGAGGCTGCCGGCGGAACGGTCTACCTCGACTCCCACTTAAACAGACTAGACGTGTACTTGGAGGAACCTCAAGGTAGTCCCTCTAACCGTTACGTGTGTGACCTAGCTCCGAACATAGTGACCTACGGTAGTACTTGTGCTGACAGAGACAGAACTGCCAACGCTAGACAGGTAGTATATGTTTGTCGGAATGAGTGATCCACGAGTGCTCTTACCTATATAGCTCTCTTAAGCTATATGAATGAAGAAGTAGTGAGTCGCAGTCTTACCCTATACTGAGACCAAGTAAGAGTACAATACTGAAGATGAGAAGAGACGTAAGAACTAAGTACGTAGTAGTAGCGTTTAAGGAGACTAAAGATGAAAGACTCTCTGTGACCTTCACTGGAGGTAGAGATTCTAACGTTACTTTTCTAGGTAGCTACTTCCTAGGAGACGTCTATAGACGAGCACACGCCCCTGGTGGAAGGTGTCTACACCGTAAGCCTTGCAGGAGAGCAAGCAACCTCAGACGACCTAGGAACCCTTGCTACTTTAGCGACGACTCAGAGACTAGCGACAGTGAAGAGGGAAGTAGGGTGCATGAACCAAACGATATTACCCTAGTCCCTGATGAAGTATGGAGACACGTCTACGATTCACTACAGTCTAGGTCTGGTACCTCCAAATACTACGCCTATAAGCTCGAACAGATCTTTTGGCCGTGCCAGGAGACTACGGAAGAGGTACCTGACCTAGTATTGACTGGAGAAAGTGCAGTAGAAATAGACTACTCAGAGAGTATACGCCATGTAAAGGTAGAGTCTTTCGACGCTTTAATCGCTTTACGTAGTCTAGACCTCCCTAATCTAGTCAAGCTAAGCTTGGGAAGGTCTATGTCTCTCACCAAAGAGGTAATAGGCCAGTTAACTCCTTACTCCTACTGCGAGATAGAGTTACCATCTACCACGCGTGACAAGGATAAGATACTTAAGACTGGTACAGAAACCCTGTCTATATCAGGCTGTAAAGAAGTGGAGGGATACGAAGGCTTTCGCTCCTATAGGTATACGATGGAGTCGAACCTCTTCCACCCCTCCTCGACTTTATACTTGGACATGAATCGTCTAGGACCTAAGGTAGTAGACGTTACGATCCTAGACGACTTCGGACAGAAGATAGAGATAGTATCAGCACTCAAGTCTGGTAAGAGCGCTAGGACGTGCCTCTAAGTTCTACACTTGTATATAGTTCAGCTGAACTATATGCTTATTTCATCAGGACTGGACTCTTGAATAGGTAGGAGAGTGGAGACGTGGACTCGAAAAGACCAGTACTCAATACTTCACTCGACTCCACCTCTTCAGAGACTAAACCCATAGACTGGTAGCATTTGAGTACTAGGTTAAAGCAGTCTGTCCCCTTAGACTTAGACAAGATAGACAGCATGGGTTTACTGAGTCTCCTGATTCCGCTGAACTTTTTACTCTTAGGAGGTTCTCTTTTATAGATGCCAGGTGGGGTCCAGTACTCGTGAAAGAAGTCTGAGAACCTCCATACTAGCTCGTCCCTAGTCATAGAGTCAACAGGAGACCTAGCCAGGTAGTGTTTAAATATGGTGTCCTCACTACTCTCGATTACCTCCTGTAAGGAGCGCAGCTGGCACCCAGCTATGTGAGAAGAGTCGAAGACGTCCGGTACAGTCCTAGGTACTCCTGTCTCAAAGATGTAGTAGTAGTCGTCTTTGAGAGAGATGTTCAGTCCCTTTACCTCGGGTAGTATGTCTTTGGTGACGACTATTCCTACGTGGTAAGGAGTAGTGTGGGCTCCTTGCTTCTTTCTGTGAGTAAACGAGATTACGTCGAGGGGGCGTATACCTGAATAAATCGACTTCTCTGAGTTAGACAGAGACGTGCAAAGGTACTTAAATGGAGTAAGAGAGCCTACTCCACTATCGCTGGTGTCAGACTCAGTCACGTCGGTAGTGCTTCCGTCACTGCTAGTGTACCTGTACTTACGGCGGACCCCTGTCCCCTTACACATCTTACACCTGGTATCGCATAGACTCTCAGTAGAAACTCGTAGTAAGTCTTTATTTATGGGAAGTTTACGTGCTCCCCCACGTGGCGAGTTCTGAGGGGTTGAGGATTCAGTCCGAGTCACGGGGATGAGCTCGCTGGAGCTCGACCGTCCTAGTACTACATCTGGACAAGACTCACTCACAGGAGGTACATAGCAAAGCCTATTCAGAGAAACACTTGAAGACTCCGGAGACTCTCTCTTGACTTTCTTTGGGCTGTACATTTTAGTATAGAACCTAGTAGAGGGTACAGAGCCCTCCAAAGGCTCTGGTAACCGCACACAAAAGAGAGAGCTGTCTACCGCACTATACTACAGCTGAACCTACTAACTGACCCTAATGAACTCAATAGAAACTAGACTAGAGCAAATGGAAATAGACGACGAACCTAAGATCGTAGAGCTAAAGGACATACCTGAAATAGAGATGCCTCCACTTAAGATGAGCGTGCCTGAACTAGAAGCGTTCACTAGGGAATCTATAAGGAACTATTTACACCCTGGTCTCTCTGACTGGAAAGAACCTTCTCCTGACTACAGACGAAGGGATAGAGAGTTCCTTCGCAGTATAAGGAGAGACGGCTTCGCGAGATGGGGACGATCTCCAATCACCAATCAAACTAGGATCCCCAGCATGGAAGAAGTAGACTGCATACTCTCCCAGCATGAGATAGACAAGTACCTAGACTAGGTGTAGGAGCAAACTACTGCGTCCACTATATAGATAAGATAATCTATATGAACAAGGAGCCTCTTTAGGGACGGTCCTTACCGAACAAGACTAGAAGAAATGACGGAAGAGACTACTCAAGCAGACCTCTATGGACAAGTAATAGAAGACACCTTCGGGTTCAAGATAGACTACTGTACCAAGCTTAAGCCTGGACAATGTGAAGCGGTGTCAGACGGTACTGATACTGAGATAGTTTCTGCAGTAGGACTGACTAAGATTAGATTCATTATAGCCGACATAACAGTCACAATAATGAGCGAGAGAGGAAGCGAAGACAGCACTACACGTCTTGAATGGAGATCGAACGAGACTCGGAACTTACTCCGCGACTTACTCTTCTCAGATTACTTTCAAGGCATAAAGATAGAGGGACCCTTCATGGAACTACTAGACTTCTACCGTATGGACCCTAGAGAGAGAACTACTCGATTTGGAACGGTAATAATAATAGACGACCCTAAGCTCCTCTGGTTGGTAGGAAGGTCGACTAAGACACTAATGATGAAAGTACGTCCTCTCACCATCAATACGTTCGTTACAGCTTTACTCGAGATGAGGTACTTAGAGGAAGTCTGGTTCGAGCTAGACGAAACGTACGGTAAAGAGCACCACCTCAGGACTATGAAAAGTATAAACTACCTCATCAAAAAGTCACAGAACTCAGAGCTCGAGGGGGTACACTTAGAGAATTTAGACGTCTCGTTCCTAAAGCTTAATAGCCAGATCAAACGTATGGTACTACGTAACTGTATCGGGAAGCTGGACACCGCAGACTCCAACTTAAAGAACCTCATGCTACAGAAGCTGAATTCAGACTTAGAGATAGTAGTCAACAACCGGCTAGTCTCTCTAATGATAGACAATCCGAAGATAGCAGAAGACAGTTCATTCTACATCATGGACGAGCCAATTCACGTCTCAGTACAGCCCATCTCTATTACTATAAGAGACGTGGACGCCTACGTCTACAGACTAGAGAAGCACAGACCTATCATGGTTAAGTCAGCCAGGTCTACACTCTCTACTCCAGTCTCCAAAGAACTAAAGTAAGACTAACTCTCGTATATAGATAAGTACAATCTATATAAACAGCGCCACGAATAGGTGCAAGAGGTCTCTTAACGTACTGGCTCTAGTAGTACTATCCTAGTTACCCTACCCACCTATCCTACTATGACTCTTAATATAGCTAAACGCTCAAGAAACATCTCTATCATCAGCGATAGACTCCTCAATGAGATTTGGCCTAACTTAATGAAGTGTGAAAGAACTGTCTTCTTACAGACTGTAGACAAGGCTCGCGAGTCTATAATCTTACACCAGCAGAGCATTAGCACCTTGATAAACTCTATGAAAGGTCTAGACACCTCCGGAGAGCAAGAAGCTCACTTCAAACTCTTCAACATGTTGGAATGCCTACGAGAAAGGGAACAAGAACTACGCTCTAGTAACTAGTGCAGTAACGTAATATATGAATGAGCTTATTCATATTAAAGCTAAACTGATCCACCTTAAAGTATGACTGAAGTAGGAGACGGTCTAGGACTAGTCAAGACGATTAAGTGCCAGATCTTGGCGTCCATTATTGTACTGGAAGAGTTTGGGCACGGACTACCCTTAGAGGAACGAAAGAGTACCTTCAAGACGGTAGAGAGTATGATGGCTAGACTCCACTCTCTAATGGTACCAGACCCTGAGCTCGATGACCTGGCTGACATGGTAGTAATGATAAATAGGCTGGGAGTACTGCACGAGTCTATCTACGGAGCAGCAAAGTAACAAGAAGTATAAAAGGTGGTAAGAGTACTGAAAAAGTCGTATGAAGTGCGTAGGGATAGGCTGTGATAAGTGGGCCTCGTTTGGAGAGAAGGGCGGTTACCCACTCTACTGTAAGGCTCACAAGTACCACGGAATGACGAACCTACACTCCAAGAAGTGCATCCATCCGGACTGCGAGAAGAGAGCTTCCTACAACTACTATGAGCTAGCTGAGAGGGTCTATTGTAAGACCCACGCTAAGAGAGGAATGGTAAACGTAGCTTCGCTAAGGTGTCAGTGGGGTACCTGTAGAAAGATAGCCTGCTGGTCCTTCGAAGAAGAAATACCATCTAGGTGTAACCGTCACAAGGTAGATGGTATGTTACAGACTAGACCTACAGAGTGTGAGGTAGAACTTTGTGACAAGCCTACGTCTTATGGATACCTAACCGACAACTACCCTAGGTACTGCAAGGAGCACTCTAAGGAAGGAATGGTGAACCACAGACGCTTGACCTGCAGTAAGCCAGGGTGCAATCTCCAGGGAAACCTTACCAATACTATGTTCCCGTCGTGTAGCCTTCACTCTCACCTGTATACATTCAACGCTTCCATGTGCCAAGTTTATGGGTGTGGAGACATAGCGGAGTACACTGACCTCTTCGAGACTAAACGAGTCTGCAAGTTACACAGCGAGCCCGAGATGCTCAGTATAGAGACTTTGAACAGTATATGAATTAGCTAATTCATATTAGTATAGGGAAGGCTTAGACTAAGTCTCCATCCTTTATCTTCCACACGTTAATACGTGGACGGAGAGGAGAGTCTACTGGAGGCATAAAGTCAGCTATTACCCAGACTACAGGCATGTAGGGTAAGCAGACAGTACGACCCTTGTTCTTTGGGGATGTAAAGATCCCGTTCTTTACTAGCTCTATCTCGGTGTAGATCTCTTCGGTAGTAGAAGACTCGTCTAACGTGACGACACACGCTCTACCGTTCCACCCTTCGTTCAGTGCAGTAACTAGGGTAGTAGTCAAAGTACACTTAGAGGAAGGCTGTATGACTACGTAGGCTCTCTCTGCAGAGCTACAAGATCTGATGTACTGGATAGACTTAGAGCCACGTGGGAACTCATCGTAGAGCCAGTTCACGTACCAGTCTTCTGGAGTAGCTAGGGACTGGTCTACCTTTGCACACCATTGAGGAAGGTCTGTACTTACAGCTAGACGTGGTAGAGGTCTGTGTACTTCGTATGCTGACTCTTCGTCTGAGCGGTCTTGGTGGTCCTCTAAGTCTAGAGTAGAGAGGCTCTTTAGCTCATCTGGGGTCCAGTCAGAAGTTGAGTCGTCGTCCAAGTAGATCCGGTTACTACCTGTAATCATCTTGAGAAAGGTCTCCCTCTTAGTAAAGGTGAGCGGACAAATGACGTTAATACCGGTGTACTTAGGGTCCATACCATAAGCGTTCAAAGGAGTAGGCTTACTGAACCCAAGCATCACTAGGGTATTGGTAGTCTTGTACTTAGTTCCATTTTGGTAGTACTTGTAGTTAATAGTCCAGGCTGTACTTACTACGTCTTTACCAAAGACTAGCTTCAGGTACTCTGGTATTTCATCCTTGGCTATGTGGTTGTCAAGTCTGAAGTAGAAGTAGTAGGAAGTTAAGGCGTTAGGTTGAGACATAGGTACTTTGTGGTGGAGTGTGTAGTATGCCTGTCGAATGCATACTCTACTAGTAGTCTCTATCTGAAGGACTGGTGAAATAGTTACTTCGTGTAACAGGAAAGACTACACAAGCTATTCGAGAGCGCATTACACCTGGCTGGGTAAGGAGGATAGTCTAAGGTACTACTCTTAGACTACACCATGAACTTCTTCGGCTTACCTACTGCTGTAAAAGCGCTCGGAATCGACAAACAAAGTCTCGAGACACTTCCTGTGGAACAACCTATAGTACACTCACCCGTCTCAGCTTACGTAGCTGATATGAACGTGGGGGACGGTATAGCCACCTTCGCTAGACTAGTGGCAGAGGCAGACGACGGAACCTTTATCGCGGATAAGGTCTTAAGAGCCTACAAGTACATCTTCGTCTTAAAGCACTACTTCAGAGGAGCTGACATAATGAGGCCTGAGAGGATGAGACTTTACAAGATTGAAGCACGTAGACTAGCCTTGAGTTTAGACTCACTAGCGTCTGTCTTCGCGATTCGAGAGAAGACTAAGATGCTAGTATACGAGAAGTACCTCAAGGAGCTTAACACAGCTGAGGAATCATAGGCCCTTCACTACATATGGATAAATACTATCTATATACTTGAGACGTCGACACACAGCAAGGAGGGATCTATCTGCTCTCCGCCTATCGCACTATAGCACAGTAATGAACACCCACACCCTAGTATTAGAGAATATAGAAGCTGTTTGGAGAGTAGTAAACGAACACGGCGTCTACAACATGCCAGCTGAGGAACGTCGCTCTTACATAGACGTCATGCTTCCTATGAGGGAAGTACTCATCCGTAGACTCCCTAGTGAACCTCGTCTTTACCCAGGAGTGGTAAGACTAGACGAGCTCATTGCTAGACTCTCAGTTAGCTTGGCGATGCCTCCTAGCGTCCTCTGCGCTACTCCTGTAATCATATAAATCGGTCCGATTTATATTAGGTTTATACCTTCCTGGTGAAGCTTACTGTGATTGTGTAGTCGTCTAGACGCACCGATACCTTCTCTAGAGTCTTAGACCTTAGGTTTATCATGTTTACGATACAGGTCTTTAGGTTCAAGTAGCTACCAGGATCTACTATGGTAAGCGACTTAGTGGTAAGAGGTTTAGTCGAGGTGTGGATGAAGGGCTTCCATTCGACCATCAGGTCGCAGGTGACACTGACTAAGTAGTCTGGGTTCACGATCTCAGAGTTCTCGAGGTAGAGAGTGAGACCTGGATAGGAGTTGACTTGATCTAGTAGCTCCTCGCATAGGTACCTAGAGATAGTGAGCAGTCTCAGTCCCTTTACTTGCTCCAGTCTGAACTTGTTATCGTAGAAGTCAGGGCACTTTATCTCCTCTACACTCCTTATCTGATTGTGGAGCAAGAAGCTACTAAAGTTCACTCCGTTGACTAGCTTCACCTGGCGTAAGTGAGTCAAGTCTAAACAGGTGAGCTTAGGTACTACGGGATTCTTTTCGAGTCGGAGTAGGTCTGGTCGTATAGGCATGTACTTACCGAACGCGATAAGGGGTAATAGTCCCTCCTTCAACTGTATTACTACTTTATTCTTACGGATCATAGCTATAGTCTTGTCAGGAGTAGTAGTGGTTCTGGTGTATAGTGAGATTGGGGTCCCGTCGGGCATACTCTCGATACAAACTACTTCTGCACTCACTTCCTTACGAGGTTCCACCTCTGCTGAGCCCTTGAGAGTATACATACGTTCTATGGTCATGTCCTTACTAGGGTTAAACATTCTAAGTAAGCTTTCGCAAGTGTGTCTGCCCTCACCTGTGTACATCTTGATGTTCTTCATGTCAAGTGGTACTACTGTTCCATCTGGCTTAGTGAGAGCGACGTTCATTGTTTCGAACATGTCAACGTCATAGTGAATTGAGGTATCTACTTTCATCTTACTGGGGGTATAGTGTAGTAGAGACTCCTCTCTATACTCACCGAATACGAGACCCGTCATTACATCTCGGTAGCTAATAAGAGCTCCTCAGTATAGCTAAGTCAAGCTATACTTTCTACTCACTGCTAGGGATTAAAGACCATACGCGACTAGTCTAGGCTCTTCAAATAGTCTAGGGATCCCGTCTAAGTCATTTCCGCAGAAGTCGGTAGGAGTGACGTCTGCACAGTCGAACTCTAAGGGTATGAGACCGAACCTCTGGTAGCATCTAGCTGCAAGCTCGCTACAAAGCTGGCTCTCCTTACGTCTGAGCTTAGTGTAGACAGGTTTACTCAGAGACCTTAGTCCTCTGAAGACTGGAAAGAGTAAGCCAGCCGCAGAGAGAGGGTCTAGGTTGTAGCTTTGCTTCCAGTACTCGTGGAAGAAGATGGAGAACCTAGTCCTCACGTCTTCCAAGGGTTCGTGGTCTAGTGGATTCTTTTTTAGTCTACAGTGGAAGACGTCTCCGTGTCCGTCTCCTATTACTTCAGACAGGTTCCTGAGCTGTACTCCTATTCTGTGAGACTCATCGCACACGTCTGGAGTCCCACTACTGATAGTAGACTCCAGTAGGTAGTGGACTCCCTCCTCCAAGTGGACGTTCTTACCTCCGTCTAGTGAGACTACTGGCAGGATGTCCTTAGTCGCTACTATTCCTACGTGACTAAAGTCGTATTCAGTACGTCCTGCAGCTCTAGCCTCCAGTTTACGTATCATCTTAGAGACTATAGTCTCTCCTATAAATCCTATGAGGTCGAGAGGTCTGACTTCCTGTAGTCTATGGTCTTTCCATTTAGGCTTACCTTGACCTCGTAGTTCATCTATCATGTCCTGCCACCTCTGGGAACGTTCACTCTTGTATATACCAGCCTCCAGCCTGTCTATCTCAGCTGCACCTGTCTCGGCGTCTATCGTTATAGTATGTTCAGCTACAGTATCCTCTACCGCTTCTTCCTTCACGACTTCAGTCTCTGCAGAGATGCACTTTACGTCCAGTAGTTCCCACTCCTGAGGCTCTTCTAGTTCAAGGTTAGGGTTGCTCATGCTGTAGTTTTGATGGAGATGTGGATAGACTAATTCACATCAGTAAGGTTTAGGTCCACTTCCACTGTAAGGCTTAGCGTAGCCTTCATCCAGGAGAAGTTGGTTTAGGTAGGTACCATCCTCTAAATAGACTTCCACGACTGGTCTGTACTTACCATGCTTGATGAAACGGAGGCGCACGATCTGGTCTAATATGAGACCGGCCACGTAGTCTCTAGTCTTCATAGCCTCCCGTTTCATCTCTTCGTCCTTACTCCTTATCTCGGCAGTATCGATGTGGGCGAACCTACATGACCACTTCATGATAGGTAGACCTGGTGAAAGTCTCATTGCGAAGGTGGCAGTGTCTCCATCGTAGACCTTTACGCACTTAGCTACTCTAGACATGTATTGGACCTTAAAGGTCTTTACTCCCTTAGAGGTGCACTCTATTAGAAGCTGTCTGTCTTCCTCCGTACAGTTGAACTCACAGTCTCCCATGCTTTTAATATAGATAAGGTATCTATATGTGTTAGTAGTCCTAGTCTGGACAGTCTATCCAGTCTCTTCTAGTGTGATCTTGTGGTTATTGTAGAGGAGGTACTTAGGCTTACATACTAGCTCTAGGCTAGCCTCACAGTCGTCTGGGAGCGCAGGTGCCTCCTGACTAGGTCTTCCGTCTGGACCTCCAGTGTAGTAGTCCCTTTGTCCAGTACTCTCCGTCCTGAGCTCCAAGCACTCTAATCCTGGTAGGTCTATTACCGCGGAGTACCTATTGATTAGTACTAGCTTCTTTAGTCTACACTTCTTACTATACTGCAGGTCGGACAGCCAAAGCTCGCCCTTCACCAGCTCTACCTCCAGGTGAGTAAGCTCAGGAAAGTCTCCTAGGTTGAGCTTTATAGACCCACACCTGAGTAGTCTTAGTCTCCTCAGCTTAGGGTAGGTGTACTTAGGAGTATAGTCCTTACCGCACATGTCTATACTGAGCTTCTTTAGGCTGTCTTTACTGAGAGCTCTTATTCCTGTAGCGTCTATGTACTCCAGGTCTCCAAACTCTACGATCCTGTCCTTAAAGATAGGGGATAGAAGGAGTGCAGCTATAGAGTAGTAGACTCCAGTCAAGTCTATCCCCTTACAGTAAGGTAAGACTAGCTTGTCACCGATGTAAGGAGCTTTCATCTGGAGGTAGAGGTCTCCCGACTCACACAGTCTACACCTCTCTACCTTCACGTGCTCTACTCTAGTCTGCGCGCAGAACTCTATCCACTTTACCTCCCCAAAGCAGCAGACAGGTATCGTAAGACTTACTCTAGGACCCTTGACCTGTTTAATAGCCATCGAGACAGGCTCTACCTCGTGGTTAGCCAGCCTAATGTGGATAGGGTCGGTCTCGTGAGATAGATCTACCTTATCCTGTTCACCTGTGATAGTATAGGTGTGGACTGGACGCGCCTTCAGCTCCTTAAGACTAGCGACTTTAGGTCTAGTCTCACTAGAGTCCGCGTCTAGCCACTGGTCTAGGACCTCCTGTACAGTCTCTATCGATACAGCTTCAGTCTTAGCCTGTACTTCCTTAGTACGCTTCTTCTTTACTCTTACCATCCTTAGTACTAGAGAGGCCAGCGAATAGACCACTAGGTGTAGGTCGCGTTTTATCTCCCTATTCAGGTGGAAGTAGGTCTAGGTTTATACACAACAAAAGAGCTAGTCATGTCGGGAATGAGCGTGACGATAGCCATCGTCTCCATAATCCTAGTAGTCATATGGATAGTAGCTGGAGTCTTTATTACTCAGGCTAACGTGAAGCTGCACGACTACAAGAACGAGGACGACCCCTACGCACACCCAGCTTGGACCTACAGCTTCTGGGCAGCGTTTACCACCTGGACTCTGGTAGGTATATTTACTATTCTCCTGATCGCTGGACTATTGATAGGAGGAGCTCTCTTCGCCACAGGAATAGGAGAGACAGAGGTAGCGGTTACTGGGGTAGCTAAGGCTGCACAAGACGGAATTCGTACCGCTACTGGTGCAGTCAAACCTCACATCTCCAAGCTAGCTATCGCTGCACTAGTCGTAGGAGTAGTATTAGCCACTACCACCGGTATCCTTTCAGCGATGACCGCAGTTGACGTCAGAAAGATAGGTACTTACGACAGCGACTCAGTCTTGAAAGAAGCTCACGACGAAGCTGTAAAGGCTGCAGTAATATGTCTTACCTCCGTAGGGCTCACAGTAGTGGCAGGAGTCAGCTACATATGGTACGTAGAGTCTAAAAAGAAGAAGTACACAGAGGAAGTCAAGGAAGAGAAGGCAGAAGCAGCTGAGAAGAATAGAGAGTTCCTACTTCAATTAGAACAGACAAAACAAAAGCAATCTTAGATAAGTGTAAAGGCACACATATCATGCTGACTAGATACAATGACTGTACCGCGATGACTAGACTACCTTCCGACTTCCAGCTAGACGTCATAGACTCCAACGGAAAGACTTCAAGAGACAAGCTAGTCGTAGGACCGTCCAGAGCTCCTTCTTTACTCATCAGTGGTGTAGAAACGGTAGGCAAGACTAAAGTACTGTCTAAGAGCCACCTAATAGATACTCCCAGACCTACCTACTTAGGGAAGGCTACCCACATAGTATTATACCCTACCTGGAACTACCATCTGAGCCTGTTTGACCTAGAACGGATCACTCATCTCACTCTAGTGGGGGACTTCAAGGGCTCCCACGTCTTAGACAACGTGACCTTTCCTAGCTTAGAGTACTTAGTGCTGAGATACACCTCGAACCTCAAGACTCTATCTAAGACCGCAGATTCTAGTATTAATCACCTGGAGATAGAGGGGGTCCTCACGTCTGGAATAATCAAGTCTATCTCCCACCTCTTGTTCCGGTACGTCTGCTGCGACAGAGCCTGTATCACGTCTAGGTGCGACCCATCATCGCTAGAGAAGCTTAAGTCAGTCATAGAAACTTGCTGCAGGACTAGGGACATGTATTCCCTCTCTCCTCAGGCTACTGAAGCATTCTACGATTCCTTTACGAGCTCCGAGAATAGGCTCTCTGCGTGTAGACTAGTGTACAGAGGGAAGAGCCTAGAAGAACTGGAGAGTCTACTCTTGAGTGTGGGAGCAGCCTTAGAGCGAGTGTACATCCCGAAGATGGATTCAGAGGAGTCTAGACAGTATGTGGAGTCTAAACGAGACGTAGAGGTATCAGACAAGAACTTCACATACTGCGCAGAGTATCCACGGTTAGTCATGGAAGACAAGATGCTTTCGGTGATAGGAGAGATGATCCCTAAGGAAAAGTTTCCAAGCGGCTCCCTGTTAGTATGCAGTATAGACTATCTCCAGAACTGCTATGAACTGTACGGGGACGTCACAGACATGGCTATACCTATCCGGATTGGGTGCGAGAAGCACTACGCTTTGTTCCCATCCAGTAACCCTACAGCTAGACTGAGCAAAGACGAGACCATTCGCCTACTCTCTTTACACGAAGAGCTATGGTAAGTAGTAAACCTCTATAGACCTATATGAGTAAGTACACTCATATAAAAAGATGTCGAAAGGACACCTTAGCTATGTAGTAGTGGCGGTGGTTTCTCTAGTAGTACTGGTCGTAGCCGTCATCTTCTTCACTAACTATCAGGATACCACGTTCAGGTGTGCGATAGGAGAATGTCCCACGAACATCCAGACAGGAGTAAAGCGTTGTTCCAGTACCCAGAGTCTCTCCTACGATCCAGCCACTGAAGTGTGTAACTCCGCAGACAGGTGCGATAATCCTATTACTAGCTATGCAGTATTGCCTACTGGAGGTACGGACGATAGAGGAGTCTGCGCTACAGAAGAGTGTAGGTGCTCTACGACTGCTGCTTGCCCTTCATGGATCTCGGCGGCCTTCAAGCTAGACGACGGTCTCTACACCCAAAGAGTGCTAGACCAGACTAACTCTATACCGCTAGGGTACCAATGCTACGTAGCTCAGTCTGAAATCCAAGCTTTAGGCTGCTACATACCAGAAGGAGGCGACATTCAGGCTGCTACTACAGAGTGTCTACAGCTTTATCCAGAGTGTGGACAGATACCTCTTTGTCGAGCCGGAGTACTAGCATACGTAGACGACGGTCTAGCGTCTAGGTACGCCTGCGTCAACTCTAGTACCTGTCCGTGTGGTACTACTACCATCCTAAACCCAATCACAGGTTCAGTCACTTGCGAATGACTTTATACGTCCAGGCGTCACGTATAAAAGACAAGTAAGAAGAAGTAGATACATGATAAAATAAGATGGACGAAGTCACGGCAGTCTACGTAAAGTTGGGCAGACAGTCCATACGTATCAAGAGGTCTTTAGTGTATGAGGCCTTGCAGACGTCTATCCTAGCCTTACTAGCTACCCTCAGAAGCCTGATACGGTACGATCCAGTAGTGTCTGCTCCTCTCAATAGAGTCTATACTACTTACTTCTACAGTACAGAAAACTTGACTAAGCACTCCGAAAAGCCCTGTACCAACTTAGACATACTTGGTAAAGGTAAGTACCCTCTTCCTGCCTCTTTAAGAGTGCCGAAGTACGTCTCTATTCCGTGCAGTATAGACTATAGGAAGTTCAAGCTAGACCTGTCTAATGTCTCTGGCCTCAAGCTTAAGTCAGACTGCGCGGTAGAATTTAAGGGACTACTCACCAAGAATCTAGCTAGCCTGAAGTGCCTAGAAATAGACGTCTTTCACAACTCTATGAACTACTTGCACCTTCCCAGTCTAATGAAGCTCAAGATAGGACTACTCACTAATAACGCCTGGGAGTTTATCTCTATGTTCAAAGACATCAGTCTAGTCGTGACCTCTATGGAAGAGCTTAAACTCAACAAGAGAGTAAGGTTCAAGAGCCTGAAGCTAGGAGTATCGCCTACTACTCAAATAGCTGAGATCATGGCCTGGTCAAGAGTTATGTCGCTCGAACTCTCTGAATTCATAGACGAAGGAGTAAACATAGACTTTAGCGACCTAGACTGTAGCTCCCTAAAGCTGGACGTCTCCTCTCAAGGATTCATAGACTATCTACTCAGGACTCAGTGCAGACTCAGTAATGTAAAGAAGCTTACACTCACTGGAGTCCAGTCCATAGACTTTGTAATGCTACAATGCTTCCCGAACTTGACCAGCCTATCCTTGATTGAACCGGCAGATGAAGTAATGGAACGTGTATTCAGGGACTCTAGATGGCTCTCGTCTAAGCTGAACACATTAGAGGTGGGTATGGACTCAGACATGAGAGCCGTGATTGAATTCGAAAAATAAATGCGTCACCGGAACGCATCTAAAAGACTCAAAGATGAAAGTAGTAGCAGACTTCGATTTATCAGGTAAGTCAGTGGCAATGTTAATTGTAGACACGCCTACAGACGACTTCGGCTACGAGGATCAAGAGTTCATATACGATGACGATGAGACAGAATACGTCAAGAACTATCTAGACGGAGTATCAAAGCCTTCAGAAGTCTACATAGAGGTAGACACTGAAGACGAAGTCCAACGAGCAGATACTGGGGACACCTTGAGTCCAAGCTACTCCCAATCAGACATCGTCATCTTGAGAAACCTTAACCCCAAGAAGCAATACAACCTAGACCAAGCCAGCTGTCTGATACTTGATCCTTCAGTCACAGACTACAGCAAGGTAAAAGCACCTAAAGCTAAACGATTAGACGTCACTAGAGGAGTCAGCGCTGAAATCACTAAGGGAGCGTATGGAAGAGACTCAGTAGTCTATCCAGTACCTACTAAGAGTGGAGGGGCTGAAGTCAGGATCCCAGACCTCGACGAAGACGACATAGAATCTCTTCCTTACAAGCCTATGGGAATAACTACCGAGACCTTCCCTAACGTCAAGCGCATAGACATGGGAGTCTACTTCTTTCCTCTCCACCGTAGACTCACTCCTAAGGTTAAAGAGCTTCACATCACTAGATTAGACAGTGTGGCTATGGCTGCCAACATAGGGCTCTTCAGTAGAAACACTCCCCTCAAAAAGCTCTACATAGACAAGTTCGCCTTACCTCTTAACGGGAAGCTACTAAGAACGGAGACTCCCTATGGAGATCCTAGGGTAGAGTTCAAGTTAGACAAGAAGCATTCAGAGTGGTTCGACTATAGAATAAGGGCCAAGTCTATCACCTGTGGACACGTCAAGGACGCCTTTGACTTCTGCTCTTGGTTCCAGACAGAAGACACTGAACACCTTCACATAGACGAAATAGAGAGAGACTACTACCCTGGAGAAGGGGACCTCTGGGAGAACCTCCGCACCATAACCGTCATGGACGACTTCAGTAAGTTCGCTAACTTCATAGCCTACGAGAAGGAGTCTCACATCGAGAGAGCTGAGTTCGTTTCCTACAGGGCTAAGAACATGAGTAGAGTAGCCGACGTCAGCAGCGCAATGGACGTAAACGAGAACCTAGATCATAACGATGGTAACATAGACTTCGGTATCATGACTTTACTAAGTGAATACAATGGAGGACCTAAGTATGATCACGTAATAGTACATGGAGGGCCTCTCGACTTCCCGAAGAAGAACCTCCACTACTTTCTGACAAACTGGGACATGTACCCCGACAACCACATCCCAGTCCTCAGTATCGTAGAGAAGAGCTCAGACTCGGCTTCCGGCATTACTATCCATGAATCCGGAAGGATGGTAAAAGAGCTCCACCTCAGAGTAGGTAAGCGTAACTTAGATGAGGAAGAAGACCTTAGGATCTCCACAATACTCACAGGTAAGCTACCTTCAAAGATCTTTATAGAGCTAGACTAGACAATATGATTAAGACGCAATCATATAAGGTACAAGCACCTCAAATAAACCATAGGTACGTACGAAACGATGAGTACAGCTAAAGCCTACCCTAACGCCCTCTTTCTTTATAAGAAGCCAGACCTAACCCTACACTACAGAGGTCAAGACTTCAAGGTAGGGCTTACTGAAGTCTCTAGCTTCAGGAAGAATAAGTTCCTCTATGAGCTGCGAGTAAGCGACCCTATGCCAGAGGTACCGACCTACGAAGGGGACGTACTCAGACAAATAGCTATAGACTTAGGAGAGGGTCCACTCTTCTTCGTAGCAGCTAAGCTACATGTGAAGTTGAGGTGGATAGACGACGTACTCCACATAAAGACTCTAGTCGTCGGACACAACTACGTCATGAAACGGATACTGGAAGCGACTAGAGCCCTCAAGGCAGTCTATCCAGAGAGTAAGCTAAAGATAGTCTTTCCACAACCAGACGTACAATCTCTAGTAGCGTTAAAAGGTCTGGCTAAGGACATAAAGCCTGACCACGTGTCAATAGACCTAGACTTCCTGTACATGTTAGATACTATACTAGACCTGAGTGAAGTGACTAAGTTTAGTAGTTCTAGACTCTGCATAGGTGCGTACACCAAGGCTCAGCTAGACTTTCTACGAGACTTCAGTGGAAGGATACAGTATCTGAGTACATCAGTTGACGCGCTAGACGAGAAAGTCTGTGGTCCCTTTACCTCTTTGACTACACTAAAGCTGACTGGAGACAGTCATTCTCCTGTAGTGATAAAGGATTCACTTTTCCCCTTACTCCTCGAGCTCCAATGTAATTCTTATGTACCTAAACTGGACGTGAGAGAGCTGGACAAGTTAGAGCTAGTAGTCTTAAGTCACTACCACACAGCAAAGGGGCTACTACCAGACAGGCAGCTCGCTGTCAGGAGTTCGAACTTTTCTTCCTCCTTCCTTGGATTTGATTCTGTCCTCTACGCTGCTGCAAAGTCAGGCAAGTATAGTAGAATCGAGATGGTACTCAACGTCTGGCATAACCAATACACCTGCACTACCTCTACTATTACATTAGACTACGAAGACGACACAAAGACTCTCTAGAGGGAGTCAGAGATATACCTAAGATTAGGCATATCGCACCTCAAAAATAGCCAATACTGGATAAATAACTACCCCTCAGACAGAAGACTATGTTAGGATTAAGCTTTACCTTACCACCTAAGACTACTCCAAAACTCTTCCAGTACATACCTGGTACTGGTAAAGAGGAAGAACTGGGATACGACTTTAAAGTAGACGACCGCTATACTGTAGTGGTACCTCATGCCCCTTTAGTAGCAGTAGACTCCTCTAGATTATACCGCGCTAAAGTATGGAGAGAGGGACTCAGAGACGAGACTGCTTCTCTCTTAACCTCGTGCATAAGAGACCGATACATAGCAGGTAAGCCTGTCTGCGTCCTCACTCACGTCACTCTTAATTCAGACTCCTGCTTCGACTTACTGTGTGAGTTAAAGAACCGTAAAGACAGTCTAGCCATATGTCTGATACTGGACAACCTAGACAGAGTAGGGCCTAAGATAATCGAAAACCTAAAGTCTATGGCAAAGCCTGACAGGTTTATGGTGTCCGAGTCTAGCACAGACTTGCACAGTCCATTCTGCCTCCCTCTCGAGAAAGACTTGGAGCTAGCGACTTGGACAGGTAGTCTAGGTGATCTTCTACATGCCAGCGAGCTATCAGTAGAGACCCTCAATACCTACGACTCTATCGTGTCTGATCTTCTAGAGTGGGGAGTCAAGTTCCCTCAGCTCAGACACTTAAGGCTAGGGTCTGTCCGTAAAGGGATTACCTTTACTAAGGAGTCCTTCCCAAAGCTCGAGAGTATAAACTTCGGTATGTACTCTGGAGTAAAGGGAGTCGATTTGTCCGAAATAGACACTCTAAAGTCCGTAAGGTTTAGACGGCCAGAGAAGATGGGAGGGGTATGGAGTGCTGACGAACTAGATTCTCTATTCGAGAACAACTCTTTCCCTCCATTCGAAAGGTACAGCCTAGGTAGAGTGATAGAAATGCAGCAGCCTCTTCCACCCTATGAACCTCTCAAGAAAATGGGAGTCAAGAGAATAGACTACACGGTAGACAATGGGTACACCTACTACGGTGTATCTGTGGAGCTTGATGATTCAGAATAATCGCAAGAGTAAACCCACACTAAACAACCATATAGGTTCATGAACCTATATACGACGTGAAGCTCACTAAAAGAAGCTACTCGAGACATGTCGAGTACTCCACCAGAGCTGATCATTCAGCAGTGTGTTTCCCTAATGCAGTCTCCTGGCAATGAATCCTTCATTAGGTGGTCGCGATTAGGGTGCCATGGAGCTATGATCCAAGAGCTGTCTACTGCGTCTGGTACCTTGGCTTACGATGAATCAGGTCAACAGTACGTAGAAGACTCGATGAACCAGATTATGGAGGGGTATAGTTCAGTCTATGAATTTACGAGTGACCAGACTTCAGCTAGGTATGACTCGTTCCAATATGACCTCCTTAACGTTTGTATAGACCCTAGTCTTCCTGGAGTCTGTGATACTTTCTTAACTTCTTACTGCTCAGCCTACACTAGAGACCAAATCTCCAATGACTCCTTCCTGACGGCTATGTGTGGATGCTACGCGACTCCAGACCCAACCTACTTGAGCTATACTACAGGTACAGAAGAGTGTCTAGATGGGCTGCCTGGGTGTCAAGTGTGTACTGGAGAAGACTGCTACGGTCAGCCAGCCTGTGACCCTCTCTGCCACAGGTCTCTTACTGTACAAAAGGCTAATAAGTCCATAGGGTCTCTCATACAGTGCCCGCAGAACATTTGCGTAATAGACGAGTCTAACGCTAGTGTAAACTCTGACATACCAGTGAACTTTACATCGGTCTGTACAGGCTGTCAAGAAGGAGACGGGTGCCTATGCGTAGTCAATACTCCCTCGGACCTAGAGTCCAACGTCTTCTCACTTTGCGGTCCAGACTCAGTGTACCTAGTCAATGGGGTTCCGTCTGATGCTCCTACTGTCCAAGTCTCTCAGTCTTATTCCGTGACCTGGGGAATCGTGTTAACAGTGGTCATAGCTCTAGTTGGACTACTAGTGTACTTGGGTATTAAAAATGGGTCGCAACCTCGAGGACTACGAGGTAAAGGAGAAAAAGACTACTAAGGTAATAGACGAGACAGACTACAATCAGGATAGACCAGGAGTAAAGGTAATAAAGATATACCAAGGCAGACACGATGATGAACTCCTGAGACAATTCAGCGATAACCTCAAGGGGATGAACTTGGACCTTTATGGAATAGCAGCAGCGCTTCCAGGGATAGTGTATTACGTTTCCAGAGACCTCTGGTTGACTAGTTCACTATTCATTTGTAATCTCATAATGGTCTCTAAGCTGAAAGACATTAGGCACTTTGGAGTAATGATCCTACTAAACGTGATTGTCCTAGCTATTGTCTTTGCCTTGAAGGGATTAATAAAAGCTAAAGTAGTGGCAGTAGTCTTCGCGATAATAGGAATCATAACATCTTGTCTCCACAGGTACAGTGCTCCTTACATCTTACCTCTGATCTTGGCTCTTAGGTCTTCCTAATAGGTCTCTTACATCGATATACCATTTACTATGGTATATAATAGTTATAGCTTACTTAGCTCTACGGGCTGCAGCTAGTCGTCCACGTCTTATCTTAGTATTAGTAGAGATAACTACTGTGCCGTCGCTACCTTCACTATCCTCTTCTACTTCCTCTTGCTTTTTTTTGAACTCTTAGAGCTCTTAGACTTCTTAGGTGCCTTCTTGATTACTGGTTCTTCTTCCTCTTCTTCCTCGTACTCTTCTTCGTCAGGGATCAAGTCGGTCATCTTGCTGGTCTTAGGACCTACTGTCATGTAGGTGTGGTCTCCAAAGAGGAACCCACTTAGCAACATTTTCTTGGCAGGGACTGCTACGACGACTAGAGGGAAGCTATTAGGATTAGCTTTCTTACCCACCATGCTAAGGTAGAGGTCTTCACCCCCTCCCAGTTCTGGCATACCAGGAGGTACCAACATAGACTCATCTCCGTTGAAGAGGGTGAATTCCTTGAATGGATAGTTAGGCGGATTATACTTACCGTCCTTTAACGCACCTTCCATAGGGTGAATCATCCTCCAGAAGTTCTGTTTGTTGAATCTCACGAAGAACTTGCCGTTGAGTTTGAAGATGATGTAGACATTGTTACCTTCTATAGCCGCATAAGCCGGAAGCTCTTCATCCCATTGATATGTCTTCTGCATAAAAGTCACGATCTCTTCAGGAGTATCAGGGTCGTTGAGGTCGTAGATGTCGAACTCGTGGCGTACTCCATCGTTATCAATTACATAGTATTCAGGTTCTGGCTCAGAGTATTCTTCTTCTTCCTCTTCAAAGTATTCAGGTTCTGGCTCCGGTTCAGGTTCCTTCTTAGGTTGTTTAGGTTGTTTATGTTCCTTCTTAGGTCGTTTATCAGTCTTAGGTTGAGGAATAGGACGGCTTTTACCACCTTTATTCACGTCAGGATCAGTGTCAGTACTGTTAAGGTTACCTTGGAAGGTCTTAAGTACTATAGTGATCTCGGCCTTGTCATCTCTGCTAGCCATTTTCGGGTAGATGTTTTCTAGGTTTTTATTGTTTGGATTATATCCGTATAAATACATCTTCACGTCTCCTACTTTAGATAGTGATTTAGCTGCGCCTTCCTCACCTTGGTAGATTTGGTTTAGTACCTTACCTATCTTCTCGTTGATGAAGCTGTCGACTGAATACATGTAGTCTATAGTAGGTCCTAGAGAGCCTGCCTTTCCTCCTGTGACAAAGATCACGTACTTGAGTATTTGACCTTCGCTACCTCTTACTACTGCAAGGAGACTGTCGTCTAGTTTGATCTCATCGTCCCTGATTGGAGGTACGAAGGCTACAGGTATTACTCTCTTACCTTTAGCGACGGCTACCATTCGAGGTAAGACTGTAGCTCCTACTAAAGTCATGTCGTCTACGCTTGGTATAGGGACGTAGCTTGTGTCTTCCTTTAGGTCAGCTAACCATGGTTCATCTTTGATGACGATGTCGTTGAACGGTATACTGTTGTCCTGGATGAGGAGTCCAGACCCATGCTTGACAGCTGTATAGATGTAGGTACTTTCTATGTTGTTCTTAGACATAGTGTAGTCAGCCATTACCCTGGTGCGTCTAGCTTCATAAGATGTACGTACTATGTCTATTCCGTCTGCAGCGTTCTGGAAACTTACTACTCCTCTGATCGCGTTCTTGTACGCTATGTCATCGTGTAGGAAGATGGAGAGAGGGTCTATGTCTGGATCTTGTAGATTAGCGATAGGTACCAAGCAGGATTGACAGCTCAAGAGGTCTTCTAGGAAGTAGTCTTCTTGGAGGTACCCGACAAGTGTCTCTATAGATCTAGCTAGGACGTCTTTTCCAGCGTCTTCTGCTACGAGATAGAAGGTGTAGAGGCCATCGCGGTGTACATAGTAGTCAGTCAAGTTGGTGATGTGCTTGAAAGCTCCAGGATACTTAACAGAGACTTGCACAGGCTGTACTACCTTACCGTAGTTAGAGGTCATGATGATTTGGCTAGATCCTGCATGTGATACCAAGATGTCCCCATGTTCCAAGAAGTGAGGACCTACTACATACTTTGCATAAAGAGGTGAGTCTTCAGGTGGCATAGTGTCTTCCCCATACTTATAGAACGAGAGATCCATGGCGTCTGGATTGTGTAAGTCCTCGTTGATCCTGTCTAGTGTATCGGACACGTTTCCTTCTTCACAGAAGACAACGTGGTAGTTGGAGTAACCTGGTGCTCTAGCCCATTTGAGCCTCTTAAGGAATTCTCCTGGGAAGGCTGACTTCATGATCTTATAAGCTCTCACTCTGCTACCATCTTCCATATCCATGACGTCATTTGTGAGCGCTACAGTGTTGTGCATTACTGCTAGCTGAATTTCTTCATAGAGAGGTGTTGTCCAGCCAGGTTCGTCTTCCATTCTTTGTCTCATAGAGTCATAGACGTCGAAGACGGTAGCTAAGTGGTCTTCAGGGCAGAAGCCGTTTCCTCCTAGCTCTATGTGTTCAGTTAGCTTAGCTGTATTGGTAGAGTAGAGGTTAGCGTCGCTACCTTCATACTGAGTGATAGCGAACATGACTAAGCTCTCCCCAGACATACAATAGTAACTAGATAGAGGAGTTACTTCGTCCTGTGGATCGAGTGGGTTCTCGTCTACTGCTGCGATCTTCGCTAGAGGTACCTTGAAAGGCTTACACCAGAATCCAGGCACATAGTCCTTTCCTGTACGTTCACCGTCTATGTAGTAGAGCTTCTTCTTGTCGAACTTATCAGCTGCACCAGATGGTTTAGGCTTTGAGGAGCCTTTAGGCTTAGCTGCGTTGATGATGTTCATGAAGCGTTCAGCTCGAGTCTTGTCTGTAGTTTCAGGGTCTACCATGAGTTGACTTACTTGTACGAGGGAACCTGTGAGCCTGTCGTAGACTGCTTGTGAGAGTGTACCCTTAGTAAAGAGCTCGTCTAACATGTCCTTAGTGATGTCGGTGTCTGGTTCCTTTACTGCAAAGTATTGAGCCTTGACTTCCCTGTTTATGACAGAGAGACCTTCTTCCACTAGCTTGGCATAGCCTTCTCTACCTACTAAGTCTACTACAATGAGAGTTATGTAGTCACCCTCAGAGGTAGCGAGGAGTCTAGGGAAGGAGTTGATACCTTTGTATTCCTTGAAGTCAAGGTCTACTAGTACTGTTCCTGGTTCATCTTCAATCTCGCTTTCTTCTTCAGTCTCAGACTCGTATTCAAGTGGGTCAAGTATAGCTGCTTGAAGCTTCTTACCTACCTTACCCTTGGCTACCGCAGCGTTGAGTAGTCTAGCGGTTTCAACAGGAGTAGAGCCGTATGGTTTGACTAGGAGTGTGTACTGTCCGTCTTCGTCCAGCAAGTTCTTACCAAAGAGCTTAGTGAGCTTAGAGAAGAAGGACTTTCGTGCTACCCTTATTCCGTAGACGTGGTTCTTACCCTCTTCCCTTACTGGGACGAAGGTAGGATCCTCTACTAGTCTAGATTCGTCTACGATCTGCTTGTAGTATCTTGCAGCTTGAGCTGTAGTGATGTCGTTATCGTTGACGCCGTTTACTCTTACCTTGGCTACCTTGACTAGTACGTCCTCGAGTCCTTTGTGACCCTTAGCTAGGACGCGAGCCCTTACTTTAGCTACCGAGCCAGCGTCTCCTTGCTCACAGACTCCCTTTCCAAACATGATGTACTTACTACCTGTAGGATCCATTGAGACGTATCCTTTAGCTACTAGTTCAGGTATTCCTGTGTCAAAGTTGTTAATACGCATAGAGATTGGACTAACTAGGTTACCCTTTGAGTCCTCTAAGGTAATGTTTGAGTCGCAGGAGAAGGCCGTATTGACTAGTTTCTCGAAGGCAGGCTTGTAGATGGCGTTTCCAGGTTCTACTAAGAGCTGATCTACGCTGTACATGTTAGCTAACATGTCGTAGACCTTTGGGTCTCCCTTGTACTGACCTGGTCTAGACGTAAGTACGGTGTCAAGAGTAGCTGACATTGACTTCTTGTAGTATTTCTTAGTCATGAATACGTAGCTTGTCTGCTTAGAGACTATATACCTGTCTGAGATGGCAGGATTAGCTATGACTTTGTTGACTCTGATGAGGTCTAGAGCTCTTTCTTCCCCGTCTACTAGTGCGAGAAGAGGCTTCTCTTGTTTGGCGATACCGTAAAGTGAGGACATAGTGCTTGATTTACTCTCTGTTTTACTTGGGCTGGGTTGGAGTGTTTGTTCAGGTTCTTGCGTTTTTTCCGATGTGTCCGAGTCGCTATATTCACTGTGAGATAGATCCTCGCCTTCACTTTCGTCTTCTTCGTCCTCTAAACGTTCCACAGAGAGGTGTCCCTCTACCTGTAGTAGACCCATAAACCACCTAGTACTCTCCTCTTCCCTGGTAGTTAAAGGCTTGTCGCTTCTCATCAGCATAGCTCTAACCTCGGAAGGTCGGACAAAGTAGCTCCGGTTTACCTGATTGTGTCCTCCTGAGACTAGTTTACGTAGTGCTCTGATAGCTCTTCCCACCTTCTCTGACTTGACCACGAAGTAGTGTACTCCGGTACTAGAATGGAGTATGGCGTACTGCTCTAGCTGCTTAAACGTACCATCCTTCTCATAGTCTTTAAGTGCTATAGGCTCGACGTACACTACCTTGCATTCTCTTCCCTCTGAATCCTGTACACGTATCAAGTCGTCTACTTCAGTGTTGAAAGTAGAAGCATAGCTCACTACCCTCATGGCTACTAGTCCAGTCACCTCGTTAAAGATGTCTACTCCAGTCTCCTTGTACCTGGCGTACTCTGGGAGACCTATGTTGCCTAGTTTATAGCTTTCCTCTAGACCTTCCAAGAGTGAGTGAGCTTCGTCTAGCTCTCTCAAGTTCACGAATAAAGAGTCTATGTCCTCAAACGCCAAGACTTCATCGGGGTGGTCTAACGAGTACTGAATAATGTCGAACGGCTCATTATACCTCGCGCTAGAGCGAGGGTTGTTCTTGACGTATTCAAAGCCTCTGTTAAGGATGGTCAGGTTGTCTTCTGTAGTCCTTAAGTTGTTCTTCCAGTACCCCTCTAGGTAGTCTGTCGGGTCGTACATGAAGATGAGGCGAGACTCTTTGTCTGTCAAGAGATAGTCGTTGTACTCTGTCAGTGAAGTGCGAACGGAAGCGCTAAAGCTAATTGGAATGACTAGTCTTCGTTCTTGTCCCACCGTGAACTTGGCGTAGTTCACTACCTCGAGAGCGCTAGGTATTGATGTCATAATACTTTTAGGTTAGCTTAAGTTGTATAGAGTTATACAATTTATGTGAGGAGGGTTCAAGCGTACTCACTCATCTTAGCTACACTTACTTTACGATCGGTGTACTTTCTGACGGATAGGAAGTCGTCTAGTAGACCAGCCTCGTATTCTTTCATGGCTATAGTTAGGCAGTTGTCGTAGTAGTCTATTTCTTCTGCTGGGATCCTAGGTACGTCGTTTTCAGCTAGCTGGGCTGCGCGTTCCCCTACTACCCTAGGTCTTTCATACTCCGATACGAAGTTAGTGATAGGCTTGGTAGGTTCTTTACGTACGTAGTCGCGTTGTACAGAGCACTGACCGTCTTCCCCGATAGAGTTGTCTCTCCAGCCAGCCTCTGAGTTTAGCTGAGTGACTAGGGAAGAAACGTTAAACGGTAGACTCTTACCTCCACTCACCACCATGTTCTTAGGGTCGAATCCGTAAGCGAAGTCTGTAGTAATGAGCTTACCGTCCAGAGTCATCTTCTCGTTGTTGTTAGTGGTGATAATGTTCTGAGTCGCCGCTACTCCATTCTTCGCACGAGTACCGTTTAGAGGAGTATTCTTAGACATGTCTATAGTTCTGCTGGCTCCCTCACCTTGAGAGACGCTGAATGGTACCATCTTGAGTCCCTTAGTGTAAGAGTTAATAGAGTACCCTCTCATCTCTGGATCTGTATCGAACGGTTGACTATAGCATATAGCTCTAGTACCTTTACCAGAGTGCGTACCTACTACCTTACCGTTCTTGTAGATTTGTCCGACTGAAGCGCTCAGGTGAGTAATGTTGGTAGAGCTACCCTTGGTACCTGCACCCTCGCTTGAGATCTTGAAGAGGTTAGTATCTTTCATCAGTTTCATGGCGTCTCTTAGTACCTTACCCTTTATCTCGCTAGTCACGTTTATGAGGTCTAGTTCACGGTTCTGCTCTAGCCTTCCTGACTTAGTCCACCCTAGGTCTTTCATTTCACGTTGTAGCTCAGTATAGGCTACTTCCATACGTTTCTCCATGTCTGAAGGAATCTCCGGTAAGTCTGCAGGTCCTACTGTAAACCCAGTCTCGTTAAGCCACTTGGCTGCCATTAGTGAGGCCATAGCTAGCATTCGGATGTGAGTCTTGCCTCCGTAAAGCTTAATGATGTTACTGGCTATTCCATTGTGAGAGTTCAGTACTGGTTTATCTATCTGACCTTGAATGAGGACTCCGTTCTCTATAATTACCATTTCACCTCCTCGTCTCTTGTACTTCATGCTAAAGTCGCGAGGAAAGAGTAGAGAGAAGATGGCCCTTCCGCTGTACTTACTCATGTTGTAGCAGCTGAGTCTAGTATTGAGGTCTTCGACGTCTTCTTCTGTGACGTAGTTCTCGATACAGTCTAACATAGAGATGTAGGCTAATGGACCTAAGCTAGCGTCTTCTGCGGTGGAGTCGTAAGCATAGGTTACTTGGTTCATGACGTAACGTATGACTGGAGTACCGTCTGCTGGGTTAGTAGAGTTGTATTCAGGTCCTAGAAGGTAGAGTGCTTCTGCTGTAGCTCGAGGGTCTTGAGGTACCTGTAGATTGAACTCATCACCGTCGAAGTCAGCGTTAGGTCCTTCTGTATCGGAAAGATGGATGACATAAGTCTTAGACCTCGGATCCTTGGAGACTCTAGCTTTAAGACAGATTAGAGACAGCTTAGTCAAGACTGGCTGTCTACTGAAGAGTAAGGGGTCGCCGTCCTGTACGAAGCGATAGACGGTCATTCCTATCCTGAGCTCTGCGTCCTTACGACTGTTCATGAAGTTCCCCTTATTATCTGCGAAGTATAGACTTCTACCCTCCCTCACTGTGTCTGTGAGTCTCTTGAAGTTGAAGGAGGTCACCTTCTCTGGTACTGTGAACTTAGAGGCATGAGAGGAGGGGATCTCTACGTAGTCAGGAGGCACTTCTACTGAACCTCCTCCTACTGATCTACCTGCCTGATTCTGTCTGGCTGTTTGTCCAGCGCTGAATAGTCCAGTCTTAGCTTTGAGCTGACTCTGTGTAGTCTCATTCTTCTCTCTTCCTGTACCTCCCTTCTGGAAGTGCATCTCTGATACACTGGTCCAGAGCTCGTCAGAGTCCTTAGACCCTACTATCTTCTTGTAGTGAAGAGTCATAGGGTCTAAGTGAGCGTCGTCTCCTTCTGTAATGGAGACTGGTCTGAACTTAGGAGGGGTAATGAGTTCAGCTCTTATGAATAGATCACGAGGATGAGCTTCTCCTTTGAATCCCAAGAGCTCCTTGTCCTCTTCTCTAATAGCGTCTAAGACCATAAACGCATAGTGAACCGAGATGAGCTGGTTCTCTGACGTCCTGATCTGTCCCTTGTCAGACTTATCCTTGAGAGCATAGATAGGATTGAGCTTGCAAGGGCTCTCGTCAGTCGTACGTCTGCACTGGAAGTCTGACTTGTTAGCTTTGTCCGCTAGCTTAGTGAGGAGGGCGGCTGGTTCAGCAATCTTGTCGAACCCGAACTCCTTCATCTGAAGCTTGGAGATGAAAGGAGTAGAGCAGCTATTACAGACCGAAATCAGTATCTTTACTACGTGAGAGTGGTATAGAGGGTTAATTATGAGACCTCCCACTCCCGCCAGGTCAGGGGACTTAGACTTGAAAAGGTGGTTAGTATTGATGTTGAAGAGACCATAATGACCACAGCACTCAGAAGTCAGATTACAGACGTTACAGATCGTGGAGTAGTCTGATGGTCCCATTCCGCTCTTATTAAGTGAGGAGTCTAAGTCTGCATTAACGGTACAGGGAGCTACTCCCTTCTGGTGCTCGTACTTCCACATAGTAACCCCTACAGCCGTTATGTCACCCTCAGGTACTTGGTCTCTGATGGCTCTCTGCTTCACCATAAGATCCTGAGCTACGAAGGTCTTGTCAGCCTTCACCGACCTGGAGTACATGTTCTTGAGTCCAGACGAGGAAGGCTTATTACCTACTCTAGATCCAAGTTTACGATTTACTCTATGCATCGCCTTTTACTTTGCGAAACAGTATTAGTCAGATGGTTATTGATGTATCGTTTATACATCAAGTTAAGGTCCAGTAGTTTGTTTAGGACTGTTTATTTCGACCAAGAGACCTGCTATTCTGACTAGGTCTTGTTGGACGTTTAGTCTTTCTGGTATGTCCGCCCTCGAGAGAACTAACTCCCACAGCTTGACCTTGTCGGATAGGTAGGAAACCATCTCCTCGTAGTCGTGACGTGACATGGTACTAGAGCCGCTCTTTATTTCTTCTAGTCTAGCTATTATGTCCTTCAATTCTGAGGCCTCTTGCTGCCAGACTAAGTTGTATTTAGTCCCAGCTAACGACCCGAACCCATGCTTCTCTATCTTCATCCACATGTCTATGAGAGTAAGCGGATTCTCGTTTAGCTCAGGACTGAACTTAGTACTCTCTATCGTCCTGAAGATAGGGTTGGTGAAGTCTATGTCGAAGAGCGAGTCGTCTGACATAGACGTGCACTTAAAGACGCAGCTAGCCACCGCAAGGTCTCTCTTGTCTACACCTCCCAATAAGTTACTGTTGACTTGGTGTACTGTACCTACTATGCATTCTCTAAGCTTGACTAGGTAGGCTACCTTATCGTTTAGCTCGTTCACGATAGCCTTGTTTAACGCTAGACCTTTAGTGACGGTGTCTATTAGGAAGATCATGTCTGAAGCTGGTATCGCTCTGACGTTTTCGCTGACTGTAGGACTAGGCTTAGAGTAGCCTTCTACTGCACAGAGTCTAGTTAGACCATTAGGTCCTGACACGAAGGCTTCAGACCTTCCATAGTCTATAATCTTGGCTAGTACATTACTTTGGACTGCACAGACTCCTAAGACGCACTTGTCGTCTTGCACTCCGTAGGTCATGATGTGGGGACCCGCGAATCGTTGGACTAGTACGTTTCCGCTGTGGAGGTCGTTGTGTGAGAAGTTGAATGACCTGTAAGCTGTAGTAATAGCTAGTAGTACTTGAATAAAGATAGACTGAAGCTCCAACAGGGTACAGCCTACGCTAAAGTTACCCAAGGTAAGAGACTTGTCTACTGCTTCTATGACTATGTCTGGTACCTCTCCGTTAGCTCCTTCACACGGACCGACGTGTCTACCCAAGACTCGATTATGCTTGCATGTGTAGGTACCGTAGGTGAAGATGAAGTTGGGGCAGAGTAGCCTTAGCTTGTTTACTACTAAGAGACCTATGGCTACTTCAGCGTGAGTATTGTAGAGTACGTACTCAAGAGTACGTTCCTTCGGTCTCTTTGATCGCTTAATTACTACGTCGTTAGTCTCTATCATGGTACCTAAGAAGGCGTCACCATAGACGCTCTGGTCTCCTATACGTTTGAGGTCTCTAAGGTGGTAGTTAATGTGTAGGTAGGAAACGTCTCCCCTTTCTACTATACTCTTCAACATACAAGACTTTACCACCTCATCTTGGTAAGAGTGGTTAAGAGACAGGTCAGAGTGTTCCAAGTTGTGGATCTGGTCTTTAGGAAGATTACAAGCGCTTACTGATCCCAGGCGGTCACCTAGTAAAGTAGCCCATAGCGCTCTTTGAGAGTTGGCGTAGGCTTCGGTGAGGGTACGGGGATACTTCTCTGAGACAGACTTGGATAGTACGTGCTTCCGGTTAAAGTCTGGACGAGGAGCTATAATGGTAGCGTCGTCCATTTCTATCTTGAGAGTTTTGCTGGGAAGCTTCACTGTACTCATCGTTTTAATATGTGTACGTACACATATTCAGTACCTTGGTAAGTCTTATTTCAGAAGTTTAAGGACAGAGGAAGACGTCTTTTTGTCCACGTTCCCGTATTCTAATATGGCTCGTACGTAAGGTACATAGATAGGTGTGAGCTCGGCTGAATAGGAAGACGACTTCATCTTCTTTATCTCATCCTTCAGTATACGTATGGACTGAGGAGGTAGCTCTCGTCTCATACTCTGAGACATTAATGTGGCTATACGAGGCTTTAAGTCCTGTATTCCTATAGGCAGCTTCATTGGTATCCTAGGTGTGTACGCTCCGAAAGCCTGGGTAGATCTATGGAGACCAGCTACTTCACTTACTAAGTTCCCTAGATTAGTCGAGATAGAATAGTAGGGAAGTTGACCCAGAGTTACCTCCTCATTGAAGTCGTGGATTAGTTTCAATACGTCTACTAAGACCTGAGAGGCTGCATTGACTGTGACAAGGATGTTCTCGTAGTCTTCCAGTATTACTCTTCTTATGTGTGTCAGAGGTGAGACCCCATCTTTATACCAGGCTACCCTAGTCGGTACCATCTTTACGGTATACATAGCTGAGTCTTCCCATACCTGAGTCTGTCCAAGCGTCGTACTTGGCACCTTGAGTAGTACAGGCTGTCTCGAGGGAAAGTGTTTGACGAGGCAGACGGGTCTTTGCGTCAAGACTATACCCTCTCTCATATAGAGTATGTATACTGAAGCTATGATCTGGAATAGAGTAGACTGCACGTCTTCAGCTGTAAAGGTACTAGAAATGCCATAGATTCCTTTGTAACCAGCTATAGACTCGTGGACACTAACGGTCCTGTCATAGACTCCAGGTACGAAGGTATCTATACGTCCCTTTACCTCCCTTACAGTACCAGGTCTAGACCCATACTTGTACAGGAAGCAGTCTGTATAGGGACGTACTAGGTTAATCTTACTGGCTATGTAGTCTGAAGTCGGAGGGGTCAAAATAGGATAGACTATCGTCGTGGTCTGTACCTTATCCGTCTCAGTATAAAGTTCGGATAGGTAAAGCCTCATGTCCTCCAGCTTACCCCAAGAAACTTCACCGCTGTCTTCACTAAGGCCTCGAGAAGTACCTGAAGCTCTTCCTCGGTAGACTTCTTGGTCTGGATCATACGTCGACACTCTCACGTCAGCTTTAAGCTCGATAGGAAGTTCCCACGTCTTCACATGGAAAGCGTATACGACGAATCTCTCGTACGGATCGTGTATCTTGTCTATTGCACCTATTAGGTCCTCTATCTGCGTCTGGTAAACGTACTCGCCCATTTTAGTCCTAGACCCTTGTGTAGTAGCCTATTAATAAAATGAATTCCGCACCTGTCTTAATCGCTGTACTCGTAGTGATATGCGTGGGAGTAGCTCTCGTATTGAAAGGTAGACTTACTACCCTTACCGGGGTCTGTGCCTTCTCTTCTCTAGTAGGTATCATATGCTTTATAGCGCTCATCCAGAGCACCTCTAGTGCTGGGGGAATCTCGCCTTCGTTCGAGAACATAGCGATCACAGCCGCACTAGTACTCAGTCTCCTCATACCTATATCTATATGTATAGGTAAAGCTTGCATGGAATTGGTAGAGACTAGCCAGTGCCAATAATGTATATAGTCCATATACATTTCCTTATGAGAAGACGTAGTCGTTTACTCTTTGTAGTAAAGGTTTGTCAGGTACTACGTTCCTCTGTATGAGAGTAGAGTTAGTGTCGTAGTCGTATTCTACCGATACTAGAGACTTGTCGTGCACTATCCCATCCACTTCAAAGATGTGGAAGCCGTCTACGGTATTAGTGGTGCACCATTCTGCGTAGAGCTTGTCTCCAGGAAGCGATCCCTTACTCATCGATCCGCAGGAGTGTATCCTGAAGAAGCTGTCTTCGTCCTGTCTTACCTCTACCGAGCACGAGAAGGTCGTACCTCCGCAGACTACTTCTACCGACTTACCCTTGGCTACTAGCTTGACTATCTGATTGTAAAACCTACTCACCCTTTCTGTAGAGATTCCGACAGAATTGCAGGATAGGAGTCTGTGTTGGAGTCGCGGTCTAATCAGTAGACTTCTAGTAGTAACAATTAGTACTCGAGGAGTGTCTATGTTACGACAGGCTCTTATCAACTTTTCTAGAAGCTCCACGTCTTGACAGACTACCACGCTGACGTCACCTATCACGTAAAGGTGCGCACTCATCTTTCCTTCGATGACTATACTGTTGGAGGCGGTGTAGAGACCTTCAAAGTAAGCCTTGGACGCTCCCTTCAGTTGTTCTCTCACACAGAAGCAGTGTACAGCGGAAGGAGGACCTGCGCCGAACTTGGAATAGGCCTTCCTCATGCTCCTTATACCGTTAGGAATAGACCTAGTAAGGTGTACCAGTACGTCGGTAAACTCGCACATGGAAGATAGTCTCGATGATGGAGTACCTGAAGTAATCTTGAGAGAGTTAAAGCAGTAAGGCTTGACTACACTGAACTTTTGCCTGTACCCTCTGTCAGAGATTAGAGTAATCCTCTCCACGTCTAAGAAGGGTTCAGGATGATCCAGTACTATGTAGTTCTGACCTCGTTTACACTTCCGGGTAATGAGGGTGTCGATAGAGTATGGAGTAAATTTAGTATCCCAGACGAAGGTAAGGTTCTGTTTAAGCTTAGCGTCTATGAATAGACGAACGGACTCATTGGTAACCTCCGTGACGTGCGGTCTCACGAAAAAGAGATCCTCTGGCGGTGTATAGTTTTGGTATTGTGAGGCCATTTTAAAATGATTCTAGTGACCCCTTTAGTAGTCATAGTAGTATTCACTATAGCGGTGATAATAGCGGCTATAGCTACGTATAGGTATAAGAACCACCAGGAGTACCAAGGTTCACGTATGCACGTCTTCGCCTCAGCTTTAGGTACCTGCGCTATTCTTCTCACTGTCATACTCTACTTCAACCTAGTCCAGATTCACAATAGGCAGTCCAACTTAGAGTACCACAAGGAGATGGTGGAGCTAGACCGGAACATAGTCACGGACCTTCACAACGAAATGAAGAAGGCAGCTAAGTTCATTCCTATCTTCATCACGTCTATCAATCCACTGGAGAGTAAGAAGTGCAAGCAGTACATCATTGACAACTGCAAAGAAGGTAAGGACGAAGATACTCCAGTGAACGCCGTATGGAAACGTAGTATCGCTTACTGTATCTTTAACGCCTGGCAAGACGCTATCATGGGAGGTATAGCTATCAAGAAGAACTGTAGAACCTACATCATTAGGTTCCTCCAAATGGCCAACAGCGACCAGCTAAAGGAAGAATGGGAAAAGGACAAGATCGCCAGACCTGAACCCGTACGTAAGTTTGGGGACATGTTGTTTAGACGTAGTAAAGAAATAGAGGATAGTACAGATCCACTAGAGTACAATCGTATAGCAGGGGAAATAGTGAAGTGCCCTAAGTACTGTAAGCTCCAGAAGAGTGCGGGTAAGCTCTCCCTTAGGTAATATGAGTTAGTCAACTCATATAGTAAAGGTGGTTTAGTTGTTGGAGCGTTGGACTGCAGCGTTTACGTTTGTGTAATACTCTTCACGCGTAATGTCTGAACCGCCCATTGAACACTTCATTATGGCTAGGAAGTACTCAGCTCTAGTACAGCCTATTCTGTCTGTTGCTGTACCGTAGGATGGGTACTCACGGTTACTGTTTCTGTATTCGTCCATGTAAAGTACTAGGTCGCGTCTAGCATTGTTCGCGTCTTCCCAACTACCGGAAGCGTCTCCACCGCGTACTGCAATGAGAGCTCCTGCCGCGATATAGAGACTAAAGCGTCCCATGTCAGGTATAGGAAGTGAGCTTGAGTTAGCTTGTTGATTGGAAGGTTGAGAGACCATAGGTAAGTAGTAGTGGAAGTAGGAGAGTTCTTTAACTATCAGGGTACAGCTACAGTACTACTACTTACCTGACGGGAGTAAGTAGTCCAGTGCGTCATGTGAATAAGCTTATTCACATGGTGAGTCTGGGACTTTAGCCTCTAGATCCCTCGCCACTCTCTGTGGTAGGGACTATCTTTAAGTAGAGCTCCTTGGTGATATCTCCTTTGAGTGAGCAGGCCTTCATGAGAGCTAAGGTGTACTCCTGATTGGTGCAGGGATGGAGTATGTTGACCATCTCGTAAAGAGGGTAGGTTCCTGTCTCTGTATACATAGTGTCTATCTCCTTTACTAGTCCAGGTTTAGCTTCTTGAATGAGCTTCCAGTTAGCTTCGGGGTCTGCACTTCCTCTTAGGTGAACTAAGCAGCCAGAGTTGAAAGCGAAGGTGAAGACTGGGTTGCTGTAGACTTGACCTAGAGTAAGTGAGCTAGGGACGGACTGTCCAGGAGTAGTTTGGCGAGTAGGAGCGGGGTCAGTAGGAAGGGTACTTGAGGACATAGTAAGGGTGGTAGTGTCCACAGTCTGTTTACTTTTAGTCCCGTATGATCTACTTTAGTATCATATGAATTCACTGATTCATATTATAGAGTCACCGGAATAGTCTCAGTCTATGTTACGACGTCGACGTACTTCATTCAATACACCATTGAAGAATTCCTCACTCACGTCCAATCTATTGAGACAGGCTTTCATGAGAGCTAGAGTGTACTCTTCTTCACCATAGGAATAGGCAGACTGTATGATTTCGAAGCGAGGATATGTACCAGTCGTAGAGTAGACTATGTCTATAGCTTTTACTAGTTCGTTGTCTGTAGAGTTAATGGCCTCCCATATACCCCTTGCCTTCTCTTTTCTCACAGAGATTAACGCAGCTAGAGAGAAGAAGAAAGCGCTAAAAGGCTGACTAAACGTGTCTCTCATGTAGGAGTCTGTAAACACTCTGTCTCTATCTTTAGTTGCTTGTTCCTTACTAGCTGTAGGTTTGGTTCCTGTTTCATCCTTCTTTACAGGAGTAGTGGCGTGGGTGTCTTGAGTAGTGTTAGCTGACATGGTATACTTGTAGTGTACTAGCTCCTATTTCTTTGTCCACCAAATGGTACTCTTTGCTATATGGATCGGCTAATCCATATGGAGTGTAAGAGCTTACCGGTCCACTTCTTCGTTCTCTGCTATTGAATCCATTATCCTTTGGTCGCAAAGCTCTTTAGTGATACAATCAGTAAACCGGATACAAGCTTTCATGAGTGCCAGAGTGTACCCTTCTAGCGTGTCTGTACCGTCGTAAACGTCGGCATAAAAGGGGTACTTGTCCTTTACCTCGTAAACCGTGACTATCAAGTCTACCAGGTCTCCCTCAGTAGAGTTTATTTCTTCCCAAGTATTTGTCATGTTCTCGTAGTTCCTGATCTTTAGTAGACAGCCTAGAGCAAAGAAGAACATGATGTAGGGATTACGGTATACTCTGTTCTCCCGCGAAGGAAGAACAGAATATACCATAACCTTCCTCAATGTACCCTGATTCGTTAGAGAGTATTTCTAGTACTGCTAAGTCTATCTTTGATGGTTCCGTAGAGTAAACTGCATTCTCTGTACACTCTCTAAACCCAGAGTTCGTTATGACCCTAAAAGGTCTTTCGTTAGTACTGGTGAACATCGTGAGAGTAGTAGTGTCTCCCTAGTTTTGTCCTCTGTTAGTTCTTTGGTGTCATATGAATTCACTGATTCATATTGTATAGTCGTTAAGTTATTGGTAACCTTCGTCGCTCACGCACAATTCGTCGCTCCAGCCGTACTGGATGTGGCTAGGAATGTCGTCCCAGTCTGAAGGTTCAGGAGCTGGACGCTTATTGCTAGAGTAGGAGTCCTCTTGTGACTCAGGAAGCTCTTCCTTGCGCTCGCTTCCTTGTTCAGGACCTAGGACTATTTGATCCCAAATAGATCTGCTTCCTATTTCTAGGGGTCTGTTTAGGGCAGTAGCTGACCTGTGAGCGTCTCCGCAGTAGACGATTAGCTTACCAAGGGTATCAGAGATTAGAGGAGTATAGGTAGGTATGTTAGTCCTACTTCTAAAGGTACGAGCTACTCTTATTCCGTTTACCTGTGTATAATGTACGTTGCTAGGGCAGTCTGCTGGTATAAAGAGTAGTTTAGACGCTGAAGTCACAGAGGTGTAGGCAGAGATTACAGTCTCTAGGTTAGGGATGAGCTTATAGAAGGATACATCCTTAGCCATGTCGTAGCTATTGTGGGCTACTACACGGACGCTAGTGCGGTCTATGTACGTGAAAATGTCAGGAGCCGTAGCTGATCCAGTATAGACTAGAGTGTGACACCTGATGACTCCCATTAGCTTAGCCACAGAGTTGACGAACTTACCTACGTTAGACTCGCTAGCGTAGCAGCCCAAGTCACCCAAGACTTCTGTGATCCTAGTAGTGAGCTCAGAGTCTGCCTTTTGTCCAGATAATTTCTTGACGGAGCAGAACATGAGCACATCTAGCTCGTGAGTTATGTTCACGATGTCAGTAGCTCTGTACACGTCCATCATACAGCGAGTAAAGCGAATAGACTTTATCCCTACTCCAATGAGAGACTTCAAGTAAGGTTCGTCTCCGTGTGAGTTGTCCTTGTACAAGTGAAGGTGCAAGTACTTACACTTTAAGTCCCCTAGGTCTAGAGGTTTACAGGTAGTGAAGTCTCCACTAAGAGTAATACTTACCAAGTTAGGGATAGAGACTCCTGTAAGGTCCTTAGTCCAAGTAGGAGTAATGATGAGGTGCTGTACGTTCTCGAAGTTAAAGGAGTCTAAGCAGACTGAGTCGCTATTCTCACAGTCTTTCAAGGTAGCGTACTTTCCTAGAGATTGGTGATTGATAGGTACGTACTTACGGAGCTCACGGCTAGGTAAGTCAGCTAAGACTGCATAGGAGTTGTGAGCTACTAATCCGTCCTGAAGTAAGGTCCAATCGGTAGGTCCCATGTTTTCGTCCATGATTCCTGTAAGGAGGTCTCTGGAAGAGAAGGTCTTAGGGCACTTTTCGGTTACGGTAGAAGGGGTAGAGTTAGCAAGCTTGAACATTGTTAGCGGTAGTGACTTGGGGTAGACCTCGTTATACTTCCACCTGTCTCTACCTCATGTACTTCACTATATACGTCGTTTAGACGTGTATCTATTTATAGGTCTCTGAACCTTTCTATTATGTCTGTCCTAGGTGTAGGAGATTTTAGGTGGTCTAGTTCCTCTATGTTTTGTCCTACGATCCAGACTAAGTTCTTAGCTCTAGTCATAGCCGTGTAGACCAGGTTCTTAGTGATAAAGTCGGAGCTCACGTCTCCAAGGTAGATGATGCAGTTGGTGTACTCTGACCCCTGAGACTTAGTAGCTGTAATGGCGTAGGATAGACTAAGGTACTCTAAGTCGAGGATGAAGTACTCGTCTAGCTTCCCTATGTACCTTTCACTTATCTCGTCCTTAGGAAGTAGACACCTGACCTTCCCGAACTTGACCTCTACTGTACCCTTACTTATGCGTGTTACCTTACCTTGACTCCCGTTTACTACTCCTGAAGTCTTGTGGTTCTTACAGTACATGACCCTGTCTCCCACCCTGAACCTATCGCCAGACCTGATGAGCTTGTTGCCGTACTTAGCGCTACAGTACTTATTGAGCATGACTACGTCCTTCTTGTACGCACAGATCAGAGTTATTTCGGAAGCCTGGAACCCACTCTCTAGTAGGAACTGAAGCGACTCCTTTACGTCGGCCATTCCTCCTTCGTCTATGTAGAAGTTCTCTCCTTCAGTCAAGGCTTTACCTGTGAGAAGGTCTCTAGCTTTCACGTCTAGACAGGAGCCTTCCACTATCCTGAAGTTCTTAGTTAGCTCAGAGACGGGTACTCGAGGGCACCAGTTGAGCGCCTTGAAGAAGTCGCCTGCACCTATCGGAGGTAGCTGGTTGACGTCTCCCACTAGTACCAGACGTCTCAAACGGGGCAGACACCTCAAGAGTATATTCAGGGTGTGAGTATTGAGCATACTGGACTCGTCTACTATGACCGTCTTAGCGTTCCTACACCTACTAGCATAGGAGTGCACAGTTTGAGCAGTGACCTTCAGTCTTTCTATGATTACTTCAGAAGCCTTTCCTGTGGTAGCGCAGACTGCGTAAGGTTCGTTAGTCTCTACTAGGTACTTGCACATTACCTCTAGGCACTTAGTATTGTGAGTGACCATGCCGTTCTCCAAGATGAAGTGAGGGTCCCCGTCCAACGTGAACCCGCAGTACTGACCTCTACCTACTTCAGTAATAGTAATGTGCTCTCCAATCCTTACTCCTTCCCATGTGTGCAGGACGAGTCTGTACCTACTTACCTCTTCTGGAGCGGCTAAGAGGAGCGCTATATTAATGTCCACTATGTAGCTAGCTTCTGTGTCGTAGAGCGTTAGGATGTGGACAGAATTGCAGGTCAAAGACATGGAGCCGCTAGCAGACTTTACTCTGTACATGGAGTCTACACCTACGCAGACTGAGGTCACCTTGCCTTCACCGAATGGGGACGAGACCTTATCTCCCTCCCTTATCTCTCTCGCTGTCTTAATAGTACCGTTCTTCATGATGATACGAGTATCGGGAGAAACGCACTTACCTGTGCCAGGCTCTCCAGTCAGTATACTCAGAGAGTTGGACATACAGTTGGTGACTCCGACCTTCTGTTCAAGAGATAGACACTCTGAGAGGCTGTCTATTAGCTTTAGGTCTACCTGTACAGACTTACCTGTGAGGTCTAGGAGCTGCTCAGAGACTCTATCTTCGAGCTCCTTGTAGTAGGTCTGATACACCTGGTACGACACCTCTCCAGCCTCGTCCTCTATTCTCAGAGACTTGATGGTACTACCCTTTACTGAAGAGAAGACGTCCTTCTTAAGCATGACATAGGAGTGGCCGTTAACGTTAGCCTTGTGTAGACGCCTAGACAGGAGACCTCTATCGGTCATGGACTTAATAGGAGAACATCTGTAGACTAGCTTGTACACTCTTATCATCTCAGAGACCTCTATTTCCCCTATACTGAATGGGTCAGTTATGGCATAGTGATAAAGAGTGAGAGGGTCCATTAGGAAGCTATTGTACTCCTTACTGGAGTAGATCCCTAGTAGTATAAGTGGTCTCTCGACGTAAAGTTTCCACCAGCTTCCCAGTAGTCCCACGTTCTCGTTGATCCATACTGAGCACTCTTTAGTGGGAACGAACGTCCTTAGAGCGTACTTCTTGTAGGTAGCAGCACAAGCATTTAGGAAGTTGAGGAAGCTCATGTCCTTGTGCTCCCTTTCGTGCACCTTCATACTCTTAGCCTTGATAGTCTGAGCAATGTGACGAAGTTCACTAGTCGGAAGCTTCTTGTCGTCTAGACTCTTGACTAAGCGATAGATGATGGACTCCCAGTTAGCGTAGACATCGGAAGGGTCGGTACTAGGACAAATGAAGAGGTCTTTAGTCTTTACCTCTAGTCCGTCCTCTACTTTCCCTTCGCACGGAAAGGTCACAACGTCTCTAGGCATTACAAACAGCCTCTGATCGGTGACGACACGTTTAACCTTGTCAAAGCCCTGTTCATGGTCTAGTACGAGCGTAAGCTTGGTGCTGCCCGGAAACTGGCTGAACTTGAGTACATTCCCCCTAATTAACATCTGGATTTAGGCAAACAACGCTAGTTATGCCTGAGGGTCCAGACTATGCTGTACTCGCTGAGACGTTCGGTGAATACATCGGTAACCAGTTAGAGGTCTTGGAGATAGATGGAAAGGACTACGCTGAAGCTTTGGGGACCCTTTGCGTTTCGTCTTCCAGAGGAAAGAGTCTTAGGTTAGAAGGAGTTAAGACTAGCGTCTCATTCTCGTTAGGCTATACCGGTAAGATTAGAGGCGGAGAGCAAAACGGTAGAGTCAGGATTAGAGCAGCAGAAGACTGTGACATAGCTTTCACTACTGCTCACGTAATAGGGTTCGAGTACCACGAGTTCAACCTTCCTCCTGATGGTCTGGACATCATGATGTACGAGAGTATCTCTTGCTTCATAGACTCTATCATAGAAGCGAAGAAGATGACTACATCTAAGCGTAACATAGGTAAGGCACTCACAGAGCAGTCTCACTTACTAGGCATAGGTAACTACATCAAGTGTGAGGCCCTTTACCTAGCTGGAGTTCACCCGGACAGTCCTTGCAGAGACATACCCCACGTTAAGCTGAAGGAAATACTTGAGCACTGCCATGCAGTAGCCCATACCTGCTACAACAATGGAGGTACTCCAGTCTACTCTACCAATCCTGTCCAGACCTCTATGGTATACGGAAGGCCCGGTAAGACTAGAGTAAAGACTAGGGACGGGTACAACTCCTGGATAGACGAGGACGTCCAGCTACTATACTGATATGACTACTTGAAGTCATATTGATTAAATCGGACCGAAGTCTGCGTTTCCTGCAGTATAGCTTACTAACCCAAATATGGCTATGAACGAGATGAATATGGCTGTCACTACTAAGGCTACGATGAGAGTATCGAAGGAGTCAGACTTCTCCAGTCCTAACTTATTGTACATGAAGTTGTCGATGAACCTTTGCCATATGGCTACTAGGATCCACCCTATTACTATCGCGACAAGAGCCTCACCTAGAGTTATGTCTCGTAGCTTTTCCCCCAGACCTACCATCTTTTACATAGACGTATATTAGTATGATTACAGTGAGTACTACTAGGGCTATTCCTGCTGTAATAATTCCATTCACTCTTATACGTCCGTTCTGGATTCGTCTAGCTTTCTGCTGGTAGGATAGTACGTCGTCTACTGTGCAGTACTGACTTACGTTCTGGCTAGTACAGGTCATCGTTCCACACTGCTCCAGTACAGGTACTAGATTCCCTCCTATCTCTGTATTTATTACTTCTACTATGCTGTCAGCTATGGTACAAGAGACTGGACCGTCACTGAACCCACAGGCTTGCTCGAACGACACGTTTCCACCCACAGTGTCGTTACTGAGGGTAAGGGTAGTATTGTCTATGATGCAGACGTCCTGCTCGCACTCTATCACGTCTCCAGCTACTCCCACTAGAGGAACTACTTCACTACCGTTACAAAGCGAGGAGCACTGCCTCTCTATGTTGTACTTCTGACTGTACTCTTGGTAGTTCAGGGCACTCATGTGACAGCCGCACAGGTTCCGTAGGGAAGTAGAATTAGAGACCCTAGACGTACTGAACTGACGACAGTAATCGTCTAGTATCGACTGACATAGTCCCGGATTCATACAGCATATAGTCCTAGAGAATTCGTCGTTAAACGGGGTATAGCCAGGCTCTCCACTCTTAGCATTCAGGAGGTATCCGCTCTCTCTGTACCTAGTCACTGCAGTCTCTAGTAAACGCTTAGCCCAAGCCCAAGTCTCGCTGTTTATCTGCTTACCGTTGTCTACAGGTCTACACGTACCATCTGGTCGTCTAGGGGTCACATAGCACTGGTCGTAGTCGTCAAAGGTAGAAAGGTGCCTAGAGATAGCGGTGGTGCAGGTACTACCTAGTTCGTTTTGAGGCTCCCACCACCTCCGGATCCAGTCGTCTCCCTCTTCCTGAACTCCAGTGCAATACACAAATATAGAGTCCCTACAGGCTGCTGACCTAATTGAACCTTGTCCACCGTAGCAGATAGCGTTCCCTAGGCACTCTTGTGCGCTCATCTTTTATGTGGTGTGGGAGTAGATTCTTTAACCTGGGCTCGCTCTTTTACCCCTTCTGTAACGAGAGAAGCGAGTAAAATAGTGGCACTAGGGGAGGTTAGTAACCAGCCTTCCCACACTATCCTAGTTTACCTATGTCTACCCCTATGAATCTCTCTTCTGTCTACTCTCCTGTTAACAAGATCGACACTATCACGAATAGATCTATCCACAGGTATGAACCTGACTTCACTAATACCGCTAACCTTGTCGCTGTTAGATGGGGTAAGTTGTACTCTAAGGAACCAGTTAATCCTGACTTGGAGTATAGCTTTCTCTCAGCCAGCAGCGACTGCTTCGACTATACTATTCCTGTAGAAAGCAAGAGCATAAAGCGTATAAAGGTAGATCACCTTACCTACGCCTCTCTTTCTGGAATAGACTTCAGCTCTGTCCACACTATCACCGTCATAGGAAATAAGAAGTGTGAACGTGACAGTCATGTCCTCTTCAATGGTGTATCTATGCCGTCCCTCAGGACTATCTATGTGTATAGATCCTTCATAGGAGACGAGGTAAACATTCAGGGCGCTGGACCTATTACTCTCTACCTTCACACCTTTGACTTTAGTGTTCGGAACTTACGTATCATCGCTAAGCTTGACGTATTGCACGCTAACGTTACTGGGAACATGACCAGGTCTGACCGCGGTATAGAACCTCACGTCATGGCATTACTCAGGAAAACCTATGGTCCTACCTCTCCTGACTTAGATGAGCTAATTGCTAAGCTAGAGCTATCCTTCTCTTCCGACCTCAAGCTAAGAATACCTTGTATTACTTACCGTAACAGGAACTATGCTGACATAGTAAGGACACTAAGTAGAGTCTTTGATCTCTCAGTGGTGGAGTACTTGGACGTCTACGATACCGAGTTCTACATAAGCTCCAAGCAGCTAGCTTACTTCCCTAACCTACTCACTCTTAGGTGCTATAGACTAAAGGGCTCCCCAGCCAACTCTAACATTACTACCTTAGTATGTAAAGAGGGGTGTGGGGACCTTACTAAGAATCACTCTCTAGAGTACTTTAGTTGTCCAGGAGTACCTGTCAAGTCTCTAGAGTACGCTCCTCGTGTACTAGTCATGGACCTAGATGACTATGAGAGTATGGTACTCATGGGTCCTAAGTTGGGTGCAGCCTGTAACCAGGTGTACCTCATGACCGATGGAAAGGCAGACATGTTCTGTCCCGTCCACGTCCTAGTCATAGATAAAGTGACTAGAAAGGTAAGGATGTGTCCCTACAAGGACGAAGACTCTTCTGACTACATAGTCTCTGTCGCCATAATGTAAAGAGGCTTCACAATATGAATTAGCTAATTCATATACAGAGTAGTCTTACTCTACGATCCTATACCCACAGTTCACACAAGTAATATAGACAGTCATACCTTCGTCAGCAGCCCTAGTCTTGACCTCGTAGATGGTGAACTCTTCCTCACCACAATCTGGACACACGTAGAGGTCACCTATACCTCTAGGCTTAGGTCTAGTCTTGACGTACTCATCATAGATGGCCTTCTCAGCTTCGGCTGCACGTTTACTATACAGGAGAGGAAGGCTTGCAGGAGTAGCTGTACTAAGCTCTCCAATTAGCTCCTCGTCAGTGACCTCGCTTCCTACCCTCATCAACAGAGATATGATCTCAGAAATGACTCCTCTGGTACCTTTACCTCTAGAAAGAGAAAGGTTGTCTAGCTCTCCTATCTTCGAAATGGTCTTCTTGGAAGGAGGCTTCATACCGCTGTTAAGGTAGGCAGCTCCTATAGCGTTAGTAAGTGTAATCTTTTGTACACGGGTAGCATCTGCCGAGTGTACACTACTGATGAACTCCTTGAGGTTCTTCTTATTAATCTTACGTTTCTCTTGTTGGTCAGGAGTGATCATAGCTAGTACAGCATTAGAGTACGTAGTTTGTGAGGCACGTCCCTGTTCCTTGTTCCTAAACGACATAGTCCTACCTTTTGTTGTGAGAGAGGTTTTTAGCTATACGATGTGGCAAGGTTATTATCTCCCACTAAAAGACGTGAGTATGGACGTAGAGTCTCTTATATCTGAGATAAGGAATGAAAGGTGTGGGTACAACCTTCTTTCAGCCATAGACATATACAGAGGAGACGTAAAGGCTTCTCGAGTCTCTAAGCTATCTCCCATCCAAACAATAGAAGATCCCAAGAATAGTGACATAGACGTCTTCGAAGTAGCCGTAGATGAGATAGCCACTTCACAAGCCCTTCAGTGCGCACGAATTGATGTAAACAGCGTGGAAGACGTTCCTGTCGGCCAACAAACTGACCGACCAGTGAAGCTCGTTAATCCTGGGAAGTGTGTCTTTAAACACATCACAGTGAAGACAAGGGTAGACGACCTCGAACCTCCTCAGAGGATCCTCCTGAAAGAGGAAGTAAGGACCTTCTACCCAGATCTTCAATCTAAGACTAGTAAGAGAATAGAGGTGCTGAAACGTTTAGCAGGTAAGCTTGACAGCCTAGACTTCAAGAGGACAGAATGTGAAGACGACTCACACAGTTCACGGCGTCTAAAGAGTATAGGGTCAGAGTTAGGTATACCTGAAGCTGGAAGCAGCTCGAAGAAGCGCCTGGTCCTTGAAATCAAAAAGTTAATAGCGCTTTACACATCAAAAAGTGCTTTATGATGAACGTGGATAACTACGATCTACGTTGTACCGAGATGGAAACAAGTAAGACGACCAAACTAGTCAAGTTTACTGACGCTGAGGTTAAGTTGGATAAGGACGAAGACTACCTAGAGATGGGGGACTTAGACCTTTACTTAACACAATGGAGTACTATGAACCTTAGGGTATTACAAGCTAAAGCGGAACTGTGTGGACATGAGCTAGAGATCTTTACGGTCAAGATAAACGGCGGTCCTAAGAAGATAGCCTTCCCTTGGGACAAGTACACACCTCTATCAGAATGTGAATACACTCCAGGACTAGCTGCCAGAGTTAGGCAATGTATACTAGCTTGTGAACTCACCTATACTCCCTGTGGAGACCTGTACTGTCTAGTCTCGAACACGGACGGCTCAGTCATCTCTATGGGTACGAGAGTAAACGAAGAACGGACTAAACACCTCATCAAGAGAGAGTTTAGAGGGAAGTGGGGAAGTGGAGAGGACGAATGGGGTATAACCCTTAGAGACGCAAGAAAGTTTGCAGATGCTATACTAGAAGGAGCGTCCGAGATTCCACTAGCGAGTTATAGGTTCGAAGTACTACTAGAGAAGTACTACTCTACTCAGGACACCGCACAGGCCAGTACCATCTGTGCCTTCAAAAATCGTTTTATGGAGGTATTTAAAATACTGGGCTATGGACAAAGTATCGAAGAAGCAAATAAAGGGGATACACAAGACTATTGAGAGAATACTCACTAAGTATGTGATGATTGAAGATGATAACGACTTTATCACCTCGCAGGTCATCGACGACATTACGAACGAAAGAATAGAGGGGGTGCCAGACTTCACCCTAGGGTTCATACACTCCTCTGTCGACTTAGTCGAGAACTATGAGAAGGCTGAATTCTTGGGGGATAGCGTACTGGCTCTATTCGCAGCTAGGTACTTAGTCTCAATGGAGAACGAGGTGCCCTTCTCTTACTATACTAGGATCAAGTCTACTATGGTATCTAACATGAACAACGGAGTCTATGCGGTAAAGCTAGGTTTAGACGAACACATCATCCACGACGACATAGACATAGGAAACTCTATCTATAGTGACGTGTTCGAGGCTTTCCTAGGGCTCCTATTCCTCAGATCTGAGAGAGTAACAGGCGGTAGAAGCAGTATAGTCTGTGCTAGATTCCTGGAGAACTTAGTTAAAGAAGACTTCGACGCGATAGTAGAGGCGGCAGAGAAGGACGACGTCACCTTTGTAGACCAAGTCATGAGGACCACTAAAGCCATAAAGGAGATAAAGACGGAAGAAGGGAACAAGACTAAGTACGAGGTACAACTCACCAGCGAAGGTAAGAAGATCCTCGGTAAGTACGGTACACAGGAGTCTAGGACCATTGACTCCTCCCTTGGTATAGGTAAGGACAAGTCTCCAGACGAAGCCAAGAAGAAAGCATACAAGGAGACTCGTAAGACTCTGACTAGTGTAGGAATAGACGAGAACTGGTCTAACATATACGCTCTCAAGAAGATAGAAGCAGACCTAGTGGACAGCAGCGAAAGTACTAAGTATAAGACCATCATCAGGTCTCTAAGGAATAAAGGAGCATCCTACATCAACATAACCTTCCCATCTAAGTGGAAGGCTGACACTAGTAAGTACGGGTCTACAGGCTATCTCATTACTTCAGTAGTGGTGAAGGATGGAAAGATAGTCTCTGAGAATAAGCTCTCTGTAGGTAAGATAAAGATAACTAGCGAGACTACTAAGAAGCAACGGTACGAGATGGTACTGAAAGAATACTACAAGAAACTGATCGCCAGGATGAATAAGTAAATAATTTAGCTAAATTATTTCGAGGGGGACTTTACCCAAATAAAACAACTCAAAGACAGACTAAATGGGACACTGTTCAAACAGATGTGGGAGCTGTAGAAGCTCTAGATGTAGATGCAGATCTAGATCAGATCGTAGAATCGTTATCGTAAACAATGGAAGCTCTTGGGGCTACAACGGCTGTTACGGTTACAATAACTGTTATAGCGGTTACAACGGTTGCTACAACTGGAATAGCTGTGGCGGTACTCGTTGGTGCTAACTCTTTATACTCTTTACTAGCTAAACTATCACTTACTACAATTTACCTATGACTATTACTACCACCTTATGACTAAGATATGAATCTATTACATAAAGATGAACTCCATCGTTATAAGTCGCCGGACTTATAACGCTTATACTGGTAGTGGAGAGTTGATAGTATTGTGAGCTACCGTCTCTGGGTCTAAATCGCTCTTAGGTATCTCTACACGTCTATTCAGGTCTTTACTAGTTCCTACAGGAGGTGGGTTCACTCTACTAATCATGAGGTCTATCTCGTCTAAGGAGTCCAGAATCTCCATCGCTTTAGAGATTCTCTTTTCGGTACTCATGTTGGCAGACTCTAGGTAGATGGCCCTTCGTCTTAGCTTAGCGCAGTCCTTCGAACCTTGCTTGTGTACTAGTCCCCTATCCTTAAACTGGAAGAACATAGTAAGACCTTGTATCCCTGAGACTATGAATCCTAAGCAGCTTGCCGTATAGATGAGGGGATCCTTAGTATTGTTCTGCTGTATAGTAAAGATACCTATGAGGACTCCTAGGAGTATCACCATGATCCCAGCCATGTACTCGAATCCTATACAGCAGACGTATCCGCACCTAGCTCTCTTCTCTAGAGCTAAGGCGTCATTGTGAGCGTCCGATACTAGTTTAAGGGCTTCGTTCTCTGCTTGTTCGTCGTTACATACTTCTATAGTGTCTGAACCAGGTATTACAGGTATGGTGTATTCTTTACCCCTTATCTTCATAGTCTTAGCTGAGCTTCTAGTAGCCGCTATGTCATCTCTATTGATGAGGTCTTCTCCACTGAAGTTAAGGTACTTACTCTCGCGTAGGGAAGCAGGACTCCTTTCTTCCCCAAGTCTGAAGATGGAGGTACGTCTATCCTCTCTGGGAGTACCTCCCGATTCTGGATTTATGAGTCTAGAGCCTCGTCTATTCTTACTTATCCTCTGTAGGTGTTCTGAGAGAGGACTTAGCTTAGTATTAGTACGACCTATTACGGGTATACTTACAGTGTCGCCGTAGACGCTGTACTCTTCCTCTACTAGTTCAACTGAGTCTTCGTCTGGATCGACCTCTGGTATAATAGAAAGATCAGGCTTCATCGATTTGAATGGTCTCCAAATCGCTGTTAACTGCAGCCTGTATAATAGTGGTCATTATAGTGGTAGTATTCGTGGTGATGTATACGTCTTCTACTACAGGAACTGTGGGGTCTAGCGAGAGAGGTGCATTAGGCTGGGGTAACATAAAGACCGCTGGTCCTTGCTACACCTATAGGTACCCTCCGCAAGAGGTGAATGGACTAATGGTACCTTCTAGTCAGTCTAGAGACAGCTATGTAGTCGAGAACATAGCAGAGAAGTACGACCTCATGTCTTGCATTTATTCGGACGAGCTTAACCTAGCTCTGACTACAAAAGAATGTATAACGGTAGTACCAGGAGACAACCCTCTCAACCTTTGTATAAACGAAGACGGGACTCAGGCCCCTCTGGGTGCAGTAGTGCAGTACTATGACGACGGGCCCTGCGCACAGACCTCTTGTCCAGGTACTCTCGTAGCTACAGCTGTGAACTACTATCCCAGACTGGACACAGCCTACTGTCTAGCGTTTGACCAAGGAGCCTTCACGATGCTCCCTTGTAGCGCCGCAGACCCTATGCAGATGATATACGAAGAGTTAGACGGAAGCTCACTGGACCCTCCTCTTCCCAAACTAATGACTCCAGTCAGTCTCTACTTCAGGAAGGACTCTCTTTGTCTCTATAGGGAGCCCGGAATAGTCTCTGTAGGAATCAATCCTAGCTATGCAGCGGTGCCAGACTGTCAATCCTTCGAGGTAGAGACTAGGTACACTGTAGGCAACAACATAGTACTGGGAGACTGTGGAGACACTCCTAACTGGGCTTGGCTATCGTCATTCAATATAGACAATACTCTAGTCCCTAGACAGCTGGTATACATTGAAGGTTTAGACTTTACAGACGCACCTCAGGATGGTCCTAGTCTCATAGATTGGCTAGCGGAACAAGGAGCTCAGTCCTTATATTGGAGTGGGTTCGCAAACCAGACAGCTCAGCTCAATAGTGTAGCTAAGAAGGAAGAGTGCGCTACCAGGCCCTTCAACTCTGAAGCGTTAGTCTGGAGTACGATACAAATAGAGCAGAACTCGCCCATCAGACTAGGACTAAGTCCACTACTACCTTCTTAGATTAATAGCTTGATTAATCTGTTTACTCGGAGTCAGAGTAGTCTTCGTAGTCTCTGTATACCTCCTTGTTGTATTCTGGATTACCTTCAAGGAGCTGAAAGATTAGTGCACATATTCTAGCTATGTTGTCGAAGATCCTCTTGTACTTAATCTCTGTCTTTTCCCCCTTGTGGTGACTGAAGTACAGTGTAGTCTGTAGCTTTATCTTACCCGCAAAGACTTTTACAGCGCGAGGAGTCTCCTCGTCTTCGTCCAGGTCTTGTAGCGACCTAGTGGGATCAGAGTCGTATTCGCTTGTAACGGCTAGAGCGTGAGCTGCTACCGCTGGATTAATATAGCGTAGCTTAGGTGACTGGGCAAGAGCTATAAGGTGGTTTGGATTATAATTTTCAGTTAGCTCTCTTGACTTAAGTGCGTTTTCTATCGCCTCCACCACTTTAGTATTGGAGAAGCGAGGTATACCGAGTACATCCTCGAAGTTGATAGCAGTGAGACCTTCCATCCTATTTGTACTCAGCCTTTTAAATTAAAAGTACACTACGAACAGTGCAAAGGCAGATGTCTAAGTCTACTACTATCCTCTCCCCTTTCAAGGACCAGACTACCCTCGGGTTTACTATCGCTGACGCTAAGGTTAGACCTCCTAGATCGTCAAAGGATACTAAAGTGAGACCTCCACTCTATAGTAGATATAGTACTCCTATGATAGTCGACGAGGACAAGTTTAGAGAGCAGTTCAACGCTAGCTTAGACGTATACATACAGGAGTCAGACATAAAGCTAAACGACTCTAATCCCTTGAGGTCCTTGGGATGTATGATGATGACTATGCTAGTTCAGTATGTACCTTACGGTAAAGATAATGAGCACCAGCTGGACATGGAGGAACTTGGTAAGGACGCGTGCTGGTGCTGCTCGATGAACAGTAGTACTGGGGAAGTGACTGCCATTTCCTCGTTTATAGTAATAGTAGAAGGCTACATTTCTGGAGACACGGGGTTCGAGCTTCCCTTGTCTAAGTCCGCGATAAAGAGGTGGCACGATCAAGCTTACTCTCGTATTTCCGAAGAAGGTAAGAGTAAGCTCTTCGTGAAGCAAGGTATCTCTGGGGACGTACTTACGGTACTAATGTGTACAGGTCGTAGGTCTCCAGCTGAGCTAGGAGTAACTAAAGAAAGGCTGTACTCGTGTATAGCTAAGACTGCAGTAAAGATATCTAAGAGGAATAGGGGTAACCAGGGAGTAGTCTCTGGGAGTATGGTCAACTATACTCTTTCTATATTTAATGGGTACATAGCGAGGTACTCTAAGACTTAAAATACTAGACGTCTAGTATTTTGTTAATCGTGGACTCAGAAGACATTGTCCCAGTCTACTTGACTGTTGTCGTTTGGCTTGACGTAGCTCTTGGTATCACGTTCCCAGATGTTTGCTTTAGACTTTACCAGAAGCTCTAGGGTAGTGAAGTCAGTAGTAGGTCTCTCTACTGGATAGATCTTCTTGTATCTCATGATCTCGGCTATGTCGTTAGCACAGCACTTAGCTTCTACTATCATAGATTCTTCTGAGATGTTTGTCTCTGTAGCTCCCTTAAAGATGTCCTTGATAGACAAGATCTCTATCTCTACTGCGTCCTTCACTATCTCAATAAAGCGAGGCTCATACTTCTCATACTCTTCCATGAACGGAGTACCAGTTTCTGCCGCCTTCTCTTGGATGAGAGTGATAAGCATCTTCACTCCTGCGTCTCTGTGAATAGATTCGTCTACTCTGATAAAGCTGTTAGCGTCGTCGAGACCAGACATTCTAGTACCTTCACCTCTTATGGCTGAGATGATCTTGAATTGTGTAAAGAAGAAGATACCTTCATTACATATAGCGGTGAGTACTACGTCTATAGGGTCTGCGTCTTCCTTGGACAACCAGTAGTGACCATAGAATATCTTGGCAGAGACAGAAACGTAGGTGTCTACCGCTTCTGATAGCATAGACATGAGTAAAGACATATTCGAAGTAAAGATAGACTTAGCTATCTTCATGTACGTGTCCATGTGAATGTATTCTACAGACTCTTGAAGAGTGAGGAACTTGATGATGTCTTCTCTATGCGAGAATATTCTCATTAAGTTCTTACGTATATTACTCACTACTACCATGTCTCCCAATAAGAAGAACATAACGATGCACTTAACCATGACCTGTTCAGAAGGCGAAAGTCTCTTCTCGTAATCGTCAGCGTCTTGTACACAGGAAATTTCTGCTACAGTCCAGTCGTTAGCCTTCTGAAGACTGTAAAATTCCTCGAACTCTCCAGGTACTTGGCAGTAGGCCATTACAGTCTCTTTAGCTTCAGCCACACACTTCTTCACGTCTATTGTCTGAGTTCCCATAGTTCTGAATTTGTCAAGGATACTTAATGCGGTATTGCTCATGTTGGACTCTGGTCTAGCTGTTCACGGTTTATCTCCCGAGTATTTTATGGTTTAAAGTGATGGGTGCACATCAAAATGAGTAGCATGATGGAAAAGATAGGTCCAGGGTACTGGCACCACATACATACTAAAGCAGCTGACAATGCTGACGTGTGCATGTCAATGTTTAACTCTTTGCCTTGCAACGATTGTAAGACTCACAGTATCCAGCTTTACGATACTTTGAAGCATGCCTACGAAGGGGACATCTTGGGACTTACTATAGCCATACACAATGAGGTAAATCGTAAACTGGGTAAGAGACAGCTTTCACAGAAAGAAGCCAGAGCTCTCTACGTAAAGACTAAACCGTGCAGAAACTGCGGAAGTAACAAGACCGTAGTTACTCCTGTATCTTCTACACCTAGAGCTAATCCACTCTTGATTAGTAGACGTCGCGTCAGATACATATAATATATGAGTCGTTTTACTCATATAGCTTCATCTGAGAGGCTTGTACTTCTTCTTGAACCGTCTGATTATGTCCTTGTAGTTTTCGTCGGTTATGGTTCCATCATCCCTAAATCTCTTGATCAGTCTAGGGTAGTTGGAAGGTGTACTACTTAAGATCATTCCTTTACGATAGGTGTCAGGTGGTAGATAGTCTTCTAAGTACTCGAGAGGTCTAAGATCTGACCCTTGAGTAGTGAGTCTCTTAAGTATGTCTGTGTCGTATCTAGTGTTGACGAAGAAAGTGAACCTAGGCATGTCTCTAGACTTAGGCTTCTTACTACTGAGCCAGACCTTTGTGGCCTCTGCTACTCTATCAAACAGGGCTCCCTTCTTCCGCTTAGGAGCTGGTTGGTCTCCAGCTACTCTACGTCTAGTCTTAGTCTTCAGTGGACTGACATAGTTAAGTCTGCAGTACTCCATGTCTCTCATGACAGCGTTCTTGAGCGTCTTGAACTTAGAAGTATGGTCAGAGTTCTCCTTGTCGCATAGAAGACCTACTGTACCGTTGTGGTTCTTAGAGACACTATTAGTAGTCATAGAAGCCTCCACTAACATCTCAAAGTACGAGAGCTCGGTCCTTTTACTCTTAGATTCTCTGGAGAAGAGTCCTTCCATTTTAAGGTATGATCCCGATCATATCTAGTTAAATTTTACAGTATAGTACGGCACGTTGGGACGCTCAATCACGGTATCGCCTACCTTATACTTTTGTGTCTTGTACTTAGTGTTGACTGGGTAGCGATGTAATGATCGGTCTCTAATGTCTAATACCTCCACGTGTCTGTCTCGCTGTGCTATTATCTTGTGATTCCTGTTTAGCTCATAAACTTTAGGGAGACCTTCTCTTTCCATCGTTTACTACTTGTCAAGGGACTCTTTTGGGAAGCTTTAAGTTAGTATGAAGGTATAATACAAAAGCAATGTCGGTACTAGATCTAGTAAAGAAAGATAGCGAAATGTTGGAGGAGGCTATTCCTGCTGCAGTTAAACAACGAGTACCGCTTGTCAGACACAAGGACAAGACGTGTAGGTGTTCTGGCTCCGAGCTCTATGCCTTTACTCCGTCTATGTGTACTAAGTGCGAAAAGTGGCGCTCGGTCTTTAACTACTACAAGGAGTACTTCACTCGGAATATAAGTGGTGTAGGACGAATAAGCTTGGTCTCTAGACAGGGGTGTGGGGAGACCTATCGTACTATAGACGGGAGACTAGACCCTCTTACAGCAGAAGTTTACTCTAGCTTTATAATGAGCGCAGTCTTTAAGAGGTATCCACGTACTTTAGACTACTGGAGCTGTGGGTCTTCTGGAGTGGGTAACATAGTGAGAGACTCCTGTGAAGACTTTAGGGCTGCACTTAAAGTGAAGGCTCCAGAAGACATCTCCAAAGAGCTCCTCCTACAGCTAGACGAATTGGAGCACTACGGGTATGAACCATCCGGTCTATCGTACTGCAGATTAACATACTCCCCTCAATCTATATGTGAACTATTCTCATACAGTAGCGTGACTGGAACAATATTCCTTCCTGTTCCAGCTAAGATCTTCCCCTCCAGGAACTCTAGATACATGCCTATAGAATCAGATCTCACGTCTCCTATATGTAGTCGTGCTGAATTACGCGAATACATCAGCGAGATGAAGTTTATCCAATGGCAGCACTAAATAGAATTAACGAGGAGTAAAAGGCTGATGGAACTTTCGGAACTCGAACATACCATAACATCTGGCTCAGGTATGGTGCCATATGACGATAAGAACAGACCTGCACTAGAGAGTCGCTACAGTAGGTCTATCTTGATACGAATCATACAGTTCATATCTCAGAATGTGACGACCGAGACCAACGTAGTCTGCATAAACGTACCGATAAAGATCCTAGAGATAGTGGACTACTACTTTCCAGGACTAAACTTTATCGTGTGGACTCACTCAGACGAGAAGAGCGACAAAGTAGAGGTACTTCAGAATTCCAAAGGTAGACTCTCCAGGACAGCAGTCAAAGCCCACTTAGCTACCCTAAAAGGTGGCTTTGTACTATTCAGTAACTACACAGGAAACAGAGGCGAAGAGAAGAATCCGGACACTATAACTAAGGTCAACAAGCTTCACATGAGTCTCTTGAGTACTCTTTACAAGAAGTTCGGAGAGATCAAGTGCACCTTCAGATTCAAACTCGTCTACGACTCTCCTCTTTCCGAAACTGAGTGTCTGAAGGGTGTATACTATTGGTTAGCCTGGTCTGCTAGTATGGGAAACATGACCTTCGTAGAACCTCAGTACACTGACGAAGGTCCTGAACGTTCTACTATACTGAACGAGGAGTACGATAAACTATGCTCTTACCAAAATCAAGTAGTGAGGGCTTCTAAGAAGTATAAGACACCTAAGGGATTTCCTATTAGACCTAAGAGCTATGACGCTGCACTAGAAACCATCATACTCAAACAGTACCTTGGTAAATACGGAACGGATTCCAACATAGTCAAACTCTCCGAAGAGATAAAGGGAAGACTAAAATAAACATTCACGAATGTATATGAAATAGTTTTTCTAAACAATTACTACGAGCCATGAAGGGAAAGGAATCTATGTCATTTAGAGACTTCGACTACTGCTTAATAGTCTTCATATGTAAGCTAGACGGGATCCTAGACATCGAGAATATAGCCAGATACTTTCCAGTCTTCTTTCCGTCGGTAGACCCTGTCGTAGTCAATAAGAAGATAAAGTTCTATAAAGACGAATCGGTAGCGGCAGCCAGTGTACTATCTATGTTCCACATAAACAGTACACACGTGATACAGAGAGGTACTTTGATGCATAAGGAAAAATGTTTCAAGGCCAGCACTAACATAGAATCTAAGATGTACTCACATAGAGGTAACGTGCTGACTACCAAAATATTTAGGGAGATCGTCCATGTGACAGCTGCTAAAGACATAGACAGAGATACTGACACCATCAAACGATTTGTGTCGTTAGTCAACCATTACGACACAGTGATACAAAGGATCAGTATGTATAGCTCTACCGTCAAATGGTTTATCGACCACATAAAGTGTGATGGAGTAGTAGAGACGGACGAGACAGGTGAAGTCTATGTTCGTGACGTGTCTAGAGAAAAAGTAGAGTACCCGAGTGAGTCCGATGAGGAAGTACTAGACTACCTTTACCAGATAGCTCAAGAGTTCGACAGCTATAAGTGCTTAATGAGAGTAGTTAAGAAGCTAGCTGGAGACATAAGACTCATAGACGACAGCATATCTGAACAGGTCAGTGTAGCCTCTGTAAACATATCCTCGGCTAACAAGTGGATAAACTTTGGTTGGTACTTCAATACCGACACGTTAGCTAGACTCCTAGATGAGATACCCGGCTATCGAGTAACGTATGATCCAGCCTCTAATACAGACTTGAGCTGTGTAGATACTACTGGGGAAGTCAACGTAACTTTCAATACTAAGAGTTCTAGTGTGTTTGTCTTTTCCAAGCAGCTAGACATCATGGAAGAAAGGACTAACGTATTCATCAATATCCTTCTAGAGAATAAGTCAGACCTAGTAGTAAGAGTCTAGTTCCTCCTGTAGTATATTTTGTGCATAGATATAGTTCGATTGAACTATATGACTTCTAGTGAAACAGTACTGGATAAACCAAGACTATATACTACTATTGTAATTATATAGATCAATCGATCTATATGATAGCTACAAGACTACTAGTAGAGCCGTCTACTCCTCTTCGCTGTAGTCGTCGTACTCACTTTCCTCGTCGTCACTGTGTTCTATTCCCATTAAGTCAGATATCCAGTACCTATACTGTGTCAAGTTATAGTCTCCATGTTCATAGGCCTTAAAGATACACTGAGAGATCCCACTCTTAGGTGTAGGTCTCTTACGTCCTACTCTCATTATCTCACTTCCATACTCGTCTATTACGTCCTTGTAACAAGCATTGACTTCAGTATCTACGGTCTTGAAAGCTTTTGACACGTAGTACTCATAGTCTATGTTATACTCTGTCTTGTCTAGCATGTCTAGTACCATCATCTTGTTGCCCTTGTACTTGTCCTCTATGTCTACTACTACAGTTTCTACCTTCTCACCAGACTCTATAGGTCTACCCATAGCCATCATTCTTTGAGCTAGTAGGTTCAGTTCGAATGTCTCGTTAGAGTAGTTCTGTCCCATCTTTACAGACTTACTGAAGTCAGCGTCCGGTACCTGCCCAGACAATATCTCTCTGAAGAAAGCTTCGTATACCTTGATGCAGTCTATGTAGCTACCTTTATTCACTACTACTTCTCCGATAGCCTTATACAGGTCTGAGACTATCTTGGGAGTACCTGACTTAGCTGGAGGGCACCCCTTAAAGCACAGCTTAATCCTCTTTCTGGTACCTAGACAGTCTGTCACGGTCTCGTAGTCTATAGAGCCATCCTTATTGTACGGTACGTAGATGTAGTACTTCTTACCTATACAAGCTATCTTTGCCTTGACCTCCTCTAGCTCTATCCTCATTCCATCAGGGAACTTACCCTTCTTACCTTCGGGCCATACCTTCCCGTTCACGTCCTTGAAGCCCGGTTCGATCCCGTTAAGCTCTTCTTCCATGATCTTACCTAGTCTAAACACTTCCTCGTAGGTCTCACCCTGTATCTGTACCATGACAGAGTCAGTGTCTCCATAGACTAGGATGATATTGTACTTGTCTTGGAGGATCTTAGCGGTCAGCTTGATAGATTCTCTACTTATAGAGGTTACAGTACTAGCCAAGATCTTGTATGGCATGATCCCTGTCTGAGAGGGTACTCCCATAAATCCGTAGACCGAATTACACTTGACCTTTAAAGCTAGCTGTCTACTATTGCGCTCTACTAGCTCGAACTTACACTGAGCTATGACTGCTTCGTCTCCGACTAGCTTAGCTTGCTCTAGTCTCTCCTCGATCGCTGGGATAGGTTTACGTACCGCCTTTCTCTCACCTAGAAGCTTCTTGAGGAGCATAGGTATAAATCCCTCGTACACTTCCCTCTTCACTACATAAACCTTCTCTCCCTGGACTTCATAGGTGTTGTAGGTATCCTTCTTGAAGAACTTGATCTTGGAGTTGGGAATGATAGTAGTGTAGCAGAGGTTGTGAGCGATCATGACAGAAGGGTATAGCGAGTTGAAGTCTAATGTACCTACATTGTCGTGTAGTCCCAGTATAGGTTCACAAACGTAGCCTCCTTCGTACGCAGTATCCTTAGATACAGGCTTACGGATGACCATACTGTTCTCATAGGCGTAGCGATGTATGAGCGAGTAAGTACTAGCCTGCTGACCCGAGTTGTAGATTTCTTCCTGATTCACGCATGATACAGAGGACAAACTCTCTAGTATACTGTCGCAGTTGAACTTTATGAAGAGCTCAAGATTACGGAGTGAATCGACGATACAGTAGATGATTAGTCTAGTCATTTCCTCTCTGGCCTTGTCTTCGTACTCTACTGACCTGTTTACATACCTATCGTAGAACGTACCTTGCTTCATATACTTAAGTAGCTTCTTCGCCTTCCTACCAAGTAGTGTAGTCTCGGAGAGTCGTTTAGCCACTTCCTCATAGTTTAGCTCTCTGCCAGACTTGATGTCTTCTAATACCTCGGTGAAGTAGAAGCCGTCCTGCTGCTGCTTAAAGATCCTAAACATCTCCTTAGCAGTCATTTCTTCCTTACCTACTCCCAAGAACTTCTCCGCCACGTAACCCAACCTCATACTCCTGAGACGCGAGTAGTCTCTCTTGATCATAGTGTAGAGGTCGAACGTTACTATACCTTCTACGTTAATGAACGTAATAGAGATGTCTCCATAAGCTTTACTGTTCCAGTCTTTACGCTTGACGATGGTAGTACGTCCCTTGATGTGTCCCATGTAGGGTATAGGTTTACCAGAGAAGGACATACGAGTGACTATGTAGGGGAAGTCGAAGTTGTTGATGTTGTACCCAGTAATGTGAGTAGGGTCTAACTTCTTCACTAGAGCAGCGTAGGCACTTATGATTCCTTCTTCAGAGAATACCTGTATGATCTCCAAGTTCTCGAACCTGTCTATCTTGTTGCACTCTCCCGAGAAGATAATGTAGATCTTCCTGGTCTCTGGCTTACCCATCTCCTCGTAAACACAAGAAATCATGTATATACAGTCTTCGGGGTTCCCAGAGTCAGGAAACGCGTTGTGATTGTGAGAGTAGGTTTCGATATCCATAGACAGTACCTTCATGTGGGTCTTCCAGTTCGCACATTCTTCGGGAGGAACCGTTTTGAGAGACTTGTATGAAGCTATGTACTCTCTATCCATGTCCGAAATCTTCTCACTATCCTTTGCGGTCCTGCAGTTAGCAGAAAACCACTTGGAGAAGTCTATCTTCTTACAAGCTGCTAGCTTATTGTAGTTCTTGATGTCTGACTCCAGTACCAGTACTTTCTTCCGTCTGAGACAGGTGAACTTAGTGGACTTCGCAGCTTTAGCGAAGCTGAACCCATCCATCCTGGACGGTAGAGTAACTCTCAATAGGTAGGTGGACTCATTGTTCGTGAATACTGTAAGCTTCTTCTTCACTGGAGTAACCTCTATTATGTTACGGTTTAGCTTCTTTATCTCAGGAGCAAGTACAGAGGAGAGAGTAGTAGCGTTCCATTCTAGGTTAGCCAAGTTGGGAGGCTGGATATAGATGAACACAGGAAAGTCTGGTATGACCAATAAACACTTATTGTCGTCACGGTCCATGCACCATACTCTAATTTGGAGCTTACCCTTGTAATCGTCCTCACACCACTGATATGACTTTAGGAATCTTCTGGTAGACATAGTCTAGTTTAGGTATCTAAAAACACATAAGCGATGTCTTGTAGATCGCTGAGCATGGCGTGTGTAGGTCTGATAGTAGCGGTCATAGGTTGTTGTATCGTAGCATACAGACCTGTGCTACTCGTCTCTTGGGTAGTGTGGTTTGCTATGGTCATGGCTTCTGCAATGGTCGAGAACGAGCAAAACTTGAAGTACTATCTCCCTCTACTCGTGGCTCCCCTATTAATAGTAATATCTCCTAGCATATACATAAGAATACCTATACTAGTTCTATCTACTATCTACATGGCAGAAGTAGTGGACAAAGTAGATCATAGGGCTATATCACTTGTCTACACAGGTCTAGTAATTATTTCTGTAGTAGCAGAAAGCTCAGACTAAGAGATGACTGGCATTAGTGATCTATACGAGAAGTGTTCAAAGTGTGACAAGATAATGACTCCCGACAGAAGGAAAGACATTATCAAGAAGATAAACGCAGTATCTCGTACTACAGAAGATTCTTCTCACTTAAGAGCCCAGATCATCGCGTTCATCTCTATCTACAATGGTAATACTGGGAAGATCAACGACTACCCAGGTGGGTACAAAAAGATATTGATGGGAGTCTACTATCCAGAGTCTGAATTACCCGACGACCTACTCAACGCACTAAATGAACTCATTGAGTCAGAGAAACGCGGCTAATATGTATCGTCTGATACATATGTGTAGTAATAACTTACAAGCTATCTAAGTCGTCTCCAGTACCATTAGTGATAGAGACCTTTGACCCACTAGTAGACACTTTGGTAGAATCGTCAGGGCCGTATACTTTGACTTTACTAGTCTTTTCTTTCTTCGAACCAGTATAGATACTGTAAACGATCAAAGCGGCTAACACAGCTATTACAGCAATAGAGGACCAGAATAAAACTGTAAGTGAGGTGGAACTATTTGTGCTCCTCATACTGTGTAGGTATATGGCTGTCGCGACTGCGTATATACCTACTATGACGCATACTATAATGGTGGCGATAGAAAGTGAGTCCATCCTGTCTGATTTCTTTTTTCTGTATATTATTCTAAATACAAAACAAAACAGACTCAAAGCTCCAACATCATGTCCAGAGTAGTAAAGCAAACAGGTGGAAGAAAGGCCAAGCAATCCCAAGCATCAAATCTCAATGCAGCAGCTATCATTAAGAAAGTAAAGGGATCCAGTAAACCTGGATACTTCAAGATCGCTAGAAAAGACGGTAAACTTGGTATCGGTTCAACTCCATTGAAGACTGGTAACAGTATCACCAGAACACTTAGCAGTGTTAAACCTGAAAGACACTCAATTGTCTACATCGGTGGTGACGAAGATACTAATGCACCTATTGGCGGTATTTACAATGTCGCTGGTTTCTTAGCAGATATTGCTGCTGCAATAGGCAGCAACCCTACCACTGTCGCTAAATTCGTAACACGACAACATCCTGCAGGTACTTACTGGTCAGCATCCAATCCAGATCTTGACAGAGTAGGTAGATTACCAGAAGAAGATAAGTCTGAAGGTAGACCTCCAGTAGAATTTAAAGGTCCAGTCGAACAAAACCGTCTCGAATTAGCTGCAGATATCCAAAACTTAGCTAGAAACGTTAAGTTCATCGAAATCGCTGAATACTCAGAGATCAAAGGCTGGAGTAACTCAGCTATCGCTACTCGCTCTGCAGCTGATATTGAAGGTGAAGCACCTAAGCCTGTAGCTAACAAAGGAGCAGCTAAACCTACTAAGAAGAGAGCTCGCAAAGCTGCTAAAGGTAGCGACTCCGTAAAGATCGAAGACAATGTCATGGATTACGATGATGAAGACGAACCAGCAGGAGAAGACTCATCATCTGACAACAGTGAAAATGTACCAGCAGGAGAAGATGAATCATCTAGTGATAACGAAGTAGTAGAAGAACAACCTAAGAAAGAAAGAGTAGCTACTCCTAAAGGTGATAAAGGAGGAAGAGTAACTACTCCTAAGGGTAAAGGAGGTAGAGTTCTTTCAGGAAAAAGAAGAAATCTCGGAGGCTTCTCAGCAGGTAATGCAGACGCATAAGTAGCTCTTCGCTGAAGCCCTTATCAACCATATAACAGAGTCCTGTTATATATTCCAGACTTAAACTAAAGTAAGCTACATGAGTTACTGCTGTCACGACGACTCACACGATCTTACCTCCAGTACTCCTGTTTACGAAAGGACTTTCACCTACAAGACTTTGGGAGGTAAAGACCCTAGAATGGTAAGCGTATCTGACATCTTCTGTAGTGGTTCTAAGTCTACTTCACATAAGTCTCTCCTACGTAGTATAAAGGAGGATGGCTGTGTGCAGGTGTTCACTGGAGGAACTACTGGCTGGTCTCCTACCAGACTTCCTTCTAGCATAGTAAAGCAGATGAAGAAGTCTACACGTCAGGTACCTCTGTACATACACTGTCCATTTACTATAGACATCTCCAAGAACGATAAGGCTATAGGAGGACTTCAGAACTATCTCAAGTCCGAACCTTCATTGAATAAAGCCTGCATACTGCACATGGGGTATGGTACCGAGAATAAACTGGGTACTAACCTTTCCGAGCTAAGTATAAATCACAAGACTACTCTACTGTTAGAGAACTCAGCAGGTAAGAACTTGGGATCAAGTATCGAGTCTATACGAAAGGTCTATGAGGCGATAGACTCCTCCTATAGAATATCAGTATGTCTAGATACGCAGCACCTTTACGCTTCCGGACTATGCAGGTTCGAGTCCTCTGAAGAAGTGGCTACTATGTTCGATACTGTATCGAACATATGTGGTGTTCCTGGAGCTATACACTTGAATGATTCCAAGGTAGAGTATTGTAGCGGTAAAGACAGACACGAGTCCTTGAGGGAAGGTCACATCTGGTACGAGTCTCATGATACACTTATAGATTTAGTAGACATAGCTCTACAGTATGACATACCCCTCATATCTGAAACACCTGACCCAGTCACAGACCGCGAGATACTGAGCCACCTAGTATAAGACTAATCTCTTATAGAATTATATCAACGATATAACTCAGCAGAAGGATATTCCTTTACTAGAAGTTCTCCATTTATCCTCTAAGTCACTCTTACAGGCTGGTGACTTCGGAAGTCCAAAGTCATCGTCATCACACTGTACTCCATACTCTAGCAATATCTTGTAGATGAAGAAGCTATTAGGAGTCTTCTGCTTCTTATACTTCTCGTTAAAGACTGCCCTGATTTGCTTATAAGTAACGAGTACCTGCATCTCTATATGAGATATGTCCTGTAACTTCCATCCCCAGCACATAGAACATATGTAGTGTACGGACTTTTTCTCAGACTTCATACCTACCTTCTCTAGTATTCTCTTCATCATAGTTACAGAAGTACCCTCTAACTTACCATTGGAAGTATAGCGCAGTTCGGAGGGATCGTCAGGGTACATACCGTTCTTATGTAGGTACTCGTCTACTCGTAGTATAGTTTCGTCTGGGGCTTCTATCTTACCTTGGTACTCTGAGAGCATCTTCTTGATTACCTCGTCATACGGTTGGGAACCCATGTTCATGTCTATGTACTTAGCATCTTTAACTAACCTATCGGTGTAATTACAGCTTATTACCCTACCGCAGTTGTGACAGTCAACGCACTCTTCTCTCACATTACTATCGTTCAGACTTTCCCCACATTCACAGTACTCTACTTTAGACGGAACTCTACTTACCTCAACATGAGAGTACTTCGAGGCCTCCGCTAAGTAAGCGTCTATTATAGGATGCTTAGGGGTCTCAGTGGAAGAATACCTCTTCAGTAGCTCCGACGTACTCTCGACGTAGTCGTTGTACTTAGTCAAGTTCCTACAGTTCTTAATCTCTAGCCTAAGATTGGAAATCATACCTCTGTAGAAAGACTGTTCAGAGACGCTGGCTTCTGGGATCTTCTCCTTGTAACTAGCCAACTCTAGCTTCAGTGGACCTACTCTATTCTTGAGTGAGAGGAGGTACTTCTTGATCTTAGAATCTATGATGAGTATGTTGTAGTCTGTCTTGTATGTACCGTGAAAAGATGGCTCCGGTAAAACCTGACCTTCAACGCGTGGAGCATACTTCCTCAGTAAAGACAAAGATCTAGTAGTTCTCTTATCCATACAGGAGCTGTTTTACTCTGACACTAAAACACCACTAGATGAATACTAATCCTACCTATCTTACTCGTAAGAGGTACGGACAGATACATTGGAGACGAATTCACGGTAGAGCAATAAAGGTACGCGACCGCAATGACTTAATTGAATTTAACGAGATGATGAAATGTGTAGCATCTACCTACGAATGTAAACTGTGCAGTGGACACATTAAGGAGTACATTAACAGAGTAGGTTTACCTAAAGCTCCTTGCGATGCTTTCAGGTGGACAGTAGAATTTCACAATGACAATAACAGAAGACTAGGTAAACCAGAAGTTACACTGGTAGAAGCCTATCTCATACATTCTTAATATCAATACTCTTATTGATATGTATTTAGGAGTCTGTAGTGTTTCCCGCGTTATAATTGAATGTGCACCCCTTTTCTTTACTGCCTAGTATGGTGAGGGTGGTAGAAGCTAATACATAGACCAATACTCTGTACTTGATGCCTGAGCGCTTCTTGAACTTCATAGACAAAGTAAGAGTCTTTTCACTAGTACCTCTAAGAGGATGACAGTTGCGTTGTCTGATAGGTTTGACTGAGAGTGGTATAGCGTGGATACCTTTCTTTCTGTACGGTATACTAAGCTTCCCTGGATAGTTCCTAGTCTCTTCTGGAAATGCCTCCTTGACTATGGTCTTGTGGTCTCCAGTCTTCAGGGTGCACATCTTCATAGGCTCAGATCCGTCGTCTACTATGTCGCCGTTCTCGTTTACCGCTTGTACTAACCAGAAGATACCGAGGCACATATCTCCCTTGTTCTGGACTACGCACTCGAACGATTTCTCGACTCCATAATCTGTCCCCTTTAGAGTCATGACAGGATAGTGTATGTCCCGAGGTAGCTTAGCAAAGTGAGTGTTGGCTTGATTCCTGTCGGTCTCAGTCCTGAGCTCTGCAGTGACCTTTATCTTAGGAGTTATAGAGCCCTTAAATAGGTTTGGACTAAATGGGATACTGTATTCACCTTCTGTATCATACTCAGTTACTTCTATGATGTTAGACATGTTAGCTACCTCTATAGACACCTCGAAAGGTTTGCCTGTCACTTCCTCTCTGGAGTATATGAGAGGAAAGCTTCCATCGTTATTCTTACAGAATGGAAAGAGTAGGGGGACCTTGACGTTGTGTGACGGTATTAAGTTACCTTCTTCGGGCATAGGTAGAGGTCCACGTCTACCTAAGAAGTTGTTAGATAGTTCTATTGAGCCCGCGTCTAAGCTGAATGATACTCCACTGGGTACGTGAGTGAAAACTGCCTTTGTCACTAGTTTGTCGTAGTACTCGTCTACGAAAGAGATCATGTGCTCTTCATCCTTACATCTCATACGTGGAAAGGAGAAGACTACAGCAAGTTCAGCTAGGAAATGGCTCCCTAGCTGCTCAGAGGTGTAAATCTGGTGCTCTTGAGAAGGACGGGTGAGTGTCTCTACACTAATCTCTACATTGTGAGGGTCGATAGCAAAGTCTGATCTGTGGTATGTTCCTTTTTCAGTGGACATAGTGTGTGGTACCGTTTATCCAACATAAGTCTTGCATTAGGAATTATTTTTGTCCACTTTATCCTAAGAAATAAAACCTATCCCCAAAAGCACAACAAGCCGAGATGAACAGCTTATACTTACAACACTCTTTCAGAAAGGAAACTGCTAAGACTAAGATCTCCGAAGCATCAAGAGCAAAAGAGTTAGTCTTTGCTCAAGCTATGGAACAAATGATCTCAACTGGAGTTCCTGTTGTACCAAAGAACAACAATGATAAGTACCATGTCACACCTACCTATCTCAAGAAAGTAGTAGACTTCCTTCAAGATAGAATAGCTGAAGTAGCTAAACTCTTCAACGTTTCTGGTAGACTTGACCCTAACGGTTCTTACCACTTAGCTATTAAGAACTATTACTCCAGTATGAAGAAAAGCCCTCCATCTAACAACTATGCTGTTGATGAAGCAGGTTTCAGAACATTAATCACTAATGACTGCTTCTGTACCAAGAAAGATCTCAGAGTTATGTTTGACTACTATCAAGCACTCCTTGTCAGAGCTACTCAAGACCTCTTCTCATTCAGATCACGCAACTCTAAGACTGCTAAAGAACACAAGACCGACAGAACTGGTGGATATCAACTCCACATTATCTCCCGTGACAATCTTGCTTCTCTTGTCAAGTATGGTATGGAAATCCCTAAGAAAGAAGAAGGATCTAAGAAAAGATCTCCAGCAACCATATTGTCAGACAAATCTGTTAACAAGATGGTACCTGCAGGTGATGGTATGTATACTATCCAACAAAGATATCTTTCAGCTTTGTTTGGTAATGCTTTCTACAACACCGGTTCTGAACGTAGATACGAAATTAAAGGACGCTCCAAGCCTGAAATCTACTACAGCATGACCAAGTTTAGTAAAGCCTTTGCAGGTAACACTACACTCGTCAGAAGTGGAGACCAAAATACCCACAAAATCATCCCTGAAGACCCTGTGTCAGCAGCAACAGTACTTGCTGAAGCTGCTAAGGGTGCTAACAGATCTAAGGGTGTCAAAGAAGAATACGTCAACCGTATGGTCGCTGCTTCAGCTATCAAATCTCTTATCGCTCCACCAACTAAGATCTCTTCAGTTGATGCTGCATACCAAGAAGACTTCAGTCAAATGGTTAACAATGCTGAAGAGCTTGGTGCAAACCTCGCTAAGATGTTGAAAGACAAGTTCAAAGAACGTAAAGAATTCTTCTGAGCAGACAGTAGCTACCTAGTCTTATAAACTATAATTATACATCAGTCGATGTATAAACACTAAGCTCGCTCGAAGAGCTCAGACTCTGTGATCTAGATGCCTAGGTTTAGGGATCTATTTGATAGGTAGCTAATGTATGGCTGCCTATTTGTTTTGTTGGTGATGTCTGAAAGCTCCGTAGATGATAGCAATGATTAATGCTACGAATCCAACACCTAGTACAGGTTTCCAGTACCAGCAATGTTCTGAGTCACTCAATTCGCTGCTTTCTGATCTTGTAACATATTTAGGTGATAAGAAGTATAATGCAGCCCAGATTACTATGAATGCAATGATAAAGACTACTACAGATTCGATGACGACTCTCTTGTGATCTGGCTTTTGTACTACTACTATAGCTGTTTCAGTTTCCATTGGAATAGTGGTTGGGCTCATCTTGCTCTTTGCAGGTGCTGTTGTTTTACGTAAAGCTTGTACGGACATGGGGGATTTTAGTTTACTCTTTTATTAATGTATTTTTTCTAGTCTAGAAAATGTCCGTTGAACTACAGCACCTAGAGGTTAGTAGAGGACTAGATTTAGCTGGTACTAATATGAACAGGAAGAACTTCCTGCCCTCTAGTAAGTTGAATGAAATCAGACAACTTCTCGAGGGTAAGGATGCTACTAAGACTAGTAAGAAGAAAGAGTTAGACCCTAGCGTACTGAGAGAACGACTACTGATAAAACAAGACGAAGGTATAGTACACGCCAGGTATGATTTTAGGGAGATGTCTGACCAAAGAGTAATAGACGTCAACAACGAGATAGAACGTAACGCACGTATCATGAATAAAGTACACACCTATAAACTTATACTTGGAGCTATATGGACTATAGCTGACTATGTAATGTCTATGTATATAAGCGAGATGAGCGTGAGCTACCTCGAGATACAGATGACTTACATGAAGGACTATGAGAAGCACTTGTATAGGTACGCAGAATCACTAGTAGAAGCAGAAGATCAAATGGAGGAGGGGGAGGTAGAAGAAGAGTCTCCTTTGAACAAGATCATAGACTCCTCCTGGAAGATAGGGCTCCTAGTAGTAGTCTTGAATCTCATAGCTCAGAAGTGGGGTTCAGCCGGTGCCAATATGATAAAGCCTATAGCTAAGAACTTCATGACTTGGTTCGTGCAAGATGCAGATGGAGGACCCCTAGACTCTAACAATATATTGAAAGAGTCAGTAGACTCAGTCTCCGATATCTTATCTCTGGGTACAGACTTAAGTAAACCTGAAGCAGTACCTGAAGCTAGGGTAGACAAAGGTGCCCATTTCAAAGAGGGACTAAAGACAGGAGGTCCTCCTCCATTCAGTTAATATGATTCGAACGAATCATATACATCTACTTAGAAGGCTTATTACCGATTATGACAAATACTTCACCGAGAGAGTCTAGTCTAGAGCTAATGAGCAATTTGGAGTAGTTGTTTGACATGATAAACGACACTAAAGCGCTATCGCCCGAGACTGACTTCATAAATTCAAATATAGTACAAGTGTTTTTGGTCAGGTATACAGACAAGTATGTCTCTTCCTGATAGTTGATTTCATCCAAATCTTCTCCTAGGATATCTATCCTGTAAGCATGGTTACAAGGTCTAAGCTGATCTCTGATCTCGAAGCAGCCCTCGATACTATCATCGTCACCTCTGAATATTACCTCTAAGATACCTATCATTGATAGGTTTAACTGTACACTCTCTACTGACTTGCTTATCCCAGTCTTAATTGGTTTGAGAGAGGAAGTAGACGTCTTTAGCGCTGGATTATTCATATTCTCTGAAAACTCTTCCATGTGCGATTCCACATCATCCTCGATAGATGCATAGAGGGTCTCCGAATGCATTACCGGTGAACTATTATTAGTCGTTATCTCTATTATGACTTCCTCTTCTTCTCCTAACTTCTTGAACATCTTGAACCTGGTATTGACGCATGCGTTAGATAGGTATTCATTGAATGGTTTAGTAGACATAGTAATGGTAGAATGAGGTTCTCTGGTGAAGTAAGAAGTGAGCTCGTCTGCACATATGTACATACCATGTACCATACCGTCTTGTCGTTTAGCGAGACATGTGATCTTGTCAGTCTCTAATACAAAAGAGACGTGCGTACCCACGTTCTTGGAGTACTTACCCAGAGATTTGAGCAGCTTACCACCCTCGAATATGATACAAAACGAGAGATCCCGATAATCTTCCATCTTTAGGTAGGATCCTGTCAATATTAGGGAAGAAGATATTTTCTGGAAAATATTTTACGAGCGCTCTCTTATATACTTCGAGAAGAGCTTCTGCTGTCTGAGAGACTTCTTGTCTGTACCCTTCCTAACCTCGAGGTCTTTCACCTGGTCGGGACAGAACAATGTAGTCATACGCTTACTGTCGTAGCTCTTGTACCCTATGGTATTGTAGAGCATGTTATCTTTCTGTTGATAGATCAGTATATTGTTCCAAGACTTGTCGCAGACGTGAGACACTGCTCCTATATGACTAAAGAGGTGTATGTTTACCTTCAGAGTCTCAGCGAAAAGCCAAATAGCTCTAGGTGGTACTATTGCGGTCTCATCCAGTAGGCTAGAAGACAAGAGGAGTGGTGAGTTACTCCTTGTTCTAAAATACTCAGCTATACTTCCGTCTATGTCGTTCTCGTCTATTTTAGCATCATAGACTAGGGGGTAGACTAGCTCCCATACACTGAGACCTTTCTTTACTGGAGTGAGCACATTGTTCCCGACGTACTCTCTTATCTCACTAGCCATGACTATTCTCTGATCGTCAGTGGTGGTGAAGTCTTGGTACCTTGTAGAGACTGCACCTAGGATAGCATGGACTACCGATGACGTACCAGTCATAGTAGGAATAAGTAGGAACTCTCCCTTGTCGTCGGAAGAGATCAGTCTATCTCTGTCGCCGTTACTTTGCATTTTATATACATCTAGCTGATGTGTATTGGAGAAGAGTTTAAGTAGGTCTACCGAAGCGTAGTGTAAGAACTAGTATTTGACGTACTGACCCAAGAGAGGCGGCTAAATGGACCACTAGTTCTTCTGGTAAGACAGTCGGTAGTGGAATCAAGTACTGGTTTGGTCCTACGTCCCTTACTAATCGGACAATTTTTACCTTCCTGTATTTCTTCATCATGCAGGAAAGATCGCCAGCGACTGCCAACTCATCTAGCGAGAAGGAGGTAGCCATGTCCAGACCTCTTATACTATCGCAGATTAGTGAAGATAGAGAAGGCATCCTTCTTGTATTAACTGAACTGAGGCAAGCTTCAGGTACTCGAAGCTTCTGCAAAGCTGGTAGGTATAAGTCCTTAAAGGAGAATAGACTAAAGGTGTCATGGAGGAACAAACGTTCAATAGAGCTAGAGACAAGTCTTATACACTTGTGTACGCTCTTTAGTACCTCAGTAGTCTTCCTAAATGATACTACTACACCTTTGTCGTTTATTACACTGCAAGGACCAGTTAGTTCACAGTTAAGAGTGAGATTCTCTATTCTTCCCACGTTAAATAGGAGTTCAAACAGAGCACCAGACATGAGTCTATTCAGACGTATGTTAGAGACAGGTATCTTCCTGTTCACTATCAATAAGGGATCAATATCTCCCATCAACAGTGACTCGACTCTAGCTATATACATGAAGTCTATAGCAGCTAAGTCAAGCACGGAGCAGTTGAGCTGTTTGATCTCTAGGTTCCCGACTACTCTACGAAAGAAGCCAGGAGACTTAGAGGTCTTTACGTTTATAAGATCGAGAGAAGGGTATCTACTGGTAGACAGCGCAGGTCTAGTATTCAGTTTACAGTCGCACTCGCGCACTACGTCGAGGGCCCTTACCTTTCGTATGAATTCGTCTGGGACTATCCCGTTACTACAGTTCAAGTGGTGTAGCTCAGTACAAACAGGAGCAAAGGTCTTGAGCTGTACTGAGTCTATTCCCTGGTCAACTATAGACCTAGACAAGTCTAGCTGGTAGATACCAGAACCAGGAACAAAGCAAGATATACCAGCACTAAGGTCGTCATGTCCCATTATAGAGCAGGAGGCTCCACTTATAGGAACATAGCTATTGATAGTGGTGATGGTATTGTAGTACTTACTTCTAGTATGAGGATCAGTGAGTACCACAGATTCAGGAAAGGTATTACCTTCGTAGTCCACCTGTCTACTATTAGAAGCGTAGACACAAGAGTTGTCAGAAGGAGTATAAAACTTAAGGTAGATAGGATTCATAGGGACTAATAGAGTCTAACTGGGGAGTATAGTGCTAAGAGGTCTAGCGTAGTAAGGTACTAGTTGTGCATCTCTAGTATCTCTTACAGTGAGTATATATTAACGCGTTAATATATGAGTTCAGTCAGTCTACTCTAACGATTCCTACCAATGTCCATTACTATAGGTGCGACTAGGTACTCAGTAGTAGGTCCTGTAGCACTAGTGAACCTATGCAGGAAGACTACTCTCTTGAGGTAGGAGGGATAGTTCCTGCACAAAGGTAAAGGTACACTCTGTACGTAGTCCCAACTCTTCTTACTCCAAGGTATTACTACTTCTTCTACTGTATCATTTACGGGTACGTCTAACGTGTCTTCCGAGACTAGTCTCCTGCACTTGTACTGAGAAATCTCGCTGTAGATCCTACCATCCGAGCAGCTGAGAGATAGAGTATCGAATCGGGGTACTTCATGAGGTCTCCACTTCATGAGAGTAGACTGGAGCACCCTGACATTGGGAGGTAAGCCTACGAGAGTAGAGGTTAGTGGACCTTCTTTCAAAGTGCACACGTCGGAGAGACCGGCTTCATTCAGGACCGATTCGTCTGTAGCGATAGACTCAGTGAAGTAGTCTGAAGGCACTTCCGCTGTCACTTCTACTACTCTTCCCCTTGGAAAGTCTGGGTGAGACATGTATAGTGCCCACGGGTTAGTGGATACACGACCAGGGAAGTCACGGTCAATCAAGTCCACGTACTCACTAGCTGTGTAGACTGCATGCGTACACCGGATATCCCTATCCTTTAGCTTGAGGGTAAAGGCTAAGGAGGATAGGTCTAGGTCAAGTGTGAACACAGAAATAGGGACAGAGAGTCTAAAAGTCATGGGGACAGTCTTTACCTACCGAGACTTTGATATACACTGCTGAGTGTATATACAATAGAGAGTATATTAATGACTAAAATAAGAGTGAGTCGTGGGTCCATTCATTTGTTTTGTTATTACTATAGTACAGGGACGCCTACCGTAGTGGGTCCTTTATATTCCTTTCTGTAGAAGTTTAGATAAATTGTCAAGTAGTACCTGCAGTCTCAGTATAATAAGTCAAGAGATATGTATGAGCTCATACATATTTAGTGGCGTAGAGAAGCTAACTTCATCATCACAGTATACTTACCACCGTTGATACCCGGTAAAGACACCTTGTTAAACATTCGATAGGTTACCAGACCCTCACCTTGATCTCTGTAGGTTACAGTAAATGAGAGACCAGACTTGTTTCTCTTGTCACGTCTAATGACTGCAGGAGTACCTTCCTCTATACTTCTTCGTCTCAAGAAGAGGTTCATGTGGTAAGTGAAAGACTTCAAGGAGAAGTTGTTAGCTCCATTCTTGTGTATGTTCACATTGATTACATTGAGCTTCTTGTTACCGGTATCGAAGACCCTAGCCGTCTCTAAGGTGAAGTAGCCCTCAGTGACTCCTTCAGTCACATACTTTCTTTGCTCTTCAGTTAGAGTATACGGTTTAAGCTTGACTAGAGGACCTAGCTCTTTCTTGATCTCACGAGGCTTACTGTAGAACCATTCATCTTCATCGTCTTCGTCGTCAAAGTCTGCCCAGTTGAAGGGTTGACTGAAGTCTATAGGCTTCTGCTCTACCTTAGGTTTAGGTTCAGGCTTCACAAAGTCAGGATCTTCTATCCACTCTACTCGTTCAGTGCCGTCTTCGTTAAAGCCTGCTAATACGTTGTACTCTAGGAGGTTCTGTATAAATACATAGCCTTTATCGTTACCTCGCATAGTAATGTAGATGAAGGAGTCGCACTTCTTAGAGTTTACTTCTCCATCTGAAGGTAGCCCCTCAGCCTTTAGTCTTTCTCTCTCTTTCTTCTCGTAGTACTCGTCCATAGTAGCCCTGATACTAGAAATGACTTGCTCTTCTGAAGCGAGTACCTCAAAGGTGGCCCATAGTATTCTAGGAGCTATTTCACTGTTAGGATCTGACATGCTGTTATCGTTCGGTGCTCGTTGTACTCAATAGGGTTCCACCTTTTTGTCCCAGTTGCTGGAACGTTTGGGAAGCGTTGGTGAGACGGTTACTATTTATTACTCAAATATTGATCGAAAGGTACAGTGGCTAGTCTCCAAAGTAGTTGCTCGTACGTCAGTAGACTATGTCGTACAGTCATACCTTGTCTAGCCCTCTATCCCTCTACGAGTTCTTTAAGCATAGGTTCCCTCTGGAGACTACGTTATCCGAGAGTAACAAGCTGAACCAGCACGTCCCTGTGACTAAGAGAGCAGTAGTTGAAGACTTGGTAGCTACCACAAAGAGGATCAACAGTCGGTACTACAAGCTGTCTGTCTACAATAATGGGTACGCTCAAGTGGACATCTCTATTTCTACCACCTCTGGAACGACCAGTGTAGAAACGAAGTCTATAGCTGAATACTCAGAGTATCACGTTGTACTCACCAACCTCAATACAGCCATCGTGTCTGGTAAGAGGAACTCGAAAGCAGAAGAGAGTCGCTGTTTAATCAAAGACATACACCTTCCCCTTCTAGACGAGGATGAAGTATACACGATCCAGAGAGTACTCAAGAAGGTCTATACTCCTGTCAGTACCTCTAGTAGAGCTGTCTCTATCTATAGCGTGAGAGAGTTTTTGGAGTCAGAGGTAGTAGACTTGGAAAACGAGATAGTCTTGATAGACGAGAGAGATGAAGTCCCGATACCCGATAAAGAGGAAGAGACTAAGTCAGCGTTACATAGTCTGGACTTACTAGACGTTAATCCCGACATCATCGGGAACTGTCTCTCTAAGGTACAAGAAGAGTACCTTCGTGAACTTTCTGTACGAGTTCCTACGTTAGATCATTTACCCGACCTTTCTAGGTACCCTAACCTTGAAACTCTCAGCATAACTACTACTAGAGAGGGAGGAGAGCTAGTCTCTGGTCACGCGTTTTGCCTGCCTTATGTACTGACCCTTAGGTCCTCCGATCTCATAGTGGCTAATGGCCTCTGCTATACTAGAGTAAGGGTACTCACCGTAGAGTGCAAGACAGTAGCCCTTACTACCTCGCTCATTCCTCACTTGAACGTACTTTATCTAATGTGCGAGGATCCTTCCTCTTGTAACGTAGTAATAGACACTGAGCTAGACTTCGTGGGAGTATCTGCAGGCTTCGCCAGTCTCCCTAAACACGTACTCAAGAGGCTGTTCAAAGTAGCTCCTAAACGTGTGGAAGTGCTGGTGTAGGGGTACCAATGTATATAGATTAGTCAATCTATATGTAGAGAGTGGGCTCTTATCTTACCATTACTTCAATGAGAATTAGGACCTCTACAAGTCCTTTCTTTACGTCAAAGTAATGCATGCGCACTATGTGGTTGGAGTCCTCCACGAAGCCTCCGATGGTGTTCCGAGTACCGTGAAAGATGGAGGTCTTTATTCCACTATCGTCTAGTCCTTTACTAGAGAATGTGAGAAGGCTATCCAAGCTTTCGTTCTCCCTAGTAGTAATCCAAAACTCGTACACTACTTGTTCAGCCTGAGGTACTTGGAGGTTCTTTTCTGGGAGTAGTACCCAGTCTTCGTCCTCTGAGTCAAACTGTCCCGCGTCCTCTAGCTCTGGGAGTAGTATCCAGCCTTCTTCCTCTGGAATAGTATGCACTTGTACTATATTTCTGTCCACGGGAACAAGTTCGGTACGTTTACGAGAGTCCTTAGTACAGACTTCTTCTACTTGACCTGTGTAGGGTAAGGGGTAGAGACCTCCGTTCTTGTCTATTAAGTAGAAGGCGAGGTCTACCGCTTGGTTTGTTACGATGTAAGTAGGAGTAATCATTATAGGAATAGGTTCCGTTAACTGGGGGATATAGTGTGGTATAGATGGTCCCTATCTATACCGAGTGTACCAAGGTCGACTAGTCTATAATAAAGAGCGAATTCCAACCACTCCTTACAGGCGCTACCAATGCAGCTATTACGTAGAAGACCAGGAGAGGTACTATGATAGTGGCGATACCCAATAGGTACATCTTGAGAGACAAGTGAGACCTAGTCTCCTTCTTCTCTGTCTTAGTCTGTTCCGAAACGGTTTGCGTACTACTTGAAGCCATTTTAGTTGAGTGGAGGTATAGACTAGTCGTACTCAAGACCTTTACGAAATACGTACAGAGGTATCGCAAAAGTAGACTAGATGGCTGCGACTTTAGAGATAGAGAACTTTAGGTGCTGGGAAGAACTTAGGCTAGACATAGCCCTTGACGGCTGTACGCACATCTCCGGTAACTCTGGTGCTGGGAAGAGTACTGTCTTCGAGGCTTTACTTTGGTTACTCTATGGTAAGCTCAAAGACGTTAAGAACAAAGACCACGACGGTCCTACCTCCGTCTCACTCACTATAGGTGACCTGTGGATCAACCGTAAGAACTCTCCTGCCAGGTTCACTGTAATACGTGGAAACGTCGAAGTAACTGCGAACGAGGCAGAGGAGTACATAGTGGAACTATTTGGTGAACGAACCTACTGGATGTCTAGCTCCTACATCTCTCAGGGTAAGCTATGTAAGTTACTGGAGGTATCGGAGAAAGAGAAGCTAGCTATACTTTCATGGATGGCTTTTAAAGGTGAAGACCCTAAGGAGTACCAGGCCAAGATCAAGGAGGAAATAGAGAAGGCTGACAAAGAGCTTTACTCTGCTCAATCCAAGGCAAGAGCTAAGCTTTCATGTCTCAAGACTGTAGACCGCAAGTGGAAAAGGATACTCAAGCTGGAGCTCACCGACGAGGAGCACTTCCTCTACAAGAGCTACGAGGACCTGAAGTCAGAGAGGGAAAGAGGAATGAAGGAGCTAGCAGTCTACGAAGCTCACCTCCAGGAAGTAGAAAGGTCCAAGGAGGCTAGACGTAAGATACTAGAAGAGCTAGCGGAGCTAGGAGAAATAGATACGGGACTGGACTACTCTAGCGACGACTTAGAGAAGTACGGTCTCAAGCTAGAAAGACTAGAGACTTGTGCACCTATATTGAAGAAGCTAGAGACCAGTCTAGTACCAGACGTACCTGAACTAGACGAAGATGAAGTAGAGCTTCTATACACTCAGACTCGTGAGTACTCTGCGTATCTTGACTCGATTAGTAAGTACAAGGACTTAGAGGACCGTACTGAAGTAGAGTTGAGGGAAGAGATAGAGAAGCTGAACTCTGAACTAGACGTCCACAGGGTCATGTCAAGTAGGAAGCAGGTCAACAGTCTGATCTCTCAAGCTACTGAGCTCGAGTCTCAGCTAGAAGAAGTAAAGTCTAGAGAGGTGGGAGAGAAGGTACAGCTGGAAGACATAGGAGAGAAGGTATCTGCTATTTCAGCACTGAAGTCTAGTCTAGCCCTCGTCAAGAAGTCAAGGAAGTACAGGTGTCCGTCCTGTCAGACTCCCTTCCACATAGACTCTAACATGGAGCTCTCTACTAAAGAGGTAGACGTTAGCGCGTTAGAGGCTGACTTAGAGACCTTACAGGACGAGCTTTCCGATACTAAGAGAGCTAACAAGAAAGCTTCGGAGACTAACGTAGCGATAGACAAGGCTGGACTCAAGCGGGAGCGAGACCAGACCAGACTAGAGACTGAGCTTAGGTCTCTAAGGAAGCAGATAGGTCAGTCTGTCTTAGAAGAGGTAGACGAGTCAGCCATCCTGTCTCTCAAGGAAGTAAAGTCTAGGGCTAGTACTATAGACCGCTACAGGAAGAGACTGAAGATAGAAAAGGTAGAGAAACCCGAGTACGAATACAAGGACGTAGCTAACAACGCAAAGACTAGAGCTAAGATAAGAGAGTATGAGAGGGAACTAGCCCAGATAGGGGAGGTACCTCAAGACCTAGTATCAATGGGCTCTAAACGAATCAAGGAGCTAGTAGCTAGTCTCAAGCTTCACTCTGACAAAGTACACAAGTACAGGACCAAGCTGGACAGGATCAATGGAGTACTGAGCAAGGAACTAGAAGCTCCTGTCTGTAGACCTACTAGTGAAGTAGATAAAGACATAGAGGAAGCTAAACGGATCAAGGTAAAGGTGGGTAAGTACAAGAAGATAGTACCTCTTCACGAGAAGTATACGAAGTACAAGAACAAGGAAGTAGAGCTTGAGGGAAGGATAGACGACCTTGGCAGACTCCTGGAGATACACAAAGAGTGCGAGTACACTAGTCTCTCCAACATAATAGACTCTATAAACGTAGAAATGACATCTATCTGCGACAGGATCTTCAAGGAACCTATTAGCGTAGAGCTCAGACTTAGCAGGACACTAGCTAACGGCAATGAGAAGAACTCGGTAGGCTTCAACATCATCCACAAGGGGAAGGAGTACAGCTCGATCAGGTCTCTCTCAGGTGGAGAACAAGACAGAGTAAGTCTGGCTCTCACTATAGCCCTACACAAGTTCAAGAACACAGGACCCTCTATCCTCATGATAGATGAAACACTAAGTTCAGTAGAGCAGAGGATCAAGAAGCGGATAGTGAAACTATTCAAGGAGCTTCCCTCTGGTATTAAGCTAGTCTCTATACACGACGACTTCAGCACCCAACTAGAGCACTCTATAAACCTAGACCTGTAGACAACCATTATACCACATAAGCATGTGATATAGAAAATAAAACCTTCACCAGTCCAAATCAACGACCCCGACTACTTTAACGAACCCGACGAACCTAATGACCTCAACTAAGAACGACATTGAACTCAGTGAACAACCGGAAGCAGTAGAGACTCCAGCTAAACGCTCTATGGTAACAGCGGCTAAACGCCCTACTCCTAAGCCTGCTAAGGAAGCTCCAACTCCTGCACAGGAACCTGAAGACGAGGAGACTCTAGCTACCCCAGCTAAACGCTCTATGGTAACAGCGGCTAAACGCCCTACTTCTAAGCCTGCTAAGGAAGCTTCAACTCCTGGAGAAGAGGAAGAGGAAAATCACATACCTACTATCTACTACAACAAGAACATAGAGTTACGTGAGGAGAACATAGCCAAGGTATTCAAGATCGCTAAGGTCCCTCAAAGGAAGAAGGACGCTACTGGAATGTTCACCTTCTATCCAGTCATAGATCCTCCTCCTTTAGCTACATGCAAAATACCTGTCTACTTTAATAGGTACGATGACAAAGACGGTGCGTTCACCTCTTACAGTCTTGCTGTCTCTACTAAGAAGGCTGAAGGTGTCAAATGTAGAGACCTCTTAGGTAAAGTCAAGTCGCACCTCTATAGTGTAATAGATGGAGACAAAGACTATATGAACAAGGAGGTACCTGGAAGAGGTGGAGACGATAAGTTCAATGGCTTCGTCTTCTTTGACAAGGACGGTAACCAAGGACTAGGCTTCGACCTCAAGGAAGGGTACACTGCTAAAGAGAAGAAGTTCTACCACACAGACATCTACTGTAGAACTAAATCAGGTTCCATGAAGGTGTTCAAGCCTAACGCTCACTTGGACGAGATCTTCAAAGCTAAGAAGTATGAAGTAATCATAGCCTTCAGTATCAGCGGTATACGTATTCCAGATCGTTCAGATCACAGCAACAAGATATCTTATCGTGTGACTAGAGTAACCTTGATAAGTCAATCTGAGCCTGACGGTACAGACGAAACAATAGCAATGATGAAGCACTACGGTGAGACACTTGCTGAAGGTGAGTCAGCTATCTATGCAGACGACAGTGAGGAAGAGGATGAAGAAGGAGAGGACGATCACAGCTACCAACCTCCTCCACCTAAACCTGCTAAGAAAGCACCTAAGACTACTAAGACTGCTACTAAGTCTAGAGCTCCTAAACGTGCTCAGACTCCAATACCTAGAGACCCTACTCCTGAACCTAGTGAAGAGGAAGAAGAGGAAGAGTACGAGTCTAGCAGTGAAGAGTTACCACCTCCACCTCCTAAGAAGACTAAGAGAAGCAGAAAGAGTAGAAAGTAAGCCTACTATGTAAGATATAATATATAAGTCACTGGACTTATATGGCGATAGACTGAGTAATCTAACTCTTATTAATGTAACCACCTACCATAGCGTCTGCAGTCTTACGTACTCTATTCTTGAGTTCATCTGGGAACCTTCCTCCGGTACACGCGATGATACCCTCGAAGTCTACCTGACCATCTTTAACGAAACGGTCAGTGTCTATACTCTTTCCGTCCTCTCCCATGAAATTGGAGACTATTTCCTTGACAGCTAAGACTGCTTCCTCTCCCATACTAGTATCCTGGATGTTGAGACCTGTTGCACTAGCGAACTTCATGACACAGTCACTAATAGTCTCATCATCGGTCTCAGCTGGAATGACAGTCTTAGTAGGGAATCCAAACCTAGCTTCCAACTTGTTGATGATTAGGCCAGAGAAACGTCTTTGACGCTCGTCATTAGTAGCAGTGAATATACACCTGAAGAAAGTCATGATGTAGTTGTCTCTGAGTCTCACCTCTTCTGCAGTCTGCATGCCTCCTACTAGATGACTCATGATAGTACCAATTGGAATCATACCAGCATGAGTAGTGTCAGCTTCGTTAGGGGTAGGTATGTAAGCTTTAGGTGGAATACGTCTGATGATATCCATGTAGTCTGTCTTCTGTCTTACGCTACTGAAGAGGTTAGCGTTATTGTAGTACATCTGATTGAATGATACTTTGATGTCATCGACTGTGATCATCTTGCGGCTCAACATCTCGAGTACATAGTTGAAGGGTACTAGCTCTTTGATAGCTTCTCCCACAGCATAGTCGTGCGGCTTTATTCTCTCCATAAGGTTCATGGTTAGCCTGACCAACTCCTTAAACGAGGTAATGAAGTCGTTATCTATACTCTTGTACAACTTAGTGGAACTCATGTAACTGGTACTTAAAGGGACCTTTTGCTATGTTAAACAGGTAGATTAAGGATGGTTAAGACAGCTAGAACACTAGTGAACTTCCCATATACAAAGTCTTGTAGTACGTCGTATAGAGTAATACTGAGATGCAAGACGACAGGTAGATACCTCATAATCAGGAGGTCAGATAGTAAGGAATATCTTACTATACTAAGAGGTAACTTCGCGGTAGCTGACTTAGTAAGACTGGCTCCTAAGTTAACCCGTGAAGAAGCAGATAACTTAAGAATGATGAATACTAACCTGTATACTGTAGAGTGCTTGAGAGCTAAGGTAGTAGAGAACAGGACTCAGTTCTTTCGGAAGCTACCTAAGATCAAGATGGCTGTAAAGTTGTACTCCAAGAACTGTCCTCTAAAGTGGGCTTGGCCAGGAGGTAGGATGAAGAGTGGAGAGACGGGTAAAGAGGCTGCCCTAAGGGAGCTATTTGAAGAAGTAGGTATCCGTATCTTAGCTAAAACTGTAGACGATACTACCATTCGAGACGAAGAAAGAGTCTGTGGCGGTAGGTACGTACTGAACTATCACTACATGGCCGAGATAAAAGACGAAGTAAAGCCTAGACTCACATTCGAGTCGTCTGATGCCATATGGTGCGAATCTAAGGAGCTAGGAAACTACCTGTCCGAAGACATGATCAGAACTATTACTCTACCTGCTAAGGTATGACAAACATATAACTTGGACAAGTTATATTAAGAGTCACCTAGTAGTTGGTGAAGTCTGTCGCTTGATCCCATAGGACTTACAGTCCTAGCCTTCTTACCAGGAGTAACAGATCTGACCTCTCTGTCGTCTAACATATCTTTATCTCGCATCAAGTTAACTAAGTTCTCAAACTGTGCATCTGCAGACCTGGACTCTTTAGCCATGGCTACTAGCTGGCGACCGAACCCCTCTACTCGTTTACCGCTACCCTTTTGCCCCATTTCTACTTCTTGTAGCCTGGCTTCCATCGCTATGAGTTTCTCGGTCAAAGCTGCGTCTCTCTTGTAAAAGTAATAGGCCATGAATCCTAAAGCTCCTGAGTTGATAAATGGGTGGAACTGTGCCAACGATGTAGTCTTATCTTTATCGCTCATCCCTTTGTTTTAAGCGGTAACAACTGATTATTTAAAGAGGAAGATTTCAGCGTTAAAAACGATCTCAGTATGTCTAAAAGCAGTAAAGGTGATACTTCCACATCTGGAGATGAAGACGTGAGCGGTGAAGTCTTAGTAGAGATAGACTTTACTGAAGAGAGCTCCGAGGGTTCAGAGGAGTACGAATCTTCCCGTGAAGATGAAGACGACGAAGACATATATGAATACTCTGATGAAGTAATGGAAGATTCTGGTTACGACAGTCAAGGCGAGGCTACCATTATCAAGGAAAAAGAGCTCAAAGTAGTGGAGGTAGAGCTCAGCTCAGACAGCGAGGGTAGCGATGAAAGTGAAAGTAGTGACGAGAGCGAGGATGAACCAAAGCCAACTAAGAAGTCAAAGACCACTAAGAAACCTAAGGCTAAGCTAGTCAAGAAGCCTAAGACCAAGACTGTCAAGAGGCCGTCTAAAGCTCCAGTCAAGTCTAAGACTTCATCCACCATCTTGAAGCCTATACACATACACCGAGGTATTCAAGAGAGAAAAGAAGACTTCTCCTACCGCCAGGAACTTACTCAAGCTTTCATTGAAGATGGGATGGCAGAGACTAAAGCTGCGGTACTAGCTAACTTCGTATTCCAAATCATCATAGGTAACCCTGTACTCGATACTGAACTAAAGAATGAGATCGTAGACCTACTCGAGAAGACAGCTGCTAGACGTAGTTAAGTATAGTTGGGTATAAATGAATCAAGCCGATTCATTTGACTGGATAGAAGATTATCTGGTTACTGGACTCGATAGTCTGGTAGCTACCGGAAGGTGCGTGTAGACTAGTCTTGATCCATCCCATCAGGTCGTCTGGTCTAGGTAAAGTATTAGTCTTGGAGTGGTCGTAGTAGACATTAGTTAAGTCTGGATTAGGCTTACCAGTGGAGACGCACCCGTCGTAGTCTGCTCTCCTAAAGATCATGAAGTAAGGGAACATCTTCACAAACCCTGGACTGCGTAAGAAGGAGGGGGTACTAGCTTCACTTATGTCTAGTCTCTTTATGTCTAGAAGTGTACCGCTAAATTCATTCCTGATGAATTTGACAGTAGTCTCCCAGGTTCTACCCAAGTGCATACAAGCTGGACAGCCCTTTCTGGTTACTACTACCAAGATGTATTTAGTTGGGTATACTGCTGTCATCTCTTTTCACACTAGCAGCGTCTGGGTTAGTATAAAATCTGCGGCGTACTTGATAAGCTGACCAAGCTGTAATAATGATTATGATCAGGATAATAGCGAACTTGAAGATTAGGGCGTCTCTGTCATACTTCCTCACAGGTAGATTGTAGACGTTAGCTCGATTCATTACCTCTACGTCTGAACTACCTAGGGATACATCGAAGAGTAGCTGGTCTCGTAAAGCCCTACAGACCACCATCTTAGAGTCAGTGAGTAGGGTATTGACTAAAGCTGTAATCCAGTTCTCCTTAGTAATGATAGAGCGTATGGACTTAGAATTAAGTAGCTCAGGACTCATAATGAAGGCTTGACTACAGGTAAGACTAGAGACCAAGGACAGCTCAGGACCTACCGAAACCTCTTTATTCACTAGTACGCCACAGGAAGCAAGCATGCACGCTCCTATCCTACGCTTGTGGTTTCCTGTACTATTGAACTGTTCTATCTGCCCTATGGTTCGATTGACGCTCTCTAAGGAACTTGGAAAGATAGTACTATCCTTCATAAAGAGTACGTAGCCAGACTGAGTAGACTCCTGAAGGTTTCCCAGTACCGTAACCATGGCTTCGTCTGGAGTACGTCCCTTAAGCTTAGGCACCTCAGTAAAGTCGTAAGGAAGGTCTATGTCCCCTTGTCTCTCACCTCGAAACACGTAAACTTGAAGACTCATTTTACATACAGTAAAGGTAGAAGGACACTAGTGAACTCTAGTGAACAATATAGATTGACTAATCTATATGAGGTAGTTCAGGCGCTGTACCGAAGTCTAGGAAGCTGAACTGTGCGCACCCTTGACCTTGGATCGTACACGTTTAAAGTCCAGGGTGACGTGGTATACTCCTATAGTGTGGGACCTATCTCCACTTAGTTCAGTATATTTGGCCTTGAACCTGTCTATCTTCTGGGTATGAGTGCTTAGTCTCAGGCACTCGAAGCAGCTAACTTCGTCGTTCTTGTGCTTAGTTCGTCTCAGATAAATGCCCACGAAGCGGTGGTTTACTAGAGATCCGTCATGTAAAGTACCCTTCGATACTACCTTCAGACCCCTCGTGTCTATACTCGTGGTACAGAAAGGAGTCATAGAGGTGACGTTAGACGGTAAAGTTTCTAGTCGCTCTATCATAGTTGCAGGTAGTCTAACGTCTTGAGGTCCTTCTATAAGACTAGTCAAGTCCTTGCTGGTGTATTTCAGAGGTACGTTGGTGCAAGAGACTCTAAGCTTCTCTATACTCTCAAAGTCCACTACCTTGCGTAAGTATGGTATCGATTCTAAAGAGCAGGTCAGCTTCCGTATCTTGGACTTCACATACGTCTTGTCTAGTGGCTTTCCGTTAATATGTTTGCCGTTCACGGACAGCTTATCTAGACTTACTCCACTAAGCATAGAATAATCTTTAATCCCAGGATCCATCTCTAATGACCTTACCTTACTGAAGTCTAGACCAGGTAGCTTGAACTCTCCACGTCTCGAATGAACTACACGATACTCCGTGAGGTTCTCGTTGGAGGAGTTCAGCATAGAGATGAACCGTGGATCGTTACACTCGTCTCCTTGAAATACTACAGAGGTGACATGAGGAGGCACGTGTCCCTTCTCTTTGATCTCGTTAGAAGCCATACGGGTATAGTAACTCCACTTCACGTTCCTTAGCTGTATGAGGTAGGCTACTTCTCCCTCTGCGTACTTTATTATCTTGTGCCCACTACTTGCTATGTTCTCACGTTCGAACTGAGTAACGCCTGGATAGTCCTCTCCAGACTTAAGGTAGCTAGTAGGCATAGAGACGACGTCTAGTTCCTCTGGGGGTACCAGTACTCCATCCTTCTTTAGGGTTACTAGAGGCTCAATGCCATAGTCTGTCACCACAATAAATCCTCTGTGGTTTACGTCTGAATAGGTAGTGTTAGTGGGGGTAGTCTGGGACATGGCTGCAATAGTGCACAAACTAGGGTACAGATAAGGTAGTAAGTGCACCTTCTAAGTACAGTTAGAGTGCCGTCAGTGTGGTGATGACTTTATCAGAGAGTCAGGAACGGTGCAGTAGAGGTAAGAGTGAGCTGCGTTAGACCACTGCCATAGTCTAATCCATGTAGAGTAAAGTAAGGGGTAAGGTCGTCTAGCTGCAGGAGCGCTTGGTGGAGAGACTTCATTTTTTAGGGGTCCAGGGAACTTTTGAAGCTTAACTACATTTACTCACTCGGAAATTGTAGTGAGTAAACATGAAGCCTGAAGTAATATGGGGTAGAAGGGCACCTTGATGATCCTCTCCCTGTACAGGGTAGGGAGCTATCGCAGTCTACCCCCTATTCTACCTTCTCTATACTCTAAGGTTAGGTCTAGTATACTGGAGGCTACGGTTAGCTTCTAGGAGAGGATCAGTAGCCTCTCTAGTCTATGGGGTACGGGCAGACTCCGCCCCCTCCCACCTACACCCCTAGCTGCATAGTCGTGTATACAGGCGTTCTTCTAGTAGAGATAGTCTATCCTCCCTGGTCTAGTATGGGGAGAGCTGGGGTCTACTACTTTTACTCTCTCCTTCTCCTCGTATATAGGTCTACTTACCTATATGGTTTACCTGGGGGTGTATTAGTACTCTCGTCAGTTTAGTTGTTATCTGCTATGCTTCCACCTGTTCTGGAAGGTAGGACTACCACCTGGAGGCAGTTTGCGCTCCCTTGATCTTGTGACTAGGTTTGGAGTCAAAGTTCAACGAGAAGGTGTACTCCGTGCTGCGACTCGTGTCGTCTTCGTAAAATGTATAAGCAACCCTTAGACTGTCTAACCTAGGCATAGTATCTCTATGTAGCTTCATCCAATGGAAGCGACTGCGGAAGCCGTCTCTCTTGTTCGTCTTTAGTTTCTCCAAGAACGACCCTGATATCTTATCTCTGGGTGGCATTCTGCTGCGGGAGACTACTCTCAATCCTCTAGAATCCTTGACTGGGTATACAGAGGTAACGTTAGAAGGTATGACCTGAAGTCTACACAGCACTTGTGCAGTCACTGTTACTTCTTCAGGCCCCTCTAATACTTCAGAAAGATAACTGCTAGTGTGGCATGAGTAGGGAGTTCCAGGAAGTAACCTAAGCTTCTCTATACTGTCGAAGTCTATTACCTTACGCAAATGATGCATTCCAGAAACCCTACACAAAAGCTTACGTGTGACTATCTTCTTGTAGTCAGAGGGTACAGTTATGTCTTCTGCCGCGTGGTTAATAGTTATGCAATCGAAGCTGGCGCCGCTTAAGCTACCTAGTCCCTTAGACGTGTCAAAGGACACTGTGCGGATTTTCTCTAAGTTCAGGCCTGGAAGCAGTTCTGAACTTACAGGATTGTGTATGAGGAGTCTGTTCAGATTAGGTGCGGAGTTGAGGATAGACATGAGATTTCTATCGTAGGCATAACCACCCAGACATAGTACAACGGAGTCAACGTGAGATGGTACGTGTCCTATCGACAAGATTTTGGGGGCAGACATTGTAGTAGGCTGGCTAAAAGTGACATTCCTAAGACGGACTAGGTATACCATATCTCGCCTCTCTATTATCTGTAATATATTGAGTGACCTACTCACCAAGATAAAGTCTAGTTCCGTCACTCCTGGTACTGGAGTAGACTCTATTAGGGCAGTACCAGGTATAGCTACTACGTCTAGTTCCTCTGGGGGTACTCTCATCCCATCTTTCTTTAGCTTGAACCGAGGAGGTCTATCGTAGCTTGAGATAAAGATTGCCCCTCTATGATAGGAGCCAGAAAGTTCAGATGGGTCCATGGTCTGTATTTGTTCAGTCCCTACGTCTCCAAATATCGAGAGGATATGGATGATGAATAAATCAATACACTAGAGACCTGACTGTCTTTACCGATCTGACAGCTGAAGCTAGTATATGATCGGAGTCTATTCTTCTAGTATATAGGTCTACTTACCTATATGGTTCACTTAGAGGTGTACCAGTACTCTCGCTACCTTTACTTGAACTTGAAGACTAGGTCGTACTCCTGTCTTTCCTTGAGTGGGTCCTGTGTGGAGCCGTAGCAGCGGTACCTTATCTCACGTAGGTAGTCGCTAGCTTCTATCTTACCTAGTACCCTAGTCTCTTTGGTACTGCCTTTCACCTCTTCAGTCCAGCAGTAGTGGTACAGCTCGTGAATGTCTCTTTCTACTCTAGAGTGAATGTGGGAGGTCGTCTGGAAAGGGTCGGAGCCTACCCCTACTACTTCCTGAAAGTCTATTCCCTCAGGCACCTCGTGTAGTGCAGCTACCTTGACTACTTCAGGAACTATGCCGAATGGAAATAGGGACACACAGGAGAGGTCCCAGTCTACTCTGCGTCTAGGTACTAGCTTTAGTGCCTCTCCTATCTCCCTACACTCCGTGATGAAGTCTCGAGCGCTCACGTCGTCTCGAGGAGTAGGGTAGTAGTCTACGTCTATCTCCCTTATGTCAGCACCTTCAGTCACTAGAGTAGTGACAGCGGAGTAAGGGCACTTAAGGTACCCTACTCTCTTACCGTCGAGCGGGTCGGCTGGAGCGAAGGGATCGCCTAGCTCTCCTACTTCGAGGTAGTCTAGGTGCTCCACCTTCTTGAGTAGGAAGTAAAGGTGCAAGCTAGAAGCCTGTTCCATGGTGACTCTCTTGAAACGACTCATGTCTAGTCGTACCTCTAGCTCTGCAATGGTCTCCACAGTATGAGTACCAGTGAAGACTATCTCAGTCAGTCTAGAGTAGCGACCAGAATTAATGTCGCTGACTAAGTCGATGACTTCCTTGGACTCTGCAGGTGCGTCAAGGTAAAGCTTAGTCACGTCACGAGGGTATAGCTTGTGGATAGTATCGATAGTATAGGAATAGGAACTCTCAGGTAGGTCGCTACAGTCTACCTCTACACAGTAAAGTACGTATCCGTCTGCTCTGTTCCCAGTTTCTTTGGAGACAGACTCTTCTATGCGCTCACCTACTATCTGTCTAAGGACTGGTGAGGTGCAGTGGAGTACTTTAGTCTTCCCGTCCTCTACCTCTACAGACGCGTACTGGCAGTCAATACGGAGGTACCCCTTCTCAATGTAGATTTGGGGAGTAAGGCTCTTGTGGATTAGCACGGTAGGATAGTGGGTGGATGAAGACATTAGTAAACACTACTGCTCTGGTCAAGGATCAATTTGACTAGAGTAGTAGCCTTTACACGCTGACTGCACTGGTCGATTAAGCATGGTAGTAGTACATATATAGGTTTACTTACCTATATGGGAGGTTCAGTCTTACTCTAGCTCCACTACCGTCCTAGCTGACTTAGTCTTACTCTAGCTCTACTACCTTTCTAGCGGACTTAGCCCTGCTAGGTGGATCAAAGTAAATGGTCACATGACCTCTAGGGTGTCTGCAGACTACCTTCTTCAAGTCTCCTTCCAAGCTAGGGTGGATCGCGTTAGTCGAGGCAAGGTGAGATGAATAAGGCTGTCTCTCGATGTCAAAGTAGAATACCTGGACGTAAGATCCCATGATAGATTTCTCTGGGTAGTATTCAGTGGGTACCCCGTAAGAAATGGTACTGAGAAAGTCTTTGCCAGCTTCAAGTACAGGTAGACAAGCATTAAGGCGAGGAAGCTCTAGTAGTAACTCTAGATTGGGGTGGTAAAACTCAGGTACTTTCTCGGAGATGAACTTAAGAACAGGGAGTCCAATCTCTAGTACCGGAATGTAGCGACTGAGCTCCGCCGCCTCCAGTAGCCCCTCCTTACCAATGATTCGGGGACGTCCGAGCTTCAACCTACCTACTCTGTCGAGGTTAATGAACTTACTTAGCCTGACGAACACTCTATAGTCGCACTTAAGGATGTCTATGTCCATGTCTATGTGAACTCCTGCCTTCTCCAAATCGTCGTCGTCTATTCCTACCCTGATCTCTAACTCCTCGAGTCTATCGCACTCTAGTATAGTGGGAATGTCGGAAAGAGCTAGTATCTCCAGGCTAACGACACGGACTGACGGGAAGACTAGCCCATTTAACCACTTATAGTTCCTGACGTTCAGGGAGTAAAGGTTAGGAAAGAGCTGCTTAGCTACTATCCTATCGTGAAACGCGGAAGCTTTTTCTTCGTCAAAGAATGATCCCAGAGAGAGGTGAGTAGTGTCAAGACATATCTTCTCGTCAGGGGAGGACTCATGAGCTATCACAGTCTTCAATGAAACTCCCTCCTTTCCATACCTAATAAGGTAGTAGGTGCGATTGCGTATAGCAAAATCCGATACCATTACTCTCAAGGTATTTAGGAACTGAGGTCCTAACTCGTCTACTTTCTCGGTATACCTACCTTCTTTATCTACATAGATCGAGGAGTAGAATGAGGGGGACGTTTCTCCCTCGAAGGTGGACGTGATTAGAGGGTCGGCGTCTCCTGGGAAGCTGATGAAGAGGTATCTTAGGGAACTCATGGGTATAGTAACCTAGCGTAGGTATACTATCTACCCGTGATACGAAAAGATACCAAAGTTCCCCCAGGAAAGGTAGACTGAATGTGACTAGTATATAAGTTAGCTAACTTATATGAGAGATTCGACGATCTCACTCCATTTCCACTACCTTTCTGGCAGATTTAGCCCTCTCAGACTTGTCAAAGCATAAAGACAATTCACCATCTACTTCAAGTCCCTCTAATAGAGGTGAGTCTATTAGAGGTGAGTCTATAGTGAACTTTATGCAAAGAGTCTTTAGGTATCTACAGTAGGATAAGTCGCATAGAGTCTTAGTCTCGTCGTCTACCTTGTTCCATACAGGATCTTCAAGATTCTCCAGTAAGATGTCCGTTACATACTTTCCATTCAAGTCTCCTGATGAAATAGAGCTTCCTAACCAGAGTACACTGTCGAAGTCGTAAACTTTTTCTAGCCCAGGAGAGCTAGCGTGACTTTTAACTACTATGTCTCTACATCCCCCTATGCTTGACGGTAACAATTTGTCCTCGAACCTCGCACATATCCTTCCTATTTCTCGGTAAGGCCGGGTCAGTACCTTCCTCCTGTTAGGCTTGACTACCTCTAGTCTCTGTACACAAGAGGGGTCTATGAACTTAAAGATGTGAATCAGGTCTACCTTGGAGCACCGCAAGACTCCTATCGTAGCAGACTTCAGTACTAACTTGGGGAACCCAGTGTCTTCGAACTCGTCTATTTCTAATATACCTATTGTGGAATGCTTGAGCATGGGCACGTGGATGCTTCTCAAGTACCTGAAGTGCACGTGGTCCGCGATACTTAAGTCTAACTGTCTCTCTAAGTCTTCTACGTAGGATGAATCTCCTATGTTGGGAAAGACTATCTTCCTCAATCCCTTGAACATCTTGCTGTTGATGTGGTCTACAGACTCCTGGAGACTATCCAGTTGTCTAAAAGTAAGTGCAGACATGCAGATAGTCTCCACTAGGTCTGGTGTATCGATAGAAGGAAGCAGTTCATGAGGGACGTGAAGCGGAACGTCTACTATCTCGTTCAGGTCTATCTCCAAGAAATAGAATAGGCGACTATTGGTAGGAGAGTACCTGACTTCGTGAATCTTAGACTCAATGTAGGAGTCTAAGGTCTCACTATCGCTACGTAGGACCTTGTACGATCCATTACCTTTCTGTACGATTGCACAGTTCACCTGTAGACAGATCCCTGAGAAGCTGACCACGATCTTTGGCTCGTAGTGAGGTTCGAGTAGGAGGATAGAATAGCGCAACTGAGGGATCATCTTGTCTGGATTGTGTCGATCTTGATGTCCCCTATACAGGTTAGGTGTAATATATAAGTTGACTAACTTATATGGGAGGTTTAGTGGTGTAGACTCACTCTATTTCTACTACCTTTCTGGCTGATTTAGCCTTATTAGGTGGATCGAAGTCTATGATTATACCCCCTCTTGAACAGTTGGCGTGTACTTTCTTGATCTCTCCCTTAGTGTAGAGGTGGACTCGGGTCACTAGGGGGTTTAGGGACAAAACGCCATGATTAGAGACCGAGGTATCGAAGACTTGGACATTCTCTTCAATACTTAGGTGCTTAGCCGCAGTATCACATAGAGGACTAAAGGAGATAGACGTGATTAGGTCCTTGTGTCGCTCTAGTATCTCTTTGTCTTTACGTTCCTGTGCGGCCCTGAACTCCACCTCTATGCAGGGATGTGAGAAGTCTCTTACACATACAGCGAAGAGGTTAAGAAGACCAGCAGAAAGCTGTAGCATAGGAATCGTAGAGATAAGCTCATAGGCCTCTTTAATCTCTGTTCTTATGTTCGCTTCATCGCGAGAGGTGAGCTGTATCCTACTTACTCTGTCTAGATTGAGGACCTTACTGAGCAGGATCAGGTCTACATAGTCGCACCTGAGTGTATTTATCTCTACGTCTATGTAGGTGTCAGACTTTACTATGTCTCGGTTTACACGTTTGGTAATCTCAAGATAGATGAGCCTATCGCAGCTTGCTATAGTGGGTAGGTCAGACGCTTCTAGGTTTGTGAGGACTAGAAACCTAACTGAAGGAACTCTTACACCGTTCAACCAGCCGTCCCTCTTGCAGATTAAGAGGTTAAGGTCTTCGAAGAACCCCGCGCACACACTCTCGTGAAACTCAGTACACTTTTGAGAGTCCTGAGCAGCGTAGACTATAATGCCCTCTGAGTTCGAGTCAAGTTCAGCAGAAGAAGTGTCGGGAGTACAGAACTGCTTGTGTTTGAGGTCTTCTGGATTACACTGGATGAGGTAGAAGGTACGAGGAAAGTCTATAGTACGGTCTGTCGCTTCCTCAAGGAGCTTGAGAAGGTCAGGGCCTAGTCTATCCTCCATTACGCTACGGTTACCTTCTGCGTCTACATAGATTGAAGAGTAGGTTGCATTGATGACGTCATCCCGGTATACATTAGTGATTAGGGGATTGGTGTCAGTAGGGAAGCTAATAAGGAAGTATCTGAAGGAACTCATGGGTATAGTATCGTAGTCTAACCTTTACCTCTTCTGGAGATGTGATACTAGAGAAAGTGTCTCCTATGGTTAATGGAGTAGGCTAGACTAGATACGAGTCATAACTCTTCCACTAGACGTCCACAAAACGGTACTACAGACTCAGTACTAACTCGACTACTAGAGGTACAGCTTGACGTCTCTATATAGGTTCACTTACCTATATGATAGTAGACTCTAGTCTTAGGTTTGCTGTACGGTCACAGCTCACTTCCTTGCTGACTTAGCCTTACTAGTCGGATTAAAGTCTATTACTAGTTGACCTCTGGAGATTGTCGCCACGACCTTCTTGATTTCTCCCACGCTATCCAGATGAAGCAGGCCTATCGAAGGAGAGGTCCTTATTATCTTGTGGGTAGTAAGGTCGGTGTAGAGGGTGTGTATACGTCTGTCAATAGGTGGGTCCGTGAACTTTGGACGGATCACGCGATGGTCGAGAGAGACTCTACTGATCTTGTCCTTGTACTGGTCTATCGTACCCCTGTCCTGGTATGTTAGACTGCTATTAGTTTTGACCTCTATGTTGGGGTGGTGAAAGTCCTCTATCTTCGTGAAGAGGAAGTCTAGCAATGATGGATCCACCACTAGGGTACCGACACGAAGGACAAAATCATTAGCCTTCTTGTATGCCTCTATAGTATCCTTGAATTCCAGTCTGTTGGAATAAAGCTCTAGTCTACCTATCCTGTCAGGATTGAAGGTGTTAACGACTTTGTACACCCAGCTTAGGTTACACCTGAGCACGTCTATGTCCACGTCTACATAGGTATCGGAAGCTTCCACATCGTGGTCTATTCTCAGACCGAGGAAAAGGTTAGACAAGCGTTCACAGCTAGCTATGGTGGGGAGGTCCGACGCCACTAGCTTTGACAGACTAATGTCACGGATAGACGGAAGTACTATTCCATTTAACCAGCCATCGATTGATAAACACATGGAGTAAGGGTCAGTGAAGTATCCACTCGACACTAGCTTGTGAAAGTCGTCATGCTCCTTCTCAGTATGGTAGTTGTAGACTGCAATGGTTTCAGAGGTGGGGACTAGCTGAGTTTGGAGAGTGTAGGGTTGAGCCTCTATACCAAACCCCTCTGGATCGTCCGACTTGACCTCTATAAGGTAGTAAGTGCGACACCTACGTCTATCGTCGGAAGCCACACAGAGGAGTGTATTTAGCAGTTGAGGTCCTAGCTCGTCGCTTAATACATCAGTGAGACCCTGCTCGTCTACGTAGACTGAGGAGTAAAGAGGAGCGCTGACCTTGTCTCGTACGGTGGTCGTAATCAAGGGCTCTCCTGGAGTGGTGGTACTGATGAGGAAGTATTCTGGGTGAATCATGGCTATAGTATTACAGAGTGATCCTTCTATCCTCCAGAGATGTGAAGCACTGCTAAACTTAGTATATGATAGAGTCCGGGAAATAGTACGGGTAAAGGGTAGACTAAGAGCTACACGACTCTATCCTCGTTCCTATATAGGTTCACTTACCTATATGTTAGTTAGGCCTGACGACTTACCTTACCATTGACTTGGCTGACTTAGCGTTGACGTACGGATCAAAGTCTATAGTCACTCGACCCCTAGGGTGTAGACAGACTACCTTTTTAAGGCTACCCTTCGTCTGGACGTGTCTACCCTTCAAACAGTAGACTTCTGCCTCTTTATCCTCGTCTCCACTCCCTTCAGTAGTAGGTGCCTTTACTACACTCTTGAACTCGTGAAGCTTGTTGAAGGTAAGCTCCAGGAAGCTTACTTTATCGCGCAGCTCTATCTCCGGTTCGAATTGGTTTAAGCGGTCGTCACGAGTAGTAACACAGTTGTACTTACCCTCGTAAAAGTCTATGTAGTTCGAGTAAGCTTTCATGCCGAACTGAGAAACGTTGGCTGTAGTTATCTCGAGGTGAGGATGTTCTATCAGGTCCATAGACCTATCTCTTGAGTGTATGTAGTATAGCAAGGAGTCTCTCATAGCTAACACAGGTACACCCATGAGAATAGGATAAAGGACATTGAAAGCCCGAGGACAGGATTCTGTAAGGCCAGCTGACAGTTCTACTCGCCTTATCTTACCAAAGTCCAAGATGCCACATAGGTCAGCGAATACTTCCAATGAACAGCGTAGAGTATCTATTTCTACGCTTACCTTCGCGTCAATAGGGAGACGTCCAAAGATAGATGCGATTTCTAGACACTCTATCCTTTCACAAGCTGCTATAGTACGAAGGTCGTCGTTGTACAGATATACTATTTCAAGACGATGAAGGGAAGGTACCTCTATACCGTGCATACAGCCCTTACTACTGTTGTTCCAGGCGTATAGGCTGGGATAGTACCCGCTTACTAATCGCTCGTTAACCTCTACGCAGTCTTCTCTGTCTACGTTAGCCCACACATCGATATATGAGATGTCCTTCTCGTTCGAAAGCCTAGAGCCGTCTACCCTGAGTCTAGAGTCGAGACCTTTCTGTTTACTAGGTCCCATCTCAATGAGGTAGAAGGTACGAGGATAATCCTCTAGTCCTTCAGCTTGAACTAGAAGCTCTTCGAGGAGCTGAGGTGCTAGGTCGTTAACCTTCACAGTCTGGTTCCCTTGTTCGTCTATGTAAACAGAGGTATAGGGAGGGTCAATAGTTCCGTCTTCAGTAGAGAAAGTAATGAGAGGGTCTGACTCTCCTGGGAAGCTAGTAAGTAAGTAGTTAAGATACACCATAGTTGTAGTACTACAAAGTGATCCTCCTATCCTTCAGTGATGTGAGGTACTACTGAACTTAGTATATAGTATATAAGTTAGCTAACTTATATGGAGGAGGCAGTGAGCGCCTTGAGCATCGCAAGCTTTGATAGTCAATCGACTTCTTGGAGGTCGTCTACCGGATCTCTTTGCTTGATATCCATGACTAAGTAGAAGACTCCTGTAGCATTAATGTTAGGGGAGCCAGCTGTGAACCTACACTTGATCTTTCTGAGCTTGAAGTAGCCAGATACTGTTCCTAAGGACCTTACAGAGTACTCCTTGTCCGCTCTTAGTATGTACGTATGCTTGAAGTTCTCCTTGCCATCTAGATAGAAGTGAGTAGCTCCAGTCCCAGTGTAGGGAGCCATTTCTTGACCAGACTCTGGTGAGTAGATTACCTTCTTGTGGAGTCCGGTAGCTATGTAGCCTTTAGTAGTAGGATCTATGACTAGCTCGTCTGGCCTGAAGTGATAGTGGTGCTCGTCCGCGAACTTCTTCGTAGTACGTACTATAGGCACTTGGTTCAGGAGGTCTACTAGCTCTTCCTTGGTGTAGTCGCTAGGCTTACACCAGTACTTGTTAGGTTCAGGGTCTAGCACGTGAACCTTCTCTATCTTGGTGACGTCGAAGTAGTGTAGTAGGTCCACTAAGTGAATAGAGGTACACTTAAGTATGGAGAGACTTAAGTCCTTACACTTGTACCCGTCTATCGCTTTAGTCGGACGCTTAAAGGTACGCACCTCCAAGCTCTTAAGGTTCACTAAGCTGCTTATTGTTCCTAGCAAGTCTCCATCGAGTAGATCGAAGCTCAGGTGAGTGAGGTTCTTTAGCTTAGATAGGGCGTCTGGACGTGTATGGAATAGAGGGTGAATCAAGCCAGGTCCAAACTCTAGCTCCCTCAAGTAGTGATAATCATGAGTACGGAGTCTCTCTAGCTCGTTCTCGATACAAGAAGGGTAGCGTTGGTTAGTTATTTGGACTCGCTTTACTAGACTGCGGTTCTGTACGCGTCCAGCGTCTATGTCTGTCACGGAGAGTAGGAGAGAAGGGAGGCTAGAGCCATTGATCTCTACTACGTACATGGTGAAGCCTTCTTCGACGAACTCGTCTAGGAAGGGAACCATCTCATCGATTACCTTGCGTAGGTGATTACTGTGGAGACCTGAAGTTTCCACGGACTTAGTGGAACGTGAGTAAGAGAACCACCTACAGAACAAGGCTATTCCATTAGCCTTTAGGCTGATAGATGGGACTAGGGAGTCTGAAAGCTGAATACAGTAGAAGCTAGGTACGTCTGACATTAGGGTACGGGTAGTACTTTAGGTGCTCTTTCATATCTAGTCAGAGTGTATAGTCTTGTATAGTCTTGTATCGGCCTCGTCTGGACCAGTAGTGATTAGACAGTAAAGGTGTAAGCATATAAGTTAGCTAACTTATATTGTGGAGTTGTTTAGGGTCTCTAGTCTATTCTGAAGTCTACCACTAAGTCGTACTCCTCTGCTCCGTACTCCTCGCGGTGTTTAGAGACGCACTTGTACCTTAGCTCTTTGAGGTGAGGGTGACATACGACGCCTTGTGGAGTACTTGTGTCACCGGTAGGTCTTATCTCTATATGAGTGACGCTACTCTCGTGTAGAGGATCTAGAGTAGTAGGTAGAGGAAGCTTGTGTATTACTCCTTCGTAACTGAAGTTTATCCCGCGTGAAGTAGGGCTGGTGCAGACGGTCCTAGTCTTCCAAGACTCTGTAACGCCTAGGTAGGTACTCAAGAATTTGGGAGACGCTCTCACTACCGTCACCTTGTCTAGGAGCTCGCGTAGTCTTTCCTTATCCATGAACGAGTGAGTACACCAGTATAGTTCAGGGTTAGGGTCTGTTATGTGAACTTCTGACACCTTAACAGGGTCTAGTACTCTAAGTAAGTCTAGGACGTGGATAGAAGCGCACTTAAGTACGTCTACGAAGAGCTCCTTACAGTCTACATGGTTAAGGGGATCGTATTGGAAAGTACGTACCTCCAAGACCTTAAGCTGACACAAGCTTTGTAAGAGAGCTAGGTCTCTAGCGTTGATCATGTCGAAGCTGAGGTTGACTAGGTTCTGTCGCTTAGAGAGGTACTTACAGAGAGTAGGTAGTAGCTCGTACTGGAATTCTCTGGTTACTCTTAGAGAGTCGAAGCTACTGAAGCCGTCGTCTGCGGTCCTATCTAGCTTATCTATCAAGGAGGCTATGTTCGGCTGTGCAGCCACTATTATCTCCTTCACGAGCGCTCTGTTTCGGATGGAGCCAAGGAACTTGTCCCTTACGCTGATAGGTAAAGGAGGTAGGTTAGAGCGACTCACTTCGACTACGTAGAAGGTATAGTCTTCGGGGAAGGTATTGACTTCAGCAAGTAGCTTCTCCATTATCTCAGGAAGCTGTTTACTCTTAAGGACGGACTCGAAGGTCTCTCCTGTGGTGAGGGAGTGAGCGATCCACTTACAGCAGAACTTGTTCCCCTGAGCTTCAAGGTAGAAGTTAGGGAGAGCGGCTCCTTTAATGAGTATAGAGAAGAAGGTAGGCTTGTCTGACATCGGGGTGTAGGTCATAGTGCAGTAGCTACCCGTCTTTACCTCGGTAGGTGTAGCGTTCTGATATAGGTCCATCTTACCTATATCTGGAGTCAGTCTAGTAAAGTCTATACCAGGTCTATCCTTAGGTCGTACCTGCGCGTGACGTAAGGTGCGGTACCCTCTACCTTGTACTCGTAGTTCAGCTGCTTGAGGCTCTTGTGGTCCTCTCGGAACGTGTCCACGTAGAATCCAGGGCTGTGGAGACCCACCTCTACCTCGTCCCAGAAGTGAGTAGTCTTACTGCACCTTTCGGACTCGTCCTCGTAGTGCATACCGGACCATACCTCGGTACACTCTATGTCTAGCTCTTTAGTGTGTTCGTCTGTGACTATACCGTAGCAGTGGTCTCCATATATCCTCTTTAGCGTATTGTAAGGTAGGATCTGATGGGCGACTGGCTCTAGTACCTTTAATAGGCGATCGTCCAGCTCCACTAGCTCGTCGTCTGACTTCACTAGTAGCCTGTCTATCTTTACGTTAGAGATGAACCAGGCGAGCTCCTTTACTGCACCAAGAGAGTCTATTACTAGCTCCTGTATTCTCATACCGTAGAAGGAACGGCTCAGTTCAGTACGTTCCCCGTCTAGGCCTTTTATCATGAGCTCGTCCATTCCGTCAGGCATGTATATCCAAGCTCCTATGTCTACCTCTACTCTCTTCACGGTTTCAGACTGGGCTAGGAGCTGTACCTGTAGTATTCCGAACACGCTAAACCTGAAGTGGGTAAAGCCAGAGTAGCCTGACTCCAGGATGCGAGTGATGTGGTGAGGAGAGAGCTCAGTCTGTGTGAAGTGGTAAAGAGAGGGGTAGAGGTGGTAGGATAGTCCCCTGAGGAAGAAGTCTAACTGATCTATCTTGGTCTTTTTGTCCAGTACTACTCCTGCTATGTGCTCTAGACTTCCGCTGTACCTGCAGATGTCCCCTATTGAGAGCTCCACGTTAGGGTCTATGTCCATGAACTTAAGCTCTACGATGCAGACCTGGTACCCCTTCAAGCCAGGAGATCCTAGCTCTCTGGTAGTGATAGAGTCTAAGACGTCTAAGTAGGATTCTGTAGGTATGCCGTGGAGGTCGTACCACCTATCGTTGACGAGAGACTTAGCAGTACAACGTGAGTTCTGCTTGATGTTGATGAACCGACACGGTATCTCTAAGTCCTTTATCCAGAGTTTAGGTCTCGCAATGTAGTGTTCAGGTAAGAAGACGTATAGTAGATGGCTAACTACGGACATGGGAGTCTTTACTAGGTAAGCCTGCGTAAATAGTGAAGGAGTGCGGATATAGATTGGCTAATCTATATAAGAGAGGGGCTTTAGTCAGACCTTAATTCCACGGTAAGAAGGCCTCTTCCATCTTCCACGAACTGCTCTATCTCCACCCCATTGAGTCTCACATTGAGGGCTTCCTTGTTGCAGAGGATGTATTCCTTACCCATTACTGCAGCGTGTCTACTGAAGTGGAGTGTACTGCCTGTCAAGCCAAGCTCCCTAGACTCTACTTCTGTGCCCATGTTTAGGAGCTGGTCGAGGGTGTCAGTATCGATGGGGTGTATGCCGTTGTGAATTATCTTCTTGAACTTAGTATCAGAGATAGGGTAGTAGAATAGCTCGGTCCTCTGCTCAGGATCGTCCGGTTTAGTATGGGAGAAGAGGTAGGACTCGTGCTTAGTGAGCATGTTAAAGACTCCACTAGAGACAGTCACGTTCTTACCACGCTTAGTGAGACCTATGATGTAGGCTCTTAGCTCTTGTGACTCTAGTAAGCTTTCTGGAGTGCAGTTGGATCCAGTATCTGAGTAAAGCACCTTGAAGTCCCTGAGGTAGTCCTCGTTTACGTGAGCCATTATGTCGACTAGGTACTCTAGGTCAGCCTCTACGTGTCTTACGTTAAGGTAAGGGTGGTCTGAACGTGCTGGTACATAGAGCCCCTTACTTCCTACTACTGTACTAGGTATGTCAGAGTAGTAGGACTGGCTAGACCTGATCGCTAGACGCTTAGGTCTCATAGAGTTAATGAGTCCTATAGCTTTGTGATAGAGTATGCTGAGGTCTAGAAGGTCTAGCTCAGAGTACTGTTGGAACGCTTCCAATACAGAGAGATAGAGAGCCTTGGGGTCTTCACAGTGGGACGGGTGACCTTTCAATGTAAGCTCTCTAAGGTGAGAGAAACGTCCACTCCTAGCTAGTTCACAGACTTCAATCATGGAGTCCCTGTCTAAGTCGAGGGTCAAGTAACGTATCTTGCTTACTCCTGCGAGCTCGAAACGACCTTCGTTAATGTCGCTTGAAGTGCAGGAGCAAACGTCTAGGGTAGGTATAGTCCAAGACGCAAGGTACATAGTGACTTTAGGATCCAGGGTACTCAAGAACTCTACTGCTGTCCTCTCGACAAAGGTACTGGGACGCATTGTAGAGTGGCCCTTCATCCCTCCATCAGAAAGAGGTGCGAGGTTCACGTGAACGCTTTGTCCGTTCATCTCGAGTGAGACGTGAGGAGTAAGTCCAGTCTTGACTGGGATAAGGATTGAATTAGAAAGGTAGGAGCTAGACATAGTAAGGAGTCAATAGGCATAGTGACAGAGGAGAGTGCCTATAGTCGCGCGAGTGCAAGTACTCTACCTTTCGACCCCATACTATCTTCTTCCACACCGTTGAGTCTAGCAGTACAGCTTCACGGGAGGTACTCTAGAAAGTCAGTTCACTTTAACTCAGTGAAGTGCTCAGTACGTTAGAGCGGTAGAGTTCGGTACTTGAAGCTCAATCTCCGGCCTCCGTCTCCCACAATCCATGTCCGTTTCGAGAAGACGCACCGCAGCCGCTCCATACCCAGCCATAGTAGCTCTCTTAGTCCCTAACTCTGTCTCTCCTGTATTTGAAGTAGGAGGGAACCGAGTAAACGAGATCGTAGAAGCTAAGTGGGTAGTAGACGCTAACGACCTAGACTCTATTAAGTCTGAATGCACTCTATTTAGGGAAGCTTACAGACTCTTTACTAGCATTGAACGGGGCTACAACTTCAGTGGACACAAGATTCACTTCCTAGACCTGACCGACTACATGGATAGGGCTTCCCTAGTCTTGAGTAAACCTTGTAGCTCTCCTGCTTTAGCTAGGGAAGTGAGGGTCGTGTTACTCCCTTTCCCAAAAGCCCCAGACGCTGTCTATAAGGCTATGACCTTTGACATAGAGAATGGAGCTTACCCTCAACTGACTAAGGTCTACATGAACCGAGCTTCAGCTGGTCTATGGGGAGAATTTATGACGTGCTGTAAGGACCTCAGGGCTCCCCGGGTCACTCACTTCTACTTCGAAGAGTTCATGGACGAGTGTATACCTATGCTTCAGGCAGCTAAGCACATAGAAGTACTAAGTATACTCGACAGCGACAGTAACCCTAGACTCAAGGCTATAGAGAAGAAGCTCAAGGTCTTCAAGCTAATCACTTACTCCAAGCATCTAGACAATCTAGTCAACGTAATAGACTTCGATAGTATAGAGATACTAGACATCAGAGACCTTTGGTACATGAAGCTTCACAGTGAGGTACTTTTACTCGCGGACACTAGCTGCAGTCTCAAGATAAACGAGACTTCCTACAATGAGCTATTGGAGTTAGGGTGGAAGTGTGACAACGTCGTGGATGTGTACGGTGCTGACGGGATCATGCCAGGTAAGCTCAATGTGTGTAGAGACAACTTCATGGACATCTTCTACCACACCACATACATTCCTCTTCCGTGCCAGGCTACTACCGCTAAGTACTCTCCCAACCTCCAACTCATAAACCCCGACACCATAGGGTCTCCTCTCTCTATCGCGACAGACTGTCTTGAAGACCTGAAGTACGTACACGTTACTGTACCTATCTTCGAGGGAGAGTCTGTACACGCAGTCTCTAAGCTGAAGATAACCATGCAACAAGAAGAGTGAGACAAACCATACTCCCATCTACCATATAGGTTAGCCAACCTATATACGTGAGCTAACTGTACTCGGACTGATAGTCGTTTCCAGTGCACTAGTCAAACGCTCATGCTCGCGATCAAAGAGTTTAAAGCTAAGCTACCTGTAATAGTGATGGTACAATCTCACAAGTCTCCTCGGTTCACCGTTAAGTGCCCTGGAGGAGGTGAGCTAAGCGTGGAGCCTGACGGTATAGTTGAATGGGCTAAGATCGAAGCTACTTATGAAAAGCTGAAGGCTGAAGGCTTCGCACTTCCTCGGCGTCTCGAAGACTCTATTACACTGAAGGAACCAGACTACACCGTTTACGTAGTAGACTTAGACCGCCACATTCAAGACTACTGGAAGATAGCTTACGCAGACCAGATAGATGACTCTAACAAGGACTCGATCTCTGCAGTCGTGGCTCCTATGTTCAGTGGTGAATTGGACTCTTTCGTCTCGTACGACCTCGGACGTCCTATACGAGACGTACCTAACCTCACTACTCTTTACTACAGGAGTATAAATGGTCCAGCTCAGGGCGTAGTCGGTACTAGTAACCAGTTCACCTCAATGAGGAAGTCAACTAGTAATAGACGTATGGGACACCTTCCTACGTCTATTAGTAGGTTCGACATTAGGTACCTAGACCGAGACATCCTCACCTACCTACACCGAGTAGAGACCGTGGATGTCTTGAGGATCGAGCTTGGAATCTGTAGTAGTATGGAAGGTGAATCTGGATGGAAGCGTCTCAAGGTAAGAAAGCTAGTCGTACATGGCGAGACCATAAGGCACTTGGAAGACTTGGTGGACTTTAGCAGCGTAGAGGTCCTTCACCTACTCAGCTGTTACGGATTTAGTGAGGAGGAATTTAGACTCGTAAAGGACATACCGGAAGTCAGGGTGCCAGGGAACATGTACGACACGATGAGGGACGCGGGCATGGACCACAACGTCTCTACTGTCTTCGTACAACAATATACTCCAGAAGACATAGCTCCAGGAATAAAGGTAGTAGTAGAGACTCCCTTCATGGGAAACCAGGCCCAGCACAGGTTTGAAGCGGCTGGTACCTCAAGAATCCAGTACTTCAACTACGTCGCTGGTCTAAACCGGACCATAGAGACTAGAGAGGTCTTTCCAGTTACACTAATCGTCCACGAGAACCTCACTAGTCTAGTCTCCATGGGGTGTAAACTTTACGCAAAAACTGCAGAGGGTGAACCGCCTAGTACAGTCAAGCTCAAGGTCTATCCAGACGGAGACGCTAAACCTAAGCCTAAGTCAGCCAGGAAGTAAAGTCTCGACTCTCTTCAACTACCTCCCATATAGGTAAGTACACCTATATGCCGTATTCAGGCTTCATACTAGAGACTCCCGAAGCTACTACCCTTGCTAGCTCGTCTTATGTCAACCGAAAGACTCGTAACTGTATGCTTACCAGCTTCCTCTACTCCTCGCTTCACTATCAAGTGCTCAGGGAACAAGGAGACCACCATTGAAGACTTCATCTTTGTTCCCTATGATCAGACTACGTACTGGAAGGAGGGGTCAGGAATAGGTCACTTCCTAGCAGAAGAATCGGAGTACATAGTGTACACTATAGACATCTCTCCCTACCTACAGGACCACTGGAAGGTAGTATACGTCGACCGGCTCCCAGAGACTGACCCTAGCTCTATCTCAGCGCTAATCTCTCCTGACTTCGCTGGTCGAAGACTAATTAACTGCAGAGGAGACTCCGATCCCTTCTTCACTAAGAGAATGAAGACCGAGGACTATCCGAACCTCAACACTCTCTATTATCATAGAGAGGACGAATGTGTACCGTCGCTCAAACCACACCTATTCACCAACAGTACCTCTCTCGGAATTACTAGGTTCAAGTTCGATAGACTATGTGAATACCATCTTAACTATCTTTCTGAAGTCGAGAGAATAGATAGCATCCAGTTTTCTCTGCCTGTCTCTATACAGTGTGAAGGTATTCATCCTCTCAGAGTCAAGACTAGAAAACTGACGGTACGGTCAGCTTACGTTAAGGAGGTAGCTAAGATCATAGACTTCAGTACCCTAGAAACTCTTGTGATAGGAGACCCTGGGAGTTTAGACGACCGGTCTATCGACTTGATTAAGGACGTGCCAGATCTCCGAGTCTACTATTCCACCTACGAGAAGTTAGCAGAGATGGGGAAGGAAGGAAACGTCTCCACAGTATTCGCTTCCACTTTCGCCCTAAGTCACGGAGACATAGGAGACAAGACTGTGGTCTCGCGAGCCTACTTCAGGTCTAGAGAACAACACATCAGGTCTTTGGCTAATACTACAGGTATAGAACGTATAGACCACATAAAGTACTCGATGGATCATATCAATAAGCGGCTGAAAGGTGAGCATCATCCTTCCGTCGAACTTTGGGGGATAGACTCCGAGAGACTAAAGACCATAAGCTGTGAGTTTCCCACTCCGTGTACAGACGTGGAAGGAGTAAGCTCTATAGTCAAGTTCAAGGTCTACGTGAAGGGAGACTGCAAGCCAGGACCTAAGTCAGCTAGGAAGTGAAGAGACTAGACGTCCAGTTAAACCAACTATGATATAGGTACGCATGACCTATATACGAAGTAGACACCCATTTAAGGTAGAACTTGGTGGATGAAAGGAGAGCTAGATCAAATGGCGGCTTTAGTCTCCACAGTAGACTGCTCCAGTGGAAAGATCTAGTAGTAAGGTCTAGTTGAACTGTACAGGAGACTAGTGGAAAGGTGGTGTATCCTCCTGCACTCCCTAGACTATTGAGGGATAGCCTAGTGCACTATGATACCAAGTCTAGTTATTATGAGTTCTAATACTTCCCTCCCTACTACTGTCTTCTTTGTTCCTGATGATGCTGTTCTTTCCCTCCCTCCTAGAGATGTGGATACTGATAGAACTAGTACTCCTCTTCCTGTGCACAGTAAACGAGATTGGGCGACCAATAACTTCTCTACTCTCCCTCTTATGGAGGCAGCTAGTAGAAACCTTTACAATACTGTGATCTCTACTCCTGGAACTAAGGAGGTAGCTGTAGTAAGTTCTAGTGACTGGACTACTAGATCTACCTTTACTATTACTATAGATAGAGAAGGTGAGCTCTTACTTCCTACTACTAGGGATGACTATTCCTGTGATGTACTTAGAGTTGACCTTAACATGCTTGATGACAACCAGTTCATCCACGTTGTCCACCTCTTCCGTGGTGAAGAGCTCTACTATAGAAGCTTACACATTGAAAATGGACCTCACTGCGTGGCCAGAACTGCACTCTTGATTATGGCTCTTCACTCCTATGTAGAGTCTATCACCTTGGACTACTTCAACGAAGAAGTCCACCTCGCGTTAGCAGAGTGTGAATGGTTTGATACCTTGTGTATAGGGTATGTGGATGGAGTACAAGAGAGCTTTCCTCTTACTGCTGTCACTGACCTTACTATACCTTATGTAGACATGGGTAGTCTTGCTAAAATAGCTCCTAATGCTATCCATGTGGTCTTCACAGACTGTGATCTCATTGACACACACCCTCTCCCAGAAGACCGTGTAGTGGACCACTTTAGGGACTTAGAGTGCATTACTCTAGGACCTAATGGGTTCCTTGCTGCTCACAACAGCGGCTACACTATGACAGGAATAAAGCGTGTAGTGGTACCAGCTGGCTTTGAAGGGGATGAAGAGATCTTATTCCTCCTTAGACACACTAGGTCCACTGTGGTGACACATGGAGTAGCTTACTATGCTGATGAGGTGGTACTTGGTAAAGACCACATAGCTTCCTATGAAGGAGTAGACTATGTCTCTGTGACTGACCTCCTACCTTCTAGGGTGAGTAGAGTGGTGCTAGAGCGTGTCATACGCAAGGGTGTAGTGGCTACACTAGAGGTAGAAGTGACCTATCCAAAGGCTGACTAAGCCAACACAACTATATGAATCAGCTGATTCATATTGACTCCCCTACTTTAGGAGACTAGAGTGAGGTGCCCTCAGTTCAGTTACTAGAAGGAGTAGCGTACTCACCTCCTATCATCATGCAGTCCTTCCCGAACTCGTGACAGTCTCCATACTGATCCTTATAGATTGCTACGCTACTATTCTTCATGTGGTCGAACTCGTAGACTAATCCTGTACTAGAAGAGGTGCAGACCTGAGGGTACTCTATGTGAACTAGAGGGTGTTCGTTTATACAGTTACAGCCTTTCTTGGTTTGCTTCTTGTAGTATAGCTTGTTATCCTTTACTATAGTCACCTCACTATCCGAGTACCCCAGTATTCTAGCCTCCTCTAAAGTCTGAATGTAGTCGTTCCTCCCACACCCTCTGATTGACCTAGGACAGTAGTAGAAGATAGAGCTCCTAGTACTATAAAGCATCATTACTATGGCTAGAGTGAGGACTATACCTACTATGATCCCTATTATTACGCAGGTAAGTTTGTCTTGACTGCTCATCCCGTCTATTACCGTTACGTCTGACATGATAGACTACTTTTGATGTGGGAAGTACTCCCCAATAAACCTACTATCGAAGGTCTGAAGTCATTCCGCACTTAGCCAAGTTAGGGGAGGTCGCTACCGCACTATAAGTATGTCTAGTAGTAACGTAGTTGAAATATTCTTCCCTAGAGGAACAGAAGCACAAGTCAGTATAGAAACCTTGAAAGGTTCCAAGGTATTCGATGGTAGAGACGAAAGAGGTCGCACTAACCACCTCTGTATACCTCTTAATCTCAGAGACGAAGAAACCTTCTCTAGGACAGGTAGCCTCGCTGATGTAGCTTTTAACAGGTCTGTACGAAGGACCTCAGTGCTCACCTTAGATAACTGTTCTAGGTATTTTAACTTCCACAACCTCACTGCAGCTGACTATAGGAGCTTAAAGACTATACTTCACAACGCCGTAGAGAGTGAGGAAGATAAAGTAAACCTTCCCAGGTACTACCACACTTCTGTTCTATTCGGTAGTGTTGACCTTTGTAGCGGAAACTTCACCGCAGGTCTCATAGACCAGCTATCTGAACGTTCTGAAGAAGGAACTATCTTTAACCACCTAAGGATAGAGCGCTTCGGAAGGTTCTGTGTACCGAAGCAACCGATAAAGTGCCGTACTCTTACACTAGAGGCATACTATTCTCACCCACACAAGCTAGTAGACTTTAGCTGTCTCGACCTCTTCAAGCTGAACATACAGGAAGGAGACGAGCTAAGTCAAGACGACTTAGTGGAGCTCGTAGAAAACATAGTAAACCACAAGGTTGAGGTGATCCTAGACATAGGAGACGCAGTCAGGTTCTTGGATGCGGGACTGCCTCTTCACCTGATACAGGAAGTAACCTTGAACTACGTCCTTCCTGAACACGTAGCTAGCATAAAAGAGCTTAAGTCTCAGGGCGTGGTCTTCTCTCTCGATAAGGATCATTGGGCTTCTGTGGTTGAAAATGGACCAGACTTAATGTCTTCTATACCTGACGGTATCGACATCTCTCCCTACGTCTCGATAGTCAGGGTTAAGTCTTACTGGTATGGACCAGACAGACCTTGGCACGCTTTTCTCGACCTTAACAAGATGGGAGCGACTAAGCTCAGGATAGAAATAGAGAGAGTATCGCTCCAGAACTACCACAAGTCGACCTTCAGTATGGCTATAGACTTGAGACCGGTTAGGGGTAGACTGACTAAGGGAGTCAAAGCTACAAGGTAAGACAGGAGACCTATAGTATATTACGTATGAATCAGAGGGATTCATACACAGTCGTCACACAGCTGGCACCCGTCCACTAACGGATAGTACCTGTCAATCCCTAGTTTAGCCACTGGAATAATACCCTGACATGACGAGGAAGTGACTACAGCTTCGCACTCTTGGTCGTCTTCGCAGATAGACTGAAGAGGAGTCTGTGTAGGTCCCACTACATAGGTAGAGCCGTTTACTTCCATGTACCACAGCTCCGTAAGCTGACCATAGACTCTACAAGGGGTACCTACTGTGACTAGGTCTGGGAGAGAAGAAAGGGCTACACTAGAGCACTGAGGCTTGTCTCCCTGTCTCAGACTAGAGGTCAAGACTAAAACTAGAGCCACTACCAATACGACTATACAAATTATGGCTACTACAAGAGAAGGTTCCATGCTCTTGTTCTTTTCAATATGTGTGAGTCTACACATATACTGTACAGGGTTGGCTTGGTGGGTTTAGCTAGTAGGTTTCTTAGGCCTGGAGTCCTCAAAGGCAGTGTAAGCTTTCATTAGACTTTCTATGTCGGTCACGTAGGTACGACTATCGTTGAATAGGGTACCTGTCTCTTTGCCTTTCAAGAAGAGAGAGTGGTAGTGAAGGATAGAAAACTTTATGAAAGACCTGAACGATCCAACGATCCATTCTATCTCTTCTCCTACAAAGATGTCGTGGTCAAGGAGTAAGCGTACTACATCAGTAAGCTCTTCAGAGGGAGAGAAGTGGTCAAGCTTCTCTACAGCCTCATCGTCCTCTATTTCAAAGGTATCTATCCACTTCTCTAGAGTCTTACCTCTAAGTGTCTCGATTAGCTGGCACCCCTTAGACTTCTCTATGGTCTGTGAAGCCCTGTTTATCTTAGAGACTATGTAGTCTCTTCTTTCCTGCTCTACGTCAGACATCTGCTTGATCTTGTCTAGCTTAGAGCGGACAAACTCAGATAACCATTCACAGTTACCTCTGAACTTACCAGAGTGTACGGTATCCATTTTTTAATCGTGGGACTCCAACATTAAAATGTCTTTCAGAGATTACGATTTTGGTCCAGAGGACAGTGTAGAAGATCTGATAAGGTCTGCTCGTGACAAGCATGGGGTGACACTAGGTGTAGAGATTTCCTTGAACAGGCCTCGTCCATTCTCCTTGTTTGAAGACGCGGAAATAGACAGAATTGAGGACCTTTCCGAGATACAGATAGATCGGATAGAAGAAAGCTTCGGTATTTGCCACGACCAGGTCAGCAGCGAGAAGGAATGGTCTATAGCTCTCGTGAAGCCTAGAGAGGTACTCATAGAGAGGTCTTACACCTGTAACGCTCCATCAGACGGTATATACGTCTATGAAGGAAGGATTTACTGCTTTAACTTCCTAGTGGACTCTCTCTGCGACAACGTCATCAACATACTCAGTGCGAGGGACGGATTACTCTTTCGACACTCCGAGTACACCTCTGCGATTTTTACCGTGGCTAAACTAATGCAGAAGAATCCTAAGTGGATACTAGAGGCCTCCTCTTACCCTAGACCAGTAGACTTGACGAGACAAGACTTGAGTGTCGAGGGTGGGATTTTGGGCTGGCAGCTTACTCAAAAGTTTGACGGGGTCAGGTGTAGACTCTTCATAAACGAGACAGGGATGTGGGAGCTGGGACGTCACGTCAGACTTATCTCCAGAGAGTTCTATAACACTAAAGGGAACGAAGCCCTCTTTGATTCAGAGGTAGTGAACGGAGTCTTTCATCTGTTCGACATCTATGCCTTGAAGGGTAGGTCCTGTGTTAAACTGCCTTACCCTAAGAGGTACGAGTATAGACAAGGGTACGTATCGGGGTATGGAGAGAGGCTAAGTAAGCTGGGTGTATACATTACTTCTAAGAAATCTGTCACCCTGCCTTCCAAGGTAGACTCCGAAGAGACTGTGTATGAAGTCATGAGCAGGGTGCTCTCTACTTTTCCACCTGACTTCTTGACGACTTGGTCTGGAGACTCAGACCTCTCCGAGAGTGAGAGTGAAGACTCAGAGGAAGTAGAAGAGAGCACAGTACCTATAGACCGACTGATGGATATAGAAATAGATGGTCTCATACTTACCCCGTCTACTGGAGGAGCTTACTCCAGGACTCTCAAGTGGAAACCTAAACGCTACATGACTGTAGACTTGGTCTATCGAGACTACGACGGAGCTCCTCTATGGCACCAAGGTAGCGGTGGACTCCTAGAGCCCAGCGAAGACGTCACCCTCCAATCCTCAGTAAGGTATGCACCGGAAGGTAAGACTATGGCACAAAGAGGACAGGTCTCCGAGTGGCTCATCACGGAGTATGGACTCCGCTACCTCAGAGACAGACCAGACCGTACCATGCCTAATGGAGCTAAGGTAGTAAAGAGTGTACTACGGGAAGCTAAGGTAGGTCCGACAGAGCGAGACATCAGAGGGCTCACCGACTACACCTCTAGGTTAAACGTCCGAGCTATGTCTAGGTCTATCATAGAGTCAGTCTCTAAGTCTCTGAACGCACCGCCTAGGATCCTAGACATCGGAATAGGTAGAGGAGCCGACCTATCCCTCTATAAGAAGCTTAACGCGGAAAGGATAGTCGGACTGGAGCCTGACCCTACTAACTACTCAGAGTGTATAGAGAGGATCAAGACCTACGAGCTCGACAACATAGAAGTACTTAACCTAGCCGTAGAGCAGACTGACCTAATCTTGGAAGCACTCACCGTTCATGACTTCAACATGGTAGTCATGGACCTCAGCCTTAGCTTCTTCTACTCGTCTCCCGAGAAGTTAGACCTACTAGTCTCTCTAATCAACAAGCTCACAGAGGACAGTCCGTTTGTCAAGCTAGCGATCGTCACCATAGACGGAACTAAGCTGAAGAAGGCAGCGGGGAATGAAGACTCCGTGAGCTTTACTATGGGAAACAGGAAGGACGGAGACACCATAACCTACACTCTAGACGGGAACAGAGTGGTCATAGAGCAGGACTCCGACAACATCATGGGACAAACTCAGTCAGAGTGGATAGTAGACACTAGGACTCTCACCAACAAGCTAAGGAAGACTGGATGGAACGCAGGAACCAGTCCGAAGTATCCTCGCTATCTCCAGACTAAGGGAGCCCAAGCCCTTACAGACCTATACACTTCTTTGAGCCTTACCAGACGTGGGAAAGCGAAGGCTCCCTCTGTACCTGTAATGGACGCTCCGTCCTTTGATCACCGAGTAAGCGTACACAGGGTACAAGACGTAAGACGAGTATACATAGGAGCTAAGGGCACTCAGCCTGCAGGCTACGTCCTCTTTACTGGAGACCTAGACAGACTAACCTACGGCATAGAGCCTCACTACTGGAGCGAGCTAGTAGACCTCATCTTAGTGCGTGAAGTCTATGTGTACTGTAAGCTACGTAAGAAACCTAGGGGGTCTACCATCTATGTCTGTCCACTCTTCTGTCGTAAGTGCATTATGAGGGAGCTGGAAAGAGTAAGGGATCCCCTTAGTGTGGAGACCATCATAGTACGCTCAGACGAGACCTTCAAGGTAAAGGAGCACCAAGAGACCGTACTCATAGAGGACGCTTACTTCAAGAACGTGTCAGCTTTACTCTGTTTAGGCAGTCTCTACGCTCCTCGTCTAGACGCAGTCAGACTCACCCGTCTACACACTCTGAAGGTAGTAGACTTAGCTAACGACGTGGTCTCACTACTCGAAAGGTGCAAGGTAGAGGAGCTAGAGTACGTCTCTATGCGCACGTCTGTACGTCTCCCTAAACACGTAGCCGAGGTCTCTAGCCTTGTAGTACCTACGTCTCACATAGGCCACAACTCTTCCTTCTTCGACCTCGAAACAGTCAAAGAGCTCAGGATAATGAAGAGGGGTATAGAGAGCTACGGGTACACCTTCAGGAACGACCACATAGTCTCAGTAGAGGACTCTCTAGAGACCATAGCTGGGCGTGCAGTGAACCTTTACAAGGAGACTACCAACTTGAATAAGACTAACATAATAAGTTCAGTACCTTCCCACCTAGACAGACTCCGTAAGATCAGACTACCTAGCGTACAGGAGGTACAGGTCTACCTTCCTAAGCTCATCCCTTACCTTCCCAAGATGACTCCCAACCTCCAGTCTCTAGTCTTGAAGGACATGTACCCTAGAGACCTAGACGACTACATAAAGTACCTAAAGATGGTGGAGAGAGTAGCAGTAGACGATCGCAGTAGGGACGTGATCAGGTACCTACGAGACAAGGAGGTCAGAGTCTCAACGGTACCTTTCGAGTACGACAGCATTACCTATTCAGTCTCCGACTACCTCTAACCCACCTTTAACCTAACTGTGAACTATATGAATGAGCTCATTCATATCATGAGATCGGTCCAGTGTAGACCTTTCTATTCTGCTTTAGTCTGACCCATACTATACTCTCAGGTACAAACGAAATCATTCCCAGGACAGCTTGTCTGTAGCATTCTGACATGAGGATGCAGTCCGTCCTGTCGTCTCTCTTGTCGCTACTATCGTGTAGGTCTCCCACTACTTCGTCTGGGTCCTCTCCGTACATTATTATCAGGTGGTAACCTAGGTCCTCAGACCATGGCTTAAGCTTGGGACCCTTTACCCAGGCTGGTTTAGGTAAGAAGGAACCCTTAAACCTAGAGTCTACAGTAAGGAGACTGGGAGCTTCATCTCCATACTTACCCAGTAGGTACCCCAACATCATCCCTTCTAGGACTCTGGCTGGAGTATTGGCCTTTACCTGCTTCTCGATTACTATCCCATGGCACTTGACGATGTACTTCTCCAGGGAGTCTAGGAACTCAGCTAAGTTAGTCAGAGTGGCTAGGGTCATAGTTTTAAGGTCCTTTGCTTCTCGGAACCCTACTGTCGCACTCAGGATAGTCCTGACACGGTTACGCTTTACGTTGAACCTTTCCAGCCGGACTCCTGTATTCTCTGGACCTGGATCCATAGTCAACAGGTAGTTACGACCTTCTGTGGGTCCCTTGTGGTGGTAGGTATAGCTTCGAGGGATCTTTGGAGCCGTGGACTTAGCCCTCGGCATACCTCTTCTCTTTGTTAAATGTACTTTATATCACTGGGAGGAAGTACTAAAATGGATTCCTGTGTGGGGAACGAAGAGGGGTGTAAGAACGGGAAGAGGTGGGAGCAAGACCCCGACTGCCACCCTTACTGTCCTGGTACGGTAATGAAGAAGGGGTACGACAATACAGCCATGAGACTAATGGCCTCCATCATGATCATCTTCATTATTACAGCCATAGTAATCCTTTACGTAAGAAGAGACCTGTTCTTTCCTGGTCTCACCGCTGAGTCTGAATAGACGTCTTAAGTTGATATAGATTCTCTATCTATATCAGTCTGTGTTTACGCTTAGAGTAGTTCGGTAGCGGGTACGTATAGATGCTTTGAAGGTTTAGGCTTCATTCGTCTATGATTCTTCCGCATTGCTTCTAGCCTTTCCTGCTTGGAGACTGGTTCGTCCTGTATCTTGACTAGTCCATAGCTAGTGAGTACTTTCTTGACGACCGGAACGCTTTCTGACTTTACCTCTTCTTCCTCCTCATCGTCGTCCAGAAGGATAGGGGTGAAGCCTTCCCCTACCTCGTTACCATAGATCTCCAGCATAGCCGCTGTACAGCTAGTACCTCTCACGTTAGACTTAAGCACGGTCTTTCGAGGTCCGCGTCTACAGTCAAAGACTAGGCTCCCATCTTCGTCTATGTAGACTCTGGGATTCTCTGCTTCATGCTCCCTACCACACGCTTCGCACATAGAGGGGGCTAGACGCTTAAAGTTAATGTAGCCGTCCTTACAGTCTCTGTACTCAAATACGTCTCCATACCTAGCCTCTACCATTTCCACGTACTCCTGCACGTCTCCTTCTGGTATCTCTGGAGCCTCTCTAGTCCTTGTAAATTCCTCTGGAGCCACGCAGTCTAAGGCTATGCACTGGTCAGTGTAGGTGACCAGACTATCTAAGAGCGCTTCATAGGTGTCCTCTTCTCCTTCGCAGATCTTTATCCGAGGTGAGCCAGCCTTGTGAGACCTGTATATTCGAAGACTCCTTAGGTCGTTATAGATGGCTAAGTCTATGTAGCCCCTATTTTGACCGCTCATGAGTTGAATAGTAGAATAGCAGGTGTAGTAGTTCTCCTTCCTGTTCTGGGACATGTAGCCCTGTACTACCAGGTGAGCGCTAAACTTAGTGTCACCGTGACTAGTATAAGTCTTCACGTCAGACTCCTTTAGCTCTATACCCCTCTGCTCAAAGACGGTCATTAGACACTGTCTGGCTTCCTCGAGTACTGCAGGACCCCTATCCATGTCTGCGTGGCCTACGTCTATGTCCATGTAGAACTTTTGGGGTCTAGCTCCCGGTATCACCTCGTGAAAGCATCGGCTTCTAGGTGGAACGCCACGCATGAAGTCGTAAAGGTGCTTCCTAGACTTGAAGGAGCAGAAGAGTCGTCCGATCTGACCCTTATTGTTCTTGTACTGACGCTTATACTTCAGTACTCCTACTGCTTCCCATGCTACTAAGACAGAAGTAAAGTCCGCTTTAGTCTCCTTTATCCTAGTATGCCAAGTAGTATCTTGTATACCGTCTATCTTCGCTAGGACGGCCTTACCTCCTCTAATCCAGGTTATCTTCATACCGACTGTTTTGACACTACACGAACTTTTACTCCCCAGATAGAAGTTCTAGTATTTTCGGAGCAAGGGAGTCTTTCCGTACTAAAACCGACTATGGGAAAAGACTTACCTTGCTGCCCTAAATCTTCCAAGAGACACCATAGACACAAGCCAAGACAGCCTGTATACTCTGCCTATAGCGAGTCAGACAGGTATAGACCGCGCAGACACCACCACCATCGTTCAGAAAGTGACTGCAGTGAACGTACTGAGGTAGAGATAGTAGAAAGGTGTGGACCTGCACCAGCCTTTGGCTTCCCTACTCCGTGCTTACATCAACCTAACTGTGGACCTTGTGGAGGCTGTAGAAACGATGGGTGTGGATACTGCTTCCCTAACTCCTGTGGACCATCCTACTGCCCACCATGTGGAGACAGGTGCTGTCCTAACATAAACGTGACCCTCGAAGGAGTAACTACTACTCCAATAGGCTCTAACTTCCAACATTCTTACTCCATTAGAGTCTCTCAATCCCAATCCTACTTTAGTCCTCTCTTCAGAGGAGTTACTCTTCTCTTAGAGCCTGTAGGTAGTGGTAGCGCAGGTAGTATCACAGTATTGTGCGGAGGAGTCGACTCACAAGTCACTACATTCAGTACTACTACAGCTTCAGCCAGCGCACCTTCATTAAACGTCTATGCAATATGTGGAGGGCAAAGGTACAACATAACTACACTAGTACCTTCACCAGCACCAGCTCCTACTCCATCTGTACTCGCCTCTATCAGCCAACCTAGTGTACCTGGAGACCAAGTAGCCACTGTAGCAGTCTCTGTAAGTAATACAGGCTCTACTGACCTCAGTAATGTCACTCTAGACCTTCCACAACCTGTAAACACTTCAGCCTACACTCCTATCTCTAACTTTGCCATCGTGAACCTTCCTAGTGGTACCGTGATGAGATTTAGCGCTGCTACCATTGCAGCAGGACAAACAGCTACCGGATCCTTTACCGTTCAACAAGACCTTCCAGGAAGCTACAGCTGGACTGGAGAAGTAGTAGTAGACGGACAACCTACTGGAGTCACAGTCAGTCTTACCACTACCTACGTAGCTCCTCCATAGACTACAGGAGGCACTAGCATGATACGTTCGTGGAAACACGATCCTCACAATATAACAGTATGAATTGACTAATTCATACGATAATATACCATGTTTACTATCGTACTACCTTACGTGCATTCTTAGCTTTACTTCTAGGTAATAGGTCTGAGACTAGTCTGGGAGTATTGGAGTCGTGATACTCCCTCTCTGTCAGTAGTTTCTCGCAGTCAAAGACTACTCGTCCTGGTAACCTAGGTATGGCTTCTTCCATGTGAATTGAAGTTGGAACGAAGAGGCTCGTCTCTAGTCCATTGAGTACTACTGTGTCGAACTCACTAAACAGACTCCTCGTACGTTTGGGTATGTTAAAGTTGAGTCGATTATAGGTGACGCTGTCTACAGGCATTTCATTGTACGAGAAGGTATCGATACCAGTAGGTTTCAGTCTCTCCATCATCTCGAAGTTCTCGATGTGTAGGGACTTTAGCTTAGACTCGTTTATGATCCGTCTAACGTTGGCTGTCTCTTGTTTCTTCTTCTTTATAGCGTTCTTGTTCCCTGCTCCAGCTCCTAGTCTAAGTTCAAACGAGACTACGATGGATAGACGCTCTAGGTTGGTGAACTTCTTTACCACTTTAGAGTTAGGTACAGTCTTTACTTCCAGGTCCTTCACGGTCGTATACAGTGAGCTGACAGTCAAATCCTTCCTTAAGCCAGTCCCTCCCAGACCTAGCTTCTCGAGCTTGGAGAGGTCTAGGAAGCTGGCTAAGTTCCCTAGTCTAGGAACGATCAAGCTCCTGAGTACTGGCTTCACTCCAGGCCTAGGGAGCATGTCTACTTTTTCACTAGCAAGGTGGAGGTCTTTGACTCCCCACAGCTTAATCACGTCTAATACTTCCTGAGTTATCCTGCCAACTACTAGGTATTCGAGACTCACGATAGGGAAGCTAGAAAGGTAGGTAGCGGGTCCCCAGACTTCGAGGTTCCGTAGCTTTCCCAAGTTCTCCACCACGTCATAGATTGCTCCTAGACTAGCTCCAGTAAAGTACATCTGGGTTCCAGTGTGGTCTGGAACTATACTGTAGTCAGGTTCTGTGACGATTATGGCTGAGTCAGAGTACTTGTGCTCCTCTAGGTTAGCCTGACGTATAGCCTCAGTGTAAGGTTGATTATCGTCTAGTACTCTTGAGTCTATGATCTTGTGGGGATAGGTTTTCCACTTAGGGTCGTAGTCCCAGAGGTATATCCTGAGAGTAATGTCGTTCCAGGAGACTAGATCTACGTGTCTGTCGGGAGGGTAGGAGTCCTCTCCTATCGTCAAGTAGCAGCTGTGAGTATAGAGCGATGAGTCGAACGTTATCCATCTGTAAATACCTTCCCTATTCGTCTCATATACTCCTTCCTTAGCTCGAGATTCTACTGTGTCGCTACCGTAGATATACTGGTAAACTATCTTCCAGTTATTGTAGATATTGTGGTCGTCCATCTTTTATATGAGTAGAGCTACTCATATAGTCGTCTCATACCATTGTATGAGCTCCCTTTACCCTAGTCTGAGCTTTAAGTAAGAGTTCAGAGACAAGCTGGGGCATCCATGAACCGCAGTAAGGCATTACGTCCACGAGTCTCTGTCTATCATATATCACACGACCTGTCCTAGGTTCCATCCTTTCAGCCTGATTAGAGTAGCAATCGGTTCCTCTGGCTGTCGAATCCAAGACTAGTTCATCTATGCCTTGAGGGAAGGAAGTGTCTCTATACTGTGCAAAGGTAAGCTCTGCTCCAGGTCTAGTGGGGTCATCTACTACTACTTCGTCGTATGCCATCCTCCAGACCTCCATACGGTAAATACTTCCCTTGTCCATGTTCACTATGAAGTCGTTCATGTAGTCCACGGATAGAGTAGTGAGAGAAGTGAGCTTGTGCACCATCTGAGTGAACTCTATGATTAGTTCAGTATCGTACTTGTGAAAGCCTAAGTACTCTAGCTTCTCGAAGTCGGCCAGACGATCGATATTGCCATACGGAAAACTCAGTAGCCTGTCTTTACCCATTAGCGTGAGCTTCTTTAGCGTAGGTCTGAGACTCTCTATCTCGAAGAAAGAGCGTAGGGGATCAATGATCGTCAGTTCTTCTAGGTCTTCTACCTTGATGTGGCTTAGTATGTTGAAGAGGTGAGACATGTGACAGCTTAGACGTCTTAGACTAAGCTTCTTGGAGGGTTTAGGTAGTACGTGCCTAATGTACTTACCTTCTCTGAGTTTGGTCTTCCCTTCTAGGTCTCCTCGTTTCCTGTGATGGACTATAGAGTCAGAGTAGCTTAGTACTAGCTTGAGAGAGTCTAATCTTACTTTCTGTGCGAAGTCTAGTACCTCTTGAGTCAATGAGTCTACCTCCAGCTCTTTCACTTGAGGTCCTCTCCAGTTAGCTAAGTACCTAGGGTCTCCAGAGTACACTAGCGTGGAGACTCTACTGTTTACTGGGTCTAGGACTCCATTCAAGACTGCGGCCATCTCTTCAGTACTGTAAATCTCTACGTCTATTACCGCACGTGTAGAGTCCAACTTCTCTCTGATCCCTCGTTCCCTAGACTCCTTTATTTCCCGCTTAGCAGACACGTCGTTTATCATCCTAGACTTCTTGGAGCGCAGTCTAGAGTCTAGTATTTCTCTGTCTAATACTGCTACTGGAATCCTTTCCCAGTCTGGGTGGTAGTTCCACAGGTAGAGTACTAGGGTATGCCCAAATCCGTCAGTATTTAGCTCTATAGTCTTGTCTGGGTAGTACTCTACACCGTTAACTGTGAAGTAACAGCTGTGAGTAAGAACTTCCAAGTTGAACCTAATCCATCTACACACTCCCAAGTCTGTATCAAAGAATCCAGGCTTCATCACTGGCCATTCCTCGTCTGACTCTGCTACTATGTGGTCTATGACACTAGCTCTGTCTGGATCATAGATAGTAGAAAGTGGGGGTAAGTAACATCGTGACATTTCGACCGTTTTACTGGAGCACTAGTGTACTACGTTTACTAGTGTACTATATTTACTGGTGTATGAATCGACTGATTCATACTAGCGTACTAATATACTGGTCCATTAGCGTACTACCTTACGTGCACTCTTAGCTCTAGTCTTAGCCAAGAAGGAGTGAAGGATAGGACTGTACTTACTGCTGCTTCTGTTTAGATTTCCATATCCCTTCAATCCGAAGACTTGACGAGTGAAGATAGTGTGACCTTGTCTGTCTATACTTATCCTCTGAAGTTCGTTATCAAATGAGTACTCTTCTCCGTTAAATGCCTGAGAGAAGTTGTTAGTGACTTCCACTACTTCAGGCATGTCTATTTGAGCCTCTAGGTCTCTCTGCCTTTCCGGGACCTTTATTTCGTCGGAGTTAGTCTTGATATGGAGACGTTCTAGACCCTCTAGATAAGGTACTGTAGGGTCTAGACTAGTCATGTCTAAGTACTCTAGCCCAAGTACGCGTAGGTCGGGAAGAAGGTCTCGAAGCTCCAAGTAGAAGTCCTTGAATTCTATTTCATCCGAGTTCCCGAAGTGGAACTCTTCCACCTTTACCTTGCGGAGGATAGAACGTAGAGTCTCCAAGTTCGTACAGGAGTGAACCTTGAGACAAGAGAGACTAGTGAACTTAGACCAGTCTATGTCTCGTTCTTTGCCTACTGCGTCGAGACCTAATGTAGTAATGTGCTCAGGATCTACTATGTGAATTAGTTCTTCTAGCCTGACGTAGTTACATCTTAGTTCAGGTATTCTCAGCTTAGTATAAGTAGGACTAGGCTTAGCTTCTATCTCGTGTTGAGTAGACACCTCTAGGTACTTTAGCTTTCTAGCCTTGATGAACTCTAGAGTACTCGCGTAGAGATTCACCACTGTGAGTCTTTCCAGCTGGAGGTTAGGATCGTATATACTCAAGTATGGCTCTTTCCTAGGCTCGAAGATACAGATGGTTTCGAGATAAGGTAGGGGTTCAGTGGCTACTTCCATGAAACTAGAGGAGTCTTCATGCTCAGTCAAGAATGGTAGGTTTATCCTAGAACTATACCTGTGAGCTTTCATTATCGTTCTACCTTCAGCATTGTGGTAAGACCTACCTTTACTACCAGACTTCTCGAGGGCCTTGAAATAGCTGTGAGGCTTAAGGACTAAGTCTGGATTGTTCATCCATTCTGTACGACCTTTCCAGCAGTAAAGTCTGATCACCTTGTCTTCACCGTACTCTATGTCTGTAGTAGAGTCTGGGAAGTAAGGCTTTCCGTTTATCTCGAAGTGACAGTGGTGGTCGTGAGTAGTAGGATTTAGGACTATCCACCTGCAGGTATTGGTAAGGTTTTTGTCAGGGTCGTTACTCTTCCCAAAGAGGTCACTGTAGTGTTTCTTGATGTAGTTGTTCACTCTGCGTCCATCGGAACTATGTTGGTAATCCATAATACGAGTGCCTTCTTTTAGTGATCTCGAGAGATGTATTATTCTGGGGACTTACAAGATGAGTAACAGTTCTTATATAGTTGGACTGGGATACTAGCGTACTGGAGATATAGATATACTATCTATATCATAGACTTGTAGTTAGCGTCTGAGTCGCTACGTTTACCGGAGTATAAATTGACTAATTCATACTCATTCACTAGCGTACTACCTTGTGTGCTCCTTTGACTCCAGTCATAGGAAGTAGGATAGAGGTAAGTTTAGCTGTATTCTTGTCGTAGTATTCTCTGTCGTTTCCGATGTTAAAGTGGTCGTAGATGGTGATACCTTGAAGCTCACTCATCATGTGGTGTCTTCCTGCGTCGTATCCTTTATTATACTTGAAGGGGAGGTAACACTTATCGAGTATTACTTCCTCGAAGCTCTCGAGATACTCCTTCACTTTAGGGTTGTTCTTAATTTTGTCAGCATCCGACGCCAGGTATCTGTCGACTCCTAGTCTAGGTACACCAGCTGCTTTGGCATCGGAATTGAGAATTCCTATACCTGACACACCGACAGTTTCGAGTCTAGGCAGCCCCTTACACAGCTTGTTCAGACATTTGTTGTAGTTATCTATATAGTCATCTACATCGTAATTACGTTTGCTCCCGAGGATAAGGTGCTTAAGGTTCTTGAACCCCAATACCGCTTCCATTTCCTCACTTCCATACTCCATTGCATTAGTTACGCAGAGAGTCTCGATGTTATTTTGTAGAGTCTTTAGGAAAGGAGTATCTCTTGTTACTTTCCTCACATACAGACTCCTTAGCTCACTTGGTTCTAGATGATACATGACCTTATTGAACGTATCATTGTCTTGACAGACGAGAGTCCTGAGCTCGAGTCTGCGTCCTGGCCTAGGCATCATGGGAATATTACGCGCAAGATCGTATAGTTCCTCGCCACCTATAGTCAGTTCTTCTACTTCAGACGTGTAGATGTAGTCAAACGATTCTTCGCTAATCTCATCTACCATAAGACTCTTGATGCGAGAAGACATGGGTGACGCTGAAATGAATTCAGTAGAAGTGTCCCAGACAAGTCTACTTACGTGTTTATTCTTTATTCGTCTGTAGTACTCATCTATTTGGGACTTGTCGAGCGGTCCAAAAACAACGGTGTCCACATCATCATACTCCTTCATCCGTCTACGCAAGTCTTCTCTCTGTTCATCTCTGGTTGAATTATTGAGGTAGTGCAGCAAGTTGTAATAATCTGAATCGAACGTCTTAGTAGGTAGGGACTTCCATTCCTCTTTGAAGTCCCACAGGTAAAGTATTACAAGTTGACCGTTCACATCCAGCTCATACTTCATGTCTGGATGGTAATCTCTTCCTCCTACTGTGATGTAGCATTCATGGGAGAAGCCAGGTCTATCTTTAATCCAGCTGTAGGCTCCTCTTTTTGTCTTGAAGATTCCTTCCTGAAAGACTGACGTGTTAGGTCTCCCATACAGTTCTTGAGGTCCATACAGAAACTCATTCACAGCCCTATCTATGTATGCATCAAGACCTAGATCGTAGTTAGTCATCTTGTTTTTAGTGTGCCAAACGAAAAGACTACCCCATGTTTACTGGTTTATCAGAACATCAGCGTACTACTGTATATGAATACTCTATTCATATTAGTTCTTGCGCTAGCGTACTAGGATACTAGCGTACTAGGATACTAGCGTACTACCTTGTGGGCTCCTTTAGCTCTAGTAGAAGGTGTCAGGATAGAGGTGAGCTTAGCTGTACCCTCATCGTAGTATTCTCTACCGTTTCCGATGAAGAAGTGATCATAGACAGTAACTCCTTCAGCTGGATTCATCATGTTCCAGTGACGGGGAATGTTCCCATGGCTGTAGATGAAAGGTAGACTTGCCTTTTCGATGACAATCTCTCCAAAGTTCTTGGCATACTTCATGAACTTCTCCTTAGTCAAGGCTCCGGAAGCGAAATTCCAGTCAGACGACCACACTGAACCTATCTCAAGCTTAGGTACGCCCTTCACCCCTGACGAGAGATTCTTTAAGTAAGGTATATGAAGACTCTGTAGATTAGGTAATCCTTTACTCATAGTCTTTATACTCTTTTTCAGCTGATAGCTGTGCTCGGTACCTGAGGTAATGCCAAAGCCGTCTCCTAAGGTAAGGTGGTCTAGGTTAGTAAAGCCTAATGTTATACGCTCTTCATCGCTGTCCGGTGGCATAGTATTTCTTACCATTAGAGTCTTGACGTTAGCTTGTAGAACATCAAGGAAGGGCGTATCGTAAGACAGTTGGTCTACATACAGGTTTCTTATTTCACTAGGTTCTACGCAATGCATGATCTTGTGAAGTTCATCTAGCTCCCAACAGATCAGTGTTTTTAGTCTAAGCTTCTTGCCAGGTCGTGGGAGGATGCTTACCCCACTCATATTAGTCTTTACCTCTCCTCCATTCACTGCTAGTTCTTCGATGTTTGATGCATAGATATAGTCAAAGACCTCTTCGTCCAAAGACTTGACCATTAACACCCTGACACTAGGTACGATGGGTAACCTGTTTATGAGCTTACCAGGCTTGTCCCATATCAATCGTCTTATCTTACCCGCCTCCAATACTTCACAGAGCAGGTCTAGATCTTCGGTAGAATTAGGATCGAACAGCAGGGTATCGGAGTTAGTGTACCGCTTTAGGAATCGAGCCAGCTGAGCTATCTCCTCTACATCTTCGGCGTTAGGTATCCTCTTTATCAACTTAGTATACTTTTCGTCTACTACACCAGTAGGTAGGAGGTCCCATTCTTCATTATGTTCCCAGAGATACACTACTACCTTCTTTCCGTTCACGTCTAGTTCGCGACTGGAGCCTGGATAGTAGTTCTTTCCTCCCACGGCAATGTAACATTCATGAGTAAAGCCAGGTTCCATCCATTTCCAGCTGTACACACCCTTACCTGACTCGAAGATTCCTTCCTTGAAGGTACTAGTATCATATTCACCATAGTTGTTGGGACCTGGGTGTAGTAATTTATTCACTGCCATCTCTGCGTGTATATTGTTTAACCTCTGTTCGCTCATCCTGTCCTGTTTTCTTTGCGGCGAGTTGACACCGTTTACGATGACAGTGTAGTGTTACGAGTTGTTTCCGATAGATAGAACATAGTACACCAGCGTACTGAGATACTGGGATACTAGCGTAATAGAGTATATGAATACTTCATTCATATCATTCTCTCCACTAGGGTACTAGCGTATTAGGATACTAGCGTACTACCTTGTGTGCTCCCTTAGCCTTAGGTTTAGGCATGATGGTGGAGTAGATTTTGGGAGTATACTTGCCATTCACGTGAGATAAGCTGGCTAGGTAGCCGTTGTGAGATAGTACTTCGTTGCAGTGGATAGTAAGACCTAGTCTGCTCCCATCTAGTTCCATTCTTTCAGAAGGTAAGTAGACTGAGTGAGTATACGGGTACCATGAAGATAGTTCTACTGTAGGTATAGAGTGGATGGCGCTGTGATCGCCTAGCGAGATCTTCTCATCATAGTAGGCCTGGCTAGCAGCCACTGCTAGTGTCTCTACGTTTTCTGGTAAGAATTCTCTCTTCAGCGTCCTAGTGACGTGGTCTATTCCCAGCTTTTTCAGGTGAGGAAAGGAGACTTTCACCAGACTAGTCAGCTTCTCGATTAGTGATTCCTCACCAGTACCCAAGTACAGCTCCTCTAGTTTAAGCTTCTTACCTATGAGTTCTAGGTCAGCCCAGTCCTCCATGTCCCACACGCTAAGAGCCCTTAGCCCTTTCATCTTGAGTACTTCTTTAACCGTCTCTCTACTGATGACTCCATTGAGTCTAAGGTTGACTATACTCCTGGCGTCAAAGACCTTCAGTAAGTGAGGTAGGGAATCGTCAAAACACGTGAGGTTCTTTAACTTATACTTTTGCCCTATCCTATTTACTATCCCACAGACTCCCATAGCCACTTCATTCGGCACCCCTGTCACCCAAAGGGACTCTATTTGTCTAGCCTTTATGAACTGGTAGAGTGAGTAGTCCATACCTACACTAAAGATGGATCGAACGCTCCTGGTAGGGTCCAGTGCTTCCAGGTAGGGTCCAGGGTATAGTGCGTGTATGTGAGTTATCTGACCTGAACCCAGGATTTCGAAGTACCTCCTAGTGTCTTCAGGTCTACTGGACTCAAAATTGTTAGCGAAGGAGAGTGAAGTCGCGTAGTCCAGGAGTCTAGCCTTTAATCCTGCGAACTCAGAGTTAGGCTGGTCCCTCAGGATCTTGAAGTAGGCCTTGGAAATGTTTAAGTCTGACTTCTCTATCCACTCTTGTCTCCCATCCCAGAAGTAGATTCTTATTGGTTCATTCTCTATGGTGGCGTCTATGTGTCGGTCTGGCCTATACACTTTACCGTCTAGTTTTATGTACACGTCGTGAGTATACTTGTTAGTGTCTAGTTTGATCCACCTGTAGCAGTTTAAGAGAGTCAAGAGAGGGTCTAATTGGGGAGTGAAGAGCTGTTTCGGGTCTTGACTCAGTAGGTGGATGTTTACTCGAGACTCCATACTGTTGTCCCTGGCGCGTGTGGGTATAGCCCCTATGTTGTTGACCATGAGAGGCTCTCCCATTCTTGTCTTTTACTTCTACAGTCTAGTGTAGCGACTCGAATATGGATTGAGTTATCCATATGTTCAGTGGAGTTTGTTCATAGTAGTACTAGTCTCATAGTTTCTGAAGTAGGGTGGCCGTGAGAGATGTTACAGCGGTGTATCTCTAGCTTAGTGACGTTAGAGCCCTCTACTTCCGGTACTTCAGCGGTGAATAGTGAGTGGATAGTGAGGTCTACGACGCTATCAGGTATGCTAGTAAAGGGGTAGCTACTGTGAGATTCTATTCGTTTGAGGGTCTCGGGTGGGTTGACTAGTTCCATTGGTCGGTCTGGTATGTACATTATCTTTAGTACTACCAGACTAGGTAGAGTAGTGAGGTCTACTACTTCCCCTCCCTTATTCATCAAGGCTAAAGACTCTACGTAGGTAAAGGCTACTGACTGAATCGCGTCTATGTCTCCGAAGACCTTCACGCTGCGCAGTGACTCTACTCTAGCTACGTCTCTCAGGACTGAAGTACTACAGTTCCAGAAGTAGGCAGTCCTGAGTCTTTCCACCTGAATAGAGCTGGGATCAAAGACGGTACAGCACTTAAAGATGACGTGAGTAGGGTGTAAGCTCTCGTACCCATTAGTCCAGTCAGTGAGGGTGACGTAAAGCTTGTCCCACTTGACCCCGTCCAGGAGCTCTCTGTCAGCTCCCTCTTCCAGGACTACGCTCTCGCAGTAGAGGTCTAGCTGTGAAGCCTTTACTCCGCAGAGGTAAAGCCGTTTGAGGTTAGGCAGACGTCCAGCCACTAGGTGACTCACGACTACCTGAGTGGAAGTAGTAGCCTGGGTGACCCTGCTTAGCTCACTGTCCTTGAGCCATCTTACTGCGGTAGGATAGGTGGGTAAAGCTCCTACATTCTCTAGAGACTCAAAGAATACGCTAACCAGGTTGTTGACTCTACTGAGTGAGAGGGGATTGTACTTCTTATTGTTGAAGAGGAGGTAGGGTCTCGTATTCTCAAGGTTCTTAGGTACCCTAAACGTGAAGTAGTTAGGGGTAGGTTGGGGTTTGATTCGCTTACTTGACATACTTTACTTAGTCTATATAAATCGTTTAGATTCATATGGTGTAGTTGTAGACTACGTACCTAGGACTTACTTACGTGCTGACTTTACCTTTTTCCAAGGAGTGGTCAAGTGAGTAGTCAGCTTAAGAAAGACATCTCCCACGTAATTGCTCATACGTATAGTTCTGACGTTACAGCCTGGACTCCTCTGTATGAGGTCAGAGCACTTCATCAACTGTCCAGACCTGGGATAGTGCATAGACTTTAATGTCTTGAGTACTACTACTGATGTAGGTAAACTAGTCAGACTGTCTAGATCTCCTCTGAACTCAATAAGAGAGTCGGGTACGTTCACCATTCTTATCTTTCTCCCTGTACTCCGCAAGAAGAACCTTTCGAGGTTAGGTAGGTTAACGAGGTCAATAGTGACGTCTTCAGTCCCTTCTCCTAGTCCACTTATGGATAGAGACTTTATGTTGGGTAAGCTGATACTGAGTAGTCCCTCTACTATCTTTAGGTCTCCTACATCCATGTGTAACTTCTCCAAGCTAGGTAGCTTGGTCAGGTCTCCACTCTTCAGTAAGTCCTCTGACACAGAATAGAAGCGGAGTTCGCGGATAGAGTCAAGCTTCTTAGGTATGTACTTGAAGCTCTTCCCCACAGTCAACATGTGTATAGGTGGGAAGTTGTCGGGGTGTCGATCAGCGTCAGGAACAGAGAGCGTTTCATACTCTATGCCGTCGTAGTCCTCGAGTCCAGGCTGACCAGTCATATCAAGCTTCCTACACTTCACGTTGGTAAACTTGTAGTTCAGCTTCCTGTTTCCATCCACGAAGTGGGTGAAGTGCTTTAAGTTGGTGAACTGGGAAAGGTCTACCTCAGTAGGAAAGTCTTCACTATACCTCTCGCTGGTGTATATACTCTTTACAGTTTGAGGATCAGAGACCTCGACTAGTCTACCTTCCTCAAATATAGGATACTCTATTTCATACGGAGCTTCTCTGTCGGGTACTTCGCAGGAGATAGTGTAGACGTCTATCAAAGCTGGATCCTTACTTTCCTCAGGAAGAGAGTCGGGGTCGCATAGGTTCCACGGCTCCTCTACCTTACATGGGTACTCTTTACCCGCGTAGGATACCTTAGCCTCTAAGGTGTAGTTGTTAGGGTTGTAGAAGGTGTCTCGAACGAAATAGCTCATCTGTAGTTGGGGTAGGATGGGCAGCTAAGGTGACCAGTGCGAGTGACTAGACTACTTCCTACGTCGAGTAAACTTACTTTACTGTTACAATATAGATAGCTTTATCTATATAGGAAGTCTACGTACCTAGGTTCACTTGCGGGCGGACTTAGCTTTACTCCAGACTCTCCTGAAGTCTACTGCGAAAAGAGTGTGTCCGGGGAACCTTTCGTCCTCCACTTCTACTCTAGAGACGTTAGGTGCTTGTCCTGTCTGTACTAAGATTAAGACTTCAGTAGCTAGCTCTCCTGCCTTTTCCATCTTTTCTCCACAAATAGTAGTGACAGAATCAGGTATTGAGGTCAGGGAGCTGAATCCTCCCTTAATCCTGAATAAAGTGGGTGGAGGGTCCACTAGAGTAATAGTCTTTGACTTGAAATAGGCTAGCTCTAAGGTCTCCAGTCCAGTATACTGTCCCAAGTATAGCTCCACGTTACTTCCGTCTCTTGAGGAGTGATTTATGTATAAGTACTTCACGTTGGGTAAGTGTACGTTCCAACTAGGTGATCCTTTGGTGCAGCTCCTCAAGTAGCTCGGAGCTATGGTTACATGCAGAGACAGTAGGTTAGGTAGCTTGGCTATCTCCCTCAGGTAAGTGGATGAACCTGGCCTCATCGTGACCACTACTTCCTCTACCAGAGAATGTGACTCAGGATTGTAGCCAAGTTTCATACCCCAATGTGCGTGAATGCGAGTTGGCATTCTCTCAGCTCCTGGAAAGATGTAGCATCCGAACTTCTCGTACTCTATACCAGATAGGTCAGCCCCTTCTTCCACGTGGTCTATCCACAGCTTTTCAAGTCGAGCTCCCCTTAGCTTACCTCCTACCCTACAGTCCTTGGTGTTGAACACGCTGAGGATTCTGAGGTTAGTATAGTGAGACAGGTCTACTACCTCTCCACTATTCAACTCCGAGTCTTCTAGAATTAGACGATAAACTTGGTCTTGTGTCTCGGTAGACTTGACATAGGTGGAGCTCACTATTCCTGGTTCTTCTGTCACACCGGTGTTTATAGTGTATGAAGTAACGAGTTCTGTCCGAGTCGCTCCTACCTTACATAACCTTACTTCGTCTCCCTGAGTTATGCTGGCGCATATGTCCCACCCTTCTTCAGCGCGTGTCTCTACGATTACGAGTAGTGACATCTTAGTTGAAGCAAGAGAGAAGGTTAAGGTGTAGAGTACACGTCTCCTGTCTTTAAAGTAATATAGGTTCAGCTAACCTATATCTAGTAGACGTTTACTTACGTCCCGATTTGGTAGTCTTCCAGGGGTTAGTCATCCGTATAGTGATAGTGCACCCATTGTCTACGTTTAGCTTAAGGATGTTCATGCGTACCCTCATTACTATAGTGTTGACGTTATGGTCTTCAGTCTTGCTCATTGCAAAAGCGCACGAGTCAAGTTTGTTAGTGAGGCTTAGTCCTCCCACCTTTAGCTTAGTTACTGAAGACGGTAGCTCAGTCAAGCAATTTGGGTCTCCTGAGACTTGTCTAAGAGAGGGAGGAGCGTTCACCAACTTGACACAGCTTATGTAGCTATTGAACTCGAACTTCTCCAAGTTAGGTAGACAGGAAAGGTCTATCTCTTTAGTTTCCCTAGGTCCACCGACTGCACACTCCGTGATCTTGAGAGACCTTACCCCATTCAGCGCCTGGTTTAGTAGTCTGGGTAAACCCTCCCAATGCCCACTTGCTATAGCCACATCTAGCTTCTCCAAGTTGGGAAGAATAGAGAGGTCTACGTCCTTCCTGTTTCCACTAAGGAGTACGTCAAGGACCTTCACGTCGTCTCGCCTGTCCTCAGGTAGACTCTCTAGGTCTGATTCATAGAGACGTAAGTAGCCAGGAGGTGGGTTTAAAGGCTCTTCCGACTCCCTATCAAAGCTGAAGTACTTGTAGTCTATACTCTTCAGAGTTTCGAGACCTATGTCGTTATAGACTTCGTCTGGAGATTCGTGAACTACGAGGTACTTACACTTAGCTCCTACTATCTTGGCACGAGAATTATCGGACCATCCTTGTCCTAGGATGATACGCTTAAGATTAGTGTAACCAGACAAGTCTATCACGTCGTCCATCTCCTTTGGAGACCTTCCGTCTAAGGTTAGTCTTCTGGCGACTCTCTTGTCCCTGAACCCTTGAGTACGTTCTTTCTTTAACGTTGGGTTGACGACATACGAGTACCCTGGATTGACTGGTACGTTACAGACTATGAGGTCTTTGATTACAGGTTCGTCTGGTTCGGGAGGTACCTCTTCCACTTCGCACTCGTAGGTCTTCCCGAGGTATTCTATCTTAGCGTCGACAAAGAGTCTGTGAGGATTAAAGAGGAAAGCTTCTGTTGTATAGGTCATCTCTAGTTCACTCGGTCCCGACTATAAGGGAAGTCGACTGTCATATCTCATAGGTACCTTACTCATATAGATTAACCCAATCTATATTACTTATTCTTCTTCACTCGGCTCTGAGTCGTTCACGCGTTCTACATGTAGTCTGAGTACATAGAGTCCCTTGGATGGTACCTCCATGTATCGCTCTTCATCCTTACAGTACGCTATCTCTACAGTCTTCAGGTTAGGAGAGTAGTACATCAGTAAACCTACCCACGGTTCCATCACATGGTTTATCCAGTGAGAGGGAATCTTCTGCACTACTATGGTAGAGACAGAAGGAGGTAGCTTCTCGATGTATTGGCAGTCTCCCTTTATGACCTTAAGGGAGGGTGGAGCGTTCACTATGTCGAACTTACAGGGTCTACCGCTCCTGACGCAGAGTACTTCTAGCGAGGTAACTCGAGAGAGGTTGATTATGTACTCTACTCCGTCTCTGTAGGTGAGTAATACTTCTATCTTCAGCGTCTTTATTCGAGAAAGGTCGTTGTCCAGTACTAGGTCTATCTCTTTCTGCCTAGAGACCTTGAGCTTGAGGTACCTTAGTTCAGTGAGTAGATCAAACACGAAATGGTGAACATCTCCCTTGAGCCTATAGACGTGGTGGAGCAAGGTCAGTTTAGTCATGCAGCGTACCTCTGGCAGCTCCCAGAAGTCTCTCCAGATCGGCCACTTCAAGACAAAGTGATCCACCTTTGGTACGCACCTGGCCCCTTCCCATACAGTCTTTACCTTCTCGTATTCTATGTCCTCGAGGACCCGAGGTTCCCAGGCTTGCTTTAGTACTAAGAGACGAACCTTACCTATTATCTTTAAGATGTGACCGTACTGGATGTTGGTTCGCTCGATCAAGACTAGAGTGTCTAGGTTGGGATACCTAGATAGGTGAAGCTCATCCTTATAGCTCACTCCCTCCGTATACAGAGTAGTGATGCGTTCCGGATGGTCTTGCTCGCACTTCCAGGTGTAGTGTCTACTCAGTTGTTGAGGCGGTACGGGTATCTTACTCACTAGAAAACAGTACCCGTCGTCGTCGATGAATTCCTCTAGCTCTAACGGCTCTGTCTTTCCTTCGTACTCTATTTCTGCAGTGATAGCTGTGCACTTCACGTCTGGTATAAGGAGATCGATTTCTTCCATTAGTATTACCCTCAGGTGTAGTCAGATTACCTATCGGATAATAGGTAAACGCCAAGGGCTCTAAGTAGTGAATAGAGGAGTGGACCACGTTTTGTACATGGAATAGCCTACACGAGCTACTGTGAAAGGTTCCACAACTCTAGACCTATCGCACCAGTCTACTAGCACTATCCTTCCCGCTTTAGTTGTTATAATGTCTATTACCCTTACTACCCCTGCTTCCGAATGTATCAGTATCCCGGTACGTTTTCTTCACCCGGAGATGTCCTGTTCTAGCTTCTCAGACTTCCTCGAGGAGTATTCTTTTGACGCAGGCTTAAGCTGTATCCACAGAAACTCCCTCCTTGCTGCAGAGGAGGAGTTCCGTGAGGTAAAGACTACTGATCCTTACGATCCTGCTTTCAGTGGCGCTGAATCTAGGGGCTTCAATACCAGTCTCTTCCAGATAGGCTTTAACGTCACCCCCGACTTAGCCAAACCGCTGTGTGAACTAGTAGTCGATCCTGTGAACGATCCTAGATTCAGTGAAAGGTTCCTCAATAGTTTGGCCCGCACTAAATGGTGGAGTAAAGTACGTACCATCATAGTCAAGAGTATGACGGTAGCGTGTGCTGACACTTTCCGTGGTGCCCAGATTGATAGGCTAGTATACGACTGCAAGCCTTGCTCTCTAATGTATTACCTTATCGCTAGGTGTGAGAGTATCGAGTACCTCTCTATCACTGCAGAGGAGTTCACCACTTTGAAGAGTGGATACGCTATCGCTCCTGTCACGTGGGAAGACTTTACTGAGCTTTACTTCGACTCTGTCTACAACGCCTTCGAGGGGGTCTACAAGGTAATAAGGTCTTCACGCAAGACACGCGTAGACGCTCTTAAAGTGAAGTGCTCAGAGTACATAGACTCTCTTCAATTCTGTGTAGACTTGACTAGGCTAGATACTCTCGACGCTGACTTCTCTACTAGTAGTGTAGGTGTGCCTGTTAATAGTGAAGGGTCTGACTCGTATAGGAGAAACATGGCGACTACCTACGTCAGAGAGGTAGTGTTTCCTAATATCAAGAGGTTCATCTCCAACAGACTTCCTGTAAGGTATAGTAGTGTGGAAAAGAACTTCGACAACTTGGTTCTCTTTGTACCTCGACTCGGGTTTAGCGGCTACGGAGTACGCGACATGAATGTGTTGAAAGGACTGTACCCTAAGACTAAGATAGTCTTGTTACCCGGACTTGCTTCGCCTCAACTGGAGTTAAGCGGTATGAACTACGTTTCTCCTGATCTCTTTGTGGTGAGAAACGAGCTAGTCATAAACCTAGAGCCTCTAGAGAACGAGCTAGTAGACGGACTCTTTGTGAGGAGAGCTAGAATAAAGCTGGTCATAGAGGGCAAACCGTACGTGACTTACATTACTGTGTATGTGTCTAAGAAGGTCAAGTAAGCTTCCCTCACTCCTCTATATAGATTAGCTAATCTATATTGTCTCGTATTGTCTCGAGGTAGTATGCATTAGTCTCCTAATATCTGTCTCTACTTTACCACAACAAGGATGCCAGTCTCGCGCTACTTCACCCTTCCTATCCTGGAGACAGACTCGTGTACCGTCTCTAACGTCTTCTTGACCGATTCAGACGTACTTGTGGAGCCTATTCACCTTTCTAGTTCAGGTAGTACTTCTATCAGGGTCTACGACCTCTCCTCTACTGCACCCTATCCTCTGGCCTATACCTGCTCTCACGCCTGTACAGTCTGCACTCCACGTAAAGACGACAGAGTACTAGAGGTAGTAGTGGACGATAGAGAGTGTAGGTCTACCTACAGAGATAAGACTCGTAAGGACCATCTTACCTTAGCTCAGCTTTATCCGAGGATAAGAGTACTCCAGCTAAAGTCTACTCCCTCTAGGTCTACCTTACTAGGACTCAGCCGAGCCATACACCTTAGGGTAGTGGTAGTAGCAGAGCTAGTGCAGGAGGTCTATAGGGAGCTACCGTCCTCTCTTTCTACTCTGGAGGTTTGGGGAGTAAGGGGTACATTGTCTAATCCCACCCGTAGGAAGCTCAAGGTAGAGTCCCTTTCTTGCTCCCTAGACACGATAGATGTATGTATGAGTCTAGTCCACCTACCTTCCCTTAAGTCGGTAGAGACGGTAGGTCAGACTAGGGCTAAAGGAGCTAGACTACTCAGAGGAGTCGACTTCAGCCACCTGCACAAGGCTTCCCTCTCCTTCCTCTATCTACTGGACAAGGTACCCGTAATGAGCTCATTACGTACTCTAGTAGTAGACTGTAAACCTATTCCTGAGTCTAGGATCCAAGCTCCAGACCTAAAGGTACTAGACGTAGAGGACCTCGGTAACGGACTGGAGAGGCTGGAGGGCATAGGTCAGGTACTCAGGAGAGACGTGGAGACTATACTACTCTTTAGCTCAGACCCTCTAGCCCTACTTAAAAGCTGTGCTTACTTGACCCCTCGGAGCCTCACGTTTACCTACGTCTCGTCTCTAGACTTCAAGGAGGTAGACTTGAGTCTAGTACCAAGTAGCGTAACGCGTATAGACTTAGTCTTGCCTTCCTTAGTCTCTCATAGTATAAAGGCTTCAGTCTCTCTTACCAGGACTGGATGAACGATTCATATAAGTCGACTGACTTATATAGCTTTATCTTCTACGGACTTAAGTAGACTCTACTTCCTCTGAGTCTGACTCTTCACTTAGTACCTCGAACCTAGCTACAGGTAGTAGGTCGGTAGGTGGGCTTTGGAAGCGCTGACTAAGATGGAGTCCACACGTAATAGTGCGTCCAGACCTGTCGGAAGGTACTAGAGTAAGCTGAGGGATGAATAGGTCCTCTCCTGCAGTATTGATTTGGTACAGAGTCTTCACCTTAGAAACGTGGAAGGTCTTTACTCCTTCAGGAAAGAGAGGGGAGTGAGGGTTGCTAAGCTCCAAGTGAGCGATGGACTCGTCCAGGTTGATGTAGGTACGTCCATTGAAGCTGAACTCAGTAAGGTTAGGGAAGAGGGACTTAGCTCTGTGCCAGTCTATCCCCTTGACGACGTCCACTTCTTCCGGTATAGTCAAGCGCTTGACTTGAGCTAGTCTTATACCTTGGACGAAGAGCTGGTCTATGGTGTGAGGGTACATTGAGACCTCGTGAAGGTTAGGCATCTGCATTAGCTCAGCTACTGCTGCAGCAAGCATACTGTCGTGACGACAGACGAGAGAGACCTTACGTATCGTGCCGTAGTTAACGTTAGGGATTAGGTCCTTTAACATTACGCACCCAGAGGAGGGGTAGTGGACGTAGACTACGTTAGGTACGTTAGCGAACGGAGGCTTGATGTAGGCTCTACGAGGGAGTGCAATGTGTACTTCACCATGGTATTCTACTGGTTCGTCATAGACTAAAGGATCCCAGAGGTGAATAGACTTAGGTGAGTGCTGAGAGACGCACACCATAGTAGACTCTAGCCTCTTGAGGTTAGGGAAGAGTCCCTTCTCTAGAGAGATGGTGAGCTCGTCGTCAAAGTCAAAGATACTCTCTACGTAGACTATCCTCTCAGCTCTCTCAGAGTCTTCGAGGTAGAAGTCTAAGTCAGCTAGGTCGTCTTCGTATAGAGCGATAGGGAAGAGACGAGGGTCGTAGTCAAAGGTGTAAACCGTGAGACTAGCAGACTTAGGTAGGGCGCCTAGTCTCTCCAATAGGGTAGAGTAGTCTAAGGCTTCCTGGAAGATGGCGTTTCTCTCTTCGCTGGTTAGTCCTTTAGCTTCAGAGGAGTTCAGCTTCTCCTTCCACATCTTCTTCACTTGGGAAAGAGTAAAGGTTTCTGCAGTACGTGGAGTCAAGACGTCACCGTCTACCTGAATAGTACAGGAGTATTCAGAGTCGTAAGGTCTAAGGATAGCTAGCTTAATATCACACATAGGGTAGGGTGGGTAGAGTAGTACTTTAGCGAGTCCCACATATATATCTAGGTGCGAGACTTTGTTCGGTCGTCATATAGGTTGACTAACCTATATAGTGTAAAGAGAGTGCTCTAAGTCATGAGCTTGTCGCTGCGGGCAGACTTTTGGTCCCGGTTCACAAAGGAGACTACCGGTTGAAGCCCCGGTATCGCAGGCTTGCGCACGTTAGACTGAGCTAGTACGAGGCTGCAGCTCACTGGAGTCCCAAGTCTAGAGTAAGGTACTAGAGTAGTCTTGGGAGCCTTTATCGTGAAGTCGTAATCTCCGTTGTCCAGGCAGGTTAAGTCTTCCAAGTGATACGAGTTTATCCTGGGATAGGCGGGGACAGAGGGAAGAGTCCTATTCATGATTAGAGTGGCTTCCTTGACCCACTTAGGAGGATTAAAGAAGCCTTCACAGCTGCACTTCACGTGGTAGGCGTTGGGAAAGATAGTCTGGATTGAGGGAGAGCCGCTACTTATGAAGTTACGGAAGCCTTCGGTAGTAGTGAGCTTAAGAGATGTTATTGTAGGAAAGGTGTGTCCTTTGAAGTAGCGGAGAGCGTCAGGACGTATAGTCAAAGCTTCTAGGTTAGTAGCTAGCTTCATTATCTGAAGTATCTTGCCGTACACAGAGACGTGAACCGAACGTATCACTATTTCTCTAACTGAGGAGTAGTCCACTAGCCAGCTAGCGTCTTCTACGAACTCTGTGAGGTGTGAATAGACTATAGTATCTACCTTGAGACGTCTCTTCACCTTGAAGGGGTCACGGACAAAGAGAGAAGCTTGAACCGTTAGCTTTCCCTCATACTCTAGTAGCGAGTCTGTGATCGTGCTACCGTCGTAGTAAACGTACTCTATCTTATTTGAGATTAGAGAGGGGTCGTGAGTCCTAATGCTGTAGACTCCGTCTTCGATGATCTTTCTCTCGAACTCTGTCAAGGAGACCTCTATCTGAAGAGGAGTGTGCACACAGACGATACGTTCCACGTACTCTTGGTCTGGCTCCTCCTCAATACGGTTCGCTCCATACCTAAGGTCTAGGTCGATAGGGTGAAGGAGAGGGTCGTAATCGAAGGTGTAAAAGTGCACCACTAGACCAGTAGTATTACTAGGTCCACGTTCAAGGAGGAGGCTTAGGTCAGTTAGCTCTCGAATGAGTAAGTCTGTCACCTCTTTCTCTCCTCCTTCGTCAGGAATCGCCTGCTGTAAGTCGTCTATCCTGTCTGTCACCTGTTTAAGAGTAAGGGAAGTACAAGAGGAGGGGTAAAAGGTGCGTCCCCTGACTTCAATCTTACAGTAGAAGTCGGTACCTTCTGGTACAAATATAGCAATCTTTGAGGCGTCCATAGTAGTTAAGCGAGTAGAGTAGTACTGGAAGTATTGGGTACAAAGTCTAGTGGTTGCACCCTTGTGTAGTCTTTCATATATAGGTTTACTTACCTATATTAAGTCTAGGCTCTCCTGTCTTTATCTAGCACTCCCAAATCTAGCACTCTTACGTCTGATACGTTGGTACTTACTGCAGACTATTCTGGGACTGTCCTCGTCGTAAATCATGAACTTATCTTCATATTCGCCCATGTGGTCGCTGAAGACGTCGATGATTATGTTTTGTACAGGCAGGTTGGGTACGTTAGCTACGTCCATGTACTCTCCTGAGTCGTAGGAGAGGCCTTCTAGCGAGGTAACAAAGTACTTGGTATTCCCTAAGATGAGGGTCTCTAAGCCTTCGAACGCCTCGTAATAGTAAGTGCAGAGGTTATCTATCTGGGTAAGGGGTCCGCTGATTCTGAGCTCCTTTATTCTTGCTAGTAGGCTCTTTACCTCAGAAAGGTTTCTTCCTTCATCGCTGAAGAGGACGTTTGTGTCGTAAAGCTCGAGAGATGTTATGCTGCTAGTCTGGACGAAATCAGTTATAGGACCGATAGACTTTCTGCCTACTTTCACGCTAAGGTGCTTTAGTCCACTTATCAACTGAGGTGCGCTATGCAATATTCCGTTGATGTGTCCAGGGAAAGCAATCATGAGTGAAGTAAGATTGGGGAAGCTGATGTCTATTCTGGCGTCCAACTGTGAAGTCAAGCTTAGGAAGGTAAGATAATCGGGGTTCATGTACTTGGAGAGTCTAGTAAGATACCTTGGGTCGGTGTGGAGCTCTTCGATTCTTAATCCATCTCTCATCACCAAATTGGGATCTATGTACTGTTCTCTCGCATACAGACTAGTACCTTTGAAGATGAGCTTTCTTACGTTGTTCATACTCATGAATAGTACAGTCTCTCTATTGATTAGATTGGTAATAAGGGTGTGAACGTTAGGAACGAGGAGTGAGGAAAGAGCTTTAGTGTCTCCATATTTTCTTTCTGGGAAGTACTCTACTATCTTAAGATCCTTGAAGTTCCGGACTTTACGACGTTTAAGCTCCAGCTCTTCCTTTAACATGTAAGGGTCTGTGATCTTCCAAATTCCTACTCCTCTCAGGTTGATACGTTCCCTACTCTCGCCCCTTGGCTCGTCTTTGAAGTCTATCTTCTTTCTTAGCCTATCCATTTCCAACTGGAATGAGGCTAAGAAGTATTGCTTGTCTCCTTCGACCTTGTCAGCGAGTGACAGGGTTTCTACTCTTTCACCTTTCTCTATAGCATAGATGTCGTGGTTCTCATTCATACTACCTACTACAAAGACTTTGTCAGAGTCTTCTACTGTAGCTTCTTCTTCGTAGAGCTCTCTAACTATATCTCTGTGTTCTATAGCTGTACAGCCAGGTCTAGGCTTTGTAGGTTCTTCCTCTTCGCTGTCTTCACTGTCTTCAGGAATCAAAGAGTCGTCACCACGATAGAACTCGTAGTCTTCTTCAGACTCACTCTCTGAGGTGCTTTCGCTGCTCTCGTCCTTAGTAAAGGTACCTTCTTCTAGGTTAAGAGTTCCCAGGTCTAAGACAGGTCCAGTGTCGTCATCTGAACTCTCTTGTTTGAACTCTGACTCTTCGGAGGATGATTCGGAGTCAGAAGCTACGGACTCCCATCTCACTCTACGATTGAACTTACGTGTAGGTTTACTGCTACTCATTTTATAGTAGGACCACCAAACTACACCACAGAAGATAGTTCGAATAATGTGTATGCGAAGTATAGTACTGCGTTAGCTTAACTATAGCGTTAGCTTAACTATATAATATAGGTGAACTTACCTATATTGCGATTAATCTGTCAGAGCCAACTCTCAGTAGAATTGTACATAGTCAGAACTTGGCACTCTTATGTCTCATACGTCGACGTGTACTGTAGACTATTCTAGGAGTATCTTTGTCGTAGATACATACTCTGTTACTTTTGAATGTGTCCCACGGAGGTACAAAGCTATCCAAGACAATGTTTTTCACTGGGAAGATAGGTACAATGGCTACTTCTTCATGTGGATCCGACCTATAGTCCGGTTGATCTTCTACCTTTGGATAAAACTTGGTTCCTCCTAGAATGAGTGTCTCTAAACCTTCGAATGCATCATAGTAATACTCGCAGAGGCGTTCTTTACCGTAGATGTTTCCGCTGATTCTGAATTCCTTTATTCCACGGAGTAATTGCCCCACTTCGGTAGGATTGCTTCGTCTCATAACATAATGGAAGTTACTTAGCTCAAGAGACTTGATTCCTGTAGCTTTGATGAGTCCAGTCAGCTGAGGAACACTAGAGTCCACAGACATAATACTGATGTGTTCTAGGTTTTCGAATAAGTGTCGAGACTTCTCGAACAAGCTAACAGCAGTAGTGGAAGAATGGACCATGAGTGCCTTCAAGTCGGGAAATCTAGTAGAAATTATACCATCACCATTCTTTGGAGATACGTGAAGTAGTGAAATCGAGGACTCGTCTAAGTTGAGCATCAATTTGTCTACAAGCTCAAGCGGTGCATGCAATTCTTTGAGCTTTAGCTTAGCCTTTCTTAGTTCTACTTTGTTACTTATGTAGTAGGAATCAGTGAAAGGTATACCAGGTCCGATACCTGGGTCTGTTAAGGTGAAATTCAGAGGCCTTACGCGCAGGACTTCTACCCTGTTGCGACGCATGAATCTGAGAGATTGTTTGTCTACCACATTAGTACATAGCGTAGTTATGGAACGAGAATTGACCTTAGAAAGGATACCATTGTTGCGGTAAAGAGGAAAGTAGTTGACCACTTTAAGCTTTTCGAGGTGAGTGAACTTTATATCAACAAACTTGGCAATTTCACTACCATACGTAGGCATAGTTAACATCCCAATCTCATCCTTGATGATTGAACTGCCCTTGTAGCCCCTCCAATGAGAGTCCTTAGTAGAGTCAAAATGGATCACGTACCCATTGTCTTTGTCGAATTGGAACATGTGATAGATAGTCTGGCCTTTCGTTTCAGACGCATCTACAGATGGTTCTACTATTGTGTCGTTAATGATCATTTGACATTCAAGCACATCATCTCCTTCTGAAGTGCAGAAAACTCTGTTTGGATTCTGCGGTTCCTCATCCCCGTTTACACTATTAGAGTCACCTTGAATCTTCTCGTAAAGTCTTGCGAAGACGTCACGATAACCACTGTCATCACAGCCTTCTCTTCTCTGAAGTACAGGTTGATCGCCGTCTCGGTTACCTCCTTGGATCGTACCAAGGCCACGTCTCCCATGCCTTACAAGTCCACCTTCGTTCCTTCTACCTCTAGGTTCCACTCTACCCCTTCTTTCTCTAGGTTCCATTCTGTTCCTACGGTCTGGAGTAGCTACTGGACGTCTACGTTCAGGTTCTTCTTCTTCAGAGCTGAAAGTCTCTGGTTCTTCTTCCTTTTCACTTTCGGAGCTTGAACTCTCTGATTCGTCCTCTAAGATTGTGTCTTCTCTCGTAAGTGTCAGTTCTTCAGCGTAAGTAATAGGGTCATCTAAGGATGTCATAGTTCGTCTGCTGTAGCTCATTTTATATTAGTACCCTACTAGTATAGACGTTTACTTTGTTCCCCATTAAAATGGGACAAGAAGAATCAGTACCCCAAGTCGCAGGCAGGCCGTTTGTTACGCCTTATTCACTAGCTTTACCTCAAGTCTACTCTAGGCTCTTTCCTGACAGAGTAATTCCTCCTCAGGACGTGACTGAGAGACGTGAGCAGATCCTTGCGATCCTTCAAGAGATGCCACCTATGGACGACGCTGATGTAGAAAGAATGCTCAAGTCTCCTCTCCTACTCCAGAATACTGCAGACTTCTTAGACGACTCTATTACTTACGCTGAGGAGGAACTTAACGATACGCTCTCTATCGACCTTATCGAGATGGAGGCTCGTCGCAAGGTCAAACAAATGATGAAGAGAAGAGAAGGTATCCTCAGGTGGTTCCTAGTTCCCAGAGAGGTCTTTGACGATGAGGTTCATGTCTACGTCAAGGTAGGACAGGAGGTCTCTAGGTGCTCGATTGAAGCTGTGGAAGAAGGTCCTTATGTGATAGGTATAGCTTGGCTCACAGACGTCAGTAGACTAAGAGACGCTCCCTTTCGGCAGCTAGTAGTACCAGATGACTCCTCCCTTACAGAGTCTATGCCCAGAGCTTCTCGTATAGGTTCAGTCTACTTCGCTAACCTCACGAACGAAGAAAGGTTAGAGATCTTGAAAGGTGCTACCTTCCCTAACATATACGATATAGACGCGGGAGATGAGCTACCTAGAGGTACTAAGGTCGGAATGAGTAGTCCAGTCCTTTCGCTTACTGTTACTGATGGAAGTGGTAGACTCAGGAACTTCCTTTCTGGACGTGAGCTAGATAGTCTGAGACTAGACTTCCCTAAGTCTCACAGACGTATAAAGCCTGAAGTAAGGTGTAAGGTTTCTCACCTCACCGTTAACCGTTACTCTCTGTCGTACGCTCTAGACTCAGTGGATAGAGACAGCGTAGTATCTCTTTGCTTTAACGGTAAGTACAAGGGAGGACTGACTGAAGACGGAGCCTTTGTCTTCCCGAACCTAACGGCTATCGCAGTAGACGACGACTGGATCCTCTCTTCCGTATGTAAGTCTCTTAGCTCTGACTACCTAAAGAACATAGTCACCGTGGGGGTGAAGAGGTTTCAGAAGCCTCTTAAGGGCTACAGACGTAATCAAGCACTGGCCATGTTACCTAACCTCTACCACCTAGAAACTTTACACGACCTAGACTTGAGCACCTTTCCTAGAGACAGCGTCAGGTACCTCCGTATAGCTTTACTCTCTAAAGTGAGGGGCTCTAAGGCTTTGGCTACCATGCCTGAGTCTGTGGAGGTACTTGGAGTAGGACTCTCGAGGTACTGGTACGACGAGGTCATGGAAGCAAGACGTGCGAGTGGAGTCCCGTCCCAATTCAGCAATAGAGGTCGTATAGACGTGGTGCCTGGACTAGAGATAAGGTACGAAGACTTCATGGAGAACCTGGAAGGGTTCAGGTTCTATTCTATCTATACTCCTACTATGATCTGTGAAGTAGGCCGTACTAACCTCTCTTAAACATATGTCTTAGTCGAGACATATAGTACAATGAAAGAGGGATTATGGGAGGACTAATTTCTAAGACTAACCAGCAGCTCAATCAAGAGTTCTTTAATAATATAGTCCAGACTAACCAGCAGTACTGCGTAGCTGAGACGACTAGCGACATAGGTACTAGTGTAGTCATAGTGAGCGATGGGACCATAGGAGGAGACTTCACAGGAATAGAGTACGCTACTAATACTGATGCTTCCTGTCTAATGGTGTCTAGTATGGAAGCTAATGTGAGTACTATACTCCAAGCTTCAGCTGAGCAGACTGATACTTCAGAGACTGACATCTTCTCTCTCTTCGGGAACTACCTCTTCAACATGGACAAGGAGACCGTCTACCAGTCTGTGACTAACGACATATACCAGATCAATGAAGCGGTGTGTCAGTCCAGTACTACTACTTCCACGGCAGGTCAGTACGTCTACGTCACTAACGAACAGATAGGTGGAGACTTTCTGGGAGTCAGCTTGTCTAGCGACACTAGCTCCAACTGCACCATGAACAACATGATGAAGCTCACTACCTACAATCAAGGAGCAGCGGAAGCTGAACAGGACATCCTGGACGAAGGTATGTTCGCTACCTTCTTTAACTCCCTAGTCAGTATAATAGTGGCCGTAGTAGTAGTCGTGATAGTGGTAGCTTTAGTCTCTGTAGCCTTGGCCTTCGCTAAGAAGCCTAAGTCTAGTGGAGCTCAAGCTGGTCAGCCAGGTACCGTCACTCTAGCAGTATAAACGTATATGAATTAGTCTATTCATATTAGCTCAGAGAGTACTAGCTGCACTCTTTACTCGGCTCCGTCCAGCTACCTCCTTGTACACGGTACCCCAGCCTTTGCGCCCTGCCACTACCCAGGTATCCGTGAGTCGTTTAGGTATGTCTATAGGCTCGTCTCCTAGGTAGGTATACTCTAGCGCCGGTCCGTCTATCCTGTGGAGGAATGAAGACCCACTAAGTCCTTTTTTAGACCTGCGGAGTACGTGTCTGGAGACTATCCTGTGAGTAGTCACTCTAAAGCGTCTGTATACTCCGTTTATCTTGTAGCTCCTAGTCTTTGTAGTCGCGACAGGCGAAGGAAGGTCGTACTCGTAGTAGCAGCCATGGCAGGACCACGCGAAACTTACGTCTGCTGGGTCCACGTAGTCTTCTAATATGGACATAAAGTGTGAGTAAAGGTCTGTACAGTCTGGAGTAGGCCAGGTTTCTGGAGTCGACTCGGGAGGTCTCTTTCCGTCTTCTGCTAGCTTACGTCTGACGACAGAAGGTCCACAGGTCCTGTGGCTGGCTCCGTGGTAGTACCACTCTGCGTACAGCCACCTAAAGTTCAAGACTGCGGGAAGGTCAGAGTCTCTGTGGAGACGACCGTCCTTGTACCACCTGGCTTCTATTATTCTACCTTTGACGACGTGAATTACGGAAGGAAGGTCGTCTCCCCTAGTCAAGACTCCATAGCTGTACCACCTCATCTTACCGTTACCCTCTATTACTGCCGGCAGAGTACTGAAGAGCTGGTCTGGACTTGACCCCTTCACGACTTCATCCCGGTGGAGGACGTACCTTATTCTCTTTATACTCACCCAACCGAAGTCTTTGAAGGTGACTATTTCTCCTCTCCACCACATGTTCCCGCAAGCCTGGATTATGTCTGGAGAAGAGTACTCTCCAGTTTCCTTGAATACCTCTGGCTTGTAGTGCACGTCGCTCATGAAATCTCCGTTTCGGAAGACGTGGAAGCCAGTGAGTGCTCTCCTCTTGTCGTCGGCTATAGGCTTGTACCAGTTGTAGTAAGCTGGATCCATGATAGGTAGTCCAGTGGCTCTGTCCATGTGGTCGCCTGGTCTAGTAGCTAAAGGCTTTCTCCCACAGTGTCTAGTAGATTGTCGCACGGTTGAACTAATTCAGTACAGAGCTAGGAGCACTATCTAGCGCAGATGAATTTCCACCTCAACCTACCCCACGACTACTACCCTAGCGTCTCCTTCGACCTCCGACGTGCCATAGTGCCTGCCACAGTAGAAGGGCCACTAGAGTCAGAACCCAGCCTAAGTAAGTACTCGTTTACCCTCCCTGAGAGCGACCTAGCCCTTACTTCTAGCTTTGCGGAGAGGAGGTCAGAGTCCTTTAGACGACTCCTCCGAGAGCTAAACTTACGCATCTCTAATAAAGGGTGTCACCTTCTCTTCGATACTGGCTACACCGCTGAAGATGACGTGCCGTACAGTTACTATACTGGTAAGGTCATAGAGAGAGTCTGTCTCTCGGTACCGGAAGTAGCCTCTCACTACAGCGCTTTCTTAAACCTGATTGAGGCGTGCGAGCGTCATCACTTCAGTATCAAGAGGCTTTGTCTAAAGGTAAAGGGTCCAGCCCTAAGCCAACAGAGTGAGGCCATAATCAAGCTTATGGTGAGTAAGGGAGCAGTCTTCGACATGCTCTGGATGGACATGTGTATCCTAGGTGAAGTATCAAAGCTAGTAGACTTTAACAGAGTAAGACGATACCAAAGTTCTACCGTCTATGTGGACGGCTTCAGAATGAAAGACTTAGCAAAGCTAACGAACTGTGAAGAGCTCACCTGTGACCCTCGGGTCATACCTAAGGTGGTCTTCCCTCGACTTACTAAGCTAGTCTGCGTATCTAACAACTTCGAGATGAACACTAATAGGTTCCCAGCACTCAGGTACCTGTGTATAGACCCTGCTCCTGGACAAGTCGTAGACCTAAAGGGATCAAACGTCACTACACTAAGGACCCGAACTCCTGACGGGAACATACGTATACTAAGTCGGTTCAGCAACCACAACCTCAATACTCTCATAGTAGACGGTAAGATAAGACAAGCTGACGTCACTAACGCTGTACTGGGAGGAGTAAGAAAGATAGTCTACAATTGCCTCGCGGACCACGCACTCCCTAGTATTTGGACTACCGTAGAGGTAACTAAACGTATCATGACTAAGGGGTGCCCTTCGTCCACTAAATGAACAAGATATAGATGGAGCCATCTATATGACTCGACAAAGAACTGCAAAAGGCTGCTTATACCTTCTACTTCTGGAGTACTATGGCTATGTATACACTTATGACTGAGATTGAGATCCCTTCTAGACCCTTCGATGGGTGTATTTGTACAGTCTCTAAGAGGTACTTGAATGGAGACGGTACAGTCTATCTTCTATCCACCTTCTCGAATCGTATAGATGGAACAGATGAAGGTCCTCCTAATCGTGTCATCACTACTCCGATGGGTCGAGTTAAAGACTACGTCACCAGTATACCGGACCAGTCTATCCTGCCAGACTACTTCGACTACACAGACTCTATCTTCACGTTTGGAGTCTCCGAGGAACTAAGACGCATTAATAAGGTAGTCGTTTTACTCGGAGGTGAGAGGTCAGTGGAGGCTCTCTTGATGCTCGACTACTTCATCCAACAGGGTACAGTGATAAACCATCTGTCGGTGCAGATGGTTTGTTCTACCGAAGAAGGGGTTAGGTCCATATACGAAGAGGCTAAGGACAGAGGTACCGACCTGAAGACTATTCCTATACGAGCCTTAACTTGTTCAGACTTCCACTTAGCTTATGTAGAGAAGTACCTGAACCTTGACGAGCTCAAGTCTTTAAACAGGACGAGGTACCTAGAGCTCGACCACGTACCACTAGTCATGAGGAGGGAGGTTAGAGAGTGCTTGGGACGATTAGCACCTAAGATAGCTCACCTGTCCATTCCCAAGACTAAAGACGAAGGAATAGAGTATCCCAACGTCGTACTTCTGTCTGTGAGGGAAAAGTACCCTCAAATAAGGGTGGACTGTAGGAGGTTCCCTAAACTGGTAGCGATGTCTGTCTCGAGTACAGTAGAGGAGCTGACTGTAGAGAGCTACCCCGATCGCCCCTTGAATCTCGCAGTGAGCAGCACTATAAAGGATACTATCTCACTCCCCAAGGTATCGGGAGCCACAGTAAGTTCAGTATCCTATAGCTATGATGACGAAGGAAGCACATACTCCTATGTTTCTCACGAGAAGGCAGACAACCTAGGATCGCGTGAAGCACGTATAAGGCTCGCAGAGAAGAACTTCGGACTATACTTAGACCGTGGTATCAACGTCAGAGTAGCCTTCCCCTTTGTCAACGATATCTTACCTGTAATAGACATAGGACTCAAGAAAGCTCCTAAGAGAGCCCAGAATAGCTAACCTACAAACTTCTATATGAGTGAGCCCACTTATATAATCGAGAGACCTACTTGTGTAATAACCAAAAATGCAAGGCAGAACTATTGGAGAGGGTGCGTACGGTACCGTCAGTAAATCCTATGTGGCGATGAAGACTCTCGTTTCCGAGGTTTCCTTCGTTAGAGAGGCTACCTGTCTATGGAGGCTGAGAGGGTGTGAGGGAGTAGTCACTATACTTAAGACTGATCTATCCGACCTCACCATAAAGATGGAACTTTACGAGAAAGACTTACGTAGCTTCATCCCTGAAGCGTCTAAGCACCAGAAAGAAGAGATTGTCAAGCAGCTCTGCAGAATAGTAGCGGGGATACACTGCTGCAAAATAGTACATGGGGACATCAAGCCTGACAACATCTTAATCGACACTTCTAAGGGTATAGACATAGCTATAGCTGACTTCGGTAACGCTTCTGTAGAAGGCTACTGTAGATCAGAAAAAGGGAACTGGCTTTACAGGGGTCCAGACCCTATAAAGAAGTTCTCTCAGGACATATATTCCTTGGGACTGGTATTACTAGAGCTCTTTACAGGATATAGGATTACCAGAGCAGGAGGCATAAACAAGACGCAGGGAGTGTACCCCGACGTTCACAAAGTCTGCTTGGAGTCCTCTTCCCAACACAAAGAGCTCCTGGCGAAGATGGTACACTCAGACCCCACAGTCAGACCTACTGCAGCTGAACTGTGTCAGTACTTCGGAGTCGTAGGGGCTGCCAAAGTCAAGAAGCCTAGGAAGAAGACGTATAAAGAAGGACGTACAAGAAAGCTCTTCGACTCTATCGCAGACAAACACAAGATGGGGCGAAGGAACATAGTCTACTGTGCAGCGGCTAGCTACGTATCTAATCACAAAGTAGGAGACAAAGAAGACCTCTACATAACAGCTGGAGCAGTGATAGGGTGCTGTTTATTTACTCACTGCTCAACTACTACTAGCTTAAGGACATTTTATCCTCACGGAGTAGACGTACTGCACTTAGAACAGGCTATAAAAGAGATGCTAGATGATCATGGGTTCTGTGGACTCCTATACTAATATTTCTACCCTTAGAAATATTCCAAGTTAAAACATGACGCTAATAGGCGAAGGATCTTATGGTAGAGTAGTAAGCCTAGGTAGCAATAACTGCGAGAAGATCTTCAAGGGGTCTGACTTCAAAGTCTTTATTAGGGAGAGCTATTTCCTTAGCTATATGAGACAAATAGATTCTGTAGTCGACATTATCGAGATTTCCAAGAATAAGGAAGAGAATACCTACAGTATAGTCATGCCAGTCTCGGGAGTTAATCTGAGAAACTGGTTGTTGAGTAGGCGTAAGGGCTACAAGTCTAGGGTAAAAATAGTAGTAAAGATTATCCAAGCTGTAGCTGACATACATGGTAAGTGTGGGGTGATACACGGAGACATCAAGCTAGAGAATATACTCATAGACAGAAAGGAAAATATAAGGTTGATAGACTTTGGCCTGAGTGGATATCCAGGGTACAGCCTAAGTGAATACGGCTCTACCATGTATAAGCCTCCAGTGACTACTAAATCGTTCGGAGACGACATATATTCCCTAGGTATAGTCATTTCCGAGATGTTGGTGGGAGATCCCTTTCCCAGACCTCTCAGCTCCACACACCTCAACAACGCTATAAATATGGCAGTAGAGAAGAAGATAATGGGTAGCGACGGAAAGGATTGGAAAGAACTGATCTTCACCATGATGGGAGAGGTTCCCCAAGCTAGACCATCTATGATGCGTATATGTAACTATCTTGGAATACCGGGTTCAGTCGAGTTCATACCCCATACTATTTCAGTGAAGGATGAAGGAGTCAGTGCTGTAAGAGAAGAGCTGTCTATCATGGAGAAGCAGTTCGGTAGGATTATTAGAGCCTGCATTCTCCACGAATGTGACATAAGCGACGAAGAGATACATCAATTCAACTTGACAGACTACTGTAAGTCGTTGATAGACGTGTGTGACTCTTCCCCTAGATCGCACAATTAAGAGTAAGTCTACTCATAATACACTCGTCAAAACACTCGGAAACTTAATTTAGTTTCGAAACAGTCCAAATCCATCTACCTACAGCCCGAGTATAATGGTTCGCACAATGATTAAAGCTAAGTCTACTTCTAAGAGTAGTAAGACCAAGGCGGTCAAGTCTAAACCTGAAGTAGAGAAGAACATGCCGAAGTTCATATCATTGAATCCTCTCGAAGATCCTTCTGTCACTGAGATCTACGAAGCTCTATGTGTAGTTAACGCTAACCTCAAGCTCGTGTTTGACTCTTCAGCTGGTGGAGGTCGAGGTAAGAAGAAACCTAGCGGTCCTTCTACCAGAGTCCACCCAGACGATTGGGAACCTGGTATGTGTAAGTATACACTCAAACTAGGTGACGATAAAGGTCTCTACTGTGGCGCTCCAGTCTCAAAGCCAGACTATGGTACAGATGAGTTGGAGGGGATAGGTTGTTCTAAGTGTATAGGAAACGCTGGACGCAAAGAGCACCTTCTAGGACTCCTCTCAGGTAGAAGGGGTAAACCGGGTAAAACAGCTAGAGTAGCTAATCCTGGTACAAAGAAGGAAGCTAAACGCGGCTTGAAGTCTAAATCAGCAGATCCAGACTTTGAGTCGATCAAGAAGTGTAATACTATGAGACTCCTTGCTGGTACCAGGTTCGTATTTCCTATACGTTCAACCTTACCAGTAGGTGTGATGAACAAAGATGGAACTATTCGTTGTCTGAATAAGAAGGACAAAGACGAGCTAACAAAGCTAGGCTTCTCCCAATTCATGGGTGTACGCTCCAAGACTGAATCAGGCCTTCCTCCGTACATGGAAGACTACAACAAGAAAGTCTTGGGCGAAGACTCAGAAGACAGCGACGCCAGCTCAGACGAATCCTCTGAGGAACCAGTCAAGAAACCCTCTAAGTCAAACAAGAAGTCAGCTAAGCCTGTACCTAAGAAAGCATCTAAGAAGGTAGTAGAAGACTCTAGCTCCGACGAATCCTCTGAGGAGCCAGTTAAGCCAGCTAAGAAGTCAGTCAAGCCTGTACCTAAGAAGACAGCACCTCCTAAACGTACCAATAAACGTAAAGCTGTAGAGGAAGACTCTAGCTCCGATGAATCCTCTGAGGAACCAGTTAAACCAGCTAAGAAGGTAGTAGAAGACTCTAGCTCAGACGAATCCTCTGAGGAACCAGTTAAACCAGCTAAGAAGTCAGTTAAACCTGTACCTAAGAGACCAGTCAAGCCTTCACCTAAGAAGGTAGTAGAAGACTCTAGTTCAGACGAATCCTCTGAGGAACCATCAGAGAAAGCAATCAAGCCTACACCTAAGAAGGCTACTAAACTTGCACCTAAGCCTAAGGAAGACTCTAGCTCAGACGAGTCTAGTAACGATGAACCTCCTAAGGAAGAGTCTGAGAAGAGTGAACCTAAAGAAGAACCTAAGCCTTCACCTAAGAAGGAAGTAGAAGACTCTAGCTCAGACGAGTCTAGTAACGATGAACCTCCTAAGGAAGAACCTAGTGAACCTAAGGAAGAGTCTGAAAAGAGCGAACCTAGTGAAGCTAAGGAAGAGTCTGAGAAGAGCGAGCCTAAGGAAGAACCAGCAGACGAAGAGTCCGACGAGTCTGAAAGTAGCTCAGAGTAAACCTGTATTATAAACGAGAGTAATGACTACACCCCCAATATACATAAGTAAATGTATATACATCAAAAGATGAAAGTCTTAGTGTGTCCAGTCTCTGGTGGATCTTTCGTACACCAGATCGCGTCCAATCAGCACTTAGCCAACATGGGATACAGACCAGACGTTTGCCTGTGCTCATCGGGAGGTAACGTAGCTGTACATGTTGCAGAGGGAGCAAGATGGGATCCCTATATGATGTCTAGGCTAGCCTCCAGGATCGATTCCTCTTTCCTACTTAAGACACATTCTACCAATACTATGTTTAGATACATGGGGGTAATGCTCAAAGGGACTCTCTACGACAGCGGAGACGGAGCGAAGGACTTCTTCTGTTCCTACATAGACTGTATAAAGGAGAAGACTGAGATCTGGGTAGGTGTATACAACAAGACTCTAGAGAAGCCTGAGAACCTGTGTAACAAGGTTCCCACTAACTTCAGAGTAAGAGATGAACCCTCTGAAGAGTGTAAGGACTTCTACATGTATTGTCAGGCTTCCGCCTCTATACCTCTTATCGTGCCAGCTATCAACATTAACGGGTACGAGTATCAAGATGGGGGAGTCTCCTCTGCCTCACCACTTAACCAGTTCGCGGATCAACTCATATCTAAGAAGTGTCCAGTACAAATGACCTACATAACTCCTATAGACCCACATCATACCCAAGAGAAGGCTGGAAGCAGTATGCTCCACAGTCTAATGGGCACTATAGACGACATGATAAGAGCTTCGATCAAGAATGACGAGACTACCGCGATTACCGTCATAAAGGCTAGACTAGGTAAGGTCAAGAAGAGGGAAGGTAAGGGGGTACCTAAAGACCTTATAGAGGAGCTCCATTCTAGCGGGAAGGACTATCTTCTCGTACTCTATCCTTTCATTGAAAAGGTAGTAGATATAACAGATATGAAGGGGTCAGATATACCCGAGGTGATCTCTCAGTGCTATACGTTAGTAAGGTACAAAGTCTACTACTAACGTATAGCGACTCCTAACAAAAGAGCAGATGTATCAGCTGATACATCTATTAAGATAAAGAGTACATAGTGGGAAAGGACTCCGCTAAGTACTTAGAGACACTTTCCTTCCCACAATATATGTCTACTATTAATCTACCAGAGTCGTCTATCTTGTTTATTCTTACCTTTACCTTGTTGTCGTGGTTAGCGAACAGAGTAGAAACGCTGTAGGTAGCGGCTCTGACTAAAGATTTGGGGTGACGTCTCTCATCCCCTCCTCGTACCTTTAGACGTGCTATCCTGCAAGGAAAACTAACTGCTTCATACGTACCTACTACCTCCATAGTGTCTAGATCAACCGAGTCGTAGACGTAAGTGGTACCTTGGACACCTGGAATCTTGTCGATTCCGTCTATACTTATGTCGTACACACAATGACTATGAACATTGGACACGAACCCCCCGTAGATGGTCATCTTTTCTGCTGATTATTTTTTCCTACGTTTCTATACTAAAACACACAATGCAAAACGGCTTCCCATACCAAAAGTACACAAAGGCATCAGTCCAAGTCATCGCTTCCACACCTTTCTTACAAACAGGAGACGAAGCTATACTTAATACTACAGCAGTAAGAATCAGCAATGGTTTCCTCATTAGAGATGGATACGTCATCACTACTGCTCAAACAGTATTGGCACCTCCATCCCTCTCATCAGGTGCGTTACCTGCTTATGCATACAACGCTGCTCCTCCTGATGGAGTCATGAGAAACTTACCTCTTCCTGCTTCATCTATTACTGTAACAGTCAACGGTATGGCTGACGATCTCCTCTCAATGCAAAAGAAAGCGGTCCTTATCGGAGCATCAGGATCAGACGATATCGCAGTACTTCAATTAGCACCTGAAAATAGCGGATGGAACTACGGTACTGGATCAATCTTAGGTATCGAAAGTACCGGAAACGGATGTAAGTACGTCTTTAACTGCTTCAACGACAGCTGCGTCAAATCATATCCTTTCCACGAATACCTCCACCTTGGTCTTACCGCAAAGTCTATCTGTAATATGTTCCCTGAACCATGTAGTGAAGTAGGGATCCCAAGCTCCATCATCACTAACAACGGTGGAAGATGGGGATTCCACGGTGGACCACCAGTCTGCTTCAAAGGTCAAGTAGTCAACTCCTTCTTTACAGACGGATCAGGTCTCTTCTTACCCGAATCTCTCTTAGTAGCAGCTGACCTCCCTCAAACACTCTACGGACAAGCAGTCATTAACAGCGAAGGTAAAGTCTTAGGTATGATCTCAGGTTCATACACTGGAGACTTCCTCTACTCCGATGCACAAAGAAGCGACCTCTTTATTGGTCCTAACTTCGAAACCCTTCAACGTGTTGTCTCAGCCATCATCCACTCACAATCATGTGGAGGTAAAGATAAACCACGCGACGTGCTCATCTATAAATACCAAGGTCTTCAATACACCGCCTTTAGACAAGCTTACATAGGTATCGGTTATGAAGTCAATGAAGGTGGCTATGAATTCCTTGAAGACTACACTTCAGGAGCTTCACCTTACCCAGCTTTAAACACTACCGCAGTAAATGGTGCCTTTGTAGGTAACGGACCTAAGATCAAGGCTATCACTGGTCTCAGACTATTAGGTGTAGCGGGTCTCAATCCTGACAACACAAACGGTCAAGCTGGTGGATCTAGATTCATCTTAGGAGGAGTAAGTACAGCTCCACTCATCCCTGGAACAGCTGACGTAGAAGGCATTATCACCAACGAAAACATCTCTGCTCCTAACCCTATCGGAGTCTCACCTCTCTTAGGTACTGACATTAAACCTGGAGACATCATTACTCAAATCGGTATTACTGGAGGCTGTCAATACAACCTCGGACAAAGAGCTTGTGAACACAACCTCAGTTCATTCTTGAAACTCACCGCTTCCGTAGGAGACAGAGTAACAATTACATACGTCTCAGTACCATTAGACGGTACCGACAACAATACAGAAGTACATACTGAAGAAATAACCCTCACAGATACTCCAGCTGCAGTAGCCTTCCCTTGGGCATTCGTTGGTAGAAACTGGGATGGTTTCGCTAACCAATTAGACATGACTGTCTTCCCAGCTACTCAACTTTACCCTGGTAACTCAGTAATTGGTGGAGATGGTCCTTTCTTACCACAAAGAGTCAATCCAGCTTCAGTAGGCAGATTCTGGCCTTCACTCTAAGCGTGCGTCTAGTCTCTGACTTAAATTAACATACACTTCAGCTCGAAGTATATACACACCTAAGTCTAAAGTAACTCACGTAAAAACAGCTCGATGGAACTATACAATATCGTCAGACACCACCTGAAAGGTAACATTCCAGACACATTTGAGATCCTCAGGTGTACGGAGAACTCTGGTATATACTTTATTAAAGTACGACATTCTAGCGGTAGAGTATGCTATACTTACACTGACGTCAAACCTAGTAATCCTTGGATCAGGTTGAGAGAGATAAAAGGTAATGGACCGTCAGCGTCTCTTAAAGGAACTTATGATGTCATAGTACCGTCATGTGACGGTGCGGTCGAAGAATCCCATAATACTATAGCTGTAATGAAGGTCAGACCTGACTTTCTCAGCGAACCTACCTACGTCACTCTTTATGACGACTCATCAGACTCACCTGCTCGATGTCCTGTCGTCTACCCTTTAGTATCTCCTGAAAGACTCTCAGAAGAAAGCTGGATGAACAGGTACGACGAGATGTTGATCTCGTGCGTCTACGACATGTCCCTTACCTTGGAAGAGAAGTGTGAACAAGCTAAAGAAATAAGCTACTACTGTGACGCGTTTAAAGAGGGACTCTGTCGTGAAATGCTAGAGGCCAAGAGGTCGATGGACTCCGCGGTAGACGAGGAGACCTATGTAGCCTGTATAAATACATTACACCTTTGCATCAGTGTAGCTAGGAACATAGAGAATCTAGGACAGAACCTAGCTCCTATGTTGGAGAGTATGAAAATTAGATGTCCAGGAGTATAAAAAGCAAAGATGGATATACACAAGTATGGCGTGTATATTGCTGCAGTAATAGTAGCTATCTTCGTTACTCTCTTCGTCTGCAAGAGGAAGGGACTCACTTTGGAGACAGTTGAACCGATCACCTCTCCTTCCGCGAAGATCAAAGAAGTAAAGTCTGCAGACATAGGAGAAGGATTGTGCGACTATTCTCAACCCAGATACAAGGGTAAGAGTCCTCCTGAGAACAAGTGCAGGTGCTTCTTGGAACGCCACTATGGAGTACCCTTCCCTAGTACACGAGACCTAGACTGGCTCGTCAATACTACAGGGTATAGGCTAGAGATAGACTGCTACAACGAATGTCTCAGGTTGGGAGTCGAGTACAATGGTAGACAGCACTTAGAATTCGTACCTAAGTTCCACAAGACTATACACGACTTAGAGAGACAGAAGGAAAGAGACGCGCTTAAGAATAAGCTGTGTGAAGAGAACGGAGTAACTTTAATCACCGTGCCTCATTACATCGGGATAGACGACATAGACGACTACATCAGGGAAAGACTCCCTGTACACGTTACGAACGTCTGTAACTACGCATATTAAACCGAGAGAGTTTAATATAGAGAAAAATGACGAGAGTACTAGTAGTGGACATAGACGAAACGTTAGTACATACTTTCGGAGACGACTCTATTTCCGACCAAGACGTGAGAGGACTATGTCAGAAGATCCGAGACAGACTGTACAAACAGGTAGTACAGCCAGAGAAGCTTTCCTCACAACCTATCATCATATACGGTCTAATAAGACAGGGAGCTCACGACTTCATAAAGTGGGGACAACAGACTTTCGACTATTTTGTAGTATGGAGTGCAGGCACCAGAGATTATGTGGAGAAGATGGTACAGGTACTCTTCTCCAGAGGTAAAGCTCCTGACCTCATACTCACTAGAGACGACTTGGAAGGTCCTATCTCCGACTACCGTAAACAGCTCAGTGTAGTCAAGGATATACTGGGACTAAAGAACTTAGAACAGCTAGTCATAATAGACGACAACAAGGTGGCCACTAGCTGTAACGAGTACAATAGAATACTCATACCTCCGTTCGAGAGCGATTCACTAAAGGAACTGTGCGACAAGGAAGATAAGGAACTGTACAGAGTAAGAGACTTCATCACTACTATCATGAAGCGAGAGAGGTGTCTTCAAGGTCCACACCTTCACGAACTCTATGAGACTGGAAGAGAAAACATATAACCCACTGCTATATCACTGTACGCGGAAGGTATTTATATATACCAGTAACTGGTATATAAAACATTAGTCCAATCCACACTATCACCCCCAAATGAGTACTAAGACCTTTACTAAACAATCTATCAAAGCATCCAAAGCTGGCAAACTAACATCACAAGATAAGCTTGTCACCTCTTTGGCTGGATCTTGGTCTGTCATCAAGACTATAGACCTCGATGTAGGCGGTAAGACCGTAACCTTAAGAAAGATCCACTACAACAAGTACAATAGGAATAACAAACCTATTAATCCTGCTGCTGGACCTATCAGAGGATGGTTGATCGACGAAAACGATCGTGTAGTAATCACTACCTTTGGGTATACTCCAATCTCTTTACCGGTAGGTGAACTTCAACTAGACGGTAACTATCTTAAGTTGGAGATGAACAACGGAAGCGATAAACCTGGCTTAGAGAAGATGAAGATCGATGGGGAGATTAAACCTTATATCGAAGGTAATACTCTCTTAGTAGTAACAGCTAACAAGGACGGTGGACTATCCATTAATACTCACACCTCAGTATCTGGTATGAGTGCTGGCGATAGTAAGACCTACTTAAGCTTATTTACTGAAGTAAGTGGACTAAAGGCTAAGAAACTCTTCGTTCCTGGTAAGTTCAGCAGTACAGTATACTACTTCTTGTTGATTAGACCTGAGAACTCCTTCTGTAGTAAGAGACGTATCTCTAAACCTTACATGGTCTACGTAGGAGAAAAGACTACTTCTTGGTTCGACAAGTATGGTGCTGTACCTGGTATCTTCGAACACACTAGCTTACCAGTAGATAAGGTAGGTCCTAGCGGATATATCGCACCTACTGGTACAGTTAGATTACCTTCACTTAATGGAAGAGAAGCTAGACAACACTTACTTTGTGGTTACCAAGAGGTACCTGACGACATTGAAGTACAGAACTATATCAATGATGGTACCTATGATCCTACCAATCCTCTATTCATGCAGAACTTTGGAGAGACTCTCCACATATTCAAGGTAGATAAAGGGTTGAAACCTATTAGAGTAATAGCTATGGGTGGGTACATGAGACCTTTAGTCTCTCCTTACCCTGACGCTTACAGAAGTATGATACACAACTTCGCTCAGTTCGAGATTACTATAAAGGATAAGTTCACTAGCTATGCAGCTAACTTCAGGATCTCTAACCTCAAACCAGAGATCTTGGACGAGTGTATGGAACGTATACAAGACGAAGACGGAGACGTCAGAGCTTGGTATACAGCTGAAGACTATCAAGACGACCCAGACGACATGTTGAACGCTATCAAGAAAGATAACCCGGACAACTATAGGGCTGTGATCGAGAAGTTAGTCTTCTTGCAGTTCTTACTCTGCTTACCACCTCACAAGTACTACCAATTCAAGGACATAAAGATCAGGGAAGGTGGAGTAATAGAAGCTATCAAAGCTGAAACAGCTGATGTACTCGCTAAACATGCTACCTTGTTCTTGTTCGAGATGGAACGCTACGAGAAGCTCGACGAAACAGAGATGGAGGATAGATCTTACACTAAGGACAGAAGGTATAAGGTTTACCAATGGTTCAAGGAGTATACTGATCCTATCAAACGAGCTAATCCTGATTTAGACATGGGTCTTGTGGACCTCTTCTCCTTCTTCGAGAAGTGGGTTAACTCTATGGACATTAACTCAGCTTATACTGTCAGGAAGGAGCTCTTAGGCCTAGTAAGAAAGAACGAGATCGAGGAGGCTAGAGAGCTAGCAAAGAGAAGGGCTGAAGAAGAGGATGAACCTGCTAGCAGTGTACCTCCAGCTACAACCAATCTATCTTGGGACTATGAGAGTAGTGAGGAAGATAGCGAGGGCTATTGAATAGGCTAGAGAGAGCCTTTCCCTAGTATTAACTGGGGAACCTACAACAAACATTAATTATGGCACAGTAGTGCTATAAACCGTTAACTAATGCCGAAGGAGAGACTCGCCTCCATAGACTCCTTTACTTCCAAGGTCGACAAGATCATCTTGAGAGACATTAGAGGAAGGGAGATAGACGAGACACTGGACCGTAACATCAAGGATAAGATAGTAGCGATAAGACGAGACACACATACAATAGGAGTACTGAGAGAAAGAAGGACTAACATGCTCATATACTACTTGGTCTGCCACGTGACTCGTGAACACTCTACAAAGGTAGACTGTAAAGATGTAGCGTCTCAACTGAACCTCACTAAGAAAGAAGTCTCAGCCTCAGTCAAGTTCAACGAGCACATAAAGACTCCAGTAGGTAACATGACTGAAGAATTGGTGACTAAAGTGGAGCGTCTAGTAAGAGAATACCTAGACGACCCAGACACTCACATGATGGCTATGGAGCTTACTATCGACGAGCTAGCCGCTTGCTGTAAGGAAATATTCAGTACGCGTATAGACATCATGTACGTAGCCATCTTCTTGTATTACTGTGATAGTATAGACATCATGTCCCAGATAGACGTGACTGACATATGTGAGAAAAGAAACCTCAAAGAGACAGTAGTAAGGAGGAAGTATAAGAAGATAGTGGAGACTGCAGAGCTACGCCTCTCTAGGTCTAGTACCTAAGACATATTTATCTAACCATAAATATACTAGAGACTAAACAGCACAACGCCATGTCAGCTGAAAGAGTCAAAGAGCAAGCGCAAAAGACTGCATTAGAGATGGCTAGAGGGTCCATTGATCCTAAACAACTTCCTCAAGTAAGCAAGGTAGCTGGCGAGTACGTAGATCAAAACAAGTCAGCCATTGAACAGCTAGTAGAAAGTCTCTCTGCCAAGATGGATGAAGGTGAGGATATAGACATAGACGCTGCAGTAAACGGACTACCTGGACTTAACCCACAGGAAAGACAAGCAGCCAAGGCAGCCCTAGCTCCTATGTGTAACATGTTCAAGAAGAAGACCATTAGCTTACCTAGCTACGTCCTATTCGAGAATCAGAAGGTAAAACTATTACAAGGAGGAACTAGACCTACCCATACTATCCTCAAGTCTAAGACTGGACACGATGAAGTCATCTACCATTCTAGGACTAACAAAGAAGGTGCAGACATAATCTTCAACTACTGTAACGTAAACAAGAAGAAGAACAAGCCAGCCTCTAAGCTAGCGGGCATCCAAATCAATGGTCCTGCAATAGCAGTAAGACAAGACGGAAACGACATCACCACTAAAGACTTAGTCTTCTAGGGTACTAGGCGTACTGGTTCACCAACCCACTATACTTCAATATGAATAATTCCATTCATATAACCTACTGGTTTACTAGGCGTACTAAGACATTAGTCTTTAGTACTCAAGCTCTTGAACTTGCCGAAGACTTCTCCCACCATCTTTGCATTTTCAGGACCAATCCTAGACATGTCCACTTCCTTCAAGAGAGAGTCTAACGTGTGATTTATACGCTCATTAGGAGTAGTACCTTCGCTTTCATCCCAAATAGTGTTTAGTTTACCAGTCACTGTATCAATTACAGAGTCTATACCTTGTCCACTTCCTCTCATGTTGTTCAAGACTTGTTGGGCGCCATTCATAGCGTAGTTTGCTGCGTCGTCTGTAAATGTCATCTTGTCAACTTTACTCTCAGCGAAAGCTATTGTCTCTTCAGTAGCCTTTCCAAGCTTGTTCAATGAAGTCTGACTCTTTGAAGGAGAAGTCATGGCATCTCTTGCTACTCCAGATATCTTCTCGATTAAACCGTCCGTCCTCTCTTCAGCAGATTCAGTAGCTGTATTCTCTGGTCTACTATCTTCAGTAGGTTCAGTAGTTCCACCAGCAGGTACTATACCCCAGCTTTCTGGAGATATGCTACCTTCAGTAGACGAGCTAAGTGGATCGCTAGGGTAGACTTCCTTAATAAAGTCCTCTAAGTATGAGACTAGAGTAGTCCCGAATTGAACTTCTTGCACTACTGTACTTGTTCGTTCAGGAGTAGTAGTGGTACTAGAGACCCTCAATGCGTTGAGCCAGCTGTCCATTCTCGGTTTTACAGACTATATGTATACGTTTATACATATGATTATTCCAAGTCTAAGACTTCGTCAGTGATGTCTACTCCGTCGTCTTCTTCCATTGCTAAGTTACGTTCAAGGTCTGATACGGTGCAGCTATAATCGGAAGGACCACGTCCGTCTACTGTAGCACCTTGAGAGTATGATTCGACGAACATACCCCATGTGGAGCTAAGCTCTTTGTCTTCTCCGTCTGATAAGATTGATGTGACTCTATCCATCAAGCCACTCAATTCCTCATCGCTTAATTCACACTCATGGTATCCAAGACCTAACATGAGAGAAGCTCTACGAGTTTGAGCGTCTGCTACCCCTCTAGTGATAGTTCCATTGTCTCTAGATAAGATCATGTCCAAGTCAGTTCTCAAGTCCGTTAAGGCTTCTTCCTTGGTAAAAGAGACTCGGACTGGGTTAGGTGACCCAGAGTTGCGAGGTTCGATGCAGCATGTACCTGAAGTACTACTGTTTCTAAGTTCTTTAACTGTATCTACCGCTTTCTTAGTGAGTAAAGCTCCTAGTTGAACTTCTACCACTTTAGTAGTGACTCGTTCTTCTGGTAGACCCTTAGAAGTAGTTTCTTCGTAGCTCCATCTGACTGCGTTCAACCATCCGTCGGCTGATGAGATAGCTCCAGCTACCTGTTCACCCATTTGTCCTTGCATTTGAGACATCATAGTGTTCATCATGTTTTGACCTTCTGCGGAGTTGAGTCCTTCTGCTACGTTTCCCATAGTCGAGTCTTTTCCTAAGACTTAGGTCTACCTTAGGAAAAAGCCATGTTAAGACCTGAAGAACTAGGTAAGCTAACAGTACTCTTCGTTTGTGACTATATATCGGATAGACCTAACGTAATGCTGCTAAAGTCTGATAACGGTCACTACATCTGGTCTAACGTTACCGACTACCTTTCTCCGGAACGGCACCTCTACGTAATCACTGAGGAAGAGTTCAACTTGGTGAAAGAAGAACGTGAGAAGATGATCAGTCAGACCATAGAACAAGCAAAGAAGGCTCGTGAAGAAGAGGAAGGTAATGAGAATGCAGAGCCTCCCAAGACTGTCACAGCCGAAATGGTAGCTGAACATGGTCTTAAAGGCCTAGTAATAGGTGGCAATACTCTATGGTACAAGACTTTTATGCCTACACAGGAACAGAAGTTAGACTTCGTCGTTACTGAACAGGCAGGTAAGTACAGAGATTAAGTATATGACTAAAGTTAGTCATATCAGAAGTGGACTGGACATCTAGCTTCGTACGATTCAGCTCCACCTATCGCTATTTGATTGTCGTCTCCAAATATACGCTTAGTGTATGTAGCGGTAATGAAGTCGTGTCTTCCTTCGTCTCTACAATGTATACACACTGCTTTGAGTTGATGGAGCGTGACATGAGGTATGATGTCGGCTACACGAGGAAATATCTCACGTCTAAAGTCTGAACTAAGACAAGCTACGAAGACCTTCTTTCCCTGAGACCTCCAGTCTACTACCGTCTTAAGATCTTCAAAGAATTGGCCCTCGTCTACGGCGATAAAATCATAGCCAGACACGTCTAGGTCTCCTAACTTATCTACACTGACTGTCTCGAACCCAAAGTCTTCTTCTGAAGCCCTAATGATGTTAGAGTGAGAAAGATAGACTCTACTGTCTATAGACGGTCTTACTAGGACGCATTTCTCTGAGAATTGAGATAATGTGTTGAGGGCACTACATATGGAAGAGGTCTTTCCTGAAAACATAGGACCGGTGTAGACTTCTATCTCTGGCTCCATCCTCTTACTTTAAAAAGATGAGAAAGACAAAATTATCGTCGGCTCCATGAGTACCGGTATCTTCGTCAAGCATGTAGACCTCAAGTTAGTCAACAAAGTACTATCGGGTAAGCTCAAGAGGTGTAATAAGGTAGACGTAGACATAGTAACGGCTAAAGAGAAGATAAGTGGAGAGAACAGGATCTTCTGTGGATACTTCACTAAGGATAGCATAGAGTTACCCACTACGAAACCATGTAACAACTGCTACCAGATAGTAGGGAAGAATCCTGTCGGAGTACCTCTTAAGCTAACTTCCTACAATATAGGGAACAAGGACGGGAGTACCTACACTTTACACATAGTCGACTGTGAGCGTCTTTTCTGCGACATCAGGTGCGCGTATACCTTCTTGAAGTATACACTACGCTACTCTCCCGAAGAGAAAGAAGCTGCTATAGACATCCTTAAGATCCTGAACTGTCTAGACACCGGTAGCTACCTCCTTGAGAAGCCAGACCCTCTCCTCTTGAACGGTGTGAACGAAGAAATAGACTCGAAGACTTATTGTACCGAAGAGGCAACTAAGTTCAAGTCTACAGACGAAATAAGGTGGGTACCCATCGATCGTCTCTTCAAGAAGTAATATTAGACATGTCGGTCGACATATCTTACTTAAACTTCCACTACACTGTACAGAAAAGTATTATCAAAGGTATGTCAGACGGACTGCTCCAGGAAATAAGCTTACGTCACGATACTCTAGAATGCGACTGTAGGTTAGCGGGTACCATAGCAATAGTCTTTGGAGCTCTCTTCTTTATGTCAGCTCTCTTCTTAGTAGTATTAGTCGCTACTATCTACAAGTACAAGCACTACATACAAGTAGCTAGTGAGCAGTACGTGAACTCTCTCAAACCTATAGACAATGACTCCTACGACATAAACGTGAATGGACTCCACATATTTGTACGTAAGCTGCATAAGTATCCCCTAACTCTAGTAGCAGTTCACGAGTCTCCTGGCATGGATGAACTAATCATGGACGTAAAGCCTTCCTGTGGTATCTACTGTCCACTTAGAGACGTGCTGGACTCAGTAAAGATCGATACAAAAGGTATCGTAGGAGTAGCAGCTCACTTTGACTCAGAGATAAAGTGCTATACTCTCGATGAGATCCCAGGAGACTGGAGCGAGCGCCTTGAGAGTTCAGAGGAAAGGTTAGCGATAGCTAGTGCTATGGACGACTAGTCTAGATATAAATCCTATTTATATCAGATAGATCATACTTCTACTGAACCGGTGAATACTATACTAAAAGAATGTCACAACCATTTCCTATCGGAAAGATATACCCGACGATCTCGTTTGCCATATGTTGGGGGACTCCTGAATACGGCTACTCCTTCTTGACTAGGAATAGGGACTTCATGTACGAATGGACCTCTGTCGACTCAGTTTCTATTAGACAAGCTTCAGCGTTCCAGTTCACTATGGTACCTAACGATAATGGAGACACGATAGTAAGCCTATATGATACCTTCTGGAACGCTGGAGTCGGTACTTCATATGATAGTGATACAGGTATTGTCACACTAGGAGAATCTCAGGTAGGTGCTAACTTGATTCTCGAGTCAGAGCGTGCTCAGTTCACAGACGGTCTGCTGTCTATGTCTATGTATACCTTCTACGCTAACATAAACGGTACACAGCGAGAGGTGTCAGTCTACGACAATAGTAGTGGAGAGACTATGGTATTGGATCGTGCCTACCTCTTACCTACTAACTATTGGAGAGACTGCAATAACAATCAGGGGGTCAACATAAGCGGAAGACGAGAGGCTATTCAAGACCTCACACAAACGAGTGGTCTAATGCCAGCATGGACCGACCCTCAACAGTGTAAGGACGCTAAAGCCTACATGTACTGCGACTCGGGAATGTACTGTGGAGACGACAACTGCTTTGGTCCCTGTGCGAACGGAGACAACTGTACGCTACAAAACAATACCTACACCTGTACCTCCACTGTCTCGTCTAAGATTCTAATTTACACAGCGATAGGTCTAGCCATATTCATAGTAGTAGTCATAATAATAGTACTACTAGCTAGACACTCCGCTAAGAAATCACAAGAAGATGACTACAGTACGGAAGTCCAGCCTATCAAAAGTACTGAAGAATGAGTCAGAATCCGGACGAGGTTAGTAAGAGTACTAAGAACGCCATAGTAATAACTGCCATAATCCTCGCTGTACTAGTAGCAGCCTATTTCGTCGTCCTGTTCGAGACATATCGTAATAATACCTTTATATTCAGTAAGGATAACATAGCACCCGATCCATCGCTAAACGCTTTCTATCCTACTGGAGACATTACTCAGCTGACTCAAGACGAGATAGATAGACGCCAGGAATTCGTAAACAACTTACTAACCTCCGCATAATTATGATAAAACAAAAGATTTTACCATGGCCAAAGGAGTTAGACTGGGGAAAGAAGTCGTTCATAAAGAGTGGGAAGCCTGCGCCAACTTTATATCGGACGACTACTGGAGACAGCGATTTGACGAAATGGCTAGGGGTAAAATGCCTGCTAAATGCTTCTACGACAGTGGTACTCTATCCTTCTGGGGTAAGGAACGAGACGAGGTATCTTTCAATACTGACGATACTAAGTCCATGGTCTCTTCTGCCATGAAGTTCCTATCCAAGAACTGCTACATCAACAATAAGACAACCTCTAGGTGTAAAGATAGGTACATGGTCATCAAAGAATGGTCTCTCTGTAACGACGTGACTAAACACAATCTACTCGAGAGGTACGTAGACATAATCAGTATGTTCGCAGGAATGGATGAATCTGAGAAGGAAAGCCTAATGGGCATCATAAATAATGGTATTAGACGTAAGGCACTCACGGTAGTCATACGAGACTCGGCCATCTACGACATAAAGGGTCTCGTGTGGGACGAGGAGACTGGTACCTACTACGTCGACTACAAGGTTAAGGTAGACAAGTCGAAGACTACACACGTAATTCCGTATAAGAAGACGATGGGTAAACGAAAGCTAAAGAAGTACGAGAGCAACTGGGTCAAAGATATAGGTAGAAAATACGGAGGTAACAAGTGAACTCCTCACAATGTACATAAACCATGTACATTAGACAAGCTGTCTTACCACAGCAGAGGTTAGTGGAAGTGACAGAGGTAAACCGAACCTAACTTATAATCTAGCTTCCTAAGTAGAAAAGATGTACGAAGGAGACTTTAATGACTTCATGGCTATCGGAGACCTCCATTTCAAGGGAGGTCCAGACAACGTGAGACGTTCTAACCTCTTATGTGAGGAGATTATTAAGCTAGTAAAGACTAGACGTCCAGACTTCATAGTTCTTTTGGGAGACACACTACACACCTTTAACAAGATGTACGCTACTATACACGGTAGAGCCTGTTCATTTATCAACGAGCTTAGTACCTATACAGATAAGATATACTTACTCATAGGTAATCACGACATTCCCAACAACAAGTGCTACCCGCCTAAAGACCACGGCTTTGAGGCCTACAAGATAAGTGACAAGGTGGTAGTAGTAGACGAACCCGTAGAGTTCAGCTATAAGGGACAGGACTACCTTGCGGTACCTTACTTCCCAACTGGTAGGTTTAATGAGATACTAGAGGAGTATGAACTATCTAAGTACCAGATAGTATTTGCTCACCAAGAGTTCAAGGGGATCAGACTGTCTAAGAATAGAGTAAGCACAACAGGGGACTACATCCCAGAAAGCTGTAACTTAGTAGTGACTGGTCACATACACGATTACGAATTCTTGAAGGACAAGATCCTCAACGTGGGGACTCCTATGCAAGTGAACGCAGACGAGACTACTGATAAAGCAGTGGTACTCTTTAAAGCAGTCTCAGACGACAACCCAACTCTAGAATGGGAGAGAGTAGGCTTAGACATACCTGTGAAGCACAACATAAAGATAGAGTATAGGAAGCTAAGTACTATAGACCCTAAACTCCTTACTAGAGACACTAAGGTAGTAGTAATATGTAAGCCTCACCACATACCCAGACTCAAGAATAACAAGTACTACTTGAACATAAAGGAGAAAGTATACAGCGTCTCCCACAAGACTGTAGGTAAAGAGAAGAAAATCAAGACTACTGAGAAGATAGTCAGGTTCGGCGACTACTTCAAGAGTAACTTACCCAAGGACTTAGAGTACCTCTATGGTGAACTCTTCGAAGGATAGAGATCTAACGATCTATATCGTACCGCACTGGTAGTATAATAAGAGTTAAATAGTCACAGAAAGAACGCTACTAGAGGATGGGAATAAGAGACTTCAGTAAAGTAATTAAGAGAGAGCTGGAAGAGCTCAGACAAGAATTGATCGAGGAAGAGCGTAGACGGATAGAGAAGCTAAGGGCTAAACGTGCAAAGAGAGCAGCAGAGGAAGAGGAGAGTGAAGAGGACAGTGAGGATAGCTACATCGAGATAGACATGTCTCAATGGGATCCCGTAGAGTCCTATAGCTCTAAGATGTTTAAGGGTAAACGTATAGCTATAGACATGGGTAACTTCATGTACGTCTGCTACTACGAAGCTATGGGCTACGTGATAGGCGAAATGGGAGACGAAGTATTAGAAAGGGACCCCACTCCAGACGAGATACTCCCTTTCTGGGTACAAGTCAGTGTGAAGAACTTGAAGAACTGGCTACGTGCCGGAATAGTACCTGTACTCGTCTGGGATGGACCTCCACCTGAAGAGAAGAAGGATACTAGAAGTAAGAGAGCAGAAGAGGCTCAGAAAAGACAGCTCAAGATAGACTCCCTAAGAAAAGAGATAGAGGAGTACGGAAGCAGTACAGACAGATGCAACAAACTTACCGCCGCTATGAAGTCTAACAATTTGATAGACAGAGGTATCTCTGAAATTTATGAGGAGATCATCTCGGCTCTAGGTATACCTTCCATGAAGTCTCTCATGGAGGCCGATCAACTCTGTACGTCTCTTTGTGGGTGCGAAGAGCTAGGTTGGTATGGTAAGTATGTAGAGGGTATATACAGTAGGGACAGCGATCTGATATTGGGCTGTCCAGTCTTGATCAAGGAAGCTAAGCCTACAAAGAGTAGACGTACCATGACATTCACGTGCCTTATCAAGACAAAACTACTAGAGCTACTAGAACTAGATAGTGGAGAGCTGTTAGAACTGTGTATAACATTAGGCTGCGACTATAACGAGAGAATTAGACTAATAGGTCCAGTGAAGGCGATGAAGTTAATCAGAGATCATGAATGCATAGCTAACTTCCCTGAGAGGATAAACACAGAATGCCTGAACGAGGAAGCCTGTAAGCGACTATTCGCCTATAGAAACTGGGAAGACGTCACAGACTTTGACTCTGTAGCTACTAGGGTACTGGACTTCGAGCCTACATGGAACGACAACCTATCTGAGGTACTAGAATCGTACGACATAAGGATAGACATGGAAGAACTCTATAAGATCTTCGTTAAAATGGGGTACGTGAGAGAAGAGGACTACGATTCTGGTGCCCCTCCAGCTCTCAAGATAGAAGAATAACAAATATAACTTGGAGAAGTTATATGACAAGTACATAAAAACGGCAGTCAAAATGTACAACTCAACAGGAACATTAAGACCTCAATCCTCCTCCCTTCCAGCTGAAGGAGTCACAAGACCATCTATGCCTACTAGACCTAGTACCTTTGGAACATCAGTCAGAAAACTCCCAAGCAGAGGAACTATGTATCCATCTACTCCATCTGCACTCAAATCACGTGGAAGTATGATAGCTCCAGCTAGTAAGCCATCAAGATCAACAAGAACCCGTAGTCTATCACTTGGATCATTCAAGGCCGGCAATTTAGATAACGAAGCTCCTAGTCTCACAGTAAGAGACGATAGTGAGTACCCTGAAGACATAGAAATCGTGAGTCTCTACGATGAGAACGAGTATCAAGACTTCCCTGGTCAATCCGTAAAAAGTAATGTCAGTAATAGTACAATGTCTCCTACTAGAGCTTCTATGAACGGAGGAAGTATGGGTAGTAATCGTACAATGTCTCCTACTAGAGCTTCTATGAACGGAGGAAGTATGGGTAGTAATCGTACTATGTCTAACGGTACAATGTCTCCTACTAGAGCTTCTATGAACGGAGGAAGTATGGGTAGTAATCGTACTATGTCTAACGGTACAATGTCTCCTACTAGAGCTTCTATGTCAGGTTCATCCTATACTAACACCATGAATAGTGGAAGTATGTCTCCTATGTCTAACGGTACAATGACTAATAATGGTACTATGTCTCCTACTAGAGCTTCTATGAATAGTGGAAGTATGTCTCCTATGACTAATGGTACAATGACTAATGGTACAATGACTAACAGCAGAAGCATGCAGAGTAGAATCCTTAAGCCTGCACAAACCTTCGCTAAGAGTATGGGCATTTCACAGGCTACCAGTTCGATTGTAGGAGCTACAGGAATTGCTGGAGCTTTACCTTTCGGCATAGTACCTATCGGTATCGCTACAGGACTAGGAGCTGCCTCACATAAAGCTTCTTCCAGCCTTAAACATACCTTCGGGTCTTCTGACTTCGTCTCACAAATTCCTACTCATGCTTGCAGTGAATACAATAAGTGTCAACGTAAGGAGTGCTCTCTCTACTGTCGCTACAGCTTACCTCAAGCTTACGACTTAATGTACGACGTCTGTGATTGCCCTAAGATGGATATCATTCGTATTAAGGTAGTCGACGAATTGGGAGGGGAGCATTGTCTCCTCGTTCATAGACGAGAACCTATTAGCTCTATCATTCTCTTCCTCTGCTCTAGACTTTCCAGAGCAGGTCACATGTGTATGCCTACCCACAAGAAAGGTAACATGTATCAAAAGTCTCTCCACAAACACTTACATCACTGTGCTGAAGACCTATTTGAAGACAATGATGGTTCAATGAGAAGCTGTATCTACTTACACAGCTTTACCGACGCACTCTACCACAAGATCAAACACTACATGTGAGTCTTCACGCTAATATGAATTTACTCGATTCATATGTCTATTGGTCTTCCTCTTCACGTTTCCACACGTAGACTGGTCTGAAGGTCTGGTTTGCCAGCTTATTACTGAGGAAGAGTACTCCCATATAGGTTATACCCGGTATAGACTCCATCCTTTCGACCATCGGTTTACATATGACTATGTCCTTGTAGTCGTTGATGTTTATACAGATGTACCCTCCAGGCTTTACTGAAGCTGCTGAAATCTCTAGGAGAGGTACTAGGAAGCATTCAAACCAAGTATCATACTCTGTGTATCTACTTGTAGACTGAGTCTTAGCCTTGGAGTATATTTCCTGCTTGAAGTAGGGTGGAGAGGTCATGACGATGTCATAGTGAGGTTCGTAGTCGTAGTCTTCGCAGGGTTGACTATCCTCGAAGCATTCATACTTGACTTCTCTCTTTACTCCGTCCTTGGAAAAGTCTGAAAGGATAGAGGAGTGACCCAGTCTAAGGTTAGTATTAGGGTCATAGCCTCTGTACTCCATTCCCATGACTATAGAGGCTATGAGTCTGTCTCCCCAACCTGCGGAAGGATCTAACCAAGCTTTACCTTTAGTCTCACCTAGTAAGTAAGAGGCTACTCCTATCATCCAGCCTACTCTCATAGAGGAAGTCTGGCGTATGACTAGTTCAGTACCCGAGGGTGCCGCCTTAGTATTCCTCATATACATGGCTTGTCTAATGTTTTGAGGGGTCAAGTCTTTCTTCTCGGCGACTAAGTGAGTATAGACTTGGTGCATGACTCTGTCGTTGTTCCACGCTTGGAGTGGAGTTATGTGGTTACTCTTTCCTGGACTCTCGGTCTTTAGCATTTCCACGTCGTTATAGCTGTCTGCTAAGAGGGAGCACTTGTAGTTAGCAGTGTCTCTGATGTAGACGGTAAAGCCCTGATAGTCTGCAGGTAGACCGCAGCAGTCATAAACTTGGTCTTCCATGTCTGCACTGTAGTTCTCGTCTTCCATTAACCAGCCAAAGATCTCTCGTTTCTCCTCCATGGTAAGACTAAGGTAAGGGAACGTACCCCTGCACTTACGTCTTAGTATGTTGGCGTAATAAGAGTGTACTGAGCTCATCTAGTTTCTACGGGAGGATGAATAGTTTAGGTGTGAATAAAGTCTCTCATATACCTCGTCTGATGTATATCGGTGTGGTTCACTACTTGAGTAGACCTATTTCCTGGCTGACTTAGCCCTCGACTTCTGAGTAAATACTGTCCTGAACGAACCCTTCTTCCCTTCTCTTGTCCACTCTAGTACAGCTTCTAGGTGAACCAAGTTATCGAAGGAGTTGTTGAACAGGTGGATCTCCTTTTCGGCACCTGATCTTATCCTACCACCTATGTACATCTCTCCGTTCTCGTCTATGCTACAGGGGCAGTCTGAGGTAGTAGGGTGACCACACTCCGACATGTCTGGTGTAAAGGTCCCATTCTCGTATATGGAGCTAGGTACCGTGACCTCGTACAGATACTTCCCGGCTGCGTTTTCACTGTGTATTACCGTAAGGATCTCTTTAGTCCTCATTTCACCGCAGGAGAAGCAGTACCTGTCACCGAGAGGTCCCGGGTCGCCAGGAGGACCCATGATGCCAGGAGCCCCTCTTGGAGGAGACTGTCCTGGTAATACAGGAAGCGTGTCGGGTGTCATAAAATAATGACTGCTCCTTATATCTTGAAGTAGCTCCAGTAGTCTATCTTTGTTAGATTCGAGTACAGTCTTTGCCATGGATCCGTCACCTAGTTCTTTAGTCTCTGCCGTTACATACTCTCCGTCTTGATTTACTATATAGACGCTGAAGTCAAGGGGGTTAGTAGTAGCTATGATGAAAGCCATGTGATATAGGCCAAGCGATTTGTCCATTCTTCCGGTCTAGTTAACTCGGGAGTTGTGTCTCATGTGTATCGGCTGATACATATCGATCGGTGTCGTGTAAGTCTATTTTCTAGCTGACTTAGCCTGGCTCCTCCTGGTGAATATCAAGTCGAGTTTACCGCACTTGTCGTACAGGTCCCAATTGAGTTCGACCTCGAGAGTCCTGAGGTTATCGTATACATTATCGAAGACTGGTATTTCACGAGTCGACTCGAAATTTACGATACCTACTATTAGCCTCCCATCTTCGTTTATACCACAAGCGCAGTTACGGGAAGCGAGGGCCCTACCTGGAGATGGACGGACTTCTTTTCCTGGTAGAGGAGCTAGGCGACCATTACCATGTAAAGACTCAGGTACTTCCACTTGATAGAAGTACAAGTCTTTACCGCGTAAGTCGCTCTTCATGATTGCACACCCGTAAGTTCTGCAGTTAAGACAGTAGCTAGGACCCTTAACACCTAGGCTCCCGGGAGGTCCCATCGGTCCATTCCTCCACAAGAGTGGATTTACTGGTTTAGCCCAGAGTAGTTTGGTGAGACCTGTGCTATAAGCTTCTGTTTCAGTGATACTTGGTGAGCTTGTTCCAGTACCCACTAATTCTGTTCCCATTTGGACGTACTCCCCTGTGGAGTCTAGTACTGAAATGGTAAAGTCGAGTGGCTTAGTGGTGGCTAAAAAGAAAGACATATTGGCGTTCCTAAGCTTAGTCTTCGCGCTTTGGATCGTACAGTATTCAATATACATATCTCTATGTGTATTTGTAGTTGAAGTTTCTGATGGATGCAGCGCCCAGTTTAGTAGCCGTCGTCTGAGTCGTCTTCGTACCCCTTCTTGAGGGTGTAGCCTTCCCACCCGTCTCCTGTTACTCTACCTAGGAACGTACTGATGTTGTTTATGATGTGTTTAGGTCTAGGAGGTCTAGCTTCATATGGATACTCAATGCGGAACCAGGTATTGAAGGTGTCTATTAAGTCTCCAGTAGGTAAGTAAGCGTCTACGTCTGCTTCAATGTAAAGCTTCTTGAATGCAGAGTAGTAGTCTTGACTTTCAGTGTACTCGTTAGTGTCGTCCATGACTTCCTTGGGCATAGCTAGACCTTCATTTACTACCAAGCAATGGTACTGGGAGATGATCCATAGGAAGTGGGAAGCGTGAGCCGCTATCTTGTCTGGGAACTTGTTGTCTCTAGGATAGATACGACGACGTCTTTGTTCTTCTGGATCCTTAGGACAGACTCTATTAGGATCGTTAGAGTGTAGACTGAAGAATCGAGTCTTCAAGTTGAAGAGTACTATTCTGTCCTTCATCGCAGAGTCCATACGATTAAACTCTATCTCTACGTTACTGAGGAAGATAGACATGAAAGTAGGTACCATGTCTCCACCATCTTGGTATAGTCCACGTTGGAACATGATGTCTTGACCAGCGATCGCCTTGGCTACATCGTCTCTGAGCTTCTCTGATTCTTCAGTTACTTCACTAGTGATTACAGCTCTGCAGCCTTTAGCTCTAGCTAATTCAGGACATGCACCACCTCTCTTACTATCTTGTTTGTATGCGGAAGAAGGTAGTGAGATGGCGTAGTCTCCTAGTACGTCCTTAAGCGCTCTAGCCAGTACCGACTTACCTTCTGATCCCATGACTCCCAGAATGATGATCAGGAGTCTATGGGGGTTTGTACCCACCAGTATGTAGGCACAGATCTTCAGGAAGTACTCCAGAGTCTCGTTGTTTGGGAACATCTTCCTGAGCCAGTCCATCACGAATTCTACTCCCCTGTCTTTCCAGCTATACTCACGGTACAGTACTCCAGTACACTTAGTTACGTAGTCTTCTGGCTTGGCACTTCTGTGAATAGGGGCGTCTCCCTTAAGGTCCAGTATACCGTTCAGGAGTCCAAGTACGTAGACGTTAGTGTCGGTCTTGTTAGCGAGGTCGTCTACCTCTAGATAGGGCTTGAGCTCCTTCATATACTTAGACTTACAGGCTACGTTCAGAAAGGAAGAAGTGAGCTTGCAGATGTCTTCTAACATGGTGTTTATCTTCGCCTTGTCGGTCGCGTTGGCCCTGGGAGCGTCGTTAGATAGCTCTACCTTCTTCTTCTCCAGTATGTCTACCATGACACACGAGATCTCTCGTCTGACTTTGTCTCCATCCGGACACTTGCGCCAGAAGCCGTTCATAAACATGTACCACATCTTATTGGAGTACATTACGTCTAGCCAGAAGACTCTATAGATTAGCTGAGCCACAAGGGTGTCCTCACGGTTAGGCAGGCACATGGCTAGAGCTGAGCAGATCCAGTTGTGGTGCCACCAGGAGTACCTTTCGGGAGAGTCCTTAGACGCGAACCAAGCCAGAGTCTTGTAGGTAAGGTGATTGTTGTGTCGGAAGGTAAGGTACATAGACTCCATTGAGTAGGAAAGTCCTCCCATCGCCCTCGACAGGATGTCTATGAACTCAGGTCTTCCATTCTTATAGGCCTTCTCGCTACATTCTATCCACAGGGTTAGACCGTCCATCTCTCCATTATACGAATTATAAATACACATCCCCACGTCCTCCCAGTTAGTCTGGGAGTAGTAGCGATGGTCCCCTATCATGTTAAGGAAGTTCTTCGCCATCGCCCTTATGTAGGAATTACTCTCTACTCGTTCCATCGAGACGTCAGACGGAAGCTGGTATAGCTTGTGGTACTTCAACGAGGAAGCTACCCCCTTCTCTATGTAGTTGAACTTCATGGTATTGTTGTAGTAGCTGGGACTCAGTATCACAGGGAGGTAGTAAGCTGCGTCGTCTATTTCATCCATCTCGTCAATGAGAGAGTGAGTAGTGTATGAGAAGATGTCTCCCAGTTCTATCGTGTAGTCTGTAATGGGTACGTCTTCAGACAGACTGGAAGTAGCTACTGGTTCCATGGCGAGTAGAGTATAGTAGTAGTAAAGAGGACCATCCTCTTCTTGAGAAAGGTACATAGGATACTTCTTCTTCATGATGCTCACGCTATCGTCTAAGTTACCAAGGGGAAGGTACTCCAGTGACGTCATGATGTTATGCTGACGTAGGTTCTTTACCAGCTCTACCTGATAGTCCACCAGAGAGCGAGTGTCGCCTGTCACAGCGTAGGGAAACCATATCCGAATATGGGATGTAGTCTCCTTAGTCATGATCGTAGGATACGTCCTCAGTACTACAGCGTTTAGTTCGTCCTGGTTCTGCGAGGTAGTATAGACGTCTACTATAGTCTGCTGACAGCAGGACGTGACCATCATGATGAACCTGTCGTTAAAGGGATCCTCGTCGTCTGCTATGTCTCTAAACGTCATCTTCACGTCTACCACCAGAGGACAGAAGCTAGACTTACTTAACTCAACATAGTCTGCGGTATAAGGCACGTCTTTGTAGATGGCGTCACAGTACTCCGTCATCATTCCCGTGAACTCCTCTCTTGGAACTATGACAGTTTCACCGTCGTGAACGTGGGTGGCACCAGACAGGTCGTCTGCCCACTCGAAGAACTTGCTCATCCCGTGCCTTGGCATACTCTAGACTTTAGATGTTTCGTAAAATTAAATACGCCGTAGTTGTGTAGTTTGTCTCTTCTCGACTTACTCAAATATACATACTGTGATGTATATGCGGTTCAGGAGTCAAGGACTCCCAGGTCCCGTCCAGACGAACCCTCGACTTTACCTGTACTTATACAGTAGCTCATTTATCTCAGGCACTGAAGTAGAGTACTCTCTCAGGAAGAATAGCCATTCAAAATCTGCAGTAGTGAGGATTAACTTGGTGTGGTCGGGATCGTATGGCTCGTGAATTATGTCTTCGTCACTAAGCCCTATGTCAAGAGACAGCTTACCCTCGTGCTCTATGGCTACAGTTGAATAGTGGTAGTAACGTCTTACTTCGTCTCCCTTCTTGCTAGAGGCATACTCATCCATGTATACTATGATACACCTGCTCACAGGCTTAGTGCTCAGGTACTTGTCGGTCGTCCACTTAGCTCCTTTGTTCTTCATCAATACTACTATGTTCCTCTCTATTACGTTAGCTATGATGTAGAAGATGTAGTATGGCTGGTCGCAAAAGCCTTTCTCCATGAACTTCAGGGTCTCCTCAGGGTCAAAGCCAGCCCCCATCGTCTCCACGAAGTTGGTGAGAAGGCTTCCACGTCCAGACGTCTCCCATACAGTATAGGGAGGGTGATTCCAGTCTGTACTAAAGAGCTTGTCCTTTATCATCTTCCTGAAGACTTCCGACTCTGCAGACTTGTAAGCGTCGTCTCCACTCTCTCTATAGGTCTTGTCTATAGCGTTTAGTATACTATGGTACATACAGTTACCGTCTCCCACAGTCTCTATTAAGTAGAGGTTCTTGACTAGGTGTATATAGTTGACGTTGTCTGACATAGCTCCTTTCAGCTCTGTCTGTTTTAATTCAGTGATTGATCGTGCACCTTTTGTACCTTACTATGAGGTTGTAGCCCGGCAGTCTAGACTTTAAATAGTCTCGTCTTACTACTGCTACAGAAGGGTGGTCTCTAGGTAGTAGGCCAGCAGCTACTGCTTCTTCAGTATACGCCTTGATGTACTCCAACTCTTCCGAAGTGTAGCTGTACTTAGGTACTAGAGTAGTGGGTATGAGTACTTCTGTTATTTCGTCTGAGGCTATAGGGTCTGAGTTCTTCATTAGGCTCTTAGCGCACATGTAAGCGTAGGTAAGGGTGTCTTTGTCCACGTGGTTAGCCTCTTCTCTAATGGTCTTTATCATGTCGTACTTAGCCAGGGTACTAACGTCCACTCTGGTATTCTTGAGTACCAGGTCTACTATTTCCTTATTGAGACTGGGTACCTTGTCTACCTTGGAGAAGCGAACCTCTATGTCCCTAAGATAGAAGAAGACTACACTCTTAAACTTGGAGTAAAGCTCTACAGGATCTAGTCCTAGTCTGAGTAGGAAAGAAGCACTTCCTGCAGTCTCTCGTATTCCGAACCTGTACAGGAAAAGGTCAGAAAGTATCGACTCTACCTCGTCTACTATACAGGAGTCACTACACTTCATGATGGCTGGAGTAATGTAGGCTTGTAGCTTGCAGTCTACCTTAGTCTCCAACATCTTATCGTATATACGACCAGTCTCGTCTAGTAGCATAAGAATGTGTAGCTTGTGTAGACACATCCAGCTATTATTACCTCCAGCGAGGAGCTCTACCCATTCGAGAGTCTGTTCCATGAGTTCCTTTCGCTGTAGTATAAATCGCCCGATTTATACTTCTATGTTGTGACATAGTTATTGTGAAGCAAGTGTACTATCTATTCGTCGCTGACCATTATCTTGTACCTTAGTAGGTTGCGGAGTGGGTCTGACTCTTTGAAGACTTCAAGCATGTTCTTTCGTTCTTGGGACCCCATGTTCCTGAACTTAGCCCTGAATTTACGTGCGGAGACTGCTTCTATTTTCTCATCTACCCTGAACATAGAGTGGTACTCTCCGTCGACTAACGCATAAAGGGAGTAGTAGAGCCCGTTTACTTGAATCAAGATTATACTCTTAGCTCCAGGTGTAGCGCAAGGGTAGATCCTATGCTTCCACACACCTTTCTTCTTGAAGACTACTATGTGGTGGTCGATCATGACGGCTAGGGAGTATAGAGTACCTTTGTCGTCCAGCATTGCGTCTTTGGATGAACATATGTTGTGCTTGAAGGAGGTAGGTCCTCTGCCGTTATGAAGTAGGTACTTTTCGACGTTGTAACCGTTACCTCCTAGCTCCCAAGGAGTGAGTCCGTCTTGTTTGCGGAGAGGCTTATCTAGCATTCCGCAAAGGTTCACCTTTATGTCAGCTCTGATCGCTGCTGCTTCGGAGACGGTTAGTTCTGTGAAGTCTCTGAGGGAGTTGACTACCGCGTCTAAAAGACCATTCTCGTCTGAAGAGTCTTTGTTGACGTAGTAATTGTCTGTGAAGTGAGAGATCTTTGAGACGTAGGGAGAGTCGTCGCTAGTTTCTAAGCTTACTAAGTCTTCCGTTAGTCTATCTATGTCGTCTCCATAAGACATTACTGAGTCTGAATAGTTCCAGTCTAGCGCTTCTCGTCCGTCGTCCGTGATGTTAGAATTAAGGAATTCATACCCAGAGTACAGACTCTTAGGATCAGTACTTCCATTATAGGATATAGTAGCGTAAGCCTTGCCCGACATAGTAGACATGATGGTAAGATACTTAATCCCTACGTCTGTAGCCAACATCATCTTTGTAGTCTTGTACTGCTTGTGGTCTGCTGACATGTTTACTTCGTCTATGTACTTGTCTCTGTAGAAAGTAAGGTCGCTGTAGACTCCCTTGATCTTACGCTCTATAGTACCATAGTTCTTGTCGCACAGTTCTTCCATGACTATCTTTTGTCCCTCATTGTTTACTTCTACGTTACACCTGGTGATGAGGGTACTAAAGTTCCCGGCGCTACCTCTATTAATGTCAGGTACGGCCTCACTAGATACATAGTGGTCTTGAGTACTCCCACACAAGAAGCCATAGCCTGCGTTCCAAATACTATAAGCGTCTTTACTGTCTCCCCTTCTCCTGCCGAACCTGACAGCTGCCTTACGGAAGTCTTTCAAGGTTGGGGTGCCGGGTACAGGTACTGGAACGGTTACAGCTAGACGTTCTGCTACGTTCTTGAACCCTTTACTACCCATCCGACTTCCGTCTACTGTACAGAGAGAGATGGTCTCTTCTTCCTCACCCACGAACTCAATCAAAGTCACTAGTCCGTCTATACGGAAGGCCTTGAACTTTACGTTCCAAGCTTCTGTATCCAAAGTCTCGTGGCTAGAAGGTTCCAACTGACCTACCGCTATCTCAAAGTCTAGGGCTTCGACCTCTTCGTCTGGTGTGGCTTCGAAAGTGAAGTCTATCCTTTTACCACTGACTAGTCCAAGCCACTTGTCTGCTATAAAATGGTAGGTGACAGAGTTTCGCTCTCTGTGAGTCTGTAGACGTCCAGTCCCCTTGTAGGTAGTAGCTTCCATCTCGAAGTGGTAGTTAGATTCGTGAAAGAGGTCGAAGGAGTCCACGTTCTTCTTCTTCATAGTCATGCCTGTGATGAAGCCATCTTTCTTTGTGACAGTACTGAACTTACTGGAAAGCGAGGTGGTCAAGAAGGTGGTCTTCTTGTCTCTATTCTTGACTAGATAGTCCCTGAACTTGAACGTGTCCTTACAGACCCTATCCATGCCGTCCATCTCTGGATCGAAACGTTTGATCTCACGTACGTACATCGTGTTTTATTGTGACTCTTCAGGCCTGCTAAATATACGGAAAATAGAGCGGTCTCTCCTGTTAGAGGCAGATTGTACGTGCACGTTGATACATCTGGGTACACGTTGAAAGTCCACCACCCTATCTATGGTAGAAATGGTAAGCTCTTCCAAGTCCACGTCTACTACTATAGGTCTAAGATCTCTAGTACCCGTCACCTCTAGCCTTTCTAGTTCAGGTAATTCAGATAGTCTAATACCGGGGAGCTCGACCCTTAAAGTCTTCAGGTTAGGAAACGACTTAGACAGGAGTCGGTAGCTAGGAACTTCATACTCCCCTACTACTATTATACCTAGCTCCTCTATTCCTTCATAGACCACATCGCAGTACTCGAACATGAACTGGTCCAGGCTCCCAGTGTATATGATGTGAAGTGTGGTAGAGCTACCTAGTAAGTCTGCCAGTGGAAGGACTAGTCCATGCTTAATAGTGAGTTTCAGTACTGCTATACTATTCCTGTCGTACACGGAAGGGATAGTATAGGGAGTGGGAGAGATGAGGGTTCGGCAGTTGATGGGTAGCGTCAGACCCATCATAGGAGTCTGGACGCTTATGTATAGTTCAGAAAGGATGAGGTGTTTGAACAGACTGTACCATCCCTCCACAGTCTCTCCATGGAACTCTAGGTACTCTAGAGACGTCAAAAGCTTGACGTCTCCAAAAGCCACAAAGTTGGAGTCTACGATACACAGAGACCTTAGATGTTTACAGACTGTCGAAGAAAGGTTACACATGCACAGGTTCCCTATTTCTCTGAGTTCTAGTCGCTCTAGGTTAGCGCACCTAATGGCTGGTATACGAGAGACTTTGTCTTTCACGACTAGACAGAGCAAAGAGGGTACGTAACATAGACCTAAGAGCTTAGAGCTAGTATCGGTGTCTACGTGCACTATGTCTGCAGTGATGAGACCTAAGTCGAACTCACCTCTACACCTGAATACTTCCTTGAAGTACCTCCTGTGCAGTCTAGTAAATCCTATGTAAAGACTGTCGGGCTTCCAGTTGAAGAATGTCTCTAGCTCCTCTTTGCCGTCTTTAAAGGTAATAGTCTCGGGCTTGGAGGGGAGCCTAAACTTGATGTGAAGGTCGCTAAAGTAGCTGTACGGTTCCAATACTGTCTCTAGGGCGCTACGTAGTGAAGTAGAGGGCTCATTGTACCAATACTGAGACCCTACATCTCTACCTCTAGTCACGTCGCTAGTCTTACAGATATTCATCTTTTAATGAGTATCAGAGGATGGTCTGTTTAAACATGTAAAGCTTGCCTACACTGTCTATGAAGGTGAAGGAGGGTGCGTGCGTGGTCACGACCTTCTTTCCCAAGTCTGGATCTATGACGTAGAGAGTATTGATGTAAGAGTCTATTATGAACCCATTAAGGTTTACAAGACGTCCCAGGTATAAAGTCTGCAGCTTAGGTATCGAAGACGTCTTTAGTGTACCCTTAGTCCTACTATTTATTCGTAGGTTCACTACATTAGGTAAAGAGATAGTACTAATATCCAGGGTAGAGTCTGTTTCTATCTCTAAGCTGGTACACTGGAATGCTACCGAGTGAACTATTACAGAAGAGAGCTTTGGACCTCTGACTTTCAAACGGAGATTAGTCACGGTATAGGCTTCACATGCTTGTTTGACGTATTCTGAGTCTACATCACCTCCTATCGACAAAGAGTACATCGGAGAAATGTTTTTGAGGGGTACTACCGTGTCGCAGTAAACGTTCATTACTCTGATTGCACTGCTCATTTTAGCGAAGGTGCAGCCTTCTCCTATCCTGACAGACCCTACACAGCTCGAGTTTATTCGATTTACAACGTCTTCAGTAATATGTAAGCCCTTTAGTACGTAGTGAATAGTCTTAGGTGGAAGCTGCACTGTGCGGAAAGAGCCTTCCATCGTCACGTGTAGGGAGCTATTGTGAGTGTTGATCCTACTTACGTCTACGGGTTTCTTGCTAGATTCGAAGACTAGAGACACGACATTGGAACTTCTAGACTCTATTAGCTCGCACTCAGTGCCCACTATGACCTCAGTTATGACTTCACTGATCTCACCACAGTAGGATTCTCCGAACCTCATAGACAAGTGCTTGTATACGTCTTCATCGTTAAGGTATTGTAGCCCGTTCATTAGCGCTTGGACAGAGCCATTAGTGGGTATACTGGTCTCTATACAGTTCGAGTCCTTGTCAAACTGGTGTACAGAGACTACGTTAGTCCCGACTATACTAAGAGTAAAGTCTAGCAGCTTCTGGTCCATTTCTGTGTTCATTTACTTACAGTTAGTACGGGTTAGCGTACCGTTAGTACGGGTTGATAAAGGGATACACTAACCGTACTGTCTGTGAGTATATACCTAAGTTCAGGTATATGTAGCAGCTTGACCTTCTAGTAGGTTACTAGCTTACTCTTGAGGTCTAGTCTAGCTGCGTCAGTTATGTGCAGTACTTCTGGAAAGGTCAAGGTACTCACCATAGTCTTATAGTGGGGGCAAGAGGTAGCTAGAGCCGCGTGGTACAGCCTATCAAAGACGTAGTCTATCCATTTTCTATTGTGAAAGCGAGGTAAGCTAGGGCTCAGCTTGACCTTGTAGCTTAGGAGGTGGTTGAGGCTCCTGAAACGTCTACTACTACCTGAGGTGCATTTACCAGAGATGTTTTCTAGGTGGCGGACGATTAGTGTCATTGCACCATAGAAGTCTCCTAGGGTAAGGAGCCCTACCGTATTAAAGGTACCTCTCTTGAAGTCAATACGGCCTTTCGTAGATTTAGGAGAGACAACGTCCTCGAATAAGATGTCCTTAGGGAGTAGCTTGGCAGACTCCAGACAGAAGGAAGTCTCACTGCTAAAGTAGCAGAAAGGCTTAGTACTACTTCTCATGTAATCTATCTGCAAGAGATTGCTTTCGTGTAAGCTCTTGTCTCCGTGAAAGCACCTAGTAGGTTTACAGTTAGAGAGGGCAGGAGGGTGGTACTGGTTCAAGATAAACTCTACCATGAGAGGATAGCCATACCTATTTATAGGAGCTGGAGCACAAAATGGGTCGAAGACTCCGTAGTTAATCCTATTGAAGATGGCTACGTGTACATCATACTTTGCTATCCTTTCTTCTGTCTCGTGACTTAGTATGTGGGTCTCGTTGATAGAGGAAAGGATTAAGGTAGAGGAGGAAGGGAGGACTTGGTCTTTAATGAGCATCTTGTAGTGAAATAGAGGAGGTCTCTATTGTAAGACGAGTATACAGTATGACTTCATCTTAGTCATACTTCATTATGTTCCTATTTCTTTGACGAGTTGGTTAGGAGCGTAGGAGCAGTAAACGTACCCATCCTTTTCCGAGTCTCTCTTAGCGTACCCTCCACACGTAGAACTAGGAGAGTCTGCTGGACAAGTAATAGTAAGGCAGAAAGGGCTCTCTGACGATGCACACTTATTGTATTGACTGTTATAGTATATACCTACAGCTAGTACTCCTACTACTATCACCACACATACTATGACTGAGACTATTAGAGTTGCATTGCTAGTGCTTGATCCTCCCGCTTCCTGTGAAGACATCGCTACTTTTAGAATATGAATCAACTAGATTCGTATAGGTGAACTGTACACCTTTCGAGGATTCGTCTCGACTTGGCCGCTTAAGGGGACCTTCAGTTGGAAGAGAGAAACGTTCCTACTTTATCTGTGCACTCTCTGGAGACCACCGGTACTGTCTTCTCCCACGAACTCCTTAAAGACTGGTTCGAACGTTATGTGGTCGATGAAGAGGATACCCGTGACCAAGTCTGCTTTAAAGTGGACTAGTCTGCCAGATTCGTGAGTGGTCCTCTCGAAGTCCGTATAGATACCTGTGGAGCTGTCACTCTCACTTTCCCCTTCCTGTAAGTCTCGTAGGTAAGAGTTCATGTACTCACCACAGTAAAGCACCGGAAGCTTTAGACTCTTAATTTCGTCTGGTACAGGTCTGGAGTCTCCCGATAGCGGCCTACTGTTACCGTAGACGACGTGAGTGTATTCTTTGACATGACAGAACCCCAAGCCTAAAAGGGGGTTGATGATGCGGTAAGGTATGTCATATTCGGATAGGATCCTACACACCTTGTTGGAGAGGGAACGGTCTATAGTAGCTATTAGCACCTTGCTGTCTCTGTTCTGTCTGCGAAGCATGAAGTTTTAGAGTGAGAAAACTTCATAGTCACATGGATGAAGTACTGAGCTATTTATCTTGGGAACACGTCAGTGTGAATGATACTGTAGCTACTACCCAGCCAACCGTCATGTTACTCTACCCTTCAGCAGACAGAAACTAATTAGTTTCGGGCCCCGCTCAAAAAGAAGACTATGCCAGCAGTCAGTCCATTCTCCGAAGCTTTATCTCTCGCTAAATCAGACGTAACTAGCCGTGGTTCTTACAGGGCCGGTAAGATGTTGTACGATTACATACGTAGTACCAGTCCTTCTTCCATAGCGAAGTACGTCTCAACCTTCAAGACTATATTAGATCCTGGAGTAGCTACCTTCATGATGAAACATGCTAAGGAGCTTGACACTGTAATGGCTGACTTCAAGGTAACAGAGATCCAATGGATGTCAGCAGACACCTTTAACAAAGCTTACCTTACCTCCTTACCTACTACAGACCTTGTGGAGAACATTGAACAGTGCTGGATGAGAGTATCTTGTTACTTTGCCATGCGAGACGGAGTAGATTCGGTAGTTAACTGCTACAAGTCTCTCATTAACGGGAACATTACTCCACCATCTCCAGTCATCTTCAACGGTGGTAAGCTAAAGGGTACTGAGTGCAGCTGTTTCCTCCTGAAAGTAGACGACAATCTCGACAGTATATTCGAGACTCAGCTCGCGTTCAGTAAGTTCTCTGCTGCAGGCGGGGGTATAGGGATAAACATGTCTGCTCTCAGAACCTCAGACCTCTCTACAGGAGGCCAAAGCTGTGGTCAGACTGGATGGGGTAAGCTTTACGACGCTTCATTCAATCAGATAAGACGTAGCTATCGTAAGGCTGCAGGTACTCTCTTCTGTAACTGGTATAACCTTGAAGTACTGAAGTTCATTGGCAGCTCAGTAAAGTCACAGAGCGACCATGAACGTACCTACCACTCTGCGTCTACAGCAGTGTGGACCTCCTATCTCTTCTTCAGACGTGCTATGGACAATAAGGACATTACTCTCTTCTGCGCTAAGTATACTTCACACTTAGACAACCTATTCATGGATGACTTCAACAGGGCCTACGTTCAGTTGGAGATGTCTTTGGACGTTCCAGAAGACTGTAGAAAGACCATCTCAGCTCGCCGGTTGCTAAACGAGATAGCGTCTTGTAGAGTTAATTCAGGTGCACCTTTCGTCCTTAACTTCGACGCAGCTTCCTTCAGGAGTATGCACAGGATGTCAGGTACTCCAGACAGGGTACACAGTAACCTCTGTGTAGAGATGATGATGAGGATCCCCAAGGTAAAGGTAGGCAAAGAAGAAAAGAGGCTAATAGCCGTCTGCAATCTTAGCTCCATCAACTTGGCTTCTCTAGTAACAAAACGTTACGCTGGAGACTTTAAGGACTGTGTAGACTTTGAAACATTAGCTTCTAGTGTACACACTGCAGTACGTAACATTAACAACTCCATAGAGATCACTAAAGATCCACTAGAAGGCCACATGTTCAAGACTATCATGTCTAACGCTGTCACAGTCATTAATAAGCTAGATAAAGCGATAGGTTTGGGAGTCATGGGCTTCGCAGACATGATCTACAGACTAGACTTAATAATAGGTAGCGAGGAAGTCTACGAGCTTAACAAGATAGTCTTTGCCTGTATATACTGGAACGCTATGCTTGAGTCAGTCAGACTAGCCGCTAAGTATGGGGCACACGAGTCCTTTAGACAGACTCCACTCGCCTTGGGTAAGTTCGACTTCGACCTCTGGAACGAAGAGTCTGAGCACCTAGCCAATAGCAAGTTCATCTTCCCAGAAGGGGTAGACAAAGAAACTAAGTTCAAGCTAGACTTGGACAAGATAGTACCTGTACACCCCTCAGTCTGGGGTCAAACAGACGGATTCTCTATACGTTCAGCAGGTGAGTCTCCAAGTCGCTACGCGTCTACTTGGGAAGACTTATCCTATGCAGTCATCAGATATGGTACTCGCAATAGTCTACTCACGGCTATCATGCCTACCGCCACCTCCTCTCAGTGTAGAGGACTTAGTGAAGGAACAGAAATACCCCAGACCAACTTCTATGGACGAGTAACTCTCAGCGGAACCTACCTAGTCTTTAACCAAGAGCTAGAGAGGGATCTAGTCTCTAAGGGGCTCTGGGACGACAGGATCACTAGACACATAGCAGTAAGAGAAGGATCGGTACAGTATCTTTGCGACTTCATGATCTCAGAACTAGGAGTCTCTGAGGAGCACAGACCCTTCTTGGAAAGGCTCCAGAAGAAGTACGCTACCGCCTTCGAGATAGACCAGTCTGTCCTCATTCGACTCATGAAGGAACGTTCACCCTACATCAGTCACAGTCAATCCTTCTCCTCCTTCAACTCTGTCAATACCGTACAAGATCAGTGCTCCTTTATCGTGAAAAGCATGTACTCAAGAGCTAAGACGATCGCCTACTACTCTAGGTCTGGACTTAAGGCAGAAGGGGAGAAGGACCGCAGCTCTAGAATAAAGCTACCAGACCAAGCTGAAGTAGAAGAGCCTGGGTCCGAGTCAAAGGCGTCTTTACCTATGATGTGCGACGGAGACACCTGTACAGCCTGCTCATCATAAAGCGGTCTATCCACACATTAACCATATACATCAAGCGTATGTATATTCACACTTTAACAAAGTAAAGCTAGATCAATGGAAGAGCTAAGACTTGAAGTAGAAAGCTTAATCTCAGAATACGAGGACGGCAACGAGTCGGTACTTGAAGAGCTAATCGTCAAGCTTACAGAGGCCTATGAAGCTGGTGAACCTATAGTAGATGACAAGACTTTCGACGCTTACTCTAAGACCTGGACTTCCCTCAGCGGGACAACTACTCTACCTAAGACTAAGGACGGGAGACGAGTTCCACTGTCTTACTGGATAGGTAGTCTAGACAAGATGTATACACAGGAAGAGATAGACAGGTGGATCAGGAAACAAGGAGGTGGATGCAAAGAGATCTTGTCACAGCCTAAGTACGATGGGGTCTCAGGGGTCTACTACGACGGACACCTCTATACTAGAGGAGACGGGTCCAACGGGCTAGACATCTCTCACCTCTTGAAACGTATGAAGCTACCTGAGTGTGAACATGCGATAAGAGGAGAGCTCATAATCTCTAAGAAAGCCTACAAGAGGTACTCGAGACGTCATCCCGACTCCTTCTCCTCCGCACTCAAGATGGTAGCCTCCATCTGTAATAGACTAGAGAGCGAAGGACTGGAGAAGTACATAGACTTCATAGCCTTCGAGGTACTAGATAAGAGGATGAACGTAGTGGAGGAGCTCGAGTACCTTAAGGAGGTGGGGTTCAAGGTTCCTCCTACTACTCGAGTAAAGCCTCGCATCTCAGACATGTTGACTAACATAGAGACAGCAATGAATGGTAAGTACTCCTGCGACGGTATAGTACTGAGCCTGATAAAGGAGCGCGACTCTAACCCTGGACGTAATCCTAAGCACAGTAGAGCGTTCAAAGTCAATGGCGACCCCATTCCGACCACTGTAACTCAAATAGAGTGGAACGCGTCTCGTACCCGTAAGTACATACCTACTGTAGTCTTCGAGACTATAGTCTTCAAAGACGTGGAGTCAGGACGTAAGGTGAAGGTCTCTAGAGCTACTGGTCACAACGCTAGTATGCTAATTAACAGAGGTCTGGGAGTGGGAGCTGAAATAGGAGTCATTAGAGCGGGAGACGTGATCCCCTTTATCGCCTGCGTCTATGAACCGAGTGAAGACTTTGAGGTACCAGAAGACGCAGAATGGATCAGCGAAGTCCACTTAGGGTGTACCGACTCCTCTAACTCTGTAGTCCTAGTCAAACGCCTGAGCAGACAGTTCGAGCTGCTAGGAATAGAAAAGATTAGGACCGCAAAGTGCAAGGAGCTAATAGAGATAGGCTTCGACGACATCTCTGACGTACTTCAATACGATACTGAGGGAGTACTCAAGACGTCTGAGATAAAGAAGGTAGAGGAAAGGTTCAAGTCTATCTCTACACCACTACTAATGAACGTCTATGGAGGGTTCGAGGGAATAAGTACTAACTTACTCGACGCGTTCTATTCATCTATCCCAGACTTCATGGAGCTTTACAACAGTGCAGAGTTCGATGATGAAGCGTGGAAGATGGTAATATCGGAGATAGAGGGATTCGGTGAACATAGAGCTAAGGTAATGAGCGACTCACTCTCTGGGTTTATGGACTGGTACATCTCTATCTCAGACTATGTAGTACTGAATAATCCTACGTCATCAGAGGGAGACCTGTCGGGTGAGATCGTATGCTTCACCGGATTCACCAACAAGGCACTGGAGGAAGAAATAGAGAATAGAGGGGGCTCTGTCCACCCTACTATGGTCAAGAAAGTGACTATCCTCGTGTACAAGGAAGGAGGAGAGGGAAGCAGAAAGTACAGTACAGCACTAGACAGGGGACTTCCTTTGTTCACTGAAGCCGAATTCAGGGAGCACTACGGCATGAATAATATATGAATGAGACTCATTCATATGACTAGACCTCTTTAACAAGTCTATACCCTGGGGGACCTGGGTGTACCGAGATGTTGTTTCCATCCTTCACACGGTTAGTACGTTTGATCATTATTACTTGACCTACTCTGAATCCTAAGTAGGAACAGATTGGGTCGTCTTTACGGTAGGTGGGTAGACCGTCTACTCCATATATACGGATGAGCTCGTCTGCAGTATCTTTGTCCAAGACTACGTGTTCATCATAGGAACCGTGAGCTATAGGACGAGCTAAGACTGTACGGTGAGGAATATAGGACCATGGGACAGACTTACCTTTGCCGTTTACTAGTATAGCTAGTCCCTTTACAGCATGAGGAGTAGGAGGCTTCTTAGAGATCAGTATTACCTCTTTTATGGAGCTGTCAGCTACCACTATCTCTCCTATGTGAACTAGTGCCTTGGCGTCTCCTTTACTGCCATGGTTCACGTTAGGGTGGACTAGTACAGTAGGAAGTCCTGCAGTCCTGAGGACGGTAAACCTTAACTCGTTGTAGTCGCTGAACCTTAACATAGAAGCTACTCTCTTAGGACTGTAGCCACGAGTAGTGAACATAGCGTCTATAGCAGAGATCATACTCTGAGCATAGTCAGAAATGTCTTCCTCGTCGTCCGGATCTTCCTCACTGAAGATGTACATGATGTTGAGGATGTCGGAACTAAACTCTGTCCTGTCTAGCGGTAACATTTGGGACATCTTTCGAAGGAATCCAATGTCGTAATCACTACCAGCAGGTAAATCGGGTATAGACTTACCCTTCCTTATCCTGGCTATGTCTTTATCGAACCTTCCACGATTATCTACAAAGACCTCTTCAAGCTGCTTCTTAACTATGTAGTCGTATGCACTCTTCATCATGGAGAGAGGAAGGTCTCTAGTATTCTCTATGGCATCATAGATGAAACGGCCTACGTTTTCTCCCGCGAACTCAAATATGGTATTGTAAAGGTTCTCTAACATCTCGAGGTACTCGTCGGACACGTCCTGTATTTCTCCATCCAAGTAAGACCTGAGGTCGCCCAGTATCTGAATGATGTCTGGGTCCTTGAATCCTAGGTCTACTAAGATGTTAGGGAGCTCGTCTATGTACTCCTCGAACTCGTCTTCGTCGTATGATGTGGACTCGTCGTACGACTCCTCTTGTTCCTCTTCACTGTCTGTAGGCGGGTCGCTAAAGGACTCCTCATCGACGTTAACCCTGTCATAGGTCTGTGCTATCTTCTCTTCGTAGGAATCTTCTGACATTTCCCTTTTTCGAGGGAAGATAAATGGAAAGAGGAGAGGTTGCGATACTTGTAGCTCTAGGAATAGCTATAGCTGTAATAATAGTCGTAGCTGTAGTCACATCCAACACTTCACAAACCGTATACGTCGAACCTGCACCCAGACTGGGCAGGCCTCCCAATAGAAGAGTCAATCAGAGGTCCATAGTGAGACCAAGACAGAGCCGAATAGAGATAGAAGAGGTCTCAGATTCGTCCGAGACAAGCTGCGATAGAGTAGGCGGAGGGTGCAGACGTACTTGCTGTGATCCAATGCCTACGTATGGAGGATCTTCTGACGTGTCTCCTATAGGTCCACCTAGGTATGATCCAGAGATCTCTAACTTCATGGGAGGTGGAGTAGTAGGAGGAACCTTAGCCTGGTTAGTTAACCCAGTCACAGTACAAGTGGGCAGCGATACTGTCAACGTAGAAAGGTCTTCCTACATGACTTACAATGCCACTACCTTCTACTTGTTGACCTTGAGTGGTAAGGTATTGGAAAGTCCAGATGGGCTAGTATGGTCAGTCAGCCCTATGAACGACTACCTGCCTTCTAGGATCATACACATATCAGGTACCGATGACTCCTTGTGGATGCAAAGTGTGGACGCAGGAACTTTAGTGACGGAATTAGGAGTCGTGACAGAACGAGTAGAGGCACCTAACCTTAGATTCTACTCTAGGTTTAACAATACTCTCTACACTACCCTACCGATAGGAACTACTTCTTCGTTTAAGTGGGCTACATACGACAATGGAGGTACTCTTTATACTCTAGACCCAGACAGCAGTGGACGTACTATAGACCACATCAATGGTACCAACTACGTCTTCAGATAGATATGAGTGAACTGACTCATATCGTTTAGTAGGATTAAGACCTAGGAGGTAAAGTAGTAGAAGCTTCCACCACGTCACCTATGTTTGAATCGGAAGTGTCGGTAGGTAAGCAGACTAGCGGTACACACTTGATGTCGTCTAGAGTAATAGACTTAGCTATCTTACTCATGGAGATAGAAGGGAGGTCTGAGGAGACGCCTAGCACGTCTGTGTACAAACAAAGTGAAGTAAGGTATGAAGCCTTGTAAGCTAGCTCGGCAAAGCCTAAGAAGTCAGTCACTTGAGGGTTAGCTTTGACTAGTCTACAGAGAGTATGGTAGACCCTGATGAAGTAGCAGTACTTATTGGGTATGGTCCCTTTTTCTCTAATGCTCTCTATTATGAAGAGCATACTCTTCATGGCGTCTCTAGGTAATCCCTTGTAGAAGTCTTCGCTAGCCCCTTTATAACGGGCTACTGGTAGCTTGGCTACAAAGCTACTGTCCTCTATAGACTCTGTGTTCGCTCTCTCTAAGAGATCTACTATTCCATCGCGATCGCTAGAGAGGTCCAAGCTGTCTAGTCGACACTTACTTACACCAGCGAACTTCACGACTCCATCCTGAACTATGAAAGACGTGACGTCACTTATTCCTGTACTGATACCTCTCTCATGGTACCAGTTAGCTATCTCGTTTATCTGAGTCATCTCGGCACCTCCAAACTCTACTCTTCCTGACGTAGAATCTCCAATGGTCTCTCCAGACTTAAAGTCGGGTAGGTATCCCACGTCACTCGGTATGTACTCACCGGAATAAGCGTTACGTCTAGCTAGCACCTTACACCTGAGTAGACCTTTAGAACTGTCGTAGGTAAGCTCTTCAGGGCTAATACACAAGCTAGATGGAGAATTCATCAAGATAACGAAATCCTTTAGGCTATCTTTCAAGGTCCCACTTATCTCAACTGGAAACGTTTTGTCTGGGTCAGCGTCGAAACCGGTCATTAGTTTTAGCTGTATTCTCTACCTCAAAAAATATCATGGCTGATTGGACTACACTACCTGGATTAAGAGGCGTCGACTACCTCGATAAGCCTAGACGACTTACTGATGAAGAGTTGATCTATGTGACGGAACAAATGCCAGTTCCTCAATCTCATGACAAGTACGTGAATCAATACAGGTACGAGAACATAGTCGAAGAGACCAGAAGACAGCTCTCTTTCGTTGAGCTGGCTCCGTCTATGATAGACGAACTGAGAATACGTATAAGTAACATTTGCTACAGGTCAATAGAGCCGCCTGGAGCCTCCGGGACTACATCAATTAGTGCCGTAGTATCTAGAGTAACTCAAGAAGCATTGAGTGGGTTCCACCACTCTGGTTCAGTCAAGACCTCAGCAATTAGTACAGGAGTCTTGACTTCCATCTTTAATGCTAATACTGCGAGGAAAGACCGCAACATGACCGTTCACTTCTTGAATAAGACTATGGATAGAAGAGAGGTCTTCGACATCATCAGGACTTGGATAACTGTTAAAGTAGGTCACATGATCACTAAGCACATCGTGTACTCCTTGTCCTCTGGTAAACGTGACGATCTACCTTGGTGGTCCTTTCGTAATAAGCCTTACTGGGCAGTCTACTACCCTACTTACGCAGACGACAAGAGGACTCCTGCCGAAATGGGAATACTCAGGCTCTACCTTAACGTGAAGAAGATGTTGATGTTCGGCGTCACTCTAGACGCGCTAGTATCAGCTCTATCCTCCAACTCTACTTATACCTTCTTCGGGTCTATACAAGATGGCTTCATTGAAATAGCCACCAAAGACCACATCAAGAAGACCTTTAGGGGTAACATAGCTCCTGCAAGAAGCGAGATGGACTACTTGCTAAGCTATGTACTAGAGGGAATCAAGGATCAAGTAATCTCTGGCTACTTCAAGAAGACAGACAAGGACGACCACGCGGAGTACGTCACCGATGTAGAAGTCATGACCGAACACATCTCTAAACTAGTAGACGTCAAGAAGGGAGCCAAGAGCAACACCTGGACACTTACTACAGATAGTGAATACGTGAGTATAGACGACATACTAACCATAATGAGGAAGGCTAAGCTACTCACCAAGTCTCAAGTAAGGAAAGCCGAGTTCCTGTCAGACTTCCAGGTAGAGGTTACTTCCGACTCCGACTTAAGGAAGAAAGTAGTCAAGGCTCCGTCAGACGTAGGATACGCTTATGCTATGACCTACGGATCTGCCTTTGAATCGGTCATGTGTGAAGACTACATCGACCCATCTCTCACTGTTACTAATGACGTGAGAGGAATCTACAGAGTACTAGGAATAGAAGCTACCAGGAAGTTCTTGACCGAGACTCTTAGAGGTATAGTAGACGCTAAGCTTCACTTCGGAGAGCATGCAGACTTGGTCATAGACGCTGTAACTCGTACAGGAGTACCTAAACCAATAGGGCCTAACTCTCTAAACGACTCAGTAGGAGTAATTTCTATAGCCACAGCTAGAGCGGCAGGGGATAAGCTAATCCGTTCGTCCATGACTCTCTCGGAAGAATCTACCGACAACATCATACCGGGTATCCTCACAGGTACCATGATGAGGATAGGTACCCACAAGAACGCTATGGTACAAGTCAGCGTAGACGGTAAGCACGAAATAGAGGTAGAGGGAGTCAAGTACAGAGTAAAGATAAAGGACGAAATATACAGAGTACCTAGACGTAGTAGAGATACTGGAGTCTTGGACATTTCATCAGTGATAGAGGGAGTAGAATCTGAGAAGATAGAAGAAGCCTCCCTTAACTACGACGTAGTGAAGAAAGTAAGCATACGCGACAAGACTAAAGAGGTCTCTTTCGACGTCAAGAGTCCAGCCTTCGCTCCACCTCCAAGGATAAACAACTGGTTAGGTAAGATACCACGTAACCTCAGAGTAAAATAGAAATAGGTAGGACCCTAATCGACTAAGGCACAACCGATACTTATGAAACCTAGGTTTCATAAAACGACCCCAGTACCATGTCAGGAAAGAAAGTAAGTAAGAAGTCCAACATACCAGACAGACAAACTATCAGAGAGCGTATTAGAGCTGTAGATAGAAGGTATTGGTTACCCCTTTGCTGTCAATGTGGAGAGCCTCTTAGCTGTAGAGTAGCTGAGTACTTAGCTCTTTTGGAAGACGGGATGGATTCGGCCGCTGCTTTGAACTCCATGGAAATCAGAGCTCTGTGTACTAGACAGGAAATGATGAAACCTCTGTACATGAACTACAACTGGAATAGAGTAGGGGACGGGTACAAGGGTAAAGTCTTTACTCTCAAGATAGGAGGTATCGACCTAGAAGAGAGCGACGAAGAAGAGTCTAACATAGTGGACTTCGTCGCTAACGTACCCGAAGACATCTCCATACCTACCGACAATCCTGACCCTAACTACGTTTCAGTCAAGGGTTTCAACGTTAGAGGAAGCTTAGGTACTACCTTCAGGTGCGTAGCATAACGACTAAATATAGAAAGTACAGACAGCGTCCTGCTATCTTAGCATATAGTTCTGAGGAGCTATATAATTCAAATAGCTAATCCTTTCAACAAAAAGAACATGAGTAGACCATCGGACATCTTCAGTTCTAACTGTGGAATCAACCCAGGATACAACTATCTAGTCATAGGTAACACTCTAGCTGCAGCAGCGGAAACAATAAACCTCTACGAAGCTGGAAGTCCTGTAATCTTCTTCCTTACACAAGGACCTAGCAGGTCTCACAATACTAACATTAGACACCCAGGCTTTGCGTTACGTGAGATAAAGACTATACTAGACTATCTCACGTGTATAAACGTGAGACACAGAATTTGTGATAAGGTATTGGACACTCGTAGCTACTACATAGGTTCAGGAGTCCTAGGAGACATGATAGCAGCCTACTACATTCCCAGAGTAGGTCCTTGGTTCATTGGTGACGGGAATAAGTGGAGCTCCTTCGTGGATCGTAATACCCTCAAGAGGTGCAATACCCCAGCTGAGAATACAGTAGTAGGACGACTAGCTACAGTCTACAAGCTTAACGTCACAGCCAACGTGACTAACGGTGGACCTTCTATCCTGAACTGCGTCTATGCTTTCCTAAGTAGGTGTGGAGACTGTACTAATCGTAACCTCTTCTACCCTAAGACTTCGGGTATCAGTAGTAGACCAGAAATCAACCACATATGCAGTCCATGTGAAGTGCACTCATCGATCGTGTCTACCGACTACCAAGGAGACACCTACAATATTACTGCGGGAGACATAGCGGCTACCGGAGTAAAGATAAGGTGGAAGTGTCACCCGTACATGTACTTGAAACTTCACCACAGACTTTCAGGTAGATCCTGCTGCAAGATGCTTCCTGCGTTTTACCGTACTGTACTGGCTATCCCTCTAGACAACGTCGCTACAGGTGGAGTCCTCTTGAACTCGGAGAATCCTATAGACCTCGACTACCTCTCTTCCTACATTTCATTCAGTCTAGGGAACTCCAACTGTAAGTCTAGCCGTATAAGCTGGAACATATCAGCTTACACTACAGCTGAAGACGCTTCTCAAACCGGCCTAGGCGGGGTCTTTGCTGCTCCAGATCAAACCCTACTGATCGTAGAAGGTATCTGTAACGAGAATATCAGAAAGGTAGTATACTGTCCTGACGACGACACCGTTGAACTAATAATGAACGACGACAATACTGAGAATGACTTCCTACACAGGTTCGCTCACATAGTAGCTGAAGTAAAGAGCGCCTACACGGGTACTCCTATCGCTATCGCCGACATATTAGGTTCAGTAAACGCTTGCGTCAATAACGTCTGCACTAAAGTAACTCCTACTATAATCGATGGACTTAGAGAGAGCCCTCTCCAGACAGTAGTTCACATGGAAGCTATGCTCTTCGGACACAATTCTACCGATGGTTCATACCCTCTGTACGAGTAAAACAACAGATGAGTCCATGGACTCATCTAGCCCCAAACCTGTCGTAGTAAGGTTGGAGAGAGTAGGAGTAGTCTGTACCTTTTTTTGCTTCTAGTCTTGCTAGGAGGTTCATGTAGCTAGAGAAGGTATTGATGACTTTGACTTTCTTCCCTCTAGTCAGTCTTGTGAACTCGTCTATCAAGTCTTTGTATTCGCCTTCCAGATCAGAGTAGTCTTTAGTCATAGTATTAAATAGACGAGCTAAAGAGCTGTCTTCCACAGCTATAGTGAACTCCTTGTCCAGTATCTGCTTACAGACTTCCACTACTGCTGCGATAGAATTGATAAACGGTGTAGGAGCTGAGTCCCACTTCCCACAGTACGTAATGCAAGAGTCTCCGCTTATGTGAATAAAACCGTACTGAGTCTCCAGTACTCCCAGGTAAACTACAGGTGAAGTAGGGTAAACGTGCGCCACTTCAGGTCCTACATAGGTCAAGAGGTCGTCGTAGCTGCAGATCTTCTTGATAGTAAATCTGCCTTCGATCTCGTGAGGCCTGTCGGTATAAACGGTAAAGACCCCATCTACCGTCTGAAGTACTCGTCGCCTAGACTCTAACAGCTTAGACGTCCGGGGGCCAGCATGCTTAACAACATAGTAAGCCATTTTAAGAATCTCTAAGTAAGGGACTATAGCAAAATGAAAGCAGACACTAAAGCTAAGGTGTACGCTGTACTCATTGTAGTCACGGTAGTCGCTACTTTAGCAGCTCTTACCTACATGATGTACGAATACAGTAGGTATAACCAGTGTACCTACAATAGAAAGATATGGTGCTCAGATAACTGGAGGTGCGAGAATAACTCTTCTCAGTTTAATCCTTGTTATACTAGCGCTACAGATCCATCTGGACTAGCTAGCTGTCTGTATGGTCCTGACAGTGTAGCCGCCTCTAAGTGTACAGACGGGTGCGGGTGCGAAGACTCTTATACAGGCACTCCTAACTGCTTTTCTGGGTGTGCGGCTAATCTAAACACAGTAGTAGGAAGTACAGCCTGCTGCTGCAATAGTGGCTCTGAGTGTACTCCTTGTGGGACATAAATCTTATATGAATAAGCCTATTCATATGGAGACTAGTCGTATTAGTCGGAAGAATACTCTGTACTACTTTCTGACTCTGACTCCGAGTCTCCGTAGCTACACTTCAATATGGCTGTGAGGTTAGATGGATTTACCTTGTCGACAGGTAGGAGAAGTGCAGACATATCAGAGCACATGTCGGCTTTAGCTTTAGTATCGGTGTCTAGCTTCGTAGCCAAAAAGCCCACTAAATAGTAGAACCTGTAGCTCATGTTGAGGATGACAGTGGCTGTCTTAGTCCTTGTATCAGTCTCCAAGAGGTGACCCTTTTTTCTAGCGGTCCACAAGGTAGCCCTGACTGAGCAAGGTGGAAACGCTCGTACAGCTATTGTGCAAAAGTCCTGGTTAGTAAGCAGGGAAAGCTTACTATTACAGAACGGAGTGAGCGATGGGTTACACACTTCACTCACCTTAATATACAAGGCTAAAGCTGTGTATACGTCCCCCTCATTGTACATCTCAAGTAAATGAGTATTGATAGGATCCATAGCTTCATTGTCAGCATTAGACCTAGTCATGGCGACTATCTTACCAGAGTACTCCTCAACGTAGCCGTCATCTGAGAACGGAGACATCTCCATACCTTCCTCTTCTAGATATTCAGCCAGTAAGAACTGCATCTCGGCAGTCTCCGTACTTATGTCTTGTGAATTATCTCTTTCTGGAGTACATTTTTCTCTTATACTATTAAAACTAGAGATCAATCTATCTAAGGAATTCATTACTTTAAAACAACAATGGCAGATACAGAAACAGGTGCGTACAGTCCTAAGAGAAGGGTCTTTTATAGTTCTTCAGAAGAAAGTCCTCGCTCTACCAATTTGTCTACTTCGACTGAGATGAGCTCAGACGAGTACACTTACAACAAGAAAGAGATAAAGAGATGTCTCGACATTTTGAGAGGTAGCTATCACGTCAGAATCTCTCAGCTCAGTAAAGAAGCTGGTGAAGCCTTATCTTGGATTTGCGACTGTGCTAGAAACTTTCCCGTAAGCAGCGACGACTACAGAGAAGTCATGAACATTATTTACAAACACGTTAACATCGCTGAGAAGGATATTGTACCTTTCAGCGCTGGTGCAGTCTTAATAGGGTGTAAGTCTTCTGAACCATGTAGCTCAAAGTGTATAGGAAGTCTCATTAAACCAGGTTCTAAACTATGTCAACCTTTCGAGTGCATGGTCACAAAGATGGACGTCTACGAAAACAAGAGTACAGGAGAAAGACGTGTTTGCTTACACATTGAAGCTCCTATCGATAAATTCAAGAGTAAGTTGAAGGACTTCATGAGAACCTATGGTGATGACTTAGTCTTTGCAGTACGTTCTATCGACGACAGCGATGAAGAAGTCCTCTTCAATGGTGATCTTGCTGAACTAGTATCAAACAGTAACCCTCTTTGGTGGTTAGCATTACTAGTCATCATTGTCGTCGTAGTAGCTTTGATCGTCTATGTAGTAAAGAAGAAAGACCTCTGCTGTTAGACTACTGAACTATAGACCTCGCTGTCCTCTACAATATAAGTGGATCCACTTATATCTAAGAGCTTAAGTGCTCACGGTAAAACTACTATGCTAGGAGCTTTGTTCAATGGCATAGCCTCTATATTTGATACTATATTTGGAAGTCAGCAGACGGTACCTCCTCGTCAGACTAAGTCTAAGACTTCTGGTACTAAAGGAGAGAAAGAGAAGAGACACATTCCAGGTTGGAAGGCTACTCGAGAGAAGGTATGGGCTCACTACTTTGGGAGTAAGTCAGTAGGTAAATGCTACTGCTGCAGTATTAGGATTTATAAAGACTGGCACGTAGACAAGAAGGGGTGGCACTGCTCACACGTAGTAGCCTATTCTCTAGGAGGTTCTAACGAGCTACCTAACTTAAGGTGCTGCTGTAGGACCTGTAATCTGAGTATGGGAACTAAGAACCTGTACGTGTACAAGAAAGAGCTCTTGGCAGGTCGAAGACGTAGGTAGTCTAGGAAAGAGCATATACATGTCTAATGTATATAGGGTTAGGAAGTCCTGAGTCTATCTTACTTCAGAGTCTTACATCATGTGGTTAAGTCCACGTTTGATACCGTCGTGTGCCATGGTTCCTACTGCTTCAGCTCCTAAACCTGTCTTTTGTTGGAAGTATTGGAAAGCACTAGTAGGGACGTTACGTTGACGTTGATCCATCTTTTTGTAGTCTATGTCGATGGTAGTGTAGGTGCTAGGTTTACCACAGTCATCCATGATGACGTTGCCGCATTTGTCTACACGTTCGTGGCATACTTCATACATCTTGTTTCCACAAGCGTCTTTCACAGCATTACCACAGTCGTCTCTCATGAGTTTTCTCCATGGTTTAGCGTTGAATACTCTCCATACGAGTGCAGCGATCAAACTACCGATGACTCCTCCTAAGATGACGTATGCTTTACCTGCCCAGTTACCTCCTCTGGAGAAGAGAGCGTAGGTTGGAACGAGAGTATCTCCTGCATAGGTATATCCTAAGAGCATAGTGATAGCAAAGATTAATCCGATAGCGAGACCACCTGCAGATGCAATGTAAGGATTACCGGTGACTAATAAGAAGCCTCCGACAAAGATCATGGTCATGAGTGCGGAGACAATGACTAACTTGATGTTGTCTGCGTCAAAGAGACTACCTGCATTGAATTCTTCTAATTCGTCGAAGCCTCCTGTGAAGTATGCAGCTGCGATGAGAGCGACTACACCTCCCAGTAATTGTGCAATGATGTATCCTGCTGCTAATCCCCAAGACATACGTCCTGAAGCTGCAAACCCTAAAGAAACCATAGGATTAGCATGACCACCACTGTATTTATCTAATGTGTAGATGACGGCTGCGACGATAGCTCCGCAAACCAAAGATGAGACGATGATTCCGTTCAATGTGTCTGAATACTTTCTTAAGATGTAGGCACAACCACCTACTAATGCAGCACTACCGATGAATTCGGCGAGAAGTGCTTTTGCTCCTTGTGTCTTTGCTTGTGTAGTCATTCTAAGTGTTTTAGTTAGATCGAACTGGTTTTTCTAGGATTAAACTCGAAGTAATCTGTTTTTAGTAAGATAAAGTACCGAGGGGGTAAAAAACAAAATCCTGCACCCGCCAGACCGATATATTTGTCGCCATAAAAGGTATGAGAACTACTACTTCCTCTAATAGATCCTATCCTCGCAGTGTCGAGCCTATGCCCCACCAAGTACTAGACTTCCAGACAGCACTCTCTGTGCTGTTGAGCAACATGATACACCTGAACTTTAGTCCGGTAGGTACCGGTAAGACTTTCTGCGCTATGTGGTTAGCCCAACAGCTAGGTCTAGACATTATAGTCTTTGCTCCTAGATCTATGATAGAAGTCTGGAATAGAGAGCTAGCTCATTATGGAATTAATATCGCTAGCGTCAAGCACAAGAGTAAGAAGGGTACAGAGAGTGTGAGAAAAATCTGGACCTACAATACAGCCTCCAACACTAGCAAAGAAGAATTCTTAAGGAAGTTTACTCCTTGCATCAAGAAGGGTACCCTATTCGTGTTTGACGAGTTCCAGAATATCAAGAATAGCAGTGCTTCTTGTACCCAGAACATAGCTGAACTACTCAGATTACTCACTGCGATGGGTGGACCTAGTAGAGCTACTATGATGTCTGCTACTCCTATCGATATGCCATACCAGTGTATACCTATTCTCTACATGCTAGGGTTCGTCTCTCTCAACATCGCAGATAACCCAGAAATAGACATGACCAGACGAGCTAGACCTGAGAAAGCAGAAGCTGCTCGCTCTAACCGTATAGAGCTTCAAGAGTTCTTAGACAGACTGAACGAAGAAGACGGAGTATATGGACCTCTGATACGTAACTTAGACGCCTATATAGACGGGGACATAGTGGGAGACTATGAGTACTGCTACCAATTCCTCAGGCTCTACGTCATACCGTCTATAGCTACACGTATGCCTGCTGTGAAGAAGGCAGGTATAAGTCAAAGAGTCATAAACGTCTTCTGCCCCATCAAGGATAAGGAATACGAGAACTCTCTGGATGAACTGAATAATAGAGCTATAGGCGAATTGGAAGGTCGTAAGGGTGTTAAAGTGAACAGTAAAGCCACCTTCCAGCAGCTATTAGCTAAGATAGAGAGGATGAAGCTGCCTAATTTCGTCAGTACAGCCTTCATGTACCTAGAGAAGCCTACTTCTGAAGAACAAAGAGCTAAGGACCCAGACTCCAGCTACAAGATAGTAATCGTAGTCAACTTTCTGGAGAACCTAAGTATACTAGCAGCCTACCTCGCCATATTCAATCCTCTCATCATGTACGGAGATACTACCGCTAAAGAGAGAGACAAGAAGATAGCGATGTTTCAGTCTCCTAACAGTATACATAGGGTACTCCTGATGACTAAGGTAGGTAGCGTGGGAGTAACTTTAGACGACCAGCACTCTACCAGACCTAGAGTAATGCTCTTATCTCCTGGAGTCAGTATCCTCGACACTATACAGTCCTTAGGTAGAATATATAGGGCAGGAACCATGAGCGACGCTATAGTCATTATGATATACGGAATAGTAGCAGGAAAGAAGGATAGTGCAGCCAGTAATATGGAACTCAACATTAGACGGCGTCTCGAGACCAAGAATAGTACTGTGGTTAACACTATCAAACACTCTATGAGCCCTAACGACATGATGGCTACTAACCTCATAGTAACTCTAAGCGACGCGGAGTACAAGATCTTGATAGACGGAGAGTTTCGTGACTATCACGTCGACGACAAGGAGCTCCTAGAGATAGAAAACAGCTATCTTGAGGACATAATCCAAGAGAAGAGATGTATAGTGAACAGACTAATGTTGACAGCATAGACTAGCTCATAAGGGCTCTAAAAGTCTACATACTCATATATTAAAGGAAGCTTTAATATGTTCGAGATCCAGAAGGAAGGAGAGATCATGTCCAACGGTTACTATGGCACTGTACATCCGTGCGAGACGAACCTTAAGATCCCCACAGTAGTAAAGAGGTGCAAGCAAAGTGACGACGACTTACCATCCCTTATCGAGCCTCTCATTACTCTGTCTATGACCCATCCTAACATCTTGAAGTGCTACCACGCTTACTACGACGAAATTACTACAGACCTAGTGATGGTACAGGAGAGGTACGAGAAGGACCTCTACTCCGTAAAAGAGATTAATCCAGACGAAGCTCTCCACTTAATTACGTGTATACTGCAAGGACTTAGAGCCCTAGATGAAAGGTGTATTATTCATGGAGACCTGAAGCCCGAGAACATCTTGATCAAGGGTAAAGACGCAGTAATATGTGACTTTGGTATCTCACTAATCAGACAGCCTGTCAAGGGTAATCTCTATTCTGATGACATCATATGTACAGAGATATACAGGGCTCCTGAACTCTTCGACAAGAGTACAGTAGCTAGTCCCAAGGTGGACATATGGTCACTAGGAGTAATGGCTCTAGAAATGTGTATAGGGGGGTGCAGACTATTTCACCACAAGAGTACGGTAAAATCTATAAACGACTGGGCAGCGTATACAGGTCAGTCATACAGTATAGACTTAGGTGAGAAGGAGGAGACAAAGGGAACCTTTAACAAGAGAATTAAGAAAGTAGGGGAAGAGTGGAGGAAGGTATACGAGCTAGGTAAGTGGATGACTACATACGATCCCTATTCTAGACCATCTGCCTATGACATCCTTACTAGCGGTAAGCTAGGAAAGGTATCTCTTAAACCTTACACTATGGACTACAGGTGCCCTATTAAGCCTTCAGTCGAGGACTTGGAATCTTCTAGACGTATGATGAGGTTAAAGCTTCGAATAGACAGTGTCTCTGGTCAATTAGACTTCATCTTTGCCTGCTTCAGAGAACATTACAACCTAAACAAGTCGGTAGACTTTAGCTGTGTATTGTTCAGTGTAATATCTGGAGTAGAGCTGAACCGGTCTAACATTAGCGGCTTCTCCATATCGGAGTTCAGGACTGCGATGGAAAAGCTTTCCTTCTTCATCTTGCCCCCTAGCTAACTACATTAAATATAACTAGTCTTAGTTATATTAGATTAGTAGAGGCTTACTCACTGGAGTCTGTCTCTTCTTCTAGTGCGTCTAGATTCAGTAAGTCCGACTCTTCACTTGACTCTTCTATGACTGGTTCATCAGACTCGTCGGACTCTTCTACGACTGGTTTACTCTTCTTAGTAGGCTTAACCTCTTCAGGCTCGTCAGAGTCTTCACTCAGCTCTATCTCTACTACTTCTGGTTCGTCAGGTTCATCAGACTCCTCACTTAGCTCTATCTCTACTACGTCAGGTTCGTCAGGTTCATCAGACTCCTCACTCGACTCTTCCACGACTGGTTTACTTTTCTTGGTCTTAGTAGTCTTTCTCTTAAGGGTCTTAGTAGGCTTGACTTCCTCTGAGTCGCTTTCAGACTCCTCTACGACTGGTTCGCTCTTTCCCTTTCGAGACTTGACCCTATGTTCCAAGGCTTCTGCTTTCTTCTCCTCCTTGCGTATGTACTTGAGCTTGTCGTTGACTTGGAGTCGTTTTGCTCCCTTCTTAGTCATAGAGACGTTACTTATCCTGGCTTCCTTATTTATAGGAACGAAGTTCTTGTCTATGAGCTCTTCTTTACCTATGACCTTCTTACGCTTGATAATACCCTTACGCTTAGGTATCTTGACGACTGCATTGTCTAAGTTCACTCTGGAAGCTGCTTTAGCGGAGGGCTTCACTACTCCAGTAGGTAGGTACCTCTTGATGACATAGTCCGGTAACGAAGAGACTATAGCGTGCACTATCTCTAAAGGTGGAGGTACAGGCTTATGCTTGTAGGTATAGCTCTTGTCCATGTACTTGTTGCTCTTGTCCCTACCGTCCGATTCTTCTCTGAGCTTAATCTTCTTATAGTACCTAAGGTAGGACTTCTCACCAAAGACCTGTTCTCTAAGTTCGGAGGGCATTATAGACTCTGAAGCTTCTGGTATGATGAAGCAGAGTTGGTGAAGTATACTCATTTCTGTGCCCTTGTTAGGTAGACCCACTCTATGATCGAAGTTCATAAACTTGTACATGGCGTCAAGGATGTCTCCACCAAAGACTCCTCTAGCGTATCCATAGTACCAAAGTTCGTCTACGTCTCCTGCAGTAATGTAGTACCTAAGAGTCCAGTACATCCCTAGTACGTACTGGTGCACCATTACCGAGAGCTGGTCCGGTGTGATAGAAAAGGTCTTGTCCTTTATGTCTATGATGTTGTCTACCAGCTGGAGGATCGAGTCGTTTAAGTTCAGGAGCTCACCTCCGTACCATCTGGAGTAGAACTTGTTGGCTTCTGCGTCTGAAATCTTCTCCTCCAGTAAGTCTTCAGGTAGCTTCTTGAGACCTCTGAATGGTACAGCTTTAGGGTCTAGGTTACGTCTAGCTATCCTCATCATCTCTCCTTCCTTAGGCTCGTCTAAGAACTTACCTATCTTCTTCACTTGTCTCTTCAACCTCTTAAGCTCAGACTTAAGCTCCTTAGTGTCTGGCTCCTTACCTTTACGTGCAGCCTTTCTTTCTACCTTCCCTATCTGGGAGTTGACGTCTTCGATAGTCTCCTCTAGTTCTTCCTTGAACTCTCTCATCTCTGGAGAGCCCTTTCCCACGACTACTGTGAGAGCTATGTAGAAGTTGTAGGGGTCTACTGTGAACTCTCTTTCTCCGTCTTCCCCTTCGTATATCTGGACGATTTGGTCCGAGATCTCTATGGCTCTCTCGATACGTTCTATGGTCTCCTTAGTGTCCATCATGGAGGTACAAGGAGGAATGAAGTCGTTACCCAAGAGTGTACCGAGTAAAGTCATGTCAGCGTACCTGTTGTGGTGGATCTTACTCTTTAGGTCCTCTATGCTGATGCAGACTTCTTCCACTACGTTCTCATAGTAAGCTGACCTACCTGATCCTACCTTGATAGTCTTGGTATTCTCCTTGTAGACATATATGTTCTCACTCTTAGAGATTAGACTTATGAAGTACATGTCTGCGTCTGGACTGACTATTATGATGGGACCAGTGGATGGGACGCTGTTCATGTACTTACTGATCTTGTGCTCACCTTCTCCTGGCTGAGTATGAGACGAGAAGTAAACCTTACAGTCTCCTGAAGAGTAGACTCTATTACGTACGTTATCTGCTATCTTGTTGTTGAGTTTGAACATGAAGTCTGTCCCTGGACTAATAGCTACAGTATCGAAGCCGTTACGACTACCAGTCCCCTTAGCTCTACCAGCGGTCTGATGAATTATTTTAGCCATAGGAGGGAGTCCGTCTACTGCGATATAGAAGACGTCGGTAGGCTTGAACTTGTCCTTAAGCTCAGCTATCTTAGCTAGTACCGCGTCTATGATCTCTCTGTCTTTCTCTGGCGCTGCACCTCGATGGGCCTGTTTAGCTGTGACCTTCTTTACCTTACCTCCTGTTACTATTGCAGCTATGTCATGGATGATAGCGTTCAAGTCTATGAAGAGGGAGCCTACGTTCTTTGGAGGGCTCTTTACCTTCGAGTTCTTTGCGTAGACACTGTATAGATTGGAGACGCCCATTTCGTTTTAGGAATGTCTTTTTATCACCTCTTGGTATGCTTGAGATGAGTTTCTTGGGTGGTAGATATAGATAAAGCTATCTGTATCTTATTCATAGCTCAGTACTACTCTCTAAACAGGAATGAATAGACTATGTCCTCGTCAAAGGCCTTAACCATACACGGATCTACTGAGACTGAAAGAGCCGTAGGTTTATTCTCAAGAGAATAGGAGAGGAGCTTGAGTTTAGAGTTGAGGTTGATAGATCCGTAGCCTGAAGCGTGAAGATACTGTAGCTTGCATAGGTCTGCAGTGTCTAGGGCGATCCTTACCTTGACTATCCTACCTAGTACGAGCTTCTCTAGTCCAGGAAAGACTTCTGGAAGCTCGTAGAACCTCTCTAAGAACCTAGACTTTATGTTGAGGTAGAGAGTCTCTACGCTGCACATTAGGAGTCGATCGAGTCCACGAGAGGTCGTGAGATGTAGTCTCAAGATGGAGATTCTGGACATGGACTCTATCATCTTCCTGTAGGAACTTATAGACTTGGAAGTGATCCTCAGCTCTGTCGGGTCGGTTGCTTGACTTATTCTGGCTATTAGCTGCTTGTAATAGTTCTTGTACGGGTACATATTGGAGATGTCTACGCACCTGACGTTCAAGTGAGACCTAATCTTACCCATGTTTGAGACGCTACGCTTGTCGCAGCCATAGAGGTACAGAGTATCTATAGTAAGGTGCTTGAGTCTCTCTATTAGCTGAGAGGTAAGTCCTTCTATGGGTACACGGATAGACACGTTAACAAAGTCAGCCTTCACTAATAGGGGGACGTCTACTAGCCCTATCTCTACCAGTACGCTATCCGTCCACTTGAAGCTCTGGTCTAAGTCTATGACCTCTTCAGCAGTAGCCTTGTAGTAGAGGTAGCTCTGTTTACACATCCCGAAGGTACCTAGGACCACGTCTGACTTGTCGTAGACGCTAATGTCTGACTGGTACTTAGGGACCGCCCATTCATGAGGATAGAGCTTCGCTTTAGTATTGGTAGACTCCATGTAGACTTGAGTCACGCGTTTACCCTGGATTGACTCTCTAAGGTAGTCGTCTGAGTGAGTATGGGTGTACATACGCTTAATAGAGGAGTTTTCTCTCTTGAGAGGTAGCTTGGTGGAGACTGGATTCATCCCGACTTCAGTTTAGACTCTAGCACTAGTATGTTCGGGACTAGTGCGAGGTTCCTCAGAAGCGTCTCTTATCTTCATATGACTAAAGCTAGTCATATTTGCGTGTGTACTGTAGTGGACTACGTCTGGCGTCCGAGGTTTTAGTCTGGCCCCGATTCTTTACAGGTAGGTAGTAACGGTGGGAAGACCTCGATCAAGACATGATAGGGATCCAAAACGGATCGAGGTCTTCCTGGTCTCGATCGTCGTAGTCTAAGTACTGCTCCTCGTCGTCTTCGCTGTCCGCTCTCATCCCACTCACATAGTCCACGTTTATGTCGGGGAAGTCTGCCATCTCGAAGGTGCCGTCCCTGTCTCTAGGAGTCTGAATGATGGCGTTTGACGCGTATATGTTTACTCGGTAGAGACTTTGCACTTTCGATTCCAGTATGAAGAGCGCTTTAGAGAAGCTACTCACGTCTAGTAGCTTCCAAACAGAGTACCTCCCGTCGTCAGAGACAGAAATCACTCTGATAGTTTCAGGAGGTAAAGACTTAGTGGTCTCCATGGCTATACCTATACTAGACGAGTTTAGTAGTACTAGACTGTCTGTTCCCTTGGCCAGTCTAGCTAGCTCCTCTAAGTACTTGGAAGGAGTGGTACCGTTTATCTCAGATATGTATTCAGTATAGTATCTCAGGAAAATGTAGGCAGCGACTAGCTGGTCGCCTGTAGCTATGTCTAGCTCTACGGTAGCCTTAGTAAAGACTACTCTTGCTCTCATTTTTCTAATGTATCAGCTAGCTGATATATTCCTGGTGCAAGTCAAGTAGTCTAAGGTCTCGACTTTACTTGGATGATAAAGATGTTACAGTTTATCATCATCGTATAGTAGGAATACGGAGGCAACTCCTCGTCCGCGTCCATCTCTTCGTTAAAGGCTACTGCTTGTTTCATTACTTCATCGATAGGCTCCCTCTTCGGTAGTAAAGCTGAGTACTCGTATAGCTCCGAAAGTCTGAACCCTACCCAGCCACCAGAGTTTACGGGATCAAGAGAGATTCCTTCTATCATGTCGGACGAAAAGAGCTTGGCTTCTCCCATCTTAGAATAGGGATACTTGGTCAGAATGAGACGAGACGGTCTACCTGTGGAAAGTCTGCGTCTGTAGGTCATCTTGGAGACGTCTTATTTTACTTTCCCTTAGTTTACCTATAGTACAGGTTTCGTGCAGAGATTAACGAGTCTGACAAGTGTGCAGGTGAGTGCTAGTGCAATCTTTGTCTAAGTCTCTACACCCTCTTACCCCCTACTAACCTACTTTATGACGACTCTCTCATTCCCCTTATATACTTCAATCTGTAGAAGTATCTATGTACTTGTTCTCCTATTCTCACGGGCTAGTTTTGGAGACTACTCCCTTTGTCTCTCACTCACTCCATCCACTTCCTCTTCTCTCGACTCTTCCCGTAAAATAGCCCTTTTATACAAGTCTCCAGACAGCTTACCTGAGGGCTCACGTAAGGACGTACAGACAAGGTTCATCCTTCGAGGCTGAGGCAGTAAACGTACTCCCCCGATTCCAGTCTTCCCTAGTGTACACAATGCTCCCACTATCACTGCTTAGTCTGTGACGCTGCTCTTTCCAGTATGGGAGGAGACTACGGCCCCTTGTCTCAGCCTCACTTCTCCTATTTACTGGGTCTCGTGTACCCCTATACACGCGACATTTTATTATAAAGGTGTTAAACCTAGTCCTAAATAGCCATGCCTAGAAGTAAAGCAGCAGTAGACAAGAAGTACATCAAGAAGAATCCACGTGAACATCTCCTTCATAGACCTCAAGTCATCCTTGGTAGTATTGACACTAATCCGAGGGAAGTATGCTTGATAGAGGACGGTACGATAGTGAACCGTGTAATAGACACTCCTGAAGCCTTAGAGAGACTCTTTATTGAGATCCTCACTAACGCTACCGACAACGTCAAGGAGTCTGAACTCTTGGGTATTGATCCTGGACAGATAGACGTGACAGCTGACTACCACACTATCTCTGTTACAAATAGCGGTAGACACATTGAAGTGCAGCAGATGAAGGACGGTACGTACGTACCTGAGTTTATCTTTGGTAGCTTCATGACTAGCTCTAACTACGGCAAGAAGGATAGAATGGGGGCTGGACAGAATGGTCTAGGAGGCTCTGCAGTCTGTGCCATGTCTACGAAGTTCAGTCTAGACATAATAGACCCTGAACTTCACCTCAGGTACAAGCAGACTTGGCGAAACAACATGTTGGACGTAGGGGAGCCTAAGATTACTAAGGTAAAGAAGAGCGTAGGACCTAAGACTAAAGTCACCTACACTACTGACTTTCCTAGACTTAATCGGGAGCAGTATACTGAAGACGACATAGACCTGTTTAGGTCTCTCACTGCCTTCGCTTCCCTTACCTCTCACGTTCCTACTACCTTCAATGGAGAGCTCTTCGACTTCTGTAACCCAGACAACTTCATAAAGCAGTTCTACCCAGACGCCTACAAGAAGGCTATTAGGTTAGGAGACGAGTCCCTAGAGATCATGGTACTGGATACTCCCAAGAATGGTACAGTACTGAGCTTCGTCAACAGTATGGTGACTAGAGGAGGAGGTACCCACGTGAACTCTTGCTTCAACCTTATCTTCTACAGCTTACTGGAGAAGGTCAACGAGGAGTACGTAGCTAAGGTGAAGAATGCTAAGAGCCGTAACATCAGTGGTAACGAGCTTAAGTCTTACAAGCTTTACATCAGAGACATTACTCCTCACGTCACTCTTATAGTCAACGCTCAAGTCAGGAACCCTAACTTCGAGTCTCAGAGTAAACGAGTCCTCTGCTCTCCCAAGGAGTTCAAGGTAGAGATAGACGAGAGTAAGCTGAAGAAGATAAAGAAGTGGAGACTGATCAAGCAGATAAATGAAGCCTTCGAAGTTAAGGCCTCTAAGCGAATGGCAGTCTCCGATGGTACCTTCAAGAAGAACATCAAGGCTAAGAGCAAGAAGTTAGAGGACGCTAACTTTGCAGGTAATCGTAAGAAACGATACCAGGATACTACTCTATTCATCGTCGAAGGAGACTCTGCTGGTACTCGTATTACGTCTGAGATAGGTATGATGAAGGGAGGTAGCGACCTCTACGGTAAGCTCTGTATACGCGGTAAGCTCATTAACTCTATGCAGCCTTCCTACATGCTCGAGGACAACGAGGAGATCAAGCTCATTAAGGCTGCCCTAGGACTCAAGGAAGGGTTAGACTATCGTATCGAGAAGAACAGGAAGACTCTTCGCTACGGTAAGGTAGTCTTCGCGGTGGACGCTGACCCTGACGGAAAGCACATAGGAGCTCTCCTGATCCTTTACTTCTACCTATTCTACCCTAGTCTCTTCCACATAGACTTCATTAGACTCTATCGTACCCCAGTAGTCAGGGCGACTCCTGTGCGAGGTAAGAAGAAGACCCCTATAAAGTTCTACACGCTAGCCGAGTACAAGGAGTGGGAAAGAAACAACGACCCAAGTAGGTACACCTACAGGTACTACAAGGGTCTAGGTTCCTCTACTAAGCAGGACATCAAGGACGACCGTAAGAACTACAAGGAGATAGTCTTCTACGAAGATGAAGAGGCCTCCGACATGATTACTAAGTGCTTCTCCAAGGACTGCAGCTCGATCCGTAAAGAGATGATCAAACAGTATGACGACTCCTACGTACCTATAGTAGAAGGAAGGTGTAGCATTACAGAGTTCCTCTTGTACGAGTTGGGAGAGTACTGGGTAGAGAGTCTTACTCGCTGTATACCAAAGTACGACGGCTTCAAGGAGGTACAGCGAAAGATAGTCTGGACTATGATGAAGAATCGTAGGGACCTAGACTACCAGAAGGGAAAGAACATGAAGACTGCAGGTCTCACCTCTACGGCTAGTGCACTCTGCGACTACCACCACGGTGAAGGGAGTATGAGCGAAGCTATAGTAAACATGGCTCAGAGCTATACAGGAGCTAACAACGTGCCTCTAGTACAGGGTATAGGTGAGTTCGGGGCTAGAGGTACCCTAGGTAAGAAGTTTGCTCACCCAAGGTATACCTTCGTGGGAGCAGCCGACCTCTTTGACTTTGTCTTCCTTGAGATAGACATGGACTTAGTAGAGCCTCAAATTCAGGACGGTAAGACTATAGAGCCTTCCACCCTCCTGCCTGTACTCCCTACTATGCTCTTCAATGGGGTAAAGGGAGTAGGTACAGGCAGCAGTGTCACCTCTCTCGCCTACCACCCCCTAGACGTATGCGACTACTACAGGGAGCTCCTTACCCAGGGCGTCTCCACCATAGAGATGGTACCGTGGTACAGAGGGTTCAAAGGAGAGGTAGAGTGCGTCAGGGACGACAAGTGCGACCACATAAAGATCCATGGAGAGTGGAAGGTAGAGGGGGACGTCCTCCACATCAAAGAGCTCCCCATCTTCACTAACCCCTCAGTAGTAAGGGACAAGCTAGCTGAACTTCTAGAAGAAAAGCTCATCGACGACTACGACTGCTACGACGTAAACGACCAGCACTCCTTCAAGGTGCATGGGTGGTCTGAGGAGAATGACGCCTGCGCTACGTTCGGACTAGTCAATAGTATAGGGCTCTCTAATATAGTCACTCTAGACGAGGCTAACCTTCCTATAGAGTACGGCTTCATCGACGACTACCTAATGTACTTCTACGACTTCAGACTACCTTACTACCAGGCTAGAAAGGAAAAGATAGAGACCAAGCTAAGAGAGCAAATAGAGTACCAGACTGACAGGATGAAGATAGTCATGGCGGTCGTAGAAGGACGTCTGGAGATTAAGAGGGTGAAGCTTTCAGTCATCCAGTCTAACATGAAGAAGCTAAAGCTTAAGTATCCAGTCTTCAGGAAGCTACCAGCCTATGCCTTCTCCGAGGACGAGATTAGTCAGTGCCAAAAGGAAATAGACAAGCTCACTGCAGAGCTAGAGGAGATAGAGAGTAAGACAGACGCTGATCTCTGGATGGAAGACATAGAAGCCTTCTCCAACGAGTATATGAAGCTCTATGGAGACGACAGGTCTTGAACTTCATAAGGTCCAGACCTCATAGTAAACTAATATAGCTTAGCTAAGCTATATTGAAGCTCCGTCGATGGATTAGACGAAGGTAGGACCTTGGACGGCTGGTAAGAGGAAGTTAATGGCTGTACCACTGACTGCTTGACCTAGTTTAACTGGAGCCCCGAACTGTCTAAGTCCTCTTTCAATCGTCTCTGAGATCTTTCCGTTAGTATTGGCGTAGTATAGTCTGCCTGGTACTACCGCAGTGGACATCTCGTGAACTCCAAAGACTGTAGCAGTAATAGTCTCACCTCCTGTACCTGAAGTCAAGGCTATACCAGAGACGAATGGACCTTCTAACAAGGCTGAGTCGACGTCTAAGGCAGGATAAGGGATCCTGTACTTAGCGGTACCATAGACCCTTCTTCCTTGAGCCTCATAGTAGACTGCAGCGAGCGCTACGCTACTGTTCATGTAGAGTATATTCTGGACCGGAGGAAGGAGGTCATAAGAAGCAGGTCCCCATGCCATTACGAAGTTGTCTGACCTAGTACCTGTGCAGATCGCTGAACTAGTCCCGTTCACTATACCTGTGATTACCGGTCTGAATATTGAATCGTATACACTACTTTGTAGGTACTCTACTGTAGCTCCTGGAATAGAGAAGACAGGAGCCTCGTCCACTTGAAGGGTGAGGTCAGTAGCGCCTGAGAAGGTCTTGTACTTGTTACTGCGTTCAGCCACGATAAGGGTACCACCCGAACCTATGACACCACCCAAGTGTCCGAACTCCAATGGGTTGCTGAAGGCTACAGGTTGTGGAGCGTAGGCAGTAAAGGTTACTCCAGACAATAATACGATTAGTAGTTCCTGAGTGAGTCCGTCTCCATTCTTGACTAGTAGACTGCTCTTACGAGTTGGAAATGGGTCTAGCTCTAGTTCAATTATGTCTTGACTTCCACTTGAGGTAAAGACTAGCTGAGAGGCTGCAGGAGTGAACCCAGGAGGTGTAGGAGCTGGATTGTCGATCGGAAGGATAGGTTGCATAGTGACTTGATTAGGGGTGGCAGTCTCCACGAACGCCACTATTACATAGTTGTTGGAGGTAGAGCGATGGAAAGCCGGGTCTACGTCCATGCTTGGCGCAGTATAGTCTAAGTTCTGGATGGCGCTCTGTGGATTAGCTGTGAAGTTGGTGGTGCCGTCTACAGTAGAGAAGGCTATGAGGTATAGGCTACCTAGTACTTTGTCCCTGCAGAGGAGTACAAAGAGGCCAGTATTGATGGCTACTCCGTCTATTACCTCGTTATTAGCTGTGACTCCCTCGATGTAGAGAGGGTCTCCAAAGGTAGGAGAGGTAGACGCGTTTACTTCTGCTAGTACTACGTATTGGTTGGTGAACCCAAAGACTATGTTCGCAGCTCTAAGGATCCTGTACTGAGAAAGGTCTGAAAGGGCGGCAGGTAGACTAGTACTACCAGGTAAGGTGAAGCCAGGAGTGACTTCTGTCTCGGAGCTAGGGTGTTGGACTGAGATGACGTCGTCCACTTCCACAGTGTACCCATCTGCTACCACGAAGTCTCTAGTGATAGTATGGTTCGGGGAAGGTGGTACGACCGCTTGAGGAGGTTCGTAGTCTGAGACCACGTACCAAGTATTAGTACTGCCAGAGAAAGCCCAAGTATAGGCTTCACGTTGAATCTGACCTGAGAAAGTGGCTGTAGTAACGAGAGGGTCAGAGGGAAGTCCAGGGTTCTCGATGAACTGACCTCCAGTAGTACTCAAGGCTACTTGGTCTCCATTGAATAGACCTGAAGGAATAGACTTAACGCTGATCATGGCTCCGTCTACCCCACTAGGAAAGACTACGTTGACTGCACCAGTACTTTGGTCTACTAAGACGACTCGGTTAAGCTGTGCTGAAGCGGTAGTAGGACCTGTAAATGGACCTATACTAGGCATTCCAGGGGTGACTGGGGTAGGAGCTGGAGGCTGACAGCATGGTACTGGTACTACTATCTTTATGTTGTGAGAAGGGACTGATGCACTCATTGAGGTCAGGGGTTTTAAGTGAGTCCGGTTCGGCATAGGATTAAGTGAACCTAAACTAATATAGCTTAGCTAAGCTATATAGTAGTAAGGTGACTAGACTTGAGGGTTGACTCTGTCTTCAGGTCCGAAGTAGCTAATGTGTAGCATGCAAGGGTAGTCTAAGTCTGCAGACCCCCCTTGTCCATTGAGTAGCGGTGGAGGGAAGTTGTCGTTTCCTGCGTTAATAGCTGAGTCTCCATTGTAGAGCTGCCATTGACCTGCTGTTTCTGCCCAGACAGTAAGGTAGAGACGAGTCGGTGCAGAGGAGGTGAAGGTAAAGCTCTTACTTATCACGTGGATAGACTTGTCGTTAGCGTCTATGTCTCCTATTATCATGCGAGAGTCTATACTGTATGTAAGAGCGTCTACCACTTCGGGTTCAATTCTGGCTCCGACTCTATTAGCGACTCCGTCTCCTATCTTCTGGAGAGCAATAGAGTAGTACCCGATGAAGGTACCTTGGACTCCAGTAGGACTAACGTACATGACGTTCTCATTGTTCAAGACTTGTATAGGAGCGGAGGGGCTAAAGATGGAAATAGGTGCAGCGTAGAAGTCTAGTGGAATCGTCGTAGCTGCAAGAGGAATAGCTTGGCCTGGAGTAGACTGGACTTGATTAGCCCTGACTATCCACTTGTTCTCTAGGGCTGGCTGGAGGTTGAGTTGATCAGCGAGATTAGAGATGGTGGTGAGGGCAGGACTTCCTCCGTTGTTAATAGCTAGAGTAAAGTCTGTAGCTTCTTCCGAGACTAGTAAGTCGGGGATGTAGTCTCTAAGGTTCTGGCAGGTGGCAAACTGGTACCTGCTAGGGTCAGTATAGCCGTCTATAGACGTGTCTAACCTGTTAAACCCTATATTGTAGAGACCGTAGCCAGGAGTAGAGCCAGGATTAATAACTGGAGGTGGAACTGGAGCTATGGAGAAGGTAATCCTGAACTGGTCTATTGGAGTGAGGAAGCGTACGTTCACTACTCCATTCTCTGACCCAGGTCCGTCAGCTGGGTAAGGACTGACCCCATCTACTATGTCTCCAGTAACTTGTTGGTCTCCGTTAGGTGAGAGGACTGCGCTCACTGGGTTTCCATTGAGTAAACCTACTATCTCGTATCGTTCACGTCTAAAGAAAGCACCTGTTTCTCCATCCACGTCGAAGAGCTTGAAATTCACGTTAGCTACAGGTTCACTAAAGGTTGCTAAAGTACTAATAGATTCAGTAGTCCCCATGTTAGCTAGGACTCCACTGATTATGAGTGTATTGACTATGGCTGGTTGATCTCCCTGGTAGAGATTGAAGTCTACAGGAGTATTGGGAGCGAACAGGCCAGGAGTAGACTGAGTCACTTGAAAGTCTAAGTCTACTCCTCCCACGGTGTACTGCTGGGAAGTAGAGGTAGGAGGCCAGACTACAGTAGACCAGTCCAGGATGTTTTCTCCAGGTAAGAGTGGGTACTGAGGTACTCTTTCACAGTCTTGCATTCCTATGAACTGGGAGTAGATCCCGTCGTCTAGTAATGAGACTTGGTTATTAGGCTCAGTAGAGATAGTTACTTCTCCAGGGGGTCCCTGCGGTCCCTGTGGTCCCTGCGGTCCTGGAGGTCCTTGTCCAGATGAACCTTGACAGCACGTAAAGACCTTGATGGTAGTATTATGAGGAGCACTACAGCCTGACATGGTGTAGTTTTGATATGGATAAGTCTATCCATATAATGTAAGTTTAGCTCAGTTTAGGTTGGTTTAGTTTTCTACGTCTTCAGCAGGTAAGTGGCATGTAAGTGCTATGTCTTCTACTAAGAAGGGTAGCGGTATGTTACTAGTGAGTAGGAAGATTACAGGTACGAAGTCTTCGTCGTCTTCCTCTCGACCGAAGCGTGGGTTTAAGAGGAACTGGAGGCAGTCGAGGCACTCGTTCACGTCTTTACCCCGTGTATCTATCATTATGAGACTCAGGTCTCGTGTCTCATACTCCTTGACGACTGCGCTAGTTATTTCCAGGGTAGAGTTAGACTTGATGTAGAAGGAGTCCTTTATACTAGCTATAGTATTCTTTGGGTCTTTGACGCTGTCGTCGCAGTCGAAGATGTAGTGTACCTCGTCATCTGGATCGTACCCTACTTCCTTTTCTACTATGTGGTACCAGTTAGGCTTGACTTCTTTCATCCTGCTTTGTACCGCGAGAGATATGTTTTAGGTAGGGTTACGAGAGTCCTGCGTTCCTAAGGTAGAAGCTCGCCTCCACAAACGTACTATGTCTGACGTAGTCTTGACCTTCGGTAAGTATGCTGGGTCCACAGTCCCAGAGGTAGTAATGGCTCACCCTACCTATACTCGGTTCCTACTCGGGTATAGTTTGACGTTCGACTACATCGAAAAGCGTATAGACATAGACGACGTAACAGACGTAGCCTACATTCACTATACGGTAGACAGAGACGAGATCATGGAGTCTGCAGTAGGTAAAGAAATAGGGAGCGTAAAGTGGTGGAAGGTACTTGAGTCTAGCGATAGAGATACTAGGGTCCAAATGATGTATGATCAGAGGGCTGACTTAAGTGCTTACGATTCCTCTCCACGTACCGTAAAGGAGTCTCTTATTCCTGGGATCATACTAGCTCACGACCATACCGACTTAATATACGCGGTCAGAGGCTACGTCAAATCGTCTAAACGCTGTATCCACTGCTTAAGACGTCTCTCCACTAGCTCCAGGTTCAATAGTAGATTGCATTCTCACTGTGCAGCTAAGTACGTACGTCACATATGAATGAGTCCATTCATATCCAGTCTCTTAGTTCAATAGTGTAGTCGGAGGGGTCGTCTTCTCTATACTGGATCTTGAAGCTGTTCCCTTTGTACTTACCTGACCTAGCGGTAGTTAGTATAATGCAGGTGCCGTCTGGGGATCGCCGTTCGTAGCCTGGCTCCAAGTCCAATAGCTCTCCCTCGTAAGTAAAGGATCTGTGGCTAGACGGGTCTTCTGAAGTTGAGCTCCCTACTACCCAGTCCATGATCTCGTCTAAGTGTCGGTTACCTGTACTTCCATTACTTCCCATGGTGTACGCTTTTCCTAGTTCATATAGCTTCTTTAAGCTGTATGGTTGTGGTTAGGCCACGACTATCTTCCTACTGAGTATCTCTCTTCTAGCTGTCTGAGCCCATTAAGTAGTCTTTCTTGATTCCTCAGTTCGCGAGAGGTATACTGAACCTTAGTCAAGGGGCAGTATTCTTCGCTAGAGTCTTCGTCTACTAAGCTGTCCATGTACTCAGCTAGGGTAGGTCCTGAGCTAGGTTCAGAGGTACGGACTGCACTGCTACCTCTACCTTCACTGCTCTCCACAGGTTGGTTGCTGCCGTACTGAGAGTCTGGGACCTCTGACTCCTCACTGCTTGGACTGAAACCTTGAAGAAGATCTTGCAAGAGTCTAAGAGTTTCTACTGTCGCAGCTGACTGTGGAGTCCGCTCTTCGTCAGCGCTGCTTTCGTCAGCCTCTTCAGTGTCAGAGGTCTCACCTCCTGAGTAAGGGTCGTCTACTCCTTCGCTGCTCTCTTCGTCCGATAGTTCAGGTACTGGTTGTTCCTCTAATGAAGAGCTGTCTGAGTTGGAAGCCCTTCGTTGAAGCTCGACTTCTGCAACGTGTCTTATCAGACCTAGTGCTGTTAAAAGGTGGTGAGGAGCAATCATGACGGTGTCAGTACTAGCCAGGACTCCTATAGATCCTAGTCTTGTACCTGGTGCCATTGGCTCCATGTCTTCTCTTAGTCTAAGACTGCTTGGTCTGTCTTCATTACGTCTAGGGGAGCTCATTTAGTGTGCTTTGGAAGTCTTACTATACTATAGTGCCCCAGTCCACTTCTCTCTACTCTACCGAGTGTACCTAGTCTTACTTTCTTCCCGTAGTTCACATGACTTGTCTCAGTCATGTAGCTCCTGTTTACTTCTCACCAGTCTTCTCTTTTCTTGAGCTCTTTGTCCAGTCTCTCTAGCTCATCCAGAAAGAGCTTGTTACTCTTGGCTTCTTCCGCAGCGCACTTCATTACAGCGTCCATAGCTTTACCGAGGTGAGTACGGTTTATACCATACCCTGGACGTCTAGTGGACTGAGAAGGCATACTTAACGGCTTCGCTACTTTATAGCCTCCTATGCCGCTGTCTAATACTTCTATCGTACCTCCCTCTCCATCGACTTGGAGTTTGAGTAGCTGTACTATCTCCCTCCTTACCTTCCTAAGTTCTGCTTCACTGTTGAAGTGTTCTGTCATGTCTAGTTTAGTCAGAGGAGGCGGTTTGTTCTTTGACTACGTAGTCTCCTTGTGTTAGTCAGTGATATGACTTAGCTAAGTCATATAGGGTGTGGCTAACGCCTTCGCAGATTATCACCACCACTTCATTCCATCTTGACTTTCTCTGAGCCCTAGCTTCTTCTTGATGTTGTTTACTTCCTCTATCTCGTCTGAAGAGACTAGTGGAGTAGTATTTAGGGGTCCTCTACTGAAGCGAAGGCTAAGTGAACCTCCAGAGAGTTTAGTCTGAGGTCCGTTGTCCTCTACTTCCTCACGAGGCGGAGTAGAAGGGCTAGAAGGATAGAGACCAGGTCTACTGAAGGGACTAGCTCTCTGGTTTGATAGTTCACACTCCAATAGACTCGAGAGTGAAGGCTCACGTGCACCATCGATTAAAGTACTACGTACGAAGTTATTGAAGAATTCGAGATGGTCTGGACTAATTAGCTTGCGAAGGTACTCCATACGCTCGGCTACTTCCTCGTTGACTGGGTAGCTGTTCTCTCCTCCTAAGTCTAGACCTTCGAATAGACTAGCTACGTCATCCTCCTCTGAGTCAGTTGATACGTCAGGAGAGTTGTGTGAGTCTACTTCCTCTTCCTCGACTGGAAGTTTAGCGATTAAGTCTAGGTCGAGTGCTACAGGTGATAGGGTTGATCTGGAGGTTTGGGAGTTGGCTTTCATAGTCTTAGTGCAGTAGGGAGCGGTAGTAAAGGGAGTAAGTGCAGACTTCTAGCGGTCTTCCCATGCAGAGTATATAGCTCTACCGAGCCATATGAGTTAGTTTATTTATACTACTGTTCTAGCGCTCTTAGCTTTAGGTAGCTTCTTTATTATGAGTCCACCCATGACTATGAAGAGGTCTATAGGGAAGTCTATAGTGATGTCCTTTTCGAGGGTCTTCATGTAGATACGAGGGTGCCTACCTATTGTGACTAGATCGGTAGTTGTGCAGTCTATCAAGGTAAAGGGATCGAACTCAGCCTCCTCGGTATCGTCTATAGTAGCTAGCTTCATTTCGTGAAGGTCTCTACCAGGGAAGACGTCGTCAGTCATTACCCCAGAGAAAATGGAGCACTTTACTGACTTCAGCTTAGGGTTAGTTAGACTTCCCCATAGCTCGTCTATGTTAAGATACTCTAAGTTCACGAGGTGAGCGAGCGACTTTCCAGTTACTACAGAAGGACTTAAGTCGAGGTCCTGCCCGTCGACTGAATTGTGGATCCAGAGGTGACGGAGAGTAGACGGGTCTAGCTGACCTAAGAGAGCGAGTCCATCGTTCTGGTAAGACACGTGAAAGGACTCGCACTTGATCTTGGTATCATAGTTGGGAGAGAGACGTAGGTTCTTGATTGCTTCTTCCAATGCAGGTCCAGGAGCGAACATGCGTCTTAGCTCCGCTTCTGCCTCGACCTTTGCTGGTTCCATCATGCACATACGTATAATCCGGACCGACTTAGGAGAGAGGTAATTGATTACGTGAGCTGTCTCTTCGTCGTAGACGAGGCGATCGATATAAAGCGTGTCCACGTTAGGAAGGAAGTAGTAGCCTTCCCAGTCTACGGCTCCACATATGTAGAGAGACTCTAGCCTTGCAATAGGTAGAGAGTCGAAGATGCGATAGACCTCGTAGACCGGTCCACCTACTTCCATTATGTCGAGCTTAGTGAGTGAACTAAAGTCTATGTTTAGCTTGTGGAGGGGTATAGGGAAGTCAGTACAGATAGAAAGTCTCTGCACCTCCCCTACACGGTTAACGATGAAGTAGTTAGCTTCGTCTAAGGTAAGGCTCCTTCGAATAGAAAGGTGGCCTTGGTTAAAGCTAAAGATGGGTCCCACGGTAGCGTCCATGAAGTTAGGAGTTCTCACGAAGGGAGCTATAGGGTGTTTGTACTCGAAGGGAGTAGTATCTACTCCTACACTGTCCTCGGTGAAGGTAAAGGTGCCTTCCTCACCACGGAGTCTGGTTACCTCTCCATTGAAGTGTACTTCGTAAGTGTAACCTTCTTCTGGTAGGAGAGTAATAGTCTTGTTAATAGAGTCAGAGGATAGTCTAGCCATAGTCATAGTACCTCTAGCGTCGTCTACTAAGGTATACACTTGCGAGTCTAGTCTGGACGCCGCAGAGAGTAGGTAGAGGGATGGAGTGGAGTCCTAGTCTTTGCGACTTCCCAGACTAGTCAAGTAATATATAGCTTAGCTAAGCTATATTAGAGTTTATTTACTCACTCAGGGTGGCGTACCATGCTCTTGTGGCTCTTTGCTTTCGAGACCTTCTTTAGAGTGAAGACAGGGTCAGGAGACCTGTACTCCATTAGAGCGGTATCGGGGCCTATAGTGTGGGAGTTAATGTACTCGTAGCTCAAGCTGTAGTACTCTGGAGCTATAGTCTCCCCGACGGTCCCACTGAAGTAGACGTTGGCTCCTCGTGGGTTTAGTCCCTTAAAGTCGTATAGGGAGTAGAGGTGAATCTCCTTTAGGCGGTGGTCTCCATCATGAGGGAAGAGAGTGGTACTGGTCTTTCCACCTTTTCCACCTGTGCTTCCTACGCTAAGCTTGCGTAGGCTGGGAAGGTCTATACTATCGGTCAACCAGGCCACGTGTAGGCTCTTGAGTCTAGTGAACCTGTTTAGGGAGTCTCCCCTCACCGTGACTATGTCTCCACTGCACGGGTCCTCGTTCTCTATGACGAGGTGACGAAGCGTAGAGGGGTTAACGTATCCTAGTATACAGAGAGAGTCGTGCCCTACTCTGAGCGTGCGACAGTCTATAGTATAGTCAAGGCGCAGACAAGTAGACAGAGTGACGATGGCTTCATCCAGCCTAGGTCCCTCCACGAACATAGTTGAAAGGTGCTCCCTTATCTGAATGATGTCTGAAGCCTCGGGTCCAGGAGTCCAGATGTTTTCGACGTTGAGTTCTCTAGGGTTAAGCTGAGAGAGTAGCCTGAGCAGCCCAGCAGAGTAGTTGAACCCATAGGCCACTACTCTCTTGACTCCCTTAGCGACTAGGTGCTCGTCCCCTCTAGCTGTCTGATGAAGCTGGAGACAGACTAGGTTAGGTAGCTCTATCCCCTCAAAGATGGGGTGAGTAGGAGCGAAGCCTGTGAAAGGACCAGTCATGACTAGTTCTTCTATCGCGTCAAGGTCTATCTTAAGTTGATTCAGTGGTACGGTTAGCTTAGTATCTAAGATGAGTACGTCACGAGAAGGTACTACTATCTCCTTGAGAGCTTCTGGGTCTAAGTCATTGAGGGCACGGTTCAAGTAGACATAGGCTCTATTCTCGACTACTCCACCTACCCTGTCTCTAGAGTTCTCCAGGACGCGACTCATGTTCGGAACGCTAAAGCCGTCCACTTTAGGACGTACGTATGTACTGGGTGGATAGACAGGTTCGCACTTGTCTCCTCTCCTTTGTACTTTGAAGGTATTGGGGCCGGTCTCGACTGGAGTAAGGACTCCGTTCACATAGACTTCATAGTTGGTGGAAGGAGCGTCAAAGGTAATAGTAGAAGTACTCATAGGTTTCACTAGGGTATAGTACCAGAGAGTGGTACCGTTACTAGCTCGAGTACGTTTACCTCCTTAAGTCTTTAACGAAGTAGCTTAGTCAAGCTACTTCGTGTATTCTCCTACTTCTTACCCAGGAGGAGTTTGTGATATACTGTACTGAAGATACTGTATATAGCTTAGCTGAGCTATATGAGGAGATCGTTTAGGGTTTAGTCTACCTCGTCCATGTTGGATTGGGCCGACTTACGCACTAGAGTGAGGTTAGGGACATCGGTTCCTATCTGGAGCTTCTTTACTCCGTCTGGGATGAACAGGTCTTGCTTGACATGTCTGACGCAGAGGTTCCCGTCGAACGCGAGGTTAGGGTGGAGCGCTCTGTCGTCCTGGATGTAGAGGACGGACTCCATAGTCTTTACCGTTCCGTACCCGTCTGGATAGTTGTTACAGAGTACCGCTCCAGTCATGACTCCTGTACTAGACGGGAAGCACTCTTCGTACTCTCCTGTAGCCCTACAGCAGTTGAGGTAGTCTAAGTCCTGCTTTAGTTCTCCACTAAAGATTGTGACGGAGAGACGTTTAAGGTTGGCGAACCTAGTGAACGAGTCCCCGCTGACCTTATAGTAAACGTCTCCGGTCTCGTGGTTCCCATTCACTACAGCCAGAGACTCTAGAGTACTAGGACTGATGTAGTTAAGGAGAGAGATGGCGCTACAGCTTACCATGACGTCGTTACAAGGTATGTCTGCAGCAGGAAGTTTAGTGCACCCTCTCATTAGACTTACCATGAGCTCTAAGTCGGGTCCAGGAATTAGTCTACTCCTTAGTGCATCCTCTAGGTCCTTGGTACTAGAGTTCCCAGCGGCCTTTATGTTTGTGGCAGCTAGACGCTTAGGGTTTATACGCTTGATTAGCTCTAGGTACTCAGGAGTAATGTGGGCAGTACCCAGGTTTAGGTTCTCTACTCCCTTAGCGAATAGGTACTCGTCTCCTCTACCTTGCCCTACTATCCTTAGCGTCTTGAGGTTAGGGAACTTAATTCCCTTGTAAACCTGTACACTGCTAGTGGGAGAGTCTGCATCGTCCGCTACTAGTATGCAGGTAATCTTAGATCGATTGATCTTCAAGAGGTTAAGCGGAACGTTACCTACTCTATCCAGCATGAGCATAGTCACGTTAGAAAGGTCTACCTGTCTGGCTAACTTAGTAGTCGTCTTCAAGTACTTAGACTTACCAGGTAGTATTCTGGCTATAGTGTGCTGAGAAGTTTTCCAAGTGTGAATGAGAGGACAGTCTGTCAGCTGAACATCATAGGGAGTAGGTTCGTCCACGCTTACTTCAATACTACCCTTTATCTTAGGTAGGTCGAAAAGGGCTTTGCACCGAGGCAAGCTGGAGTAATAGTCTAGGACTCCAGTGGAATCGCTTACTGTAGGAGCCACTACATAGGTGTCTTCGTGGGTGGTCACGTAGGTAGCGGTGGTAGAGTCGATACTGAACTTGATTTGCTTAGGGGATTGCATAGCGTAAGGTAGTGCCCGGAGACCCTCCTGCTTATCTTTACGCTTACACTTCTAGTCTTATCCCGCTGTGTAGTCTATATGAGTCCACTAACTCATATGTAGTCATGGAGGTTCCTATACCTCTTTCTCGTCGTCAGAGTCTATCCACTCTACTAGGTCTACCTCTGCTTCGTCAGAGAAGTAGTCGTCGCTTAACGTCATGATGTCCTCTTCGTCTGAACTAGAAAGCTCAGGGTTGCTTAGCTCCTCTGAATACTTGTCGAGGAAGTCGCTAAGACTGAGGTTACGATAGTCTCTATCTATGCACTCTTCTATTTCATCGTGAGAAAGAGATAGGTCAGTCTTCTCTTTGTCCTTTTCTCGGTTGACTATGAAGTCTGCACTCAAGAAGAAGTTCATTATTGAATCGGAGTGAGCTTTCTCGTCATATCCTACCACAGGTTCGTCACGAGTAGAGCCATAGACGCAGTTTGTAGAGGCGAGCACCATTTGTCTAGTGCACTCTCTGTCGTAGTCTAGGAAGGTGTCGTCTGAGTCTTCAGCCTGGATAGACTCTCTAAGCTTGCGTCTTTCTTCTGTCACCACAGAGAGAGCCTTCTTCACGTGTTCAGAGTCTACTTTGTTTAGTTCTTCCATTTGGCGGTCTAGGGTAGGGTATAAGCTTCTTGCGTCCATTAGTGACCTAGGTAAAAGGTAGTTTTAGTGGAGAGTGGCATAAAGCCTTCCTAGCTTCTCTATAGTCTATATGACTCCACTGAGTCATATTAGCTTTACTTTAGCTCTATCTTATTCTCTTAATGGTGAACCTAGGGTTCTCATTACTGTCTTGGAACTTCTCTATGCTGCTCCCTAGTCTGATAGTATTCAGTAGTCTACCATTAGGTATATAGCGTCTGAGGTTATTCCTGTAGTATAGATCCAGTCCACACGCGACGATAGCTTTACCAGGGTTTAGACCGCTGTATCCACTAATGCCCTCCACCAAGATGATGTGCTGGAGGTTGTGTTCGTCTCTGCATGGGAAGGTGATTTCCCTAGGGTCCCACTCATCCCTACACGACGTCTTCACACGAAGGATGCGTAAAGAGGGAAGGTACACTTCTCCCTCTAAGTAGTCAACGTCAAGGCTGATCAAGGAAGTAAAGTCCTTTATCATCTCCTGGTTAATGCACTTGATACGGTGAGTTCCTATCGCTTCATTAACTACTAGGTGCTTGAGGTGGGTAGGGTTCAAGTGGTACATTAGTCCCCTCTTTAGTCCCAACTCTACATAAGCTTCACACTTTATCTGCTTAGGACTAGAGTAGTCGGAGGGTAAGTTGAACTTTACTCCCTCTACTGACAAAGTCTTGATAGAAGGGTGGGTTAGTTCACACAATGTGAGAGGAGTCACGAGTACCTCCTTGAGTACTAGTACCTTTATACGTTCAGTCCTTAGTACTAGTCCAGGGACATAGACCCCCCTGAACTGGAGAGCGTCAAGGGTAGTATTCAAGCGTAGTCCCTCAAAGGAAATGCGATTAGAGCGTCCTTCTCCTACTATAGTGATACGCTTGAATCTGGTGAAGTCTATACCAGTTTCTCTAAGCAAGATAGGTACTAAAGAGTTCACTATAAGATAGGTAGCTGTCGCTTCATTAATAGCTTCTACATCATGTTCGTCTAGGTCAATGAGTTCCTTCCCTAAGTAGACGTAGGTAGAGGTGATCAGGTAAGCAGCTCCACCTTCTAACTTAGCTTCAAGACTAGAGTGAGTATGAGAGCTGGTGTTTACCTTTATCTTAGAAGGTCTAGGGTTAGTAAACACCTTCTTACACTTCTCACCAGTAGGGGAGTAAGTGAAGGTATTAAGTCCTTCTTGTACTGATTGCTTGGTTCCGTTGCAGTGCACTTCGTATACAGCGCCTTGTTTAGGAGTAAATGTGACTTGTCTAAGAGAGTTCATCTTGTAGTAGTAACTAAGTAGTGCGTTGGGCTAGTCTACCTAACCTAGCCTAATGTGAGAACTTGCTACCTTCTCTACAGCTTAGCCCTAGTTCAATGGTATAGAGTCGTCGTGAGGTCTTTCTCTGGAGTCGTTTAGTGTAGATGGCTCAATTCAGACTCTAAGCTGGTCAGCAGAGACAAGGTGTACCCATGAACTTAATTTACCTCCAGCTACCAAACAACCAACTCGTAGACTGGATGGAACACGTAGCTGCCTTCTTCAATATAGTAAGATCAAAGAGCCCTCCTAGATTAGAAACTCCTGCTGTAATGTGCCATGTACTAGTCGAGCGTAACTGTACTAGGATTAGCTGTAGGAACATGCAAGACCGCTGTCTCGCAGGTGAGAATACACGAGTCAACCTTCCCGAGGAGACTAAGGCCTACTTGGAAAACGAGATCAAGTCTCTCAAGGGACAAGGCTGTAAAGTAGGCTATAGTTTAGGTGGAGAGTTCATAGTCTACGACGACTGCGCGGAGAGTGTAAGACTCATAAACTCTCTCCTAGAAAAGGAGCTGCACTCACACCCTGACCTCTAAACCATATGAGTCAATCTACTCATATACTATTCTTCTGTCTGACCTACCTTAGACTGCTTCAGGTCTTTTCTAAGTTTACGTACTTCTTCTAGTGTGGCTGTCCTGTCTACTTTCCTGTTTACTTCTTCGTGTAGCTTGTGGCTAAACTCATACCTGATAGCTCGGTCTTCGTGTAGCTTGTAGCTAAACTCATACTCAATGGCTCTGTCTTTAGTAGCTTGGTCCATTTACTGTGATTACTTTGCCCGTACGAGATATAGATTTACTAATCTATATCGCTCTTGGTACTCCTTTCTGTCCGTGTATCTTTCTTAGCGTGAACATGGGACGTCCTATGCCTATCTGAAGGGGTATCCTCCCTTCAGATAGGCATAGGACGGTCGTGAGTCACGTGAGAAATGGCAGACCTAGTAGGCTTGTACCTCTCGAAGAATCTACTTCCTGTCAACCACTCTGTTTCTCCTCTATAGATGTCCCCGTACCCGCTTATATCGTGAACCAATACTTCCTGTAAGGTCCGACTCTTGCTGCACGGGAAGGTCTGGTGGAAGCACCCGGTCGCTGAGTTGAGACTTAGTACTTCTAGCTCAGGTAGGTTTAGTTCACCTATTATTGAAGGAGCAGAGAGAGTCCTGAGGTAGACAAGGTGTCCCACGTTCTCTTGATCTATACTGAAGTCGGTGATAGAATCGATTGGACTTGTCATGTAAAGGTGTTGAAGCCAGCATGGATCTACGTACTTTAGTACTATGTTGTCGTCACGTGCTACTATTAGTACTCCACACTTGAACCTCTCAGTCGTTACTCTAGACCGTTCCATTATGTCTACTAGTTCAGACTGTTCACGCTGTTTCAGCATGAGCTTGTCTCCCACTTTCTTGACCTTGCGCAGTATGTAATCATGGTCTACGTCCTCCACGTCTTCCACGTCTACTATCTTAGCTTCCACCCTGTCCATAAGCTTGATGAGTCCTCTTGTCAAGGTCAAGGCTCTTACGGTCAAGACTTCACACCTGTGAGCTATGGTGTAGACGTCTTTCCTACACCCTCCAAGAAGGAATAGGTAGGTAAGGTTAGGCAGATCTAGTCCCTCAAAGATAGGTACGTCTGATGTACACTTGCCCACTATGTAGACCATCTTTATCCCGTCTACTCGTATCCCTAGCTTCACCAGCTCGATCTCTACACCCACGTCCACGATTAGACCTTCTATCTCGAGCTCACTAATCCTGTCAAAGTCTCTCAGAGTAACTCCGTGTAGACCTTCCTTGAGGTAGAGGGACCCCGTTGAATCATAGTACCAGCGCATGGCATAGTTCTTTTCCGCACGACAGATCTCGTAAACGTAATTGAAGGAGACCATCGGTGGGATCTGACGTATACCTAGGTCAAAGATTTCAGTACAAGGTTCACCGTGATCATACCTGTAAGTATTGAGTCCAGGCTCTACTGGCTGTCTAGCGTTGTTAGCGTAGATTTCGTACTCTACTCCTTCTTCAGCTTGGAGTCTTACTTCCATCATTTGGACTACTTAGGTGTAGTTAATCTGTCATACATGAATTCAGCGATTCATGTCGTATTGTTACGTCTCACTTAGCGAGCTATCTCTGGATTCTAGACTCCCAGTTAGGCCAGTTCACGAAGAGGTCTCCTGTGGTCTGGGCTACTCCTATTAGTCTGGGACTCGCACTCTGTATGGTGCAGCACTCGTTCGGTATAGCCGTGATGGTACCGTCTGGGTTAGCGTAGTATTGGAGTCCAGGCACTAGGGGGCTACTAAATGGATGAGTGCCTGAAGTAGTGACTATGACTGAGCCTCCTCCACCTACGGTGCTTCTTGCGACTCCTGCTGGTACTGGTCCTTCGTACATGTACTCTACTAGGGAAGTAGGAGTCAAGGAGTAGCTTATAGAGGTGGAGCCTCCTGTAGCGTAGACGCCACTGTCTAAGAGGTAGACTGCGCGTCCAGTCGAAGCCCTGTTTATACTGGAGGTACCCCAGACTATGTTGTAAGGAGGTCCCGCGTTCATCGTACCTCTAGTAGTTAGGTCTTCATTGGTATAGACTACGTCACTACCGTCTATGTCCATGTGGTCTTGTAGCTCTACGTTTACTGAGGCTGACTGGAAAGGAGGTAAGGTAGGAAAGACAGGCTCGTTTGCAGTCTGTACGGTAATGGTGAGTCCCGAGATGAGGAAGCTACTGTACGTGTCGTCTCCTGCTACTATTACTACTACTGAGTCGTCGTACAGTGGGAGTCCTACCATAGTCTTGAGGTCTACGAAGTCTGTCCAGACTGGGTCGACCAAGGTAGTACCCGCTAAGAGTGCAGAGCCTGTCCACTGTAAGACGGTGAGACTGAATGACTCTTGATTAGGGTACCACATCCCAAGTAAGATCCTGGAAGAGTCTAGTACTCTAGTCCTTTGAGTCTTCTGGATTCCGAGGTCCAAGTGGTTTAGTAGAAGGGCGTCCTGTACTGCAGTAGGAGGTACGGCTAGAGTATTGAGACTCCAGTGCACGACTTCAGCTGGCCTGTCAGCTTTATAGTGCACCTCTCCACTCCCTATTAAGAGTAGACCGCTGGTTCCTTGCTTAGCTATGAAGTAGTAAGGGTCCCCACTTCCCTCCTTCATGACGATGGGAGACTGGTAGTCTGTACTCTCAGCTAGGACGTCTAGTCCACTGACGGTGTAGAGTCTGAAGAAAGGGAGGTCATCGTCGTCAGTACGTACTGCAGACAGGATTGCGAAGGTATTGGAGGTGAGACATTCTAGCTGAAGTACTCCTCGGTCTATGGCTTGTACCTTAAATGGAGTTCCCTCTGAAGGTCTGACTCCAGGAGCGTTGTTCTGTACGATCAGGAGGTCTCCCTTGTCTGTGACTAGGACTACCTTGCTGTTAGCTCTGTCTAGGAGACATGAGTGAGTATAGCCTATGTCTGTACTGAGCTTGCTCATGCCTGGACGATTGAAGCCTTCTACCACGTTCCCGTTAGGTAAGATAGAGACTACAGAGTCTTGGTTCACAGTATTGCCTGGTTCCACGGTGTGAGTAAAGGTGTCGCACGTGCACACCGCGACAAAGACTAAGAAGAGAAAGAAGTTGATTCTCATGGTGGTGATTTTGATTGACGGGACTTTACGTTTGTAATACTGTGAGTACAAACTGGACTCTACTCTTCATATACCTCGTCTGAAGTATATTAGCTTGAAACTGTCTAGCGATAGTTTCCGGTGCGTGGATTCTTTATTCTAGTCTCCTTGACTCTGAACTCAACTCTGTCTCCCCTTTCAGTCATAGTGTAGACCTCACTAATACCTAGTCTACACACTTCAGTAAGGTCTAACTTTCCGAAGATGCTGGAGTTCTTGAACCTCGTGAGATAGCCGTCTCTGTCTTCTACAGCGCTTAAGTCAGTGAGACGACCACCAGGCCACTCAATGGACTCTATGCTAGAGTCTTCCAGTACTAGCTTCTTTAGTCTGGAAGGCTTGTTGGAGAATGTAACTCTTAGGTTGATAGACTTCAGTCCAGGGAAGAGCTTAATGTCTAGGTCGTTCGCTACTGCGTCGTAGATAGACAGGTATTCTATACGCGGTAGTGTGAAGTCGGGCTCTAACTCCTCGCAGATCAATCTAGTCACGTTAGGATACCATGCAGCGTCTGACGACCTCATGCAGAACAAAGAGACTACGCTCTCTGGCCTGGTCACCTCGAAAGAGCCTCCGTAGTTGGAGATCCCATAGAACTCAAGACCCCTTATGTAGTCCCCGTCTGGAGTAGACTCTTCGTCTCCATCGTCGTTTAACCACAGCTGGTTGATACGTATCCCCTTTGACTGAATTAAGTCGTAAAGAGTCCTATCGGAGGAGAGAGGTCTCAAGCAAAGCCTATCTATCTCTCCAGTCTCTCGGTTGTAGTCTACTTGTTCTCCACTTACACCTAGTGAATAAGGAGTAGTATCTAATAGAGTCCACACACTAGGTTTGTCTAGCAGGGGAGTACAATCCTCCACTTCCCAGGAGATGGTGCAGGAGTGCTTGATTTTACCGTCTACCTCTGAAGTCTTGTCTGCTACTACTTTAAAGTCGCGTGTATCGTGGTAACTGACTATCTCAGCGTCGTAACCTTGTGGCACGAAATAGTCGAAGGATTTAGTGAAAGTCTCGCTCATTGGTAAGGAACAGTACAGGTTGTGGGGAGACTGGGGTGGGCTTAAGTTGAGAGGTGTAGACTAGCTCGAGTTTACTCTATTAGTACTCGCTCCGAATATACAAAGGTACCTGGACAAATCGCTGTAATGAGCACCGTAGTAAACGACCCAATCGACTACACTCCACTTGAACTAAGGGGTAAGACGTACGTAGTTCACAATGGACGCGTACATGAAGTAGAGGGGAGCGCTAGGTATGGAGGTTTAGTCCGACTTTACTTGGCTAGCCTACCTGATCCTGCAGTAGAAGAGGACTTACTCGCTTCAGGTAGACTAGACAGCTTAGAGGGGTGTATACCAGCTGGAGACTACGAGGTACCATTCGGGGTCTACAAGGGGAAGACTCTGGACGAGATACACAGCTTCGACAAGCACTACATAGCTTGGCTAGGACAGCTCGTCTACGATAGCGACATAGGAATAGTCGAGACAGTAAGGCCTATGGTGGTAGAGGTGAAGTCAAAGATGAAGAAGTTCATGAAGTGTGGACAGAATACTTTGGAGCAGAAAGCTTGGTGGATCGAGTTCCTGGATAGTCAGGACTTGAAAGGTCACACTGAAAAGATAAGAGAAGTAGCAGACGAGATAGACCAGTCTGGAGTCGACCTTAAGGTGTATAGAAGCTCTACCATTAGAATAGCGTTAGACCACTCTGAGACAGTGTACAAAGCTAGGATCTACGCTGTACAAAAGAACCTCTGTATAGTATGCGGGGCAAAGGTGTATCACGGTGGAAAATCTCGCTACCACAAGCAGTGTATCTGATTACACCCTTACTCCTATTCAAGATATAGATCACTCGATCTATATACTTAGTACTAGTACACTAAAGTGCCTAGAAACCTATGCCGTCATCTACCCCGATTATAGTCAGAGATAAATTCTGTGGAATAGAGCTCCACGGGAAGCGGTACGTACTTAGAGGAGTAAGGCTCCACGAAGCTGATGTAACCGAGACAGACGGCTCGAGTCTAGAGGTAATGGACATAAGGGACAAGCCTTCTTACTACGCTGAGGAAATAGCGATAAAGGAGCTAAGCAGTAAGTACGATATAGGACATGACCCTAGCTATACCTTGAAGAACGGTAAGTACAGAGGCTTTACTCTAGATAAGCTATCGGAGGTCGAGCCTCTGTACTTAGTTTACTTGTCTGGACTCTTAGTCTTCGGAGACGAAAGAGAAGAAGACTCCTACTACTTTCCGACTAAGTATGATGTAAACCTCAGCTCTCTGTGGGTCTCTCGTCACAAGCTAATAGAGGCAGCAGACCCCTGCTTTAAGATAGCTAACCCTGAATGGTGGGAAGCTAGAGTCCACATGGCATCTTGGGAAAACAACATATGGGAACTAGGTATCGAAGACGCGATAGACGAAATAGTATACCTGGAAGGATTCATAGAACCATTATACTACAAGGAAGCGCTAGCTCTGACTTATACTGAACGACTAGACAGAGACAGGTGCGCAGACTTCATCTATACTAGGAACCTCTGCGTAGCGTGTGGGACTAAACTAGACTTCAACGTACCTAACCAAGAGATGGGTCTACATGAGCTATGCAGTAGAAATGTTCCAGACATCTCAGAGCTAGGAGAAGAGATAGTCGAGAACGTCACTTCGTATGGAGACTACGACTGAGCGACTAGACAGTTAGACTATATGAATTAAGCGATTCATATACAAGTCACTCACCATGAACGAGTACTAAGACTCCATTCTCTTGTTAAATAGGATAGAAACAGTGTAAAGACTGTTACGATGTCACTCATCAACTTAGGACCAGAAAGACAACCGGTAGGCGTCTGCGTAGGCCAGATAGTTTACATACTGGTAGGCTGTAGACTATTCAGAGGCGCCACGCAGTCACAAGGCACTACCCTCATCTTTAATATGGAAACTGGATCGAGGTTTCCAGACTCTTTAGTGGAAGACACATTTAAAGACATGTTTGCTTCTAGAGGAGTCAGTATAGGTCACGATCCGAACTACAAGCTCCAGACGGGAAGGTACAAGGGAAAGACTATAAGTAAAGTATCTAGGATAGATCCTATGTATGTAGTGGAGAAGTGTGACTCTATACACGTATCGTTTAGTACCAGCAGCTTCCATACACACCTTAAACAGACAATAATGTACAAGGTGCTTTACGCCTATAGAGAACAGATAAGGAAAGCTGCTGATCCACTCAGTGAGATATCGAAGCAGGAATGGTGGGACGACCTTGGAGACTTTAGATGTACAGCTTCGATAGTCAGTCAGCAGAAGATAATGGCCCAGGTCTTCGAATTCATGAAGTGCGGGGTACTGCCGAATTGGTTCGAGTTCAGAGCAATAACATCCTCGAGAGAAGAAATTGAAGACAGGAATAGGTGTATAGACTTCCTGCGAGTCAGACGGCGATGCCAATTCTGTGGAGAGAAGCTAACTCACGAAGACGTGTCTAATGTATCTCACGTAGTTTGTACAAAGGTCTGCCCACTACCCACAGATTACGAGTACTACTCCTTCTTGTAGTCCACAAACTGTATCACCGCACAAACGATAGGTATGAATCAACCGATTCATACGACTACACCAATAGTAAGGTAATTGTACAAGCCTCAACTGACTCTCAATCTACTCTCTTCTCCCGTCCAAAGTACTGAACGAGTATGAGTCTAGTGATATATAGAGAAGATGTATTGGGTATTCGCGTGGGTCTAAGGGTATATGGATTAAGAGGCTGTAGACTGTACAACCAGGACCAACCTTTCTCTCCTGACTTTGCTCTCGACTTGAGGAAGTGTGATTCCGTCCCTAACCATCTCATAGAAGATCTCTACGGCTACATGTTCGAGAAGAGAGGTATAAACGTAGGTCACGACCCCAATTACAAGTTGCAGGTCGGAAAATACAAGGGCTGGACTCTTCGAGACGTAGCTAAGGTAGAACCTAGTTACATCGTGAGTAGAGCAGAGAACTCATACTTCAGGATTCCTGGTTCTCATGCCGAGTCAAGGGGTATATTTTCCTCTTACACGAACGAAGGCATCGCTTTGATAGTGATTTGTGCGAATAAGGAAGTAATAATGGAGAGAGCGAATGAGGGGTCTAAGCTAGCTAACCCACAATGGTGGGAGAGTCTGGGACCGTTCCAGAACTACTGCACTAAAGCAGCTAGGAAGGAGATAGCGGAGGCTCTGTTCGAGATGATAAAGTTCGAGGAACCACTACCTCACCAGTTGGACTTCACCGCTATCTACTCAGACGAGAAGAGAGAGGAAGACATGCATAGGTGTAGAGACTTCCTGAATGTGACAAGACGCTGTTTGGGCTGTGGGGAAGAGTTAGGCAACGAATCTAGAGGCAACTCGTCGTTTCACGAGAGGTGTCTCACGAGACTTAAGACTAAGACAGAGGCAGGTTTAGCCAAGTACCTAGCTTGAGTGAGAATATTACGGAAGCGACAGGAGTGATAGGTATGAATTAGCTAATTCATATCGGAAGACTACACCTACTCACCATAATGTTCGTACTGACGTCTAAAGCATACTCATGTCTCTCGTGATACTACAAGGATCAGACGAAATAATAGCCCTACGAGTAGGCAGCTTACTTTATTGTCTGGAGGGAAACAGACTCTATCGTTACCTCGGGAAAAGCACTACCACGATTCAACTGGCGGAGCACGAAAGGCTTCCCTCTTCCGACATAGAAGACGAGTTTAGTTGGCTCTTCTCTGCCAGGGGTATAGAGTTAGGTCACGATCCAGATTACAAGCTGCAGACCGGAAACTACAAAGGCAAGACTCTAGACGAAGTGGTGAAGGTAGAGCCTAACTACATAGTCTCTAAGACCGCAAAGTACTTTTATAGCGACGACGGAGACTCGTGTGTGTCTTATACCAAGGAAAGAGTGGCTCTTAATATGATCTATGCTCACAGACACAACATAATGAAAGCAGCTCCTGCTGGAAGTCTGCTAGCTAACGCACAATGGTGGATGAGTCTAGGCACCTTCAATAGCTACGCTTCACCTGAAGCTAGAGCCAAGTTGTCGGTAGAAATGAAGAGCCTAATGTGCATTAAGTGTCCTGAGCTTGACTGTTTCGACTTTACAGCTATACATAATTCGAAGGAGAAACGAGAGGACATGTACAGGTGTATTGACTTCCTAAACGTCAGGAAACGCTGCATACTGTGCGGACTGAAGCTAGGCGAAGAGTACACCAGCTCTTTACACTTCAAGTGCGTGGCTAAGCTTAAGCCCCGTAAAGACATGGAACTAGGAGATTACCTCGTCTGACTCTATTATGAATTAGTCTATTCATAAGACAAATACTACTATACTGTAGATTAGTCTCTATACTGTAAGTTAGTCTATCACAAAGACATGGAGTGGATAGACGTGAGCGTTCGTAGGTATACTAGAGAAGGTAAGCCAGACATAGACTTGGAGTTTATAGATGGAGCATGTAATAGAGTAGTAATAGGCGATAGGGAGTACTCCTTGTCTAACGGGAGACTTTACTTAACAGAGAAGGTAAGGTGGAATGGGTACGACGACAGACCTTTACGATTACAGAACTTCATGAGAGCAGATACCAGAGTGGAGGAAGAGTGTAGGGAGATATTCGAGAGCTTTGGTATGACTATTGGCTTCAACCCACACTACGAGATGAGGTACGGGAAGTACAAGGGTCAGACTATAGAAGACGTATTTAAGTCTGACCCTCACTACGTAGCTAGTCGAGCTGCATACCTTTGTAAGAAGAACGAGAGTACGAACCTAGGATTCGTCACCTACGATAAGAGGATGCTAGTACTCCGTAGTATGATAAAGCGTAAAGACAAGATCATGGGACTAGCCAGTACAGGATCCAAGCTGTCTGATCCTAGGTGGTGGTCTAACATGATAGAGTCTAAAACGGTGTATGATGAAGTCGAGAAGGTTGTACCAGAGCTTAAACTCATGAGACACCTGCTTGAGGAAGACTACTTAGAGAGTATGGTAGGTGGATCTAGAGGTGAAGAGCTCCTAGTCTGTAGAGAGTGCATCTTTAGAGGTTCCTGTGTAATATGTCTGAATCCTAGGGACTCTGACTTCTTCACTACTCACAAGAGGTGCAACTCCAAACTTCCACTAGTAGACTTCTCGGACTAAAATATGACTTGTCTAAGTCATATTACATTAGGGGCTTCTTTCAACTAGCACGTAGACTTACTCCAGTCTCCTCAGAAATCGATGGAGCAAAGTACACACTCACCTTCCTTTGTATGAGTCTCTAGTCAAATACCTGATGAGTCAATTCCAGCTACTGTCTTCCCTACCTTCAATAGAAGCGACTGTACCGTGGTATACTGAATCGCAGGACGAACCTGACTCGAGAGGTCTCAGTTTAATAAGAGGAAAGAGTGGAGTAGTCACTGGAGTCATTGATACTAACAGCAATCAAATTCACCTCTTGATTCAAGATAGACTCTACAAGTTCCTTGGCTTTGGAGACAGAGCTGATAGAGTAGTACCTCAAATATCAGCTTCTCCTTCTATTGAAGCTGAGACTAAGTTCAAGTCTATACTGGAAAGGGAAGGAATCTTGATCAAGCGAGCTGGGGACCACAAGTTCAAGACTGGACCTCACGCAGGTAAGACTGTGAAGACTGTCTTCGAGACCGACCCAGAGTACTTCAAGAAGGTCTCTTGCTACCTTTACTTCGAAGATACCTTCTTGCTCAGAAACAGTAAGGACAAGGTAGAGCTCATGGTAGAGTCTGTACTCGAAGCCAAGGAGAAGATCCTTGCTACTGCGCTTAAGACTATGGAAATCTCTAACCCAGACTGGTGGGAGCTCTTCGAGAGTAAGAAGTCTCTTCCCCTACTAGCTAGTAGGTGGACTGGACTCTATACAGTCTCAGCTTTAGTCGAGCACTACTACCCTGAAGCTCTAAACATAGCAATAGATAGACCAGAGGACAAGCTCATGTGTCAACGGTTCATCCAAGAGTACAGGTCTTGGACTCTGTAGACCTTCTATATGAATTAGTCAATTCATATACTTAGTAGGCTCACTCAGGAGTCTCGTACGACTCTAGCTCCTTCATCTCCAGGAAGACTTGACGACCTTGTTTACTTACAGTACAGTTTACAGAGTCGGAGAGGAACCACTCTGCCATCGCTTGAAGTAGCTTTACGTAGAAGTCGGAGTACCTCAAGACTGACATAGTGAAGACTGTATAAAGGAGGAGTCCGAGCAGAGACTCCATGAAGAGAGCTCCTATGAGACAGTAGATTACGAAGACGTTCTGTATGTCTTCTACGACTATAGTAACTATACAGTAGACTCCACACAAGATCTTGAGAGTCTCTAACCCCATTAATATACAAGTGATGCTACAGTTCCCTAGTCTAGTGTAGCTAATGACTTTCTTCATTCCTCTCCCTAGGTTAATAGGCTCAAATATGGTAGCTAGCATGTCGAAGGTCTTTGAGTTCTCTCTTATCTTACGGTCTATTGCTAGTGCGAAGATAATGGCTAGACTAGCACCTATGTATCCCTTACGCATAGGAGTAGTATCCAATACTACTCCTGCTGCGACTATTAGACCTAAGAGAGAGCCTATCATGGCGTTCAGGCAGCTTTTGAAGAAGAATATACCGTACAGACCTGTAGTCATAGCGAAGAATATGACCTTCTGGAACCTAGTCCCTTCCATGGTCTAGTTTTATTGTCTAGTATGTCCACCCCTCTGCACTAAAGCTTCACAAATTTCGTTGAAGAGTCTCAGTCTTTCAGCTTCGTAGATCCTTTCTATGGACGCTATTGCTGCTTCTAAGTTGGGAGGCTGTCCAGCGAGTAAAGTCTCTCTAAGGCGACGCTTAGCTTTCATTATGTACAGTAGGTCTAGCATGAGCTTGTCTATGCAGTCCCCCGAGTCAGGTTTCAACAATCCGACCAGGTAGTCTTCCAACATGGAATGGTTTCAGTATCTTGTGAATAAGTATAGGAACTCACATACATATTCAAATAGATACTAAACTGGTGGCACTACCATGAGCTCCATCCTTATATCTACAGACGACTTCACTGACCTAGAGGTGAGTCTGACTTCCTTTAGTATGGCTAAGAAACTCACTCCCCTTAGGTACTACCACCTCAACTCAGACCTCCTGTTCGAATTCGTGGAAGAGGAGCTCATTAACTGGACTGGCCAGGTCTTCCCACCTCCTGATACTAGACGTATAAAGGTAAACGCGACTGAGCTCAAGAAGTACTGGAGGACGTACCTTAGCGGTACTAAGCTCATCATAGACCCTGTAATAGTAAGTAGGTCAACTAAAGATAGAGGATTCGTAGTCAAGTGTACCTACTGTGAGTCTATTAACGAGTTGACCTGTAGGAGTATTCCGCTTAGTGGACTGAACTCAGACCTCCCAATTCAAACTGTCAACGTAGTCTATACCGTAGGACGTAGGTGGGACGAGACTTTAGCCAGAGTCTCTATGTACTTTACTAAGTTCACACACCTAATCATCACTATTAGACTACCTGACAAGCCTACTAGGAATGAGGTAGTATCGTGTCCGTCTACCGACGACCTCTTTAATGTTCACATAGCCTCTATCTTACGTGAAGTACCTCCTACTGTGACTCGGATAGACCTGGACCTGGAGACTCCCAACGTGGTCGCCAAGGTCTACCTCAGAGACATAATAGGGTTACCTAACGTAACTGAACTAAACATTAGACCTAGTGGAGGCTTTCACTGTCTGCGTGGTGAAAAGGGAGACCTAAGTCTAGGAGTAAGACTGGGAGAGCGTAGACGACCTCTAGTGAAGTCTGTAAAGTCTAAGTCCTGAGTCCCCATATAGGTAGATTAACCTATATACTTTATTACCCTACTATGCTCCTAGCGCTTTTGGCTTTCGCAGCCTTACGAGCTTGCTCTAGTAGTCGTCCTTTGGCGTACGATCCAGCTACTACCCACACGTCCTTAGGTAAGGTACCGCACTCTCCCCTTACACGTTCATACTCTATGGCGGGCCCATCCTCTCTGTGAAGTACCTCCTTCAAGTCTGGAGCGTAGTACTTGGGATGAATGTCCGATTTAACCCAGTAAGTAGTCACCTTGACCTTGAAGTAGCAGAACCCCTGAGACTTACAACACCTGAGCTTCCTAAGGATCTTGTGGTTAGTCTTTACTATTGGAGTATAGTCTGTGTACCTTTCTGTGAAGAGGCCTAGACGCTTGAGAGTACAGCTATACCAAGTGAAGTCTCGCTCTACGTCTACCTTGAGACAGTCTTCAGGCAGTACACTGTACATGTACTGAGTGCCGTGCCTTATACTGGAGTATCCACTAGCCCTGAACTCATGACCGTGCTTATACCAAGTAGCGTTTGAAGTAGTGAAGCAGACGTAGGCTGGCTGGTCGCCGTCTCGGTGCAGCTGACCGTCTTGGTACCATCCCAGCTCCGCTATCATCACCTTACTCTCAGGGTTCGTGTAGTAGCTAGTCATGTCTAGTCTAACCATGGCAGGTAAGTCGTTGTCTCGGTGAAGCTTACTACCCTTGTACCAGAACATGTACCCGTCTGGAGTTATTCTGGAGGGCAGGGTAGAGAAGACGTGATCAGACAGACGTCCCGTCTCTCCTTCTCTCGAGTAAATGAAGCGTCTACCCGCTTCATAGGCTGCCATAGGCCACGAGTGAAGGTTAGGCTTCGTGTTGTCTTCGTAGTGCCCCCACTTCATCTCACCGTCTGTGCCAATACGTAGATTAGAGCTGGGTTCTCTGTACTCTAGTAAGTGCTGGTAGGGTCTCGTTTCTTCCATAGAAGCGTTCCACCTCTCCGTGATGTAGTAGTCAAACCTGGGAACTCCTAGTCTTTCGTCCATCCTCGTTTGTTCTGTCGTAGTCTAATAATAGGTGTGAGTAAGAGTTCATCGTTGTATATAGGTCTGCTTACCTATATTAAGTTGCTGGGAGTTCAGTTAATAATAGCTCAGTACTCTACGCTTTGTACTGCAGGCTGTAAGATTTGGAGTCTACTAGTAGTGAGAGCTGCCCCCATCTTGGCCGCGATCTTGTATTGGACGTTGTCGTTCAGTGGTACTAAACGTAAGACTCCGTCAGTGTCGGCGAAGTACATTTGACCAGGAGTCAATACGATAGCGGTATCATGAAGCCCGTAGGTAGTAGCTATTATAGTATCTCCGGCATTACCTGCTTGAGTAGAGATAGCGATAGGATAAGGTCCCTCGAACCTGAACATAGAAACAGTACTAGCTCCAGTATCGATAGAGACGTTAGCGAGACCATAGATAGTGACTCCGTTGCTGTTGTCGTACCTTACTCCAGTAGAAGCCAGACTAAGAGAGATGTAGACTGGACTGAGAGCTCTAGGAATGTCATTATAGATAGGAGTTCCCCAAGCTATGGCTCCAGCGTTTAATAGCCCATAGACTATACCTGCTGTATTACCGTTAATTGTACCGGTAGCTATGAATCTACCAGAGGTAGGAAGGTTACTTATCGCTAGACTGCTGGTGTAGGAGTCAGCTGGAGGCAGGATAAAGACTGGGTCTTGGTTTACTCCTAGAGTGAGTACGTCCCCTGAGGTACTGTAGGTCTTGTATCTACCACTCTCACTGGCTCCTATGACTGCAGTATTGGACGCTACAGCTCTTAGCGATCCAAACTCTACTGGTGCAGTGAACTGGACTAACGCAGAGTCTAGCAAGGTGAACGTGGAGATGTCACGACGTATGTAAGCTATCTCATTAGTGACATCGTCGTCATTGGTTAGAGTGACTACTACTCGAGCAGGTGGTTGGAACTCCATCGCTCCACTGTCTAGAGTAGATGCACCTACTGTAGTATAAGCTGCTTGAGGCGGGAAGTTAGTCAAGGTAGGAGGTGAAGGCACGGTGTCTGCTACGAAGCGTTGGAGCACCAAGTCTTGGTTAGAGTTTGGACTACCCGTTTCAGCGAACCCTACTACTAGCTCTCCGGTACCAATGATGTCTCCTAGACTGAGTAGCTTAGGTCCTGTGGTCTTGATGTTACCAGTCAAAGTAATAGCTAACGGCACAGACTGAGCGTTAGCTGGATGAGTAATGGAGCCAGCGGTGGTCTTGATAGCTACTACCCTGATGGTTCCTCCTACGTTACCATTGTTCTGGAAGATGAGGGCATAGCTGTCCACTGACATCCTTACTCCTTTGACAAAACTATCTCCTGCTTGAAGTCCAGTAAAGAGTAGTGGAGGTCCAAAGGTAGGTCTAGTGACTCCATCATCGTTGTGCTGGATGAGTACACTGTAGGTGTCTGTAGCTCCTACTGTAATCATGTTGTTAGGGTCTAGGACAAAGAAAGAGTCCAGCTCATCTAGACCTACAGGTAAACTAGTGCTACCAGGGAAAGTGTAGCCTGGGATTGCATTACCACTTACTGGGTCTACTGAGATGACTTGATCCTGAGCTACTGTGTAACCGTCTTCCACGGTAAACTCTTGAGTAATACTGAATGGTTGGTTAGGAATAGTGGAGGCTGGTTCGTAGTCTGAGGTAGCTAGCCAGGTTCCGTTGGGACCCACGGTGTCTACGAAGATCCATTCGTATCCTTCCTTGAAGATTCCTCCTGCAAAGTTAGCTACAGTACTAGAGGAGACAGGAGCTCCTGGAGTAAGTGGATTAGAGATGGCTTGGGTAGGGTCAGAGTTAATTACTACGTTAGTACCTGGAAAGGTTCCGTCTGACACTGCTGTGACTTTAATGACCATTCCAGGAGTACCTAATGGAAAGTTAAGAATGACAGGGGCTGCGACTGGATCAATAGGAATGACGATGTTTCCGATAGCATAGTCTACTTCCGCTGGACCTGTGACTAAATCTTGAGGGACTAAGGTACCTCCAGCAGGTCCTGGTGGCCCTGGGGGTCCTTGTTCTCCATCAGCTCCATCCTGTCCAGGGGGTCCCGGTGGCCCCTGTGGTCCTGGGGGACCTTGACCGTTTCCTCCATCGCAGCACTTCACTGTCTTAATGTGAGTTTGAGTTCTTCCGTAGTAGTAAGACATTAGTACAATTTTAGTACTGCAGAAGTCAGGGTGAAGTTAAGATAGTTAGACAAAAAGAGTTCACCAGGGAAGATGGGAAGATAGGTATATGTGCATACCTATTCTTAGCCCCTACATGTCTGGTTGATTTTAGTAGATTGTGTACAAGGTTGAACGAGTGGGAAGACTTTACACAAAGCCACACCTCCAGAGGTACCTAGATAGTGTCTAGTGCACTATACCCCTAGTTAGTTTAGTTATGTCTACCCAAGTTGAATCTATTGCTCCTTCTCCTGTTGAACCTATTGCTCTTACTGAAGCTCCACCAGCGATGACCTTTTCTGATTGCCGTCCACGTGAAGTGGATGAAGCTCAATGGGGACCTCTTGAACTAAGACGTCACCTTCCTGTACCTACTATACAAGACGACATTGGTATCCTCGAAACTATGCTCTACAAGCTAGAGGATACTGCTTGTGTTGATAGGGTGGAGGGTTATGAACCTGGTACCCTTTCCTTAGAGGAATACACTGATAAGACTGAAGACGACTTCACTCAGCTTTCTGACCTTCACCTTCTTTGGAGGTATCTCTTCATTAACTATGACACCAGTAGTGTTTCTGGGATCTCTAAGTCTATACGAATAATGGACAGAGTCGGAAGGGACTATACTCCTACTGATCCTACTCTTTATTCTACCGCTGGTATAGTAGTTCTTACTTCTAAGATAGTATACAAGCTGGCCAAATCAAGAAGTGTATTGGAGCTTCCTGAAGCTACCTGTGTGGTAGTCTGCCCACCAGATGATAGAGAGACTGTACGCTACCTCAATGCTAGACTCTCTTCTGTGATTGAGGCTCCTAAGCTTCACTCTCTCTACATTACTGATGAGTTCTTACGCTTAGGCTATCTTAGACCTGCAGGAGTAAGATTCATGACTCCCTCTGATCCAGACAAGAAGAAGAAGATACGCCACAAGCGCAGTCCTGAGTGTACTAGTCAGTACCCCTTACTTGAGGACCTCTACTTCCACTCTAAGAACAACTTTCTAGTGGACAGTAAACTACTTAACGTGACTATCAGAGTAGACGTGGCTAGAGAGCCTATGGCCAAGGATACTGACTGGATGTTGGAGACTCCTTTTCGGGATAGTTTCCAGTGTCTGTACCCTTTCACAGCTAGTGAGAGGTGCGATACTCTTAGGCTGATTCCGCGCTATGGTTCCTCCCTTACTATCTTCTAAAGGACCTATTAATATAGCTTAGTTAAGCTATATACTAGAGTAGACTCACATCTTAGCCTGAGTTCCTAGGTATTCTTTATGGTGTGAAGTAAGGCAGCACACTAATAGGATGGTAAAGGTGGCGTGAGAGCTATACGAGAATTCTATGAACGAGATCAGTCTTTCTAACGGGTAGTGAGAAAGAGATAGTGGATCCTTAGGGTCCTCTACGGTCTGACTCTTTATGTACTCTAGTCTCAAGTTGTGGATGGCTGATTCCTGTCCAGTCAGGACAGACTCAGGGTTAAGGTGGGCTACTACAGCCTTTATCATGTCTGTATTGTCTTCCGTCTTTCCGGTAGTAGTCATGCTTTGAGTGGCTGTGTATAAATTGTTTAATTCATACGGTAGCGATTCTTACCACAGGTCGGGTATGAAGGGTGCAGCCGTTTCTTCCACGATAAAGGAAGAGTCTATGACAGTACCTATTACTTCTTCACCCCTGTCTCTGAACCTAGAGCTTAGGAGGTTCAGAGAGGTGCGAAGCTCGTCACCAGACATACTCAGGTCTCCTGTGTGTCTAGTGAAGTCAGGATTAGAGTCCCTTACTAGCCTCTCGTACCCGTCTTCCAGTACTACACTGACTCCAGAGTCGTTCCGTTCTATACGACGGTCTTCACCTTTCGAGTCTGACCAGAAGACTATAGGCTGGTACCCCACGTCTGTAAGCTTGACTGCCAGGATACTAATCCGGTCTATTTGAGGGTACTTTACTCTCAGGTTAGTGTAGTCCAGACTTAGCTGGTGACTAAGTAGGTCTAGGTCGTCTACCGTAAAGTAGGAGTCGTCTGCTTTAGTCAAAGTGAGGTAGGCCTTACCGTCTACCGACTTACCTCTAGTAATGCGCTTGTAGGACGCTTCTATAAGGGATAGCTTCCTTAGTACAGTGGAAGGTGAGTAGGTACCGTTCATTTTACTTTCTAGTACCTATCTAGCGAATATGAGTTCTCTTACTCATATGTTGTTAAGTGTGTAGCTACCTACTCGTCTGCGATTGGTACAGTTTCTTGGTTAGCCCTGTAGCTTAGAGGTCTTAGTATAGCGCGATGTTCAGGAGACCAACTACTCACCTCTACCTCGAAGAGTGGACCTCTCCTTGTAAAGACATCGACTAGACAGTCTATGTTGTGTACCACGGCTTCCTTAGTCATAAGGAGAGAGTCAGGACGGTGACTTTGAGGTACAAAGAGAGAACGTGTACCTAGTACACTCGCATACAAGCCTCCTTTCCTTGCTCCTACATGCTTTATTACGTTTCCACGTTCACGATAAACGAGTCCGCACTTCCATAGTCCATCATTACGAAGCTTCACATAAAGATCGCACACGTGTTCCATGAAGAGACTTTCCTCTCCTCCAATGTGTTCTCTCAACTCTTGAAACGCTTCGTAGAAGTAAGGGTTAAAGAGACAAATCTCTGCCTGGGTAAAGCAGGAGTCATCTATCTTATTTATACATATTCCTACACATTCTTGTCCATCCTTTACCATCTCCTCAGCTAGGTTTATCGAGTCGACGATAGTGAGGTCTGGAGTTCCTTGAGCAGTAGAGGATTCAAGTGGAGTAGTATTCATAACTGGGTAGGTAGCTTTGGCTAGGCACCTCCCCTTACTAGGTCTGGTGCCCTTCGGTGACTAAGCTTCCTATGAGAGACCATACTACTCGCGATATGACTAGACGTAGTCATATGTCTATCTTTCTTGACCCCAATGGACGTGTCCAGGAAGGTGAGATACTAATATACCATGTTTTTCGTCGTGGTCTCCTGTTATGTATACTCCGTAAGGGATGTCGCTACGCTCAGAGTAGACGGCTAGTTTCTGCAAACTCTCCATGACTTCGGTGGTAGACCTAGTAAGAGGAGTTCGGAGAGTATTACTAGTAGTAAAGTCTTTCAGTTCATCGTTAGCGTTCTGTACCGAAACGGTGTTATAATCTGTAACATCGAATCGTAGCTGGTCACCTTCATCAGAGTGGTAAAAGATAGTCGGGGTCCAAGTATAAACTCCTTCCAGATACCAGAAGACCCCAGCTATATTTAGCATCTCATTCCTCTGTACGTCTGGTAATCGAGATCTTATGTCTTGATAGGCCTTGTTAAGTCTACGGTCTATTGTTACTAGTTCTGCCTGACTAAGAGGAGCCTCGTCAAACCTGTACACGCTGACTCGGGGAGAGTCGTTCCTCATACGTCTCACTTCTTCCATTATTTGGTGTGCATCATAGCTAGGTAAGTCGTTCATTGTTCGCGTCTTTTCATAGGGGAATGGTGTCAAGTCCAATTAATCCATTGAAGTAAACTAGGTTCAGTAGTATTAGTGTCGCGATATAGCTTGGTCGAGCTATATTAGGTTGTTAGGTCTACGTCTTAGAGTCTTAGTATACCTTCTGAGACGTCTCCTTCTTCTCCTAGTAAAGTAATGGTGTAGTCTACTCCAGACATCATTGAAGCTTTAGCTAGTCTACGTAAAGCCGCCATCATCACACTAGTGTTGTGGCGTAACTTATGTTGTCTACGTCCAGATAACTCAAAGATGTTGTAGGTATTGTCTAGTTTCTCTACACTAAGGTTGCCGTCGTCTAGTATCTCTACGTTTCTGAGGCTTCTACTTTCTGTACTTCCTTGATAGACGACGTGAGTGAGCCAGTAACCTGGGTTCTTTGGGTCTTCTTTGAAGTCGACGCTGTATAAATCTCCCATCTCAGCTCTTTCGTCTGTAGGCATCAAGGATCTTGCCTCTTGGTAAAGCTTATTGAAAGTCTTGTCTAGCATTACTAAGTCGGATTGTGACATGAGTTCTTCGTCTGTCCTAGCTATTGAAACACCTCTAGTTCCAGCTTCGATAGCTTGTAGGTCGGCAAATACTTCTCTTAGTGTGTAGGTGCGTTGTCTTAACATACTTCTTCTAGTTAGTGCAAAAGATAGTACTGTGTATTTTATGTGGAAGCGATATAACTAGTGGTAGTTATATTAGGTAGTTAGTTTGTAGCTTAAGAGAAGTCTACACTTCAGGTAGCAGCACCCGAGAATAGGATGCTATTAGGAGTGAGTGCTGCTCCGACTATAGCTGCAGTTTTGTACTGCACGTTACCACTTTGAGGTATTAACACCAATGAACCATCTGTATCAGCGAAGTACATTTGTCCTGGTACTAGCTCTGTAGAGGTATTGTGTAGTCCGTAGGTAGTAGCTATTATAGTGTCTCCTGCTACTCCTGCTTGAGTGGAGATTGCGATAGGATAGGGTCCTTCGAACCTGAATAGGGAGACTGTACTAGTTTCGGGATTGATTAGCATGTTAGTGAGTCCGTTAATGGTTACACCACCGCTGTTGTCGTATTGAATAGAGGAGATACCAAGGACGTCAGACACATAGACTGGACTCTTTAGTCTAGGAAGCTGGTTGTAGATTGGAGTTCCCCAGTCGATTCCACCGTCCCTATTAGCTATTCCGTAGACTATTCCTGCAGTATTAGAGTTAATAGTGGCAGTAGCGATGTACTTACCAGATACGGGTAGGTTACTGAATGAGATGTCGCCTGTGTATTTGTCGGTGCCTGGCAGTGTAAAGATGGGTTCTTGGTCTACAGCGGGCGCAAGTTGTTCTCCTGCTATCTTATAGGTCTTATATCTACCGCTAGTAGAGCCTGTCAAGTACACTGTAACTGCAGACACAGACTGTAAAGTAGCGAACTCTGTAGGTGCTGTGAATCCCATCAACAAGGAAGTCAGTACGACAAAGGTAGAGATGTCACGTCTCACGTACAGCAAGTCATTAGTTACTCCGTCTTCATTCTCGAGTGAGATTATTAGGCGTGCTGGAGGTCGATATCTGGACTGTCCTCTTCCAATGTTCTCAGTACCAGTAGTGGTGAAAGCTACCTGAGGGGGAAAGTTGACCAGAGTAGGAGGTGACGCTTCTGTATCCGCTAGGAATCTTTGAAGTACCAAGTCCCTACCTCCGTTCGGAGTTCCTGTTTCGTTAAAGCCTACTACCAGCTCACCGCTTCCGAGGTTTCCTCCCTGACTTAAAGTCTTGAGTCCCCCTGGAATGGCTGTACCTATCAAGGTGACCTCAAGGGTGTTTGATTCAGAGTCAGCAGGATGGATGATGCTTCCTTCGATAGTCTTGAAAGCGACCACTCTAGCTTGCTTACCTCTCTTACTTCTAAATAACAAAGCGTAGCTATTTGTGGAAACCCTGACTCCCTCTACGAGGACGTCTCCAGCTCTCGTTCCATCGAAGAACAACTTGTCTCCGAAGATAGGTCTAGTGGCTCCATCTTCACTGAGTTGGACTAATACACTATACTTGCTAGTAGCCCCTACCACGATATTGTTAACGGTGTCTAGTACAAAGTAGTAGTCTAAGTCAGCCAGGTCCCTAGGTAAGCTGGTGCTTCCAGGAAAGGTGTAGCCTGGGATAGCGTTACCACTTACTGGGTCTACCGAAATGACTTGGTCTTCCATTACGCTATACCCTTCCTCTACTGTAAACTCTCGTGTAATACTGTGAGGTTCATTGGAAGTGCTAGAAGTGATTGACCAGCTGCCTTGTTCACTTCCTCCTACCTTACATGAACCTTCACTCACTACCACGTCTTCGCCTTTGCTCGTAATAATTACTACTGGCATGTTTTATGTAGCGGAGATATAACTAGCGGTAGTTATATTACTTGCTTAGTCTGTAGCTTAGGAGAAGTCTACACTTTGCACTGCTGGGAGTAAGAGCTGGAGTCTGTTTGCAGTCAAGGCCGCACCGATTTTAGCTGCACTCTTGTATTGGACGTTGTCGCTTTGAGGTATCAACACCAATGAACCATCAGTGTCGGCGAAGTACATTTCTCCAGGAGTCAAAGCTACTGCAGTATCGTGGAGTCCATAGACTGTCGCGATTATAGTATCTCCGGCATTACCTGCTTGAGTAGAAATGGCGATAGGGTAAGGTCCCTCGAACCTGAACAATGATACACTACTGGTTCCAGGAGTAACTGATATGCTAGCTAAACCATTAATATCTGTGCCGTTGGTATTCTGGTACTGAACTGATGCACTAGCCAGGTTAGTGGATATGTAGACTGGACTTCCAGCGCTAGGAAGTTGGTTGTAAATTGGCGTTCCCCAAGCTATGGTACCAGCGTTCAATAGACCATAGACTATTCCTCCAGTATTAGAGTTAATACGTGAAGTAGCTATAAAGTTGTTTGTACCCGGTAGGTTACTGATTGAAGTTCCTCCTGTAACAGAGTCTGAACCTGGTAGTATGAAGACTGGGTCTTGGTTCACGACTAGAGTGAGAACGTCTCCAGCTGTACTGTAGGTCTTGTATCTACCACTAGTTATACCTATTATGATAGCTGTATCTGAGGTAGTCTCTCTCACCTCACCAAGTTCAGGAGGAAGTGTGAAAGATATAGGATCAGAGTCCAGAAGAGTGAACGCTGAGACGTTACGTTCTACATAGATTATGTCGTTAACAGTACCGTCACCGTTTCTTACTGTCAACAGTACACGTGAAGGAGACTGGTATTTTGATTGCGCTCTTTGTATGGATCCTACTGGAGAGGTGTAAACTACTTGAGGCGGGAAGTTGGTCAAGGTAGGAGGTGAAGGTACAGTATTAGCAACGAAACGTTGGAGTACTAGGTCTCTAGCATTGTTAGGACTGTCTGTGTCTGTAAAGGCTACTATTAATTCACCAGTACCAAGGTCTCCACCTAGTGCTAAGGACTTGGTATTATTAGTAGTTCCACTTAGTGTGATACCGAGAGGTAATGACTCAGCGTTAGGTGGATGAGTGATAGTACCTGGATTAGTCTTGAAAGCCACTACCCTAAAGTCGTTACCGTTGTCGTTCTCAAAGAGTATGGCATAGCTACTATCGGACATTCTCACGATATCTACTGCTCTATCTTCTGCGTTTATAGTACTAAATAGTAATGGAGCTCCGAAGGTAGGTCTGGTGACTCCATCATCGTTGAGTTGGACTAACACACTGTAGTTATTAGTGACACCTACGATGATGTTATTTGTTGGATCCAGTAAGATGTATCTTCCAAGGTCTGCTAAAGCGTTAGGAACGCTAGTACTTCCAGGGAAGGTATAGCCTGGAATAGCGTTACCGGTTACTGGGTCTACTGAGATAACTTGGTCTTGAAGTACACTATACCCGTCTTCCACAGTGAACTCTTGAGTAATACTGAATGGTTGATTAGGGATAGTAGAGGCTGGTTCATAGTCTGAAGTGACTACCCAGGTACCCGATGTTCCGATCTTGTCAGTAAAGACCCACCTGTAGGATTCATTAAGGATTCCTCCAGCAAAGTTAGCTTGAGTGAGAGTACCTAGTGCAGTGCCAGGAAGAGCTGGGTTCTCAATGTTGTCTGTACCGCCAGCGTTAATGACGACATTAGTACCTGGGAAGGTTCCTGTACTAATAGCCTTTACTTCGAGCACGTCTCCGTCTGTACCTGGAGGAAAGTTTAGAGTGACTAAGTCGTTCAGCGGATCGATAAGGAGTAGACGATTGACTCCTACGACTCCTACGTTAGCAGGTCCTGTATAAGGTCCAAAGGAAGTGAGGTTACCTCCAGCAGGTCCTGGTGGCCCTGGGGGTCCTTGTTCCCCGTCAGCTCCATCTTGTCCTGGAGGCCCTGGAGGACCTTGAGGTCCAGGCGGTCCCTGGCCACTTCCTCCGTCACAGCACTTTACCGTCTTAATATGAGTTTGAGTTCTTCTGTAGTAGTAAGACATCAGTAATGTTTTAGTTGAATAAACAGCGCGGGATCCTAATTCCTTAATAGTGAGGAAGTTCGCTAGAAAAACTTCTACAGTAGGAGTACATATGTATTAGCTAATACATATTCGCGGCGTCGCTTTAGTTATAATCCTAACCTTCAAGGGTTATTCTTTTTAGGTTCTCTGGCTTCTAGAGCCCACTCTTTAGCCCAACAGTCCCTGTTATTCACAAAGGCCACCTTGATCTTAGGTCCTTCAGCTTCAGAAAGGGAAGCTAACTTATCTAGTCTTTCTAGGAGAGTTTCTCTAGTAATACCTAGGTTAGCATAAGCAGTCCCTTCCTTATGATCATAGTACTCTTGCATTATTATACTTCTTCTAGTTCTTTCTTCGGTATAGACCTCTGCATCTTCTAAGGTAGTCCTAGAATAGAGACTTATGCGGGGATAGTAGAGTCCATCATCTCTGCCAGCAAAGACCATATATTCAACTTCATCTGCTACAGACCATCCTTCTGCTTGTGCATCAATTATTAGTACCTTAGCATTAACACCAAATTGAGGGTGTAAGACCTTCACCTCTTCCATAGTGAGGGAAGCTTCTCCTTCCCTGCGGATACTAACATTTAGTCCTACATTCTTTAACTTAGGGCAGCGAGAAGCTTCAAGTGGAGGGAGTTCATAGATAGAGTTCATCTTACTTAACTTACTTAGGTTAGTGTGGAAGGTCTAGGTAGTTAAGCTGAGAGCTGCGTATTTACACCTACTCTTCTACAAACATACTATAATAGTACAGTTCCACTAGTCAAAACCACTACACTCTTGAGAAGAATGGACTTATTACTTGGACTTAGACGCGAAGAACGCATGAGAATGCCTCCTACTATATTTGTGAAGGAGCTAGATGCTTCAGAGCTCCAAGGCTTCCAAGAAGACCTCATCGAGTTTATCAAGCGTATCATAGCTTACTTCAGGGCTATATTTGGGGGAGACGAACCAGAAGACGACCTCACAGATACTTCTATTCCATACGGCGTCAGAGTATGTGGAGCCCCTAGAATGTGGTCTCAAGGATTCACTGGCGAAGGAGTAGTAGTCGGTATCATAGATACAGGGATTACTAACCATCCAGACTTAGTCAACAATGTAGTCTTTCGTAAGGACTACGTAGGAGGAGGTTCATTCAACGAACACGGTACCCATGTAGCAGGTACAGTCGCAGCTAATGGCCAGATTAAGGGAGTAGCTTACGAAGCTAAGCTCCACGACTACAGAGTCTTAGACAGTAGAGGTACTGGATCAAATGAAGACATAGCTACTGCTATTCGAGACGCGGCTAACCAAGGGTGCCACATCATTAATCTCAGTTTAGGAGGTAGACTCGGTAATACCTCACTCAGAGAAGCGGTACAATATGCAGCGTCTAAAAATGTGATCATCATCGCTGCTGCAGGGAACGAAGGAGACGGGATCAACCTTACTCCTGAATTTAGCTACCCCGCAATGTATGAAGAATGCTGCAGTGTAGGGTCAGCTAATCGTACTGACACTGAAACCGCTCCTTCTTCCTTCACTAACTCTAACGACCAAGTAGACTGCTGCTGTCAAGGTGAAAACGTTCTCTCCACAGGACCTGACAACAACTACTTAGTCTTGTCAGGTACCAGTATGGCTGCACCTCACGTAGCGGGAATGTGTGCACTCTTGATTCAACGTGCCTTCTCTACTTCAGGCTCCTATAAACGAGACGAAATCCTTGCTGAATTGGACGGGTACGCTCACGACATCTACATTAGCGGTCCAGACAATACTACTGGAAGCGGCTTCGTGACCTTTAACTCTTCACTCTCTACTTGAGTAGATAGGAGTTTAGTCCAGACTGTATAGTACAAGATTCAATATAGATTAGTCTAATCTATATTTGTTAGGCGAGGTTCATCTAGTCTTCTGTAAGGAAGCTTCAGTGAGGTAGTAGCTGGGTGAAGTCTTGTCTCCGTAAAGGATCCTGCACTTGTCTCCTCTAATCCTCATGTCTACTACCTGTTTAATGTTGATTGAGGGACCTAGTTGAAGTCTGTCTGCCAAGATCACTACTCCGTCCTGACTTGGATCAATAGACTTTAGTCTGTAAGCTCTATCTTGTCTAGTGAATAGGATCTCTTCTCTGTTGTACTTTAAGTTCGCCATGTCTATGTCTGCGTCTATGTATCTCATCTGTTTACACGACCCTTTGGTGTCGTAGACTAGTAGCTTACCTCCCTTCTTCGACTTAACCAAGATGTAGATTGAATTACCTGACTTACCTCGCTTTAGTACGGCCTCAGTCACCGACTCTAGGCACTCTCTAACGCTCTGAAAGACTCTATTCTCGATGAGGATACTAGACATTATGTTAGTGATGTCGTCAGTGTAGAGCTCTATACTGTCCGTGTTGAGAGTAGAAATCTTTACCGAGGTAATGGTACAACCGTTCCTCATAGGAGAATAGTAGTAGAGGTACCTGTCGTCGCACCCACACAAGAAGACCCGTCGAGAAAGACAGAGATCGTTTATGGTAGTATAAATGCCCATCTCAAGGTCTACTAGAATTAGAGGGCTAGCAAAGATGTCTGTCTTCATGTGGCCTATCAAGAAGTTGTTAGAATACTGCACAAAGCTTCCAGTTAGCTTGCCCTGTCTGTAGGCGTTTAGCATGGAGATCCTCACTCTCATACTGGAGAAAATGTCGTCCAAATGGGTGAGTGGTAGTATGGACTTAGAGGGAGCCGTCTCCCCTCCGTACCCTAGAGTAATCTTGTCCTTGACTACATTGTAAAAGAACTTTGAGCTCTCGCAGATGTGGAGTATGTTATTCTTAGGCAGTATAGTGTTCTTACTTTGTTCCATAGAGATAGTACGTAGGTAGCCTTATTTTATTTACTCCCCTTGCAACTTGTATATAGATACTGTTGATCTATATGATTTAGACTCGAGTTGATTTACTAGTCTTCTCTTGACTTATGGTCTTAATTATTCCACCATCCTCGTACCACATCTTCATGGTCAATCCGTCATGTACTATAGAAAGTACTTCTTTACTGGCTACATCGCTGTCTGTAGAGTAAGAGTTCTTGAGGGTGTGTACACAAGTGTCAACGTTTCCTTCGTCGTCCATCCTTTGTACTCCAAAGCTTACCATTGTTAGTCTAGAGATGGAGCCAGGTAGGTTAGAATAGAGTACGTCCCTATTAAGTCTGGCTACTTTGTATGGAGTCTCCATAGGTAAGTAGTAGAAGGAAGAGCAGGAGTAGTTCACGAAGATCAAGCCTCCATGTTTGTAGACGAACGCATACATACCCTCCATCATGTCTAGATGTCTAAGTAACATCCCATCTACGACAGAGTCGGCGGCTGTAGTAGTACGGACTGGAAGATTCGGCAACCTCCTAGCCACCATCTGGTCTAAGATACCCCTGATTTGGTCGGTAATGTTAGTCCTGACTACCCTTATCTGATCCGACTCAGTTTCTAGTTCTTCTACCATGACTGAGCAGATGTAAAGTTTATTCCTCTTCTTATCCACATAGTGAAAGGTTTCATTGTCTATACCGCAGACGAACCCGTCTACTGAGATGCCTGAATTGTAAAGACAGCTATAGACTCCAGTCTTCATGTCTATAAAGATGAAGGGAGAGGAGACCCCGTTACACTTTACTCTTCCTATTAACCTGTCTCCAGACTTCGCGAACTCAGGTATAGCCTTGTCCCCTTTACTGAAAAGACCGCTAAACGCCTCGTCTGTAAAGGGACAGTAGCTACCTTTAGTCCTCTGCATCCTCATAGGTATACCAGCTGAGCTCTTTTTACAGAGGGTCCAGAGGTCAGGTACCGCCTTAGGTACCCCGTCTACTTGCTGGATGCTGTTGTGGATAAAGTAGGCTACATCGTCGTCTACATAAATCATATCTTTAGCTGGGAGTGGAGTTGTAATCATCTCGTAACTGGTTTGTTCAGTCGCACTAGACTTTATCTGTCCTACTACGTGTACCTACTATTCCTTTCTACTCCTGGTTTCGCAAGTGCGTCGTCTACAGTCTGGAGAGTCTATATAGATTAGCTAATCTATATGAGGAAGAGGGTTTATTCCATTTCGGCGTCTTCCTGAGGTACTGGTACTTTCATTACTGTGACTAGTCCTTCCCTCGTAATGAAGTGGAGCTGTTGAAGGTTACCGTTTAGCTCGAAGAAGACTCTAGGCTCTACTCTGTACCTACAAGTCAGGTTAGGGGCGTAGACCGCTACGTCGTCTGACCTTAGTACTAGGTTTCTATACTCGAGCGGAGTACTGACGGTAGGTGGGAGGGTGAGTCTGGTATTTGATTCTATACTCTTGAACGACAAGCTGACTAGTCCGTCCCCACCTACTCTAGTACAGCCTTTCACGTCTAGTGAATCGCAGAAGATGTGCTTAACGTGAGGAGCTGCGCACGTCCCAACCATAGTACTGGCAGCTACGGTCATTAGCCCAGTATAGTCGCCTAGTTCGGAGACCCTTAGAGGAAGATCTTTACCTCTGAAGCAAAGGTGTACTAGCTTAGAAGGATCTAGTATCTTACTTAGAGTAGAGACGCTTCGGACGTAGCTAAAGTCTCCCATTACTACTATGGACTCAAGTTCCATCCTTTCTACTAGCTCATCGCTTACCCCTTTACACGCCTCCAAGATGAGATGTCTAGGAGCTAGGTGGTTCACGGTACGTACAGTAAGGTCGTCTATTCTGAAGTCTCTGAGGTGGAGAGTATTGATACGTCCGGACTCCATCCAGAGCTCATTACCATTAAAGGAGTTACTCACGCACAGGGACTCAAGTATAGAGGTTGGGAAGTCCCTAAACAAGTTAGGGTTAGTAGGTCTCTCTACTAGCGAGTTACCGTAAGGTGTAGGAACAGTCTTGCTGCTTGGTTTACCTATGTACAGAGCCTTAAGGTTAGGTAGGTCTAGTCTGGCCAAAGGAAGAGGGCAGTCACCGACTACGTGCACTCTAGATACAGCTTGAAGCTGGAGAGTAAGTGCACGTTCAAGGAAGGTGTCTTCTCTTAACCCTAGGGTAGCAGAATCAGTCCACTTACCGTTTAGGTCACTAAACGCTTCAGGAAAGACTACAAAGGTAGGTAGCGGGTAGTACTCAGGCTGTAAGCCGTCTCTAAACTTGAAGAGGACATAGTCTAAGTTCCTCTCGCTTCTCATTAGCTCAAACTTAGCCACTTGATGGTCTGCTTTAGCTTTGACGCAGTCGGAAGTCCTGTCCCTACCTGAGAATCGGACAACTATGTTGTGGTCTTTGGAGCGAGATCTCACCTCTACTTCGAGGATAGAGGAGACAGGAGCATTGGAAGGTGCAAAGCGGGTTACTGTAGACATTAGCTTAGGTAGTGCTAGAGTAGACCTAGAGTATGGTGGACGAGTGCATGCCTCTTTACTTTGCCTATCCCTGTTTACAGAGTCAGCGAGAGTAGACTAGTCGCGCTGTAGTTGAACAATATAGGTCTGCTATCACCTATATCTTGAGCCTGAGAAAGGACCTGACTATACCATTAGTTAGCTCTATTAAGTCAGGAGGCAGTATGGAACTAAGTACTACAAGCTGAGCCGGGTCCACGATCTTTAGTAAGCCAAGTCTAGAGTCTATAGTAGGTAAAGTACCTCCTCTCACTACTAGCTCTCTGAGGCTAGAGACTTCGCTAGTCTTAAAGGTAAAAATGGAGGAGCTTAGGTCTAGGCGTCTTAGTCTCTCGAAGCAGCTAGGAGCCAGAAAGAACCCTGTAGAAAGCTTGTCTCCAGGAGAGAGGGTCAGGGACTCGAGCGACCTAAAGTCTAAGGAGGACAATCGTCCTAGAGGTGTCGGTGTACAGTCTATTAAGGTGAGGTGGCGTACACCAAGGAACTTTGAATCGTTCAAGACATGGCTGAGTTCTTTAAGATCCTCTAAGCTATGTATCTTTACAGTAAGGTGAGTAGTTTCTTCAGTACAAAGTCCTATCCACTTAACGGAAGGAATAGAGACCCTACTGCAGACTACACCATTCAGTGGTACGTACTGTGTACCAGAGTACTCTACGCTGTATGGTTTAGTAGACCCCAGCTCTACCATAGTCTCGTTGGTGCAGTCTAATAGGCTGTGCGACTTCTTTACCTTAGCGACTGGAACTTGACGCTCCGAAGAAGGGTGGTACAATGTAACTATAAAGTCGTTGAAGCGATACCTCGTTGGAGCAACGTCTCTAGTCTCGTCTCTGTATAGACTCAGGTCTAGGTCTCCTCTAATTTGGGTGATTCGGTTGTTATAGATGTAGGACTCGTCGCTGATCTCAGCTTCACTCATCTTTTCCATAGTCTCACGATAGAGGGTCAGGGTACCCGATACTATCTGTCTCTCTATGATAGCCTTGACCATTTTTGTATAGACTACTTAAGCAGTTAGTCGGTGGTCAGCTCACCGTTCCTAGACTGACGGTACCTTAACCTCCTTACGTTAGGATGACGTATATAGATTAGCTAATCTATATTCTTAGTGCCTTCTTATCTTACTACCTTTCTAGCAGACTTAGCCATACAGACTTCCTTGATAGACATTAGCTCTTTTCCATGTCTTAGTATGTTTAGAGTCTTGACAGGGAAGGGTACTCCTATGTGCCAAGAGTTGTCGTATCCATAGACGTGCAGGGACTCTATTCCTTCAAGGTGCTTACCACAGTCGTTTAGTACATCTGTGTGGCACTTGAACGTACGAGGACATACTACCTTCTGTCCCTCCTCTAGAGCTCCTAGGTGGAGCTTCCTTATGCTCAGGCTCCTTAGCTTATCGTGGGATACAAAGGGAGTCCCACTTTCCAGAGCCAAGGTCTCTTTGATGTTTAGGTACCTTAGACTCGTACACTGACAGGTGCCTCTCATGTTGAGGAGAGAAAGGTACTTGAGGGACTCGAAGTCTGCAAAGAAGGAACCGTCTATAGTCACGTTAGAGTGTATGTCAAGGTAGATCAGTACCCTCACGTCTACAAAGAGCCTTATGTTGAGTATACTGATGAAGTTAGTATTACGGTAGGTGAGTCTAGAGACCTCTATTAGGTTCTTCTGCTGGTAAAGCTGACGTGCCACCATCGCCATGGTCTGAGTGCAAGTACTATACGGGTCTAGCTCCTTCATGACGTCTGGTATCTCCACGTCTCCCATATACTCTCCTAGGGAGTCTAGGATTAGGTGTCCAGGGTTTAGCTTCTTGATAGTAGACGCCATTTCCTCCGACCTACACACTCCACGAAGGGTAAGAGTACTGAGACACTCAGGGTGTAAGGACTCTATGTAGGAGTGAAGGCTTCCCTGTACTACCAGGTCTGTGATTCCACTACTATTGAAGCCTTCAAACATGTTGTGGGGGTGAGGAGCTCGCGAACGAGAGAACGCATACAGTCCAGTCAAGTTAATCATAGATACTCGTTCGAGAGGTACCTTACTATCCATGTTCACTACCAGTTCCTTGACACACGAGTAGTCCGCCCCGGCAAACTTAGTCTCCGAGCCTGTACTCATGTTCCCTCTGATTACCATCTTACCATGCTCTTCTAGTAGCTTTCTCTTTTTGTCTCCCATCCCTCCTAAACACTCGACTATGAGAGGAGACTCCTTCAGGTTAAAGAGCCTCATAGCTCTCTCGTAGTCTCGACTGTGCCGTTGGGCTACTACCATACCTGTGGTGTCTGTCTCATTGTCTAATTCGAGAGCGATACTCCACATGAGATAGCCATCGTCACAATAGGTCGGTTGACAGTTGGTGACCTCTTCTCCATCTACCGTAAGTTTGTAGCTTAGTCCACCAGACAGCACAGACACTACCAGGACTCTATGAGCCTTTCCTTGCTCTGATTGCTCTCGTATTACCGCCGCTAATCTCTGTACTAAGTCTCTTCTCGCTGCTTGTTGGGACATGTTAGTTGTGTGTAGTTTACTTCCAGCTAACCTTTGTCCTTGTGGAAGTCTCCCCTACTCTGCGTCCGACTAGAAGAGGGGCACTCCTTGTTTAGTCTCATATACATCTCTCCTGATGTATATCTAGCGGTACCTCTTTCTCCACTCCCCGTTTACTCGAATAGAGTCAAGTAGGCTTCCATCATACTCCGACCCAGCTCTTCGCTTATAGGTGCATAGACGAATCGGTTTAGGCTAGGTAAGTAGACTCGTGTACCCTCGTCGTTCTGCATCGTGTCTAGCTTCCTGTCCATCTCTATACACGGTAAAGTAAAGTGACTCAGGGCGTGAGTGTCGCTTATTGCAGCGCTTACCATACCTAGAGTACGTCTGACGCACTTAGACCTACTTCCTCCACACAGATTAGAGGAGACGTCTGCAGTGTAGAGGTGGTGACAGAGCTCTGTCACGACAGCTGGTGGGTACCGTACTAGTTCCTTCTTAGCTGTAGTGAGGCACGAGCAGATTGGGAGGTTGTGAGTCCTGTTGACGCTAGAGAGGGTAAGGAGTACTTCTCTAGCTGCAGTACTGATTCCCCACTTGATCTTCGAAGTATAGCCACAGGTGAGGAGTAGCGCCTCGTCAAAGCTCATCTGGTTAGAGAAGGGAACTCGTCTAGTCACCTGACCTACTATACTAGACTTACTCCAAGACCCTACTCTGTACTCGTAGACTAGCTGCTCTAGCTTAGTTAGGGGACAGAGGCTGTAGTCGCACCCTTCCGTCTTGTGACAGGCTAGTGGCTCTCCCTTATACAGTCTTACTGAATTAAGGTAGTGGTGACAACAAGCTTCCTCCAGCACCTCTCTATTTTGTATACGGCTTGACATGTTGGTAAGACAGGCCACCATTCCCACGTAAGCACTGAACAAGACTATCGGTAGGAGAGGAGAGTCCAATCCTATTTCCCAAGCAGCCCAGAGTCCCAGTACTCCAGAGGTGTAGAACGTGATATAAGCTACCAATACGAGGCTCCTCGTTAGTCTATCCATCTATCTTTCAGTAGGGCTCTTTTACTCTTCAAGATGTAGTTAAGAGGACCGAGTGCGCTCACTGCTTCCACTCTACTTACAAGCGGGAGACTTTATAAAGACTAGTTGGAAAACGTAAGCAATGCCTAGAGTGAGTAGACGTATAAGAATGATGGAAGAGGTACCTGATGTACCACAGGAGGTCAGGGACTACCTTTACTCTAAGTTGGCTGAGTCTCCAGAAGGATGGGAAAAGACTTGGGAGGAGTTTAGGACGAGTATCAATGGAATCATCGACGTGATAGGGGAGAAGGAATTCTATCCCCTCATAGACGACATATTCAATGCTTACCACCTAGTGAAGCCAAAGGACGTTAGAGTAGTAATAATAGGTCAGGACCCCTACCATCAACTAGTAAAGATAGGCCGCAAGCAAATGCCAAGAGCAGTCGGTCTTTCGTTCTCTGTACGGGAGAAGGACGTCATCCCTCAGTCTCTGGCCTCCCTATTTAAGGAACTAAAGAGAGACTTAGGTAAGGAGTTCACTACTCCCAAGTCTGGAGACCTATCTAACTGGTGTAAACAAGGAGTAATGCTCCTTAACAGGTCTCTGATGGTTGAGCCTAACAAGGCAGGAAGTGTAGACCCTATACTCTGGCAGACTTTACTCACTAACACCATCTCTCAGATCCAGAAGCACAACAAGAAGTGTATCTACGTACTGTGGGGGAAGAAGGCTCAAGCTATTGGCAAGTTCATACCCTCTAGCGCCATACGTCTCACAGCAGACCATCCCTCAGGGCTAGCAGTGGCAGCTAGAGCTAGAAACCCAGGTGGAGGCACTCCTTTCATAGGGTGCGGTCACTTCAGCGAGGTAAACAGACTTTTCAAGGAGATAATGAGAGACGACGTAGTAAAGAAGATGAGGGAGCTAAAGATCAAGCACATCAAGGAAGTATCTAAGAATCTCTCCCTACACAAGCTAAGGGAAGTCTTGATTCCCGAGGACTTCGCTGAGATAGTTAAGATAATGGATTCACCCAAGTACGACCCTATAAACTGGAACCTAGACTACGTACCCCTAGAAAGACCTAGGAAGATATACGAAGTTTACGAAGACAAGGACGAGACGAAAGAGGAACCTTCTGAGGAACCTGAACAAGAAGAGTCTTCCGAGGAAGAAAGTAAGATTGAAGACTCCTCTCACTACGTACCGTGGAAGAGTAGAGTAGTGGCTATGGAGTAGTGGCTATGGAGTAGTCTAATATACAACAAGGATTGTATATACTCATGGAGTACAGTTACGGCTGATAGAGATGCACTTACCCCCGTTTAGTCCTCCATAAAATATGGTGACGTATGCAGTATTGCACCAGCCTGAGTTTAGTTCGAACTGGTTTACTGTTTGAGTCGAGCTTAAGATTGGAGTATTGTCGAACCCGTAAGGTACTAACCATACTCTAAGGTTGGTTCCACTATTGACTACCATAAAGGTTTGACCTGCGTTAAAGGACTGGTCTATTTGTAAGTATAGGTCGTTTACTGTAGCTCCTCCGTCTCCAGTACAGACAAAGACTGAAGGACCCTCTACTAAGGAATAGAATCCAGAACTTTCAGTGTATTCCATTGCCCCTCCGTCTATTCCCACGCTTCCAGGAGGCCCTTGTTCACCTTGCGGCCCTTGTATTCCCTGTTGTCCTGGTACTCCTTGGTCTCCTGGCGGACCCGGTGGTCCAGCAGGACCCGCTGGACAGTCGCATTGTCCGGTTCCTATTCTTTGGTAAACTACTACAGCCACTATTATCGATACTATTATCGCTACTACCGCTAATAAAATCGACGTAACAGAAAGCCCCTTCCCCATTTCAATACTCGTCTAAAATGGAAAAGCCTACAGTAGTACTAGCAGCAGTCGTTATTGCCATCCTTGTTGTGGCCGCCATCTTTGTAGCCATTTCTCTCTCCGAAAAGAGTGAAACCTCTACTATTCCAAGTAAGGAATGGAGCGAAAGAAGCTCAGATGACTGTGACGAGCCTCGCGTAGTTGAGATTGAAGACTCTGAATGTGACGATTCTTCAGATAGTGAAGACTCCGAATGTGACGAATACATTCACTCAATAAGTACCTCTCCTCGTTCCGACTTTACCTCCCCTCACTAAGTCTTTGTACTTCCCGAAATTACAGGATCCTGTAATTTCATCTATTTAGCGTCCCTACAAGTCAGGCATAGTAGTGCAGCTTGGTTCTTCTCTATTCCTTCTCGATAGCTCATAGGAGAGCCGTAGTATAGTACGCTAAGAGGTCTAGCTTTCTTTGACTTAGAGACTAGTACTAGTTCTCCAGTAGAGTCTATACAGTAGACGTCAGGCTTTTCATCGGTGTATCCTTCTGTGAAGTAGCCTGGATTGTACCCTTGTTCTCTCCAGACTAGAGCGACGTACTCAGCTTGTACAGTGTGGAAGACGTTTTGTACTAGGAAGTAAGTCTTGTCCTTTCTGTACACGTAAGGAGTCACTCTGTCGCTCAGGTCCCAAGTGATCTTACTGTGCTCATAGGTGAGCCCTTCTTCTTTAGTCTTCACGATACTAGATAGCTTCCAGTTAGTGAGCTCGTCTGCTGTATGAAAGACCGTTTCGTTAGGTCTTTGTATATAGTCTGTGGACTGAGAGTAGTAACCCCTAATGTGTTTAGGTCTGGCGTCTTGTTCGGCCTGTACGCTTAGCGCTATTTCCTTGAGGAGGTACTTTAGCTTACCCCTGAACTTCTCGCTATAGGCTATTACCATGTACTCTCCGTCTACTTTGTCTACTAGCCCAGTCTTCATGTTGTAAACGTTTAGCATGGTGTCCTCGAGAGTGTTGGCTTCAGGCAGGTTACGACCTACTTCCTCGAAGCGATAGAAGTCTAGACCGTCTCCTGTGTAGTCGCCTTGGTATGTGATTACCTTGTTCTGCCAGAAGGACAGGTGACCGTCTAGTCTCACAAAGTAGTACATGTAGGTAATGAGCTCTCTAATGAAGAGGATAGAGCGACCGAACCTGTACCACTTCATTACGTTTGACTCTCCTTTCTCTACTATAGGTGGGTCGTAGGCTTCAGTCCCCATGGTTCGACCGTCGGTCAAGGGAACGTAGAATCCACGTACTCTCCCGCTTACAGGGTACCAGTACCCGTCTACTTTCCCATTTCTTAGAGAGTGGCAAGTAGGCTTCCCAAAGAGCTCGATACACTTCTTGTGTGTGCACCTAGGGGAGTCTCCTAGGGTGGTAGGCTTGTTGTAAGGTCTGGTAGGGTCGGTGATGACTGTGTACCTTACCTTCCTATGTCTCATCTCGAAGCTGTAGGCCTTACCCTTAGAGTCTATCTTCTGCGAGAACATTTTACCCGGAAGTCTATCCGCCACTGCAGGTCCACTATAGATGTTAGATTCTACCGTTCTACCCCACGTGAGAGTCTCGTAGGAAGTTTCCCAGATGTAGCTCATCTCTTCATTGAACATGGACCGTCTTCCTACCTCGCTGTCGCTGTCCATACTCTCTGATAGGTCCCAGAGGTGTCTACCTGACTTCTTATACGCCATGACTATAGGCTCGCACTGGTACTCGTTGTTGAAGCTCTCAGACTTAGCTGAGATCTTTACCATCATGATCAAGAGTACGCGTCTAGTAGGTCTGTATGGCTTGCAGTAGAAGTGTTCGTGGTAAGGTATTGCTAGACTACCTGAGTCTGTACCTCCTTTCTCAGTACCTTGTACGAAGCAGTAGATGTTAAGGTTGAAGTACTCTTCTATAGCGTTAATGAAGAGCTTAGGGTCTAGGTAGACTAGAGGATCGCCTAGGAGCTTAATCCTGTCTTCGGGGTTGTAGTTGTACATCTCTTGAGCTAGGAGGTTAGGGTGTGTACTTTCAGCCATCTTAGCTCGCACACGTTCAACGTACTCTTCTCTCTGGATGCTGCTGTTGTCATATGAGTATACTCCCATTTTACTCTTAGCTTCTTCGTCTTCCATGTCTCCTTCGGTCTCCACTATCTCTCTGACTCCGTCTGCGTAAGCCTTAGAGTCGGTAGGTACTCCTGACTTCAAGATGCTGTGAATGATGGAGGAGGGAGACCTTGGGACCCCTATTCTAGCTGGGACGTCTAACGAGATAGTCTCTCGTCGTCCTCTACCTTCCTTTGGCGGTTCAAATTCTACCTTGTAGTCTTCTAGTAGCAAGGACAGGTCTCCAGGTACCTTAGCGTAGGTGTCTTCTTTGAGAGAGTACCTGTCTACAGTCAAGCTTTCACCTTTATTCTTACTGTCCTGAGGGTCTACTCCGTTCTCGTAGTCAGAGACGAGCTGAGACTTGACTGGAGTTCCGTCTACTACTTCTCCATTCTGAGGTTTAGGGAAGCAGCAAGGTGCGTAGCCGTAAGCTGAAGACGTACTAGTATTGTTAGTCCTGACTCCTATGTATGGGAAGTCGGAGGTGTCACACCCATAGTAGTTTCCTCCCATCCTAATCACTGTGCGGTTTATGTCTGCCTTCTTCCCCGCTATCTTAGTCTTCTTCCACTTCTTCAAGTCTTTCTTGGGTACCTTAACCGGTTGTCTGGCGTTAGGGCAGACACTAGCGTAGTCTACACTGAAGAGCCTGTTGTCAGCTTCCATGAGTGAGGTGAGTCTCTCGTTGTCGTACCTTTCTCTGACTCCCCTTTGTACGTCCGAGATCCACTTGGTCTCTTGCTCAGTGATTCCTGCCGCTTCGTGCATCCTGATGTACTTGTCGTTTGCAGGCTCTTCTATGTCCATGTAGTATTCCAGGACAGAAGGCAGACTCTTGAGTAGGCTCTCTATAGAGGTAGAAGAGTTGGTAGTGTAGGTACACAGGAGGTACCTAGTTTCTTCGTCCACCTTGTACTTAGATGAGGTAGACTTCTTACTAGTGTACACTCTGTCTACCATGGCTTCAGAAGTGATTCTCTTCTTAGCGTTGATCTTTACCCCCGAACCCTTCCTGTCTCCACCGAATGGAGAGGCGTAGACAAAGGACAGCTGCTTACTACCCTTGATCGCCACAGTATGTTGGTCTTCGGGTACCGTTACCCAAAGGCTGAAGATCGGGTCTGTGAGTGAAAGCTCTATGAAGCTTTCCTCCCTGTAAGGAGGTTCCCACCCATAAATACGGAAGCTGCCTCTACTGACGACTGTAGTACCCTTTCCCAGCTCTAGGAAGTCTAGTGAAGCCTCTACTGAAGCCGTAGTGTCAGTAATGGTGTCTCCGTCCTTACGGTAGAAGGACTCTACGTCTATACTGCCCTGGATCAAGTCTATGTCTACTACGAACAGAGAAGCTTTAGGTATGTCTGAGATGATGGAGGTCCTAAACGTCTTAGACCAGACCAACATGTAGATGTGGTGAGGGGTCTTGTCGAGCTTCTTACGGTTGAGTATAGTCTCGTAGTCGGGAGAGTGACCTTCTACTGTACCTGTGTAGAGTTTAGACCTCTCATTACCCTCTCCGTCCACATAGACTATGTAGAGGACCTCTCTGGAAGTAGAGGCGAGGTCAAAGATTTCTAGCCCGTCGGTCTTGTCTATCTTACTACCCCTGAACGTAGGATAGAACCTGGTACTGGAGTTAGTAGGGGTATGTTTACTGATGGCTATAGTACCCTCAGTGTAAGCAGAGAGCTGGGACATACTTTGTATGATACTAGAGCTAACCTCAGATACTCCACCTTCGTTCTCCAACCAGTCTTGGATGTTGATAGAGAGGCGATTTATGTCGTTGTATATAAATACAGAATCGGAAGAAGTCTCGAAGAAGGCTTTAGAGACTGACACTATGTTCACACTCTTGTCTATGTAAGAATAGTATATACCTAAGACGTAGGTCAGGTAGTCCCTGTACGGTAAGTATTCCATTCTGGAGATGTACTGTTCTACGTCGAAGGGATCTTCTAGCTGGTCTTGAGTGAGTGAGCTCTCGTGAAGCAGATTAGCTACAGAAGAGGCGTACTCAATAGACATGTAGTAATCATAGCGCTCCCTATCTACCTTCTTGATGTCCTTGAAGTCCAGACCCTCAAATACTACCTCTGCAGTTTCAGAGCTTAAGCCCATCTTGACGAGTCGTTTCTTACTGAGTCCTCCTTTAGACAGTACTGCCACTATCTCGGTAGCTATACCATACTCGTCGTACTCTGAAGGTTCGTCCAGCAGGTAGGTGGGAGTCTGGATTAATTCTCTGTAGGACTCTTTCGTATCGAACTTGACGTACCCTACTACTAGGGAATTGGTGAGCTCATCATCTTCAGCCACAACTCCGTCTATCCCTATCTCGTCTAGCTTGAAGATGATAGAAGCTACCTTCAGTAAGTAAACAGTCCTGTAGAGTAGGTAGTCGTCTGAAGCCTGGATCTCTTCGAACCTTGCGTCCTCTATCTTGAAGCTAGGCACATCAGATAGCTGTTCCATGTCACGCTGTACCGAAACAAGGTTCTCAAAGTCAGACCCTAGCCCTATCTCGTCGAAGTTGTTCCTCACGTCCTCTAACTCATCTTCAGGTACACTGTCTATGAAGTTGTCCATAACTCTCCTTACGGCTCTATACGCAAACCTTACTCCTAAAGAGCCTGCTAAAATAGCGTCAGTATCTCTGTTACCCGAATGACTTATGCGTGTGTAAATCTCGGTTAGATCGTCTAGATCCTTACGGTTACCCGACAATATCGTCATACCAATATAGATCTCGAAAGGAGCATACTCACCTTCTGGTGTCCTCATGATCATACGAAGAGGAACATCAGTATCTGTTGCTACCTTGTATGCTTGTAGTATTTCCCTGTGGAAATCAGCTCCCTTGGACATTTTATTGGACATCTAAAATGGAGTCTACAACAGAATTGGACGGTATATGCCAGTTCATCCGAGAGTTCCATCGGGACTATCCTCAATACACGAAAGGTCTGAACGTAGACCTTCTGATGTATCACATTAACGACCTGAACTCTATAATCGGTCACGACAAGTTGAAGATCAAGATAGGTAAAGCAGTAAAGACTATCCTATTGAAGAAGAAGATGAACGTGAACACTGATCCCTACGTCAACTTCTTACTCTTAGGCTGTCCTGGGGTAGGTAAGACCACTATAGCGACTAAGATAGCTAACATATGGGACAGCGCAGGGTTCTTGGATCGGAACTGTCGTCAAGAAGTCGAGTCTGACGCTAAGGAACAGATAGCCGACCAGCTACTAAAGAACAGCGCTTCATACTTCATAGCCTTTACTATAGCTTCTATCTTAGCTACTATGTCACTTAAACTGAACAGCACTCTGGGGTTGTCTAAGATAAAGAATGCAGTCCTCTCTACGGTAATCTTCGTGGCCTCCGCTACAGTCATCATTTACCTAACTAGTAAGAAGGTGGACGAAGAAGAGAAACCTAAGCAGAAAGACGAAGACTGCGACTCTAATATAGTCTTCGCCAAGACCTCCGACTTCATCTCTAGCTTCTACGGAAAGACTCCCACACATTGTGATAAGTTTATCTCAAAGAACGCGGGTAAGATCATCTTCTATGACGAAGCCTATGACTTAATGGAGCCAGGCAACATGCACTACGGTGCTACAGCCTTGACGCACATTGTAAGAGCCATGAGTGAGAGTCCCACAAAGCATGCGTTCGGGTTCGCAGGCTATAAGCACAAGATAAAGGCTAACCTATTGAACAAGCAGGAGGGTCTTAAGAGACGTATCCCCTATGTATTCGTGTGTGAAGGTTACACGGGAGACGAGCTCTTCAAGATATTCCTTAAACAGTTAATCGCGGCTAATCTTTCCTTGGTGAAAGAAGACGTCCCTAAGTGCCAGACCTACTTCCTAATGCTCTCTGCCAAGCTGACTCAGTATGGTGGAGATACTAAGAACTTGGTAGACCTCTGCAACAACGCCATATGTGAGGACTGGATGCCTTCTCACGGTAGAGAATTCAATGAAGTCTCGTATGAGCAGTTTAGACGATCGCTAGATGAATTAGTGGACGACAAACTGAGTGACTCAGACGACGAGTCAGCCGAGACCGACTGGATGGATCCTCCTAATATAATGTTCTCGGAGTAAGACGAATAATATACACACAATCGTGTATATACAGTGTATAGTAAGCACGTGCATTCTGGGGCTTAACTGGGATTGGCACAATGCACTACTACTATGAGTACCTACTATACCTTCCCTAAAGACCTCTTGATTCAAGCTTTCTACAGCAGCAACAAGGAATCCTCCGATGGATCTCCTCTGTGTACTGCGTTGATAAATGACATCATCTTCTCTTCAGAAGGTTTGACCGAGACACCTGAACGTTATGTTTGTATCTCAGACAAGGTTGCGAAGAACGTACTCAAAGAATCCGACATCCCTTCTGACTCTAAGATCTGTCCTATCGTTAAGATAGTGCCATCAGTATCAGACTACTTAGACACTGATGATCCTGCTAAGCTTGTAGAGTATGCTAGTACTATGTTTTTAGCAGTAGCAGAGCTTCACAAGCGGGGGTTTGTAGCTGGAGAGATCACCTTAGATTCCTTCTCCTTAGTAGGAAAAGATAAAGCTTCTAAGGAGATAGTCTTTAACGAACTACCTTACGCTGGTCCAGCTGGGACAGTAGCACGCCACTATGGCTTTCCTTACGCTTCTCCTTCTGCGGTCAACCACCCAGAGGAACCTGCTACCTTCGATGACGACTTGTGGGCTACTGGTATCAGTGTGGTTGAACTATTCGGGAACCTAGGACTCATTACTCCTAAGTCCAGTATAGACGTGAGTAAGTCTCTTCTATCCAACTTAGCTGTACTCATCCTTAATGGTAAAGCCAGTAGGATCGAGGACTATCTCAGTAAAGAAGTGGAGATGGAAGACGACTTGATGGAAGGGTTACTCGAGTCTTTGGAAGAGCACGGGATAAAGACAGAAGGTTCTAAGAAGCCTCTGTCTCTAGACCAAACCTCTAACAAGATAGCTGACCTAGTCGCCTTACCTATCACAGCTTCTAAGTCTAAAAAGAAGAAGAAGGCAGCAGTCTCTAACGCTGCTATAGTGGCAGTACTCAAGTCTGTCTTTATGGCTAAACCTAAGAAGAAGACTTATACCAAGGCTATCTCAGAACTATTGGAAGATAAGTATAGCCAAGCTAAGGAAGCTGACACTTTCTTGGGAGAGATGATAAAAGGTATGAGGATAGAGCTAGAAGGTGAGGATAAAGGACTAGTGGACGCCGCTATCTCTATGATCTTCGGGGACCTAGTCTCTGACGATATAGTCGCTGAGGTGAAAGTAGATGAGGTAGCACCTCTAGCTACCATAGCTGGGTACCTCAACAAACTTATTGCGCAGGAAGACGAAGAAGAGGAGGAAGAAGAAGAATAATCGTAGACAAAATATATTAGAGAACTAATATATGCAAAAGGGCTCTATGTCTAGGGGAAAGCTAAGCCGCACTATCTCAGACACTATTAACTCAGTCATGCTTGACATGGGAGACAAGATAGCTAAGATCTCTAAGAGAGAAGAGTTTCCTCACGAGCTAATTTCTTCTCTACTAATGAACGACCTAAGTCAGAACATTCACCCTGTAGGAATAGGAATAGTATCGAACGCGATACGTAAAGACTTAGGTCGTAAGTACGGTACTACCGTCTCCTACTTCTACATCTCTTATCTGAAGGCTAAGTGCGACCTAGAAGAGATAATAAACATGGATCTTTCTGAGACTCAGCTTTACGAGATCTGTATTAGTCTTGTCAGTATAATAGCTGACATACACTGTGTAGGAGTCGTCCATGGAGACGTAAGCCCTAAGAACTTCCTGTTCTCAGAAGGTCAATTCTTGGCTACAGACTTCGGGGACTGCTACCCTCTGACAAACTCTACCGCCGTCTATACACAGGGATATCAGGCTCCAGAGGTAGTATTCGGGAAGTGTCAGACTCCAGCTTCTTTCAGGACTGACGTGTGGGCTTTAGGAGCTACTATCTACTCTGTCCTTTTGGGAGACGTAGTCACGGTAGATAGAGTAATAGGTAAGAATGAACAAGTAGAGCTAGACGAGGAATATAGGGAACTGTTGATCCAGTCTGTCCCTAACTATCCCAAACTAGTCGAGGTCTGTATAAAGTGCTTAAAGCACGATCCATCTAAGAGGTATGACGACGCACTACAAGTTTATGCAGACTTAACGGGAGAAACTTCCTGTATCACTAGAGTGAGGTTCGACTCCTTAGACAAGGAAGACTTCGCGAAGAAGTTGGGAGAGTGGATAAAGTCTACACCTAAGTATAGGTTCTTGAAGAGAAAGCTGGAGACAGACGTGGTAGACGTCATGCGTGTAATGCTGGAAGGCTCATTCGACGATCGTCTAGCGCCTAAGATCAAACCCTATATGACGCATGACATAGTTGAGACCTACAACTACATGTTGAAGAATGCGGATGAACTTAGTACCGTATTGGATACCTTTCGAGAGTGAGCGAATAGAAAATTCACATATAAACTATATATGAAAAGACCAGCGATGCCAGAATACGAGTCTCTGAAGGAAGTATTGGGTTGGAACGACAAGAAAGGTCCCTTCCCAATCGAAAAGAGTCTAGACCAAATCATAGAGACAGTGAAGGATACTGGAAGTGAACACACTGTAATCATCAACTCACCTACAGGTAGTGGTAAGACCATTGCACTACCATGGCACATCTACAACAATCGTAAGTACATATTTGGGAAGAGCCGCAAGATCAGAGTGGTAATAGCTATGCCTACTATTGTCTCTATTTCCAAGATATACGGACGTTTATCGGAAGGTTTAGAGGGTGAAGTCTTTTTCCACGCAGGAGGTACCGGTAACTATACGCCTACTTCCAAGGGTCTCATCTACGCTACTAGTCAGCACATCTCTAACAAGATCATGAAGCTCCTAGCTGCGGAAAAGCCTATGACTGACTATGCAGACGTCATAGTCCTAGACGAGTACCATACCCAACAGCCTGAACTCATGGAAATCTACCACATGTGGGCGGCTCAACCTGCGGAACGTAGACCGGTTATGATTAAGATGTCAGCTACAGGTCTCTCTAACGACCCAGAAGACAGGATCATCTCCTTAAAGCCTCAAAAGAGCTCTTACAAGATTACGATCAACTATCTCAAGAAGAAACAAGGTCAAGACCCTACTCCCAAGAACATAGACGAGGCGGTAAAGCTCTGTGCTACCAACTGTTACTCTATCTATAAGGCTGCGGCAGGTAACTTGGGTAACTTACTTTGCTTCTTACCTAGAGTCTCTGACGTAATGAGGGCTCACTCACTCTTCCTTGCTAAGTTCAAGGGGGCTAAAGTCAATACTATAGTAGCCTTCTCAGCTATGCATCCCGACGACAGAGTTAAGCTAGAACGTGTACGCAAGGACTCCAACACTGTAATCTTCTGTACTAACTTACTCGAAAGCTCAGTCACTGTACCTGGAACAAAGTACATTGTCGACAGTATGTACGAGAATCACGTCGTGTATAACGAGAAAGGTGGGATCACCTCGGAAGTCAGACTCATCACTAAAGCTTCTGCTATCCAACGCGCAGGACGTACAGGTCGTGTATCCTCTGGAGCGGTACTAAGACTAATCTCAGAAGAAAAGTATAAGAAGCTAGCTGACAGAGACTCAGCTAGAATAACAGGTATAGACGCCAAGATACCTATACTGAGACTAATGTACGCTAAGGTCGATCCTCAGGGCATGTTCAGAGAGGCTGGAGACATGGACAACTTCAGAAACAAGTTCAGGAAGCTCACCCTTGACGACGCGATCCGCACTTCAGGTAGCGATCCCATATTCGTGAACGAAAGCGACCCTGAAGGCAGATCTTACACGATTACTGAGCTAGGTATCTTCTGCGCTAAGTTAGGTGCAAACTTCAGAGAAGGAGTCAGTCTTTACAACGCCGTTAGCTCTCTCAAGCTAGACAGCATAAGTAAGAAAGGAGTAATTACTAAGAAGAAGAACGTCTACGCCGCTTTAGTAGCGTTGTCAGTCTACTCTCTTAGCAACTTTATGCTGAAGAAGGGAGTAACTGTACCAGAGGACTACGATACTGCAGACGTCTGTATAGACGAGTTCATTCACGCTCACGACAAGCTGGGTATAGACCTAGACGTGGCAAGCTATGTCAAGTCAGACGGTCCTCTTTACCTCATGGAAGACAGTCTCTTCGAGCTCTTCGGTACCTTCCAACGTGTGAGACGTAACTTTCCTGTAGACCAGTACTACATCAGACCTCAGAGTAGAAAGTTCATAAGGGCTATACTCCAGCTCTTCAGCAGCGAATGTCTCTACTTAGTCCAGAACCAACATAGAGACAAGGACGTCAACACTCTCACCATTAGACTTCCTATAGCAAGTAAAGACGTGAAGACTATAGACCATCCTACCGAGGGGCACCTAGCTATAGTCAAGGGTCAAGTAGATGGAAAAGGACTACTCTTCAAGTCTGAGAAGTACAAAGAAGCTTTTGTCTACAAGTTCACACTAAAGTATGAGAGAAGAAGCGGCAAGCATGGAGACTATAACTTCCACAAGTACACCAACTTACAGGGTCACTTCCCTAAGGAAACAGATGACCTTTCAGAGCTCATGATTAACGAGCATAGACGCAATACTCCTAACTTCACAGGCACCTATGATGAAGACGTAATGTACAACGCTAGCTCTAGAATAGTATACGACATGAAGTTACTGGACATAGAGATAGGAGACTCTATCTCGGATGGAATAGCTGCACCTATCGCCTCGTCTTCCAATAGACCGGTCAAGATGTAGAGGTAAAAATACTATCTAGATAATATCAGTGGGGTTCACTGATATAAAAACGAGACAAAATGCAGAAGGTCAAAAGCCGTATGAAACCACAGGCTCTCATATTCTGCTTTACTTGGCACGTAGGTAACCAAAAATTCTGTGAGACTACAGACCGCTTCAGAGAAGACAGGAACTCTAGGAAGCTCTCTAGTACATTCTCTGGGTCTTGTACTTTGGGAGCCTTTGCAGACACTCTCGCTACCAAGATTACTAGCGCTCCAGAAAGAGCTTCATTAGTCTGCGTCACCACTACTGGAAGCAACAACCACGTTTCGACTCTCCATACCCAGCTACTAGCAGACAAACTAGGAGGCATCTCTTATCTAAAGCACTCACATGAAACGGTACGTAACGGAAGTGGTAAGTACGTCGCGTCTTCTATCTTTGTCCGAAGTGACCTCGTCCCTGCTTACCAACAAGGCAATGCAATGATGAGTAAAAAGTTGGGAAACAACTATAGTCGCACCTTCAGCTACTCTAACTCTGACAAAGTATTAGCGGCAGCGGTAGCTACCTACGTTAAGCACCCAAGGTATGGTAGCACAGCAATAGTCTCCGCGAACATCAGAGTCACACCTAAGGTACTCCCAGACCAGATGAAGATGGAAATAGACACCTGTATGAACTCCATGATCAACAAGCTGTGTAGGGGTAGTCCTAAACCAGACCGCTACATCATAATGGGAGACCTCGGCTCTGAAATCATGAACCTACACGACTACCAGTCCATAAGCGACATGCACAGTCACGACATAATAGGTAACTATATCAAGCATAATAGCATTAGTAATCCCTCCGACCCAGACCATGTACTTTCAGAGGGAGTAGACAATAGAGGACCTACCTTTCCTCCTACCGGAGACATTAAGATGGATCACGGAGCTAGAGTAGCTCTCGTACAAGATACTTACGTCAGAGATAACTACACTAGCACTTCATGGTCTGATAGAGTACTCATAGGATCTAACGCTACCAACAGTAAACCGGACAAGAAGCTCCACCAAGTCTGCGCTAGGTATGAAGCCTTTGACGACCACTCTATGAGAGGTTCACCAAGGTGTGCAGTCACAGCATTCATCTCGCTCAGACGTAAGAAGAAGAAAGATTAAACAAGATGTAACGTCGTTACATCTATCCATAAGACGTCCAGACACCTCTATATCTGAACGCCCTAAAATTATTTACATATGAAATAACGATGGCCTTAACACAGGAAGCACTCGAAAACTACATCTCAGAGAGAGGCTACGCTGAAAATCAAATCAGGAGCTTCGATCATTTCTTGACGGTAAAGTGTCACGAGAGTATAGCTGGAAGACGTATAAACTGCTCCGACGGCTCCATAGTAGAATTCTTGAGGTTCAAGATAGACGACCTTTCTGAGCAAGACCGAGCGGACATCACTATGACTCCTCAGCTAGCCAGACTTAGAGCGATGACCTATGCTACTACATGGTACATAGAGGCACGTATTATTGCTCTAGATGGAGTGGCCACTCATAAGACTGTCAAGGTAGGCTCTGTACCTCTCATGGTAGGCTGCTGTAAGTGCTTTACCAAGAACCTTAGTCCTGAGGAGAAGCTTTACTATGGTGAGGACCCTGATGACAGAGGAGGTCAAGTCTACATCAAGGGTAACGAGATGTACATGACTGGAGTAGATCGTACTTCAACTGACGTAATGATCAGCGTACCTGATAAGGTCAAGATAGAGGGAGATCACAAGATAGCTACCGCAGCTAATACTAGGATCACTCTCACTACAGACAAGGGTACAGACTTGAACATGGTATCGTTTACAGACTCTATTCTCAGGTTCTCTTTACCTTCTATAGCTACAGACGACAAGGCCGTCAAGTACAGCGTTAATGTAGTCAGACTTTACATGATGATGGGACTAGAGATTAGCGAGATGATAGACTCTATAGTCGAGTTCACAGGAGACCAGTATAGGGACGACGTAATTACTGCCTTGACCCCCTCTGTGCAAGACGTCATCCTTTCTCCTGACCACGTAGCTGAGATGTCTAAGATGTTTGTGTACTCTAAGCTCAAGCTAGAAGAGAGGAACAATAGACGTCTCAAGTCCTACGACATAAAGGATGAAGACCTCATCAAGATAGTCGAGAATACAGAAAGTATAGACAGGTCCAGGAACCACATCCATACCGCTGGACTCATGCGCGAGATAATAGAGAAGTTTGGGACTCAGGAAGACCTTATCTTTGCGCTCTCCACCATTCGTAAGTCTGAGACTAGCGGCACAAAGTCTAAGAAGAAGTTAGCCAAGCTATCTGAGACTAAAGAGAAGCTAGCTAACCTCCGTGCCATCTACGAGATAGAACAGACTTTACAAGCCGACCTCTTCCCCTTTATCAAGTCCAGGTTTGCGCTAGACTTCTCAGAGAACGAGGAACTACTGGAGGAAGACGTAAAGAAGATACGTAAGAAGAAGCTAAAGATGTTGTCTATGCTTTGTGCTCGACACATCATGCTCCAGATAGGAGTCTATCCTCCAGACAACAGAGACGCCTGGATCAATAAGAGACTCATATTTACTGGAGAGCACTTCTTGCAGAAGGTGAGAGGGGCGGTAGGTATAGCCTTTGGTCAGGCTGCTAAGAACGGTCTTAGTAACGAAAGTCCTATCAGTGTGATCAATACTATAGCGGACAGTATGAAGCTCGAAGCCAACATCAATAGGCTCTTCTTCCCACAAAAGGGAGGTGAAGAGAGTAACGATAGCGGCAGTTCAAGGTATACTAACGGTAACAACGTAGCTTCGGCTGCTAGCTCCATGAATACTATAGTCAGTCCGGTCTCGTCTAGGTCTGAAAGTAAGAGCAAAAGGGAGCTCTCTCAGGATGCTATAGGGTTCTTGTGTCCGGTTAAGATCGTCGAGAACGAGACAGCCGGTCTAACCAAGCAGTTAGCTCTTACTTCTAGAGTGGCCAGAGCAGTCAAACCTGAAGTACCTATTAGAGCAGTACTTAATCATGACAGCGTCAAGGAAGACAGGGACTGGAAGATGGACGAGAAGACGGCTATGGTAACAGTCTCTGGTGCATTTACTGGGTGGACTAACTCTAAGTATGAGCTTAGAGACTATCTCGTGGACTTGAAGCGCAAAGGAGGGTTAGACAAGGAAGTGAGTATCGCGTTAGACGACAACGTCCTATTAGTCTCTACTACAGGAGGCTACTTAGTCAGACCTCTCCTACTAGTAGACTTAGAGACTCAACAGCTAGTCTGTGACTTAGCGGACAGTGGAGTAAGGAAGACTGGAAAGGTAGACATAGACTCTTGGGTAGATAAAGGGTGGATAAGCTACGTCTCAGTCCGTGAACAAGAGCTTTCCGTGATAGCTATGTCTACAGAAGAACTAAAGACTAAACGTAAGAACATCAAGGACCGAGTCACCATTACAATGGACGACATACTCGAGGGTAACTTAGACGATACTACACTCTACTACCTTCCTGACGTCTCACCCATCAGTAACGCTCAGCTCCTCAAGGAAATGAGACGTAGATTAGAGACTGGTGAGCCTCAGATTGAACTATCCTACTCATACTGCGAGCTCTGGAAGTGCGACATGGTAGGGTACAACGCTAATCTATCTCCATACAGTGAGACTAATCAGGCTCCTCGTAATGCGTACCAAGGTAACATGACTGAACAAGCTACAGGTAGAGGCTTCTCTAACGTCAAGAACAGGTACCACGACACCGTCAAGCTAGGTCCATTCAGTAGAGGTACCCTAGTCAATACAGCAGCCTATCGAGGCTTCAGACTAGACAAGCAAGGTACAGCCACCACAGCTATGACGGCCATTACAGCCTCTGAAGGTACCGAAGAAGACGGGATCAAGAAGAACTTAGACTCTACTAACAGAGGAGAATTCGCCACACAAGTACTCTCACCTTTCAAGATCAAGATCAACACCTCCGATGGGGTCATAGTAGACGAGCTACCTTATGAGCTTAGACGACGCGACAAGAACTACGACAACGTCTACAGTAAGAACGACCCTGCTGGTCCAGCCGGGTACCCTAAGATCAAGAAGTACGTGAAGGAAGGAGACTGTATACTCTCAGCTTACAAAGAGGTAAACGGACACAAGATAGACCAGTCCTACTACTTGAGAGTAGGAGACAAGGGGATCATCATGAGCTACAACAGAATAGTAGACGAGAAAGGTAAGGGAATAAGAGACAAGACTATAGTCTCTATCTTACTCAGTAACTTCGACTTCGCGAGAAAGGGGAACAAACAGAGTAATGAGAACTCTCAGAAGAATACCATCTGCGACATCAGACCAGGTATAAACTTCCCTTACACCGATGAGGGAGTAAGACCTAACATCTGTACCTCTGTGCACTCTTTCTCCACTCGTATGACCGTCTCCTCCTTCAAGATAATGATGATGACTACTCTAGCATCTATAATGGGACGTGACTACGACGCTACTATCTTCGAGAAGTCCTATACCTTCAAGGAAGCCGAAGAGCAAATGAAGGGCACTATACTAATGGTGAACCTCATAGACGGAACAGAGCACAGGTTCGATGGAAGCTGCTACTACAGGATGAGGTCAGGACTTACAGGAGAGTACCTCAAGAACAAGGTCTTTATGGCACCTATACCTTGGCAAGTACTCAAACACTTAGTCGAGCTCAAACAACAAGTCAGAGGAGCTATAGGAGCCAAGGACAGTAAGACTAGACAACCAGTCAAAGGTAAGAAGATGGGCGGTGGACTCAAGGTTGGAGTACAGACTAAGAACGCTCTAATCTCAAGTGGAGCAATCAGGTACGTAGTTAATAAGTTCATCAGGACTTCAAACTCCACTACAGTAATAGTCTGTGGGTACTGCGGAATGGAAGCCAATCCTTACGGAAACCCTTCTTCCGATAGCTATAAGGCTCACTACTACTGCGGTATATGTGATCCAACTAACAGTATGTCAGAGGAAGAAAAGGTATTCTACAAAGTAACACCTACCGCTTCCTTCACTAACATACAAAAGTTCATGTCTATGATGTCTATAAGAATCTATATGAAGGTACTTCCAAGAGAATCTGAACTAGTAAACATAGAAGAACTCTAACCAGACAACTCTGGAGCCCTATAAATGTGAATAAACTAATTCACATAAAAAAAGCAGGAACCTTCCGCGCAATAAAACAACTCAACCTAGTATTAGAATGTCTTGTCTTACTAACTGTGGTGAAAACGAAGCCTTCATTTGGGCACAAACAAGAAGTGGATCACGTCCTTGCACAGAAGAACACTGCTGCAGAGGTCCAAGAGGAGTACCTAGAAAATGTGGTAGAGACTTCACTGAATTCTCAGATTGCGAACCTGACTGCTACTATACCTTAAGATGCTGTAGAAAGTGTGTAGTCAAACGTAGATGGGAAGCAGGAGAAAACTTCTGTGAATGCGATAGCCCAGACAGAAGCGAAAGAGACTATACCAGACTCTTCAGCATTGACTTACTCCCTGGAAACAAACACCATAAGTACAATACATACAAAGCTAAGTACTGTATGAAAGTCTCATACGACGGTGACCAAAACTCATCAGGTATCTGTAAGAACATCCAAATAGCTGAAGGTGAAACCATCAGATTCAAGCTATCTTGTACTGAAGATCAATTCGGAGTCTGGAGAGACCGTAACCTCATCGGAATCCGTGTAGGAGAATACAGAAATGGGTACTATACCATTGTAGGAGGAAAGAAAGGTGAAAGATACTGGTACGGACACCCTGGCTGTCTCCACTCAGGAGCTTGTATCAGAGTATACTAAATTGTAGAGTAGTAAAGTAAGATATGAATCGACCGATTCATATTCATTGTTTAGGTACCCTGTTACCTTCTTTATCAAGGATTACAGGAGTATTCATGACTCCGTCAATGTTTGTCATGAGGATGCCTGGTTCATCGTTCACTATGTCTATACAAGCCCCTATTTCTGCTCTTATCTGGTCATCGTCTAGCATCCTCTTATTGACCATATTGAAGTGGAAGATACCTTTACCTTTGTCCTTGAACCCTATGTGGTCTCCAAAGGGTCTAGCACAGATCCCATTGTTGAACCTAGGGTAGATGTCGAAGGACAATACCTCTCCTGGAGCTAAGTGAATGATAGGATAGGTGTCGCTAAAGTCTAGACCCACTAAATCGTCGGTAGTGAAAGTCTTCATCACATCGGTATCGTTGTACCACTTGTATCTCAACCCTTTGTTCTCTGTGGCGAGCTTGAAGACCTTTTCTGTCTGCTTCACAGGTAGCTGACCAAAGATGACTGGTAGTTGAGCGAAGGACATATCGCAGGTATTAGACGGTTCAGCATCTAGGTTCTCTTGATGGAACCTAATGTAGAATATAGTCGCTGTGTAGATCTGAGTTGATATACACCTGATTAGACTGTTTGCGTAGTTATATTCGAGTCCCTTTACCTTCTTCGGAGCCTTTATCTTTACACTGAACGTAATCCTGAATTTATCGACGACTACTTCGACTAGTTCTATCATGAAAGTCTTTTACTTTAACCTGGCGAACGATTTTATCTTGTCCGGACATACAGAAGAGAAGATGCGAGTGTCAGGCTCCTCTTTGAGCTTTATCATCCATCTTTCCATCTTAAATATATGATCCAGTAGTATGCGCCTGTTGGTGTTTGGGTTGTCTAGGGCTCTAATGATGAAGTTACAGTTACGTCTGTATACTCTTTCGGAGTCAGCATTGAGAGACGTGTAACAGCTGTATGGCCTGAATACTTTCTTAGTGGGAGTGCGAGTACACATCAAGTAGACAGTACGTGTGACATCTTTTTCGTCCACGTTGTTAGTGCCGAAGTTATTTACTGTCCTTTCTATGAACTTTCTGCCAGAAGTAGGAGGTGTGCGAATCTTATTACGTATTACTGAACCACACTTCTGGTGGTCTGCCTCCTTATTCCTATTGAAGATGTCGAAGTCGTGTTTGATCCCGCTAGTATTAGTAGAAGATCTTTGGAGACGAGCTCCTCTGTTAGCTCCTCTTAACATGTGTTTGATTTTGTATCTGTTTATATTTAAAAAGATGGATCTTTCCGAATACATCAATGATTATCCAGATAGGAGGAACAGTGAGTATCAAGAGATCATCGACTCAATGTATGAATTCATCTCGCTATCTTACACTGGAGATGATAGCATGTCTCCAGGAGAGAAGTACTTCAGGACTCAAAGACTAGTACATCGCTTGATGAAGGAATATACTAGGATGATTCTCATAGATAAACCAGGTACAGGTAAGAGTTGTACAGCTTTGGGAGTAGCCGAGATGTGTGTAGCTGCAGTAATTCTGGCTGCACTAAACCCAGACACTATTCCGGCTCCTATGGCCCGTATCAAGACTATGTATGTCATAGTGAGGAACGCCAGTATCAAGGAAGAGATGATCTTCCAGCTAGCTTGTAGATGTACCGATGGAAGGTACAAGCCTGAACCTGGTACTAGGTCAGATCAGATCAAGTCTGTCAAACGTAAGTTCCGTAAGGTAGGCTATAGAGTACTGACCTATGGAGAATTCACCTCGTTCATCGCCTCCAAGTTCGGGTTCGACACTTCAGTTCAAGACAGGAAGGCCAAGTTCATAGAGAAGTTGAATTCAGACCCTGACTTTCGTAAGCGTGTGGAGCAAGAAGTATCTGACTGTTGGTACTGGATAGACGAAGCTCACAACCTCGTTAGTTCAGAGAGTAAAGGTCAATCAGAAGCCTCTGGAGGGTTCAAGGAGAACTATACGTTTATCCACACAATTCTGTCTATCGCTAAACGTATATACTTGATTATTTCTACCGCTACTCCAGCCATTAACAACTATACAGAAGCGTTCAAGGTCTTTAATCTAGCTGTAGACCGGGATGGAGTTATCCCGGAGGAAATGGACCCTAACGATCTGAACGATCACGAGTTCAACCTCTTGTTTCCCTACTTCCCTAAGAATAAGGACAGGAGGACTATTAGTCGTTCTAAGCTGGCTAAGTACTACCTACCCCAGTTCCCTACCAACTACCAAGGTGGAGACTATGACGGTAACTTCGTGAATAGGTACATTACTGACGGGATAGAAGAGATCCCCAACTCCGAGAAGTACATAGAGAACCTCTACAAGCTCCTCTCTTACACCACCCAGGACTTCATGAAGGTCAGACTCAGAGGAATGATGACCTACGTCAGAGACCTTAACCCAGACTACAAGGTCGAAGTAATGACGTCCAAGGGTAATAAGGAGCTAGAGCGACAGATGGCACGTCTCGGATTCTACACCCTAAGACTCTCTACTAAACAGACTAAGCTGTACGATAGCGTAGCCAACATCTACACAGACGAGATCTCAGGTAGGAAGAATAGGGCTACCATATTCATCTTTCCCGACACCGTAGGGAAGTCTGTAGGTAAGGACCTAGACGGCTACAACAAGCACTTCACTCCCGACAATAAGATCATGGGAGAAAGCTCTCTCAAGTCTATCTTCAGGGACGACAGACAGATGAAGAACTACGGAGGTAAGCTACTCCTCACTAAGAGCATAGTAGAGGAGTCAGACGGACTAGTAGTCATAGTCTGCGATCACGTCAAGGGAGCAGGCTGTTGGCTAGTGTCAGCCTACCTACAAGAGAGACTAGACCTCAGATACTACGATGGAAAAGAACCCCTTCTTGCAGACATGGTAGACGAAGAAGCGGACTACTGCTCGGGAGAATACCGTGAAGAGAGCCTAGTAGCACCTGACTTTGGTACTCCAGCTGTCTGTGTACTCACCAGTGAGACTAGTCCTTCAGAGAACTCTAACATAAAGGCTGCAGCGACTAGTCCTTACAACATATTTGGAGCGCTAGTCAAGGTAGTCATTATCTCTGAAGCTCTGTCTGAGGGAGTGAGCTTCCAAGGAGCTCGCTCTGTAGTCCTACTGAACTCTAAGTGGACCGATCCGTCAAGAGAGCAAGCTGAGTCTAGGGCTATCAGAGTAGACTCTTTTAAGACTATAGGTCCTATTCTCAGAGACCAACACGGTGAAGAAGAGCACACTATTAGGGTGTACAGACTGGTAGCACTACGTAAAGATGGATCAGAGACTGTCGACGTTACCACCTACTTAGCGGCCAGAAGTAAAGGTCTGGAGATTAAGATCATACTCAGACACTGTAAGATGTTGGCAGTCACCTGCAAGATGAACAAGGGAAGAAACCAGAGAGCAGAAGACGTAGACTACTCAGCAGAATGTGACTACCTCAAGTGCGGGTTCCCGTGCAATGGAGAAGGCTCTGACAGAAACGTAGACTATACAGGATACGACCTTCTCTACTCCTCCAAAGACGTCGAAGACACCATATCGAAGATCTCTAAAGTCTTCATCTTCTCCCCAGAAGTATCCCTGCCTCGTCTAAAGGAAGTGCTAAAGTACAAGTATCCAGACTTGAGAGACTACATCATAGAGCGTTCAATAACTGAGATGGTGATGAAGAAGATCCCGGTAAAGGACAGGTATGGAATGCAGTGCTACGTCAGAGAAGACAAGGACAAGTTCGTGCTAGACCCAGACTATCCTTCCGATATCTTCATGGAAAAGCTGTCATACCACTATACTGAAGAGATAAACACCGTCAAGAGACGTACCGTAGCTGAAATAGCTAACGAGATGACCACTTACTCAATTGAGGAAATGGAACGTATCATAGAAGACGAAGAGCTTTCTCAGGACATCTCGGTTAACGGAAGCATCCATAATAAGGCTCAGCTCATGGAGTACGTCATTAAGCGTAGACTAATGGACGACCCTATACCAGAGTCAGACATGAGTGAGACTTTCACAGCGATGTACGACCTCCTCATCAAGTTCTTCTATACTATGAAAGAACCGGTAGACGAGTTCGTCAGTATAGACGCTGAAATAAAGAACCCTACAAGGAGTGTAGGTCGTGGTATTACTCGAATGTTGGAAGAAGGCTATACCAGCAGACTCATGAGGAATGGGTCGATACTCAACCAAAGACTCAAGAACGAGGGAGCTACGAAGGTCTGGTTCCACACTCTGTACGGACAAAAGGCGTCTCTGGGTAAAGGTAACATCTCTAATAACTTCATAAATCCACCCGACGAGATACTCATTAGAGTCATAAGAAAGTCTCTCGATAACAACTGGAGAGACGCTACTCCGCTAGAGACAGCTGTGTACAGACGAGTAGCTCACATCTCTAACGCTGTAAAGATGAGAGGTCTAGCGGGAGGAATGGACGAGACCGGTAAGCTAGACCACATGTTAGCCTTTAAGCTTACAGATCCGGGAGTCAAGTTCATCTACAAGACCGACGCTAACAGTAAGCTTTGTAACAACATGGAAGTAGTGGAGCTATTGGGACTAGCCTATAAGAATGGACTCATAGGTAGAGACGACGACCCTCCTCCCATGTCTAAGAGCGCACGTAAAGGAATCGTGGATGAGATCGTGGCTCTCATGTCAGCTAAGTCTAGACAGTCGGAGAGACTTCACCTCAACGAGCTCTCAGATAAGGAGCTTTATGACTACCAGTACTTCTTGATGGACAACCGTACTGAAGGAAGAGGAGCTATTACTAAGAAGAGTATCTGTGAAATACTTTACGAGAGGTTAAGGGAAGCTGGATACGTCTTTGAGGGAGAGGTACCCGTCAAGCTAAGACCTCTCCCTTACAAAGTAAAATGAGCGATGTAATCTTACCCCTGCTGAACCTAAGCACTGACCTAGAGCGGGTGAAGTACGTAGAGTCCGTACTAGATAGCTACACTGTAGACATGCTGACCAGAGAAGAGGAAACAATCATGATAGAGTGTGCGGCAGAGATAGCCCTCCGTACTGGGATAAAGCCTAAGTTCATGAAGGGCTGTGACGAAGCGTTTGAACTACTCAAACTGCCTAGGCGTAAGGCTTGCTTAACGCTATTCATTTCCCCCTCCAGCCCCCAGGAAATGTTGTATGACTACATCTCTGAGCTAGCTGTACATGGTATAGAGCACTTCATTCACAACAATCCCACAGGTATCAGTAGTAAGGTAAGAAGACAGAAGATAGAGAACCTTAAAGTTCACCAGATATGAATCAATCAATTCATATCCATAATAGTCTATCTATCGCCTGTTTCGGGTAGCAGAAGCAGTATTGAAAGACCTAAACATGTCTGACACAGTAGAAGGTAAGGAGGCAGCTCCAGCTATAGTAGAACCTACGTTACTACTAATGTTCAATCTGAGTAGAGTAGGTTGGTTGTTACAGTAGTATATACCGTCTGTACCTCTTACTATCTGAGCATTAATACCATTCTGTCCACTGGTAGTCACGTTAGTACTCATCCAACCTGAAGTAGCATTCATAATACGTAAGACTCTAGAGGTACCTGTAGCTGAAGTAGTACCCGTGAGAAGTAGGTTCCCAGACGAAGCGTCGTACTCTATGTCTCCGGGAGCCAGATTAAGTGCCGTACCTAATAGACCTCCCAGTAGACTAGTATTGGTATACCTTAAGAGTTCAGTAAATCTTACCGTTTGGGAACCGCTGCCTGGTACGTATCGATTGAGGTGTACCTTTAGCACGTTAATAGGCTCAGGTGGTAAGATACCTATGCTCTCATTAACGTTAAGATAGAGGATACCGCTGTCGTAAGTAGCACCTCTACTGTTTAAGCCATTGCTCAGACCAAGTCCAGCCGCGTTAGCTATACTGAACTGGACGTTGTTGTTGAAGTCCCAACCAGTCAAGACTCCACTGTTGCCGGGATTAGCCACGAAGTACAAGATACCTTCCTCGTTATTAGTGGCGAAAGCATTAGCTCCATTTGGAAAGCTGGGGCCTGGGATCACAGTGGAACCTGCAAAGGTATAGTTGAAGATGTTTCCATCGTTGTAGTACATGAACAGGCTGTCTGTAGTCTCCGGAATATTAGACTGAGTCGCTACATGAATAGTTCCGTGAACTGTGGAAGTATTACCGAGAGTATCGCTGACTGTATACTTGAACTCGTCTGGACCTATGTAGTTAGTATTGGCAGTATAAGTGAAGACTCCAGCTACAGGTCCAGTAAGAGAAAAGTCATACTGAGGAGAAGTGACTAGAGTAACTGTGGAAAGGTCAATAGGATTCGTACCTGGAGAAATAGCGGAAGAAACGTCTATCTCGATACTAGCTCCAGGTCTAACGTTAACGAATAAGTCATTCGCTACAGGTAAACTAGGACCTGCAGGACCCGGAGGTCCCTGGTCACCAGTCTCTCCTTTGTCTCCTACTTCACCCTTGTCCCCAGGAGGTCCTTGGTCTCCTACTTCACCCTTGTCTCCGGTCTCTCCTTTGTCCCCAGGAGGTCCTTGGTTACCGTCTGGTCCTTGATCACCGTCTGGTCCCTGGATACCTTGTTCACCCGGAGGTCCTTGGTCTCCTACTTCACCCTTGTCTCCAGTCTCTCCTTTGTCTCCCTGGTTACCAGGTATACCTTGCTGTCCCTGCTCACCAGGAGGTCCCTGAATACCTTGCTCACCGGGAGGTCCTTGGTCTCCTACTTCACCCTTATTTCCTACTTCACCCTTGTCTCCAGGAGGTCCCTGATTGCCGTCTGGTCCCTGGTCACCCGGAGGTCCCTGATCTCCTACTTCACCCTTGTCCCCAGGAGGTCCCTGCTGTCCCTGATTACCGGGTATACCTTGCTCTCCCTGCTGTCCAGGTATTCCGGGTATACCTTGCTGTCCCTGGTTACCGGGAGGTCCCTGGTCTCCTACAGCACCTTTGTCCCCGGGAGGTCCCTTATCTCCTACTTCACCCTTGTCCCCGGGAGGTCCTTGATTACCGTCTGGTCCTTGGTCTCCTACTTCACCCTTGTCCCCAGGGGGTCCCTTGTCCCCTACAGCACCTTGGTTTCCCGGAAGTCCTTGCTGTCCCTGGTTACCCGGGAGTCCTTGCTGTCCCTGGTTACCGGGAGGTCCCTGGTCTCCTACAGCACCTTTGTCCCCAGGAGGTCCCTTGTCTCCTCTATCCCCCTGCTGTCCTTGGAGACCTCGGAGCCCTCTGTCTCCAGGAGGTCCCTTGTCTCCAGGAGGTCCTGGGGGTCCTTCGCCCCCAGTTTTCACGATGGTGGTAGATTGTTGTGTACGGATAGGATAGGACTGTACTACTATAGTCCCATCAGGTAGCGCTCGCCGCACGATAGACGTCATGCTCCTCTGAGATGTTTTATTATGACACTCATAGATGGTGGCGGCGTCTTTTCTCGTACGTTCTCCCACCAAAATGGACTACTCCAGAGCCCTCAGGAACCTTCCTCTCAGTCACTTAATTATTCTAGAAACTCCTCACCCTGGAGTTTCTAGACTGTACTTACTTTCTAAGTCTAGACCTCCCAGTACCATGATTACTCTAAGAGGTAAGGTATCGGAAGATGCTACTAAAGTATTCAAGAAGCTTTACTCCGATAGTCTAGACTGTGACGTCTCTCTTGATACTGATTCGTTTCCTGTAAAGAGGTGGATCTTTGATCCTCGTAGCTGTACAGAAGGAAGGAGGTACATGAGAGACATAATTGAGTCTACTATGAAAGAGGGTACCCACTAGACTTACTTCATTAACCATATCACAGCTTGTGTGATATGAGATACGCTACTATGCACTATTACTAGTTATGACCACTTTCTCTTACCTCAACTCTTCTACCGTATCTATCGGATACCCTTCAAATCTCGTTTCTACTACTCGTATCAAATGCAGTAGATTGGATGGAAACGAGGAGGACTTTACTCCTGCGATCTCTTTCAGGAATGGGGACGAATGTGTAATCCCTTACCCAACTCGTTCCTCTGATAGAATGAAGCAGTATCCTTTCCTCGACCACGTAGTTCCTGGGTATTGTGAACCTAAAGATGTAGTAGTAGTTTCACTATCTATTCCTCACCACAGGTTAGAGGGATCAGACGAACTTAGGAACTTTGGCTTCCCAGCTAACTACTACTTGATTAGGGAAGACCAGGACGGTACCACTACCTTATATAGAGACGTGGTAATGTACGATCGCTTAGGTAGTGGATGTATAGCTAGAGTAATGGCTGATGGTGTGGTTTCTATAGTAGACTTCGACTCCCAGGAAAGACTAGGAGGAGTTTCTGACCTCTACAACTTAAGTATTACCGATCTTAGGTTCGATCCCTTCCTCACTTCATTACCTCTAGCTATATTACGCCACTTCAACTTCTGGAGAATAGGGGCTTTAGAGCTGTCAAGCTACGCAGTGGACAGCTGGATAATGCAGGAACTAGTCGACCTATGTGGAGGAGACCTTGCCGATGTTGCTGAGTTGTCTGTATTCAATATAGAGGTCTACAACTACTTGGATGAACACATCGAGTTTCCTAGTCTCGTTAGTGCAGTCTTTCACGACAGTACTAGACAGGATGTACGTAAAGTGGGAGTCAAGGAGCTATCCATTAATCCTTCCTGTCTAGAGGACGGAATTTGCTACCTAGTAAAGGTACTAGTCCTAGACGACATACCTAACTCCATACGTATTCCTGCACAGATAGAGGAACTAAGAATCTATCTAGGAGACATCTCTGGAGGTACTGGGTTTACCCACGACATTAGTCTATCTCTAGAGCATGGTACCAAGCTAAGACGTCTAGTACTTCAGGACGTAGAGGTAGCACCTATAGAGGATGGAGAGAAGCACAGAGCGGACTTCACGATAGACTTTACCCCTAGAACATAATAGCGATATAGATTAGCTCAATCTATATGTAGGCTGATTAGACCTCTCTATGACCATCCGCAGTACACCACTTAACCTATACTGACTACTCACACTACTACTAACTCACGATGAAGATTAAGGCAGCAATAGTATACATGGGAAGCTTTGGCTTTCACTTCAGCATCACCTTCAGACTCAAGCAGACGGGAGAGGATACTATGCCTATGTTTGAAGCCACAGGATGTTTGGAGACTGATGGCTGCGAGGTCATGAGTGTAGATACCTACCTTCGCAGTGCAACCAGACTACCGGCTAGAGAACGCGAAGCCCTCATGAAGATGGACAAAGACTTCGTGTCGGTTAGACTAATAGAGATAGACGTTGACTCTTTACAGTGGACTGAAAGGTCTTCACCTTCTAAGTGGACAAACAGAGTCAACTTCTCCACGGTAGACGAAGGCGAGGTGTACCGTTCTAAGATACCGTTCAATCGTAAGAAAGAATACCAACTCACTCTCTTACACAAGAGAGCTCAATTCGTGGGACCATACATAGCATCAGACTATTCCTCGAAGGCCTGCCTAAAGGAAGTAAGCAGCTGCGTGACTAGTATAGACGCTTACAGAGACATGAAGCTGACTCGAGTATGTGATCCGAGCAAAATCATCAGACTCCGTTTGAACGATGGACACCTTAGTACGTGCCACGTAGACTACCTCAAGGAATTCCCAGACGAGGCAGTCCGTATCGGCAGAGACGGCTTCAGTTCTCTCAAAGAGCTAGACTTCACCTGCGTCTCGGACACATACATACAAGGCTTCTTCGAGTACTTTAACATCACTCACCTAAGAGTACTGAACTTGTCAGGGAGTGGGAAACGTAAGCTATCTCTACCTAACCTCACTGTAGGCAAGGTGATAGTAAACGCTCACGATCACGAGCTGGAGTTCAAGAAAGTCCACAAGACAGTCCAGAAGGCCTGCTTCAAGTCTTGCCTACACGAATACGATGGGATCAACGTGATAAACTTCTCCGACGTATTCTTCTATCCTGTAGCTGGGATAGTAGACCTCACCGCGGTAAATCTTACTCACATCGAGTCCTCCGAAATAACGAGGACCAAGTTCACCTATAATCATCGTAGAGACCAATCTAGACTTCACATGGATGATCATCCCATCCACGACTTCATGACTGAGGTGACTATCTCTTTACACAAAGAACCTAATAGACCGCAAGAGGGCTCTGAGACCACAGTCTAACCGTGCTAGACTATGTTCCATATAGCTTGACTAAGCTATATACACACTTATACATGTATTGTCAGAGAGTTAATACACTACTAATACCAGTATGAAGATTACAGCACCAGTATACTTCTGTAAGACAGGTCTCGAAGGAATAACAGGCTCTATCACCTTTAAAGACCTAGAGCCGTTAGAAGACGTCCAATATGAGACCGTCACGTTCACTGAGTTCAGCGAAATGTTTCCAGAGATGGCTAAACAAGAAACTCCAGGATACTGCACTCCTGAAGACACAGTAGTACTACTTTGTACCTTCGACAATACCCAGTTCAAGTTTTGCGAGACTCAGCCAGCTACCTCCTTGTATCACTCCGATTATACCTTGGCGAAAGGAAAGATAAAGAAAGACATAGAGGATTCCTATGAAGAGAGACGTCCGTCAGCTTCGTCTCTTAAGCTTTCTGCTGGGAAAGTAAAGCTCTGCCACATACCTAGTGATACCACTATCGACCGTAAGAATATAGTAGAGACAATCAAACCGTTAATAACTATCCTACACTTGAGGTATACTACGGGGTCTGAGAGGTGGTGTGACGTTTCTAAGATCACAACTATTACCTTACCCACTACCGGGCAACCTGGTCAAATCGCAGAAGTAACGAGGCATAGTAAGAAGCTGCATAAAGACGCTGTACTAGCTTTGTATGAAGCAGTAGGAAAGGGTGCCTTCGTCTCTCTTCAAGAAGTGGTAGGTTCATACCATAACGTCAGATTCTTCCTACGTACCTTCGGTATAACTAGAATAGAACGTTTGCGCTTTACTGACATGTCTCACAAGGCGTCTAGAGGTAAAGGAAGAAGGATGAAGCTTAAGGACGTGGAGGTTGACAGGCTGTATGCTGCCACGAGGCGGGACACAAGTGGACTCAAGAGGTGCGGTTCAGTCCGATATTTTCGCTGCTACGTGAGCGATGCTGGAAGAGGTATTAAAGAATTTGGCTTAGAACCTAGGAGTAGTACAGACGCTGTAAACGTACCTGTAGACCTTACTAACTTGTTGATAGCAGAAAGAGTGAAAGTCAAAGGTAGCTTCTGGCCTGACTGGGAAGTGCTTAGCACAAGGAGGGTCTCGTGTAAGAAGCCAAGATGTTTCACTCTCAGCGTAAGTTTAGACCGTAGAAACAGGGCTAAGAGCGCACGTAAAGTAGTGGAAGAGGAATGAGTACCTATCAGCTAACATATAGATATACTAATCTATATACGATACTAACTTTCGTAAGGAGTTTACACAAGGAGTGGAAGACTACATGCTTAGTCTTTCTAGAGTTAAGGTACCGCCTATTTACACTTACGTGGCTAACGCGTCAGCATTAATACACTACTAATACCAGTATGATAGTAACTATTCCAGTATACCTTTGTAACGTCGGATTAGAAGGAGCCGAGTCTACCTTCTCTCTTCGCTCCTACAATTACTTCGGACGAGCAGAAGAGCGTATCATGAGCTTCGAGGACTTCGAGGAGAAGTACCCAGAGAAGGCTAAACGATACAAACCGGCTCACTGTAGTCCTGAGGAGACCGTAGTCATACTAGTCACGTTCAATACTGAGCACATATACGATGAGCCAAACACTAGACCAGTACAGTATAGCTATCGTGACTACTGTATAGGTAAACTAAAGGACTCTTACTGCGGTGAAGACCATAAGAGTGACGAGACCAAGCTACCTGAACTAGAGCTAGACGGAAGTAAGATAAGGTTTAGGAACGTACCACTTAGCATCGACTTCTTGATCAGTAACTCCTCCAAAGTAATCAGAAGGGAAGTAAAGTGCCTAAACCTTAAGTATACTACGGGGTCTGAGAGGTGGTGCGACGTCTCTAGTATACTTACTGTTAAGCTACCAGAGCTCTCGTCTAACGTCAACAAAGACGTACGCTTACACCACAAAGAGCTGCACATGAGTACCGTGAAGGCACTTCATAAAGCGGTAGGAAGTGGAGCCTTCACTTCACTCAGAGAAATAGACGGTACGTACAAGAACATTAAGTTCTTCTTAAAGACCTTCAACATCACAGAGATAGAGCGTCTGGTCGTACGAGAGACTACTGGTAAACGGACTAACAGGTTGCAACTTAACAGAAGAAACGTGAAAGTCAGGACTCGCTACTACTTTCCTGGGGTGGAAATAGACGAACTGTTTGTACCTTGCTACGAGTATCTAGAGGCGAAGAGGTGTGACTGTATCCAAACCTACCTACCGACTACAGGTGGTGGATCCATGGACGTCATAGACATGGAGTGGAACGAAGCACCAAACGAGGGTAATACCAGGGTACACCACCCCCACGACCTAACCCACCTAAGACTTAAGGACAGTGTACACATAAAGGGTACCTCTTGCTCCGATGAACCTCTAGATGAGTCTGAAGACGCAGACGAGACTCCATACTGGGACAACAACGGAATAGACTACTCTATTCGTATAAAGCTAGACCGTAGGAACAGGGCTAAGAACGCACGTAAGGTAGTAGACGGAGAGGAAGACTAGACGTAAAGACTGTACCATATAGCTTAGCTAAGCTATATGAACTTACTGGAAAGACTAGACTAGGTTCACGCAGGGTAAAGTATAATCGAACGTCAAACTTCAACAACACTACTGAACCGTCGAGATGAGACTAGTAATACCTGTAGCTCACGACTTTACTATCGTATCTGGATTCGAGACCTCAGTACAAGTGAACAGGACTATCCGTAGGGAGACGTACGTCGGGTCTCAAGGTAAGATAGAGATAAGGCGCGAAGACTGCAAGCTCTTCACTCTAGACGAGTACAGAGAATTCTCTGTGAACCTGGACCGTAACGACTTCGCTGTATTAAGAGGACTAGACAAGGAAACAACGGTAGTAAGCCTCCTTATAGTCGACTTAGACAAGGTAGAGTGGGAACCCTGTACCCCAAACAAGGTTCCCTCCAGGCGTTACATGTTCCCCAACGACCAAACTCGGTCGACTGATTGTGATTATAACCCCGAAACCGACTACCAACTAGTAGTAGAGTCAACCAGGAGTGTGGTGAAGGGTCTGCCAGAAGGTGTGGTACCTAACATGGATACGCTAGACGCTATAGTAAGAGAACACGTTACTAGTATATCCCTCTGGAGGTACATCAAGCTACACAAGCTATGCGACTTAACTAAACTTACGAAGCTAAAGTTCTATGACAGTATCTTCACTGTGGGACCACGGAAGATAGAAAAAGCAGTAGACGAGGTACTGAGTGAGCACGGCAAAGGGGTGTTTAAGTCCTTAGAGTGTCTAGACTTCGACATGATACCTGATGACGGGGTAGCTAAGTTCTTCGAGACGTTCACTATCACTCGGCTTAAGAAGCTTACTTTGAGGGGAACGACTCCACGCAACCTTTCCCTGCCTCACTTGGAGGTAGAAGAGCTAGTCCTGAACCAGGCTAACCACCGTGTGAGCCTACGGGAGGTAGGGAGGATTACCTACACTGCTGAGAGTGGTAGTCTCACCAAGGATACCGCTAAGCTTGTCACTCTAGAACTGACCAATGAACTCTGTAGTACGACTACCATCGAAAAGGGTGCAGAGGTAATAGACCTGACCCACATAAGGACTAGAGAGCTAACGAAGGTAAAGCTAGGGCTAACTACCATGGTGTTTGATTCAGACGTGGAGCCCGACGGTGACAAAGAAGAAACAAAGGAGTACCAGCTTGAGCTCTCTCTTCGTACAGTACCTAGACTACGTCACAAGAATTCGAAGAGTGCAGTCTACTAAGCTGTACCTAATCCTCATATAGGTAAATGGACCTATATGCGTATCTAGGGAGGTATAGAGAGACCTTCTTATCACTATTGTATACCCAGATGATAGTTACTATCCCAATCTTCCTTAACAACTCAAACCTTAGCGGAGTCAAGACCTCTGGAGACTTCCAGAGTATTTCTCGCAAATCAGACGTCGTCTACGAGATCATGACTCTAGAAGAGTATAGGACCGCTTATCCAGTGTTCGATATTCTTCTAGAACCAGCTCACTGCACCCCTGAAGAAACTGTGGTAGTAGTGTGTGTTTTCGAGACCGACTGGCTAGAGCTAGACGATCAAAAGCCAAGGCCACATCGCTACCGAGACATAACGGTTAGTGACGCGGATGGTTTCCGTATTAACACCGTTAGTTACGGTTCCTGGAAGGATCTCTTACCTTCAGTAGAGTTGAATGGAGGGGAGCTGAAGGTGCGGAACTTACCGGCAGACACCGAGGTCTCTCATTCTACTCTCGATAAAGTCTGCAGGGAGCACGTCCAACAGCTAAACCTAGAGTTTACTATAGGAGCTGACTTCTTTTGTGACCCCTCTTCTATCGTGAGGATAGTACTCCCTAACAGCATTCCAAGCTGGCAGTTAGCACCTGTCATGGCTCGACACCACTTGACTGCTCACCAGGGTGTAGTAAAAGAGCTTCGGAACGTAGTCGGAGTAGACGTCTTCCATTCTCTCCGAGAAATAATGGGTGACTATGAGTGTATAAAGTTCTTCTTAGATACCTTCGAGATCAAGAAGGTGGAACGTATAGTAGAGACCACTGTACCCGATCCTGGAGCACCTACCGTGAATAGGTTTACTGGGGAACCGTTACCTCCTACTCACCCTAGCGGTCTGAGGTTACTTGACTTCGGGGACGTGGAGATAGACGAGTTGTTCTGTCAGGTTGAGTACAACGTAAAGGCTAAGAGAATAGGTAGATGCAGTCTAGGTATGCCTAGTGCTGACGTCCTGGCTATGGATACTATAGAGATAGACAACGACATCATAGCTCAGACTGGAAACAAGAGGGTTCACTATCCTATAGACTTGACCTATCTAGATATAAAGGATACTATAAGGGTAGAAATGAGCACCTACGATCCAGACTACACTAACGTGCAAGGTGATGACGACTCTAACGACAAGATGGACTTGGAAAGGGAAGAGATCCCTCTCGGCCTAATCTTGAACTTAAACCGCAGAGACAGGGCTAAGAGTGCGACTAACATAATGGAAGAAGACTAAACGTAGTCTAGACACTGTATATAGATTAGCTAATCTATATCTAACGAACCCTTACTCGGATACACTATTGGAGAGGGAAGTGAGTCCTTTGACTCTTTCCTCTTAAAGCCCTTACAGTCCTTAGAGTGATTTGGAAGGTTCCTACCTTCTTGGCCAGCTCCCCAGCCGACTCTGGCAGTCTGCAGAGACTGTGCGCTCCAGTCTCTACTCTCACGTAGCTGAGGTTGTAGAGACCGCACTCAAACTTGTCCTCCGACTTCTGTTCACAGGGCCTTGAAGGTCTAAACTGCTGGTTCCCTACTTCCCAGGTAAAAGAAGTAAAGACGTGCTCGAGTCTAGGGTACCTCTGCCTAAGGTCTGAAAGTGCGGAGTCTTCTGTCATAGTAATGCGATAGAGGTGAGTGAGGTTTTCTAAGTCGAAGTTGTCTAGTAGGTACTTTACTACCTTTACCGAGTGAAAGTAGATGACGTTGACAGACTCTAGAGCAGACTTACCCTTAGATTTCAGGAGAGTACTGAAGTGAGCGATTACCTCATTGTCATAGAAGTCTCCTAGGTGTAGTATTAGCTTGAATACCTTAGTAGAGTCGCAGTACAAGAAGGGGTCTATTCCAGAAAAGGCTATCTCTACTATGTCGTACGCGCTTGTTTCACTAGGTGCCGGCTTAGGCTTAGCTCTCTGACCTAGTATTAGTCTAGGATTCGTCTCTTCCACGTACTTCACTACCTTTAGAGTAGAGAAGGGCTCTGGCCAGCACGACTCTAGACTAGCTGGTAAGAAGCTTCCATCCGTAGCACGGTAAATTCCATTCACCATCTCATAGCTTCTAGACTTAGAAAGAGGAGTGAGGAGGTCTAAGTCTAGCGTGAAGACGTCTACTACGTTCACAGGGTCGGGATCGTACCCTAGCTCTTCTGGGGTGAGAAGCTCATACTTCACTTCCCCAGTGTACTCGTGGTCTTTGAACTCGAATGTCGCGACGGTAGTCTGGAGGTATTCAGGGTTACGTAGTACTTCAATAGAGACGGTAGGCATGCGTAGTCTAGTAGTGTAGTGAGTAAGGGTTTAGGCTTTACTGGTATAGGTGCAAAATAGTAGGTATCAAGTATGGTAAGGTAGTCGCGAAGTGGGATGAATAAGGCTGATCTCTACCTGAATAGGCTGAGTCACGTACACCCAGCCAGTATTAACTAAGGTTCTCTATACAATACTCCATGTCCAAACTAACCATCTCGGTACCAGTCATCTTCGACAAGAGTCGAGTACAAGACCTCTCCGTAGCCCTTACGCTAGAAGAACGCACCTACAATCCTACTACAGCTTATCCACTTCCCTTCTCTGAGTACAAGGAGAAGTTGGAAGGACCTGAGCTAGACAAGCTAGAAGGACTCCAGGAGGTTCCTACTCTAGTCTGGATAGCTGAGTTCGAAGTAGACCTACCTGTGTCTCGTGGAGAGTCTAAGTCTTATTCCAGATACTTCTACCTCTATGTCCCTATGACAAAGAAGACAGTACTAGATTCTATGACTCACAGCTGCGGACTAGACCTACTACCTGGACTCCAGTCTGTAGATGGAGGGGTTCACTTCTCACTCCCACATCCAGTGAGCTCTCCTAGCTCCCGAATTAAAGACGTAGTAAAGGAGACAGTGACTCAAGCCTCGGTCGATGACTTCGACAAGTTAGTGGAGTGGTGCGACCCCAGAAAGCTCCAAATATTAGAGCTACTAATGGACGGAACTAACCCTCACCCAGAGGTAGTCTCTCGTGTACTAGAGAGTAACGTAGCCATGAACTACCTGTCCGCCACAGAGGGAAGGGACTGCTTTAGCTCGCTGAAACGTCTTAGCGGTACTCCAGAGGTACTGAGCGTCTTCTTTAGTCTCTTTGACGTAGGACCCCTAGACCTCCTGACTGTACAAGGAAAGGGAGGTCTAGACTGCCCTAACGTGCATACAGACGTAATCGCGGACATTAGAGAGGACTCTAGTGCGCCACTGAACGTCTCTGCCGGAGCTACACGTACGATCTCTCACTTCTATGATAGTACTACTAGCGACGTCATAGCTCCCGAGGCCTTACATATGGTCGAAGAAGGCGTGGACAGTACCGTCAAGTTCGAGCTAATGGACCTTACCTTCCTTAGGTCTATCTCTCGTCTAGTAGTACCAGGGAACCTCCTAGTAAAGAGAGGAATAGTAGAGTTTCCGACTCAGTACTCAGACTCTAACGGTAACGTAGTACTAAACTTAAAGCTGACTGTAGAACCTACTTACTTCAGCAGAGCCGAGAGAGAAGTCTAGACCTTCCTCCCTACACAACCCATATAGATTGAGTAATCTATATCTGCAAGGGTACCATAATACATGTAACGCTATAGTACTACTGTAACAGCGCTACTGTGAAGCAAGTATGAAGTTCACCACACAAGCCATTGTCAATACTACCGACCTTAAGGGAGTCAAAGCCTCGCTAGTTTTCCCGGAGACAGGAGAAGTAATCGAGTGTAACGTCAAGTACCTCAGTGAACAGGAGTTCGAGGACGGAGACTACCAAACTAGAGTACCTACAGATCCTGCTAAGCTAGGAGTAGTACAAATCGACGTCGACTACAATGATAAAGTAAACAAGACGATGCGAGAATCTTCCAGCGTATGTCACTTAAGGTACGAAATGGGTTCATCTATTAGTGCAACTGAGAACTGGCACGAGAAAGAGAGGGCGGGGTATGAGTCTTATCCATACATCAAAATTGACGGTTCTTACATCGACGTCAAGAGCTTACCCTTTGAAGTATCTTGTATGGGACAGAAGATGAACAAGAAGATCGCGAAGACAGTGGAGGCTGTGAAGTTTGGGTTCACTAATCCTTTCATGAGGTGTGAAGTCTCTAGGATTAAGGTACTAAAGATAGACAGGGAACTACAGGAGCTCGGTGCGGTACATCAAGCCTACTTTGACGAGTATTGTAACATACTAAACGGTATATACGAGAAGTATGGAGCTGGAGCTTTCGAGTCCCTGATTCGTATAAGAGGCGGTACTGAAGAGCTTGACTACTTCTTCAAGCTCTTCAACAATAGGAGGTTCGAGATAATGGTAGTAAAGGGAAACGCTGCGCCGGACGTAGAAGACTTATCAGTAGACTTCCTAAAGATAACAGAGAAGTCCTATGGAGACGTAAGGATAGGCCGTCAGTTTAGGCACATGATAACGGAGTCTGACACAAGACTAAGTACCGAGCTAGTACCCGAAATGGATAACGCTGACTTCCTCGATCGTATGGACGTTTCTCAGTTTGTGGTGACAAAGGCGGTAAAGTATAAGTGCAAGTACAAGCTACATGGACCCGAGAAGCCCAAGGTCAGCTTCTTCCTGGTACTAGAGTTCGATCGGTCAAGTATGCAAAAGAGTGCAGCTAAAGTAGTACGCTAGTGAGGTAAGAAGACTATTGACGTATAGCGATACTAACGTATATGAATTAGCTAATTCATATATGTGTTACTGTAGACTCCTAGAAGCGAGCGTTCTTCTGTCTAGACGAGAGGATAGGTTCTGCTGTTATTATTATAGTGTCTAAGTATCCGCTGGACTCGTTTATAAACTCTGTGATACCTTGAAACGATTCAGTCGTCTCGTAGAGTCTAGAGTCTAAAACTCCTACCCATTTCGTTCCATCAGGTTTGATGACTGTCTGATCGAGTAGAGTGTTTCTGTAGTTACCGCTTGACGGTTTCACGCAGCGGAACCTTTTTACCTCTGGAAGCGTGACGTCTTTGGAGAGAACAAGCCCACTTATGTTTTCGCACAGTGAATTGTCAAGACAAGACAAGCTTTTTATGTCGAAGTGATATAGAAAGAGATCCAGTACATATGTGCAAGCTACTCGCACTGCTACTAGACTCTTGAAGATGTCTCTACCCTTATCCTTAGATAGTTCTTTAAAGGTGAGGTCTAGCTTCATAGTGTGGTAAAGCTCTAAGTCGATAAAGATATACTTGAGCTTAGAGGGGTCGCAGTAGTCGAACGGATTCCGTGCTGTAGTACAAATAGTTAATGCTTCTACCGTTGACTTGTACTGGTCTGACGTTGGGATACCAGGTTCTGAGTCCCTGGGTATATCGACGAATCGTACAAAGTTCCTCATGACTGTTACTTCAGGCATGTGAAGCATGTTAATCGTCGGATAATCGTCATCCTCTTTCACTTTCCCATTTGCGTAGTATGTTACTGCGAACTTACCCGTAGGTTTGACCTGGTTGAAGTCCCGTCTATCAAAGCTGAAGGTAGTCACAGCTGTGTTGAGGTCTTCCTCTGACGGGTCGGTTAGCTCACTCCCCATGTACTCACAGTAAGAGATAGTTTCATCTTCCAAGTCTCCCGCGTACGAACCTGTAGAGTTGTAGATACCGAGCGCAAAGCCAGATACTCCGGAGGCCTTATGTATGATAGAGAATGAGGTATTAAGGGTGGACATAGCTAGTCTTAGTACTCTAGACTGCTATCGTATACAAGGGGGCTGTGTAAACTTGTTCACTTGTCTGTATTAGTAGCGGAGTAGACTCACTCAAGTATCTTTCGAGAGGTCGGGTGGTAAAAGGAGTTTCACCCATGCTAGTCTTAGTGCCTGTAGCTTTCAGAGAGGGATATTACTCCAGTGTTTCAGCTCGTCTAGACATAGACGGGACTAAGATGGAACTTCTAGAGGTCATGACCTACCGCGAGTTTAATGAGAGAGGTGCCGTGGGGACTCGAAACTGTAATAAGTTTGAAGACGAGGACAGTGTACTGATAGCCCTGTACTACTTTGATCTAGACTTAATCACTAGGACTAGGACTAAGAAAGACCTGTATAGGATCGAATGCGGTCTCTACAGTATGTATGTATCATTTAGTATCAACACATCTGCACGTAAAGGAGTAACGGTTTACATGTCTTCTAGTAACGTGGAGATAGATGGTACCCCTCGTCTTCACATTACCAGCAACTACAGACAGGAGCTGAAGGAACAGTGTAGGGAGGAGGTTACACGCTTGATACTATGCAATACAGACTTCAGTATGATTAAGCACTTGGACGACTGGTGTGACCCTTCTAAGATAAAGCTGATCCACATGAGAGGAGGCTTTAACGGGGACCACACAGAGAAGTTGAAAGAGGTGTTTGAGGACCTGGCCTCCAGACTAGGCAGAGACTGCTTTAGCTCCCTAGCCTCGTTACAGGGGTTCCCTCGACGCGTTAAGCTGTTCCTGGAGTGCTTTGACGTGAACTTTCTAAGCTGTATGTTTATAGACACGGGAGGAAGTGGAGACCCACCTACAGACTCGTTAGTCTTTCCCAAATTAGAGGTAGACAGCCTAGTCACTCACTTTCCTCGCTGCATCTCCATGAAGAGAGTGGGACGCGTCAATGAGTCTACAGCGTACAGACTGGGGCACTACTGGGAGTCTGAACTGATAGAGTACCAGATAATGGACCTTACTCACTTTACTAAGACTACAGAAGTCGACTTGTACGGTAGATACTATGGAGACCAAAAAGAGGACGAGCCCCATGGCTCAGCTGAACCCCAGGAAGGCCAGTGCCACGCGTTCGTAGTGCATCTAGAGTTCAATATCCATAGTGGAGCTAAGAGTGCACGCAAAACAGCAGAGCTCGAGACGTCCGACCAAAGTCCAGAGTAAAGAAGATATAGATTACGTAATCTATATAGAGAGACGTTTATACGCGTAGGCTTCCTCTACTATCTAGTCTATTCAAGGTATGAGGGGTCCTGTACAGGTGCGCAAAGGTGCAGTAATCGAACTATCCTTAGGTACTATAACTGTCACGAATGAGAGTAGAGTTTAGAATAGTAGTAAGCAAAGAGAATCTCAGGGGAGCTAAGGCTTCCTTCCACTTCGATAACTATGCAGAGGTGATTGAAGCCGAAGTGACTGCTGTCACGGGACTCGACTATCAAGCTGAGAATGAAGACCAAGAACTCTTCAAGAAGGAGCTCGCGGACGAGCTCATAGTACTAAATGTAGTAGCTGACTTCGAACACCACAAAGTCTACAGAGGTAGTCCACCTAAAGCGCTCAAGTTCGTCACTAACCACAACCTGACCTTCAATGTAAACTCGAAGAATAGGAGTCCCAAGTCTGTGAAGAATGTAGTACCTATGTTACAGGAGAGATACCCCTCTTTAACCGTGGACGGGTCTAAGGTCTCACTCCAAGATTACCCGCTCACCTTTAAGCTAGTTACTGGAGTGAGGAAGAAGATCAAGGAGACTATAGAAGCAGTCACGATAGGGTTTGGGAACCCCTTCCCTCGCTGCGACGTCTCTAGAATAAAGGTACTAGACGTGGACAGACCGGTCTTCGATCACGAACTCAAGGGACACTACTTCAAGGAATACAAGAGCATGCTCCAAGAGATACTAAAGAAAAGGGGTCCAGACGCCTTCACTTCTTTGACTCGTGTAAGTGGTTCAGCTAAGGAGCTAGACTGCTTCTTTAGCTTGTTCAGTAATAGGGAGTTTGAAGTCATAGGGGTAAAGGGCAAGGGTTACCTCTCCGCCGTAGAAGGCCTTTCTACTGACCGCTTATTGCTAGGACGAATGGAGTCTCCTGGCGAGAGAGCTTTGTTTCCTTTCGCTAGACGAGTCTCTCACAACTCCTTCTTATCGACAGTAAAGCTTCTATCTACAGAAGGCACTTCCTTCGCTGTCACAGAGAGAGGAGGGTTCGGGTCTCCTATTAACCTAGACCTCAGTAGCTATACATTGACTAGTAGGCTATCAGTTCGATGCGCTTATAATTACTACATCAAAGACACAGTCTACGAGTTCTCGGAGGACTCTGATGAAGAGGGGGACTTAATATCAGAGGCGGTCCCCTTTAACGTAGTACTGGACTTCGATAGAATGGAGGGTCACAAGAGCGCTAAGTTCTGAGACTAAGCACTAGCGTATAGCGATACTTCCTATATGAATTAGCTAATTCATATTCTGTGATGACTCTTGTATAGTATTCATCTCACCACTTTACGGGCACTCTTTTGTGAGCTAGGAAGTATAGACTTTATAGTAGCCCTTATAGCAGTGAGGGGATCTATTTCGTCTTCTGCCACGTTCACTACTGCTTGGAACTCGACTCCCCTGTATAGGCGAGCGTCTACTACTCCTAAGTCTTCTATACCGCTGCGACCAGGCTCAAGGTAGCAGTCTCCTATGAAAGCTTCTCTATAGTTGAACGGTCTACTTTCCCTACATACAGTATCGGACCTCTTTACCTTAGGGAGCTTAACGGACGCTTCGAGGTCTTTGTCCGTTATTTCTTTCTCCAAGTATAGGAAGTCTAGCTCCTCTATGTCGAAGTTTTCTAGGAAGAGTCGAAGTATGTCGTAGTCGGGAAGCTCGAGAGAGACCAGGCTCTTAAAGACGTCTCTTCCTTCTGCTTCACTCAGTAATTTTAGGTTTCTGTAGAGACCTGTCAGCACTATATAGTCGTTACGTAGTACTATAGACTTAAGCTTAGACGGGTCGCAGAACTTAAATATGTTCACAGAAGTCTCATACAGTCTCAGAATCTCAGGAGCCGGCGAGATGTAATCTAAGTTGAACCCCGACTCACTATTCTCGAGTAGTAGAGGTTCCAGTATGTCTATGTTCCTGTACCGTACCGCGTCTCTAAATATCTCTACCGAAGGGATACATAACGACTTGGAAGTGAGCTCGCGTGTGCTGAACGACCAGCTCTGATCTCCGTAGCAGAAGAGGGCTTGAGTAGCGGTAGGCTTCAGTACCCACTCCTCGAACTTAGTCCGATCGAAACTATACACCTTAACTAGTGCTCTTAGTAAGTCTTCGTCTAGTTCCTCAGGGTCTACGTTCTTGTATTCACAGTAGGTTAACTCAGTACACTCTAGTTCACCTACATAAAGGTCTTGTCTCCTAGTAATGGAGACCTCAAATTGACTCGACTCCGAAGGGTCGTATACTACAGCGAAGGATGAATTCATCGGCAGGCTGGCTCTCTTGTTCCTCCTTTGGGGGTGCCAATACCTACCAGTTGTGCATCGTCCGATACGAACCAGATAGAAGCTCTGGTAGTACTAAACTCTCTCCAGTCCAGACTAAGTCTAGCTACTAGTGGTGAAACTAGTACCGTAGGGACGCGCTGAAGACCTCGTGAGTACTGATGTAGGAAGTCGCAATATAGGTGTAATGAGGTAGAGTCTAGAGTCACTATAGTACTAGATTATGCTAATCTTATTCCCTATCGCTTTCCCTGCAGGACGCTACTCCACTATCTCAGTAAACTTACCAGGAGCAGACGAACAACCCCCTGAACCAGAGATAGTATCGTACCGTGAGTACAGGGAGAGGAGTATGTTAATGAACGACTCCTTTCCGCCCGAAGTACAGGACTCTATCCTGGTAGCCTTGTGTTACATTGATCATACTCTCCTGTCCTTTCAAGAGAAGGAAGTGAAGTGTTACTCCAACACCCACGTTTCTATGCCTACTCACTCGTATCTTACACTAGACAGTGAACGTGAACTGACTAAGCTACCCAAAATGTCCATTCACTCCCACAACATACACGTGTCTGGTCTCTCTAAGGACATAGGAAGCGAAGCATCCTTTAAAGAGTTCTACTCCCTCTACGAAGAGGAGGTAAAGCACCTGTTTATAGGAGGAGTACCTAAGTCTTTCACGCTGAAGCTAGAGGAGTGGTGCGACCTTAACAGGATCGAGACATTAGCAATAGATAGCGGTATCACATCTGAGGATCTGGAAGGACTCTTTGAAAGGACTTCGGAGTCGCTAGGTAGGGACTGCTTCAAGTCTCTAAGGAAGCTAAAGGGAAACATCCAGTCTATCGACCTCTTCTTCCAGTACTTTGACGTCTACTTCCTAGAGGTACTAAAGTCGACACAAGACGTTCACTATGTACAGCCTCTGGAGCTAAGACACCTGGAAGTGGACTTACTGGACGTCCGTTCACCTGCGAAGTATAACCTAGGACGGGTAGGCAAGGTTAAGCCTCTTACAAGGGGTATAGGTGGCTGTACTGTAAATGAACGTATGGGCATAGCTGAACATGAACCTTATGACCTCACCTACTTTACCATGAGTAAGGGAACAGTAGTGAGAGAACTATCTCTCTTCCAGTACAGGATGGTAGGCGGAAATAGAGTATTTCAACCTTTATTCCTGGTACTCAACGTGGAGATGACTCCGTCCAGTGGACAGAAGAGTGCAACTAAGGTAGTAAGGTAAGACTATTAACCACATAATATAGGTTAGCTAACCTATATAGACTGAACTAGACAGTAGACACTTAGTAGGAAGCTTCTAGTTTCTCCATTATATCGAGGCAGAGGTATAAACGTGCAAGTGGATAGGTTGGGGAGTAGCGCTACCACACTATAGTGATAGTTATGAAGTTTACAGCACCATACTTACTCAGTAATGAAGACCTCGAAGGAGTCAAGGCTTCACTCCACGTTATGGACACAGAGATAACCGTAGAGGCAGAAGTTAAGGTCTTTACTCTTGACCAGTACAGAGCGATAGGGAAAGTAGACTTAGATATAGGGAAAGGTGAATCTGATGGATTATTAGTGGCTCTAGTCACCGCAGAGTTTCCTGACGTGGAAGGGGATATTCCTGATGAGATTTATCATACTGTGTACAATATAGAGTACCCAATCGGGGAAACTAGACACGCACCCAGACATACAAAGCTATGCTTTTGCGACAGAGAAGAGAGATACATACGTTTGTACACCGATGGCACCACAGTAAGCGTAGAAAACTATCCCGAAGTGGTTAACTTAAGCATGATGCCAACCCTGAGTGAAGCGATAGAGAAGAGAGTGGACGCTGTGACGTTTGGACTATGCAACCCGTTCATCAGGTGCGACGTCTCTAAGATCAAGCTAATTGAGATAGCTAGGGACATAGAAGACAGCGTGACGATAAAGGAAAGATGCTTCAAGGAGTACTGCAGGATCCTGAATGGAATCTTTAGGGACTACGGAAGCGATGCCTTCGAGTCCTTGAAGTGTATCTCTGGTACCTATTCAGAGCTTAACTACTTCTTCAAGCTGTTTAGTAACAGAAAGCTAGAGTGTATATGGGTAATAGATGATCCTGCACGTTTGCAAGTAAAGGACCTCTACACAGACTTCCTGTGCGTTGAGAAGAGTACCGACTGTACTCGTCCTGGTATGAAGTATGGAAAACTCCTATATTGTGGGTGGCTTCCTATGCGTAAAATCATAACCCTCGACAGATATCGTGGGTTTACATGTCCTAATGGTGATCCACACATGAAGGATGAGTTAGTGGACCTTAGGTTCTGTAAGGTGTTAAATAAGCTAGAACTCGAGTACAACTATGCGTTTGAGGGAGAGCGCGATCCTATGGACGAAGACTCTACGGACGAATACTCCACGGACGAAGATGATACAGGAACGTACTTCTTTGTGACCTTGGAGTTCAACAGGCTCAAGAGTCCTAAAAGTGCCACCTTCAGGTAGGGTCCCTTGACCTAACATAAAGTGATATAGATTAACTAATCTATATAGGTAGTATTACTATACCCGTATTGAAGACACTATTAACCGGTTCGTAAGAACAAGACTAGACTATGAAGTTTAAGTTTACAGTAGTAGTGAGTAAGAAGAACCTTAGAGGAGTGAAAGTTAGAGTCTGCTTCGGACGACTCAAGTCTCCAATCGAAGCGGAAGTAGAGACTTACTCTATTCCTGACTACATCAAGGAGTTCGGAGACAGCTATGGCTTCTTCTACAGATTCAAAGATACTGAAGGCTTAGTAGTACTACGTATAGTGTCGACCTTCAACCATAAGGATGTACACTTCTTCTACTCTGATGAAGATGGGCAGAAGATTACGGTGTACGACATGTCCTATTTTACCACGGGAAAGAGAGCCACTGTTACTCGGAAGATAGTGTATCCATCTACCGAGGACTACACTACTCTAGAATCGAGAGGGAACTTCGTTGTAATAAACAATTGTCCTATCGAGACCTGGAAGGTCAAGGAGATATTGGCTGATGTAAAGGAAGAGATAGAGGGGGTAGTATGGGGGCTGTTTAATCCATTTCCTAGGTGCAACGTAGGTCGTATAAAGGTACTGGACATATGTAGGGAGACTCGGGAGCCTGGAATGATAGAGCCATACTTCGAGGAATATGCTTCTATCCTAGACAGTATACACACAAAGCACGGTAACGACGCGTTTGGTTCACTTACTCGTATAGGCGGTACCTCTCGTGAGTTAGATTACTTCTTCAGCTTGTTCAGTAATAGAGAGTTTGAGTACATAATTCTCAAGGATAATACAATACCTAGTACTCGGGGTCTCTCTGTAGATATGGCGGATATCGTGATGCGCGACGACGAAAAGGAAAAGCCAATGGACCCAAAAGTCTTCAGGCGTGTGGAGAATAGTTCTCTCGAAATGGACTTCTCCAAGTATGTGTTCTACGAAGAGATAGGAGAGAGGAATATATTTAAAGAAGATGACGACTGCGACTGGAGGAAGATAGACCTGTCTCACATCTTGGTCTCCGAGAAAGGCAAGATGACTGGTAGCTATAACTACTTTACAGAGGTGCAGGATGAGTCTGAAGACTCTGATTCGGACTGTCTGGAGACGGTACGCTTTAGTCTTATGTTCGATTTCATGAGACTAAACGACCATAAGAGCGCCAAGTTCTAATAAGCTAGTAGTAAGACATTCAGACATATGAATTAGCTAATTCATATTAACGATACTAGCGTATTAGAACTTAGCGCTCTTGGGCCCAGCTATAGGAATAAGCTCTAAGTGAAGAAGGAGTACACGAGCACGATACTCATGTACACAATCGTCGCAAGGAAAACTATCCCTCAACCAAAGACTTCTAGTCCTGGTAAGATTGGTAAAGTCCTGTGGGAAGTACTCCATCACACCATCTTTGACATACCTGCTACCTTGGAACATCCTCACCCTGCTCTTCTTCACAGTATCTAATTCGAAATGGTAGGCGGGTTCTTCCGAGCCTACTCTCTTGATATTAATTTTTCTGGGCTCGTCGGACACCAGCGCGTCCACTTCCAACTCATCCGAGGTTAAGATACTGTTTCTTATCGTAGCTGGGCCTATACTTACTTTGAGTATTTCTAAGAAGCGGACGTCAAAGTGCTCAAAGAAAGCCCTTATTACATGAATGTGCCCTGTTAGTACTCTAATGGACTTGAAGCAATGTTTGCCTAGTGTACCAGACAAAGACTTGAACAAGGCTGTCGTACTCTCGATATAAGAACTTGATACTAAGTTAGAGAATTGTAGCACCTCTAACTTGGTCGGATCACACCAGCTAGTTAAGTGGTCTGCACTACCTCTGTATGAGGATCGAACATATACGGAGAATATATTCTCCTTGCTATACTCTTGACATAGAGACTCCTCGGGAGCGGACTCATCCCCATCTCCGAAAAACGATGTGCTAGAGATCTTCACACTATTTTCTTCCAAGAACAAAGTAGGTTCTGTCCCTTCCACCACTCTACTTCTTTCGCTATGAGTAAGGGCAGACCTGCAGTTGTAGACGTGATCAAATACTTCCATCACAGGCTCGTCCTTCTCTAGCATGATAGACGAAAGGTCTAAGCGGAGTAACGCTACACAGATAGATTCCGGGTCTGTAAACCTAGGTACTCTTCCCTTTGGACGTACAGTCCTTTCCCTGAACTCTGAGTACGATACTACTTCAGGCTCAATAAACTCATCCCTATACCCCACAGCCCTAACGACCATGGACTTGTAAAAGTCTCTTCTAAAAACGAGAGGCACAACAACGGACATGGTAAAGTGGTTCTTGTGAAGTAAGAAGAGGTCAGAACGTCTGCGAATGTATGTCTTTCTCACTAGCTTCCTGGATCGGTATTGGAAGTGTCATTACAGAATATGAATTACCTAATTCATATATGAAGTATCTTCAGTACTTCGATACGTCCAGTGTTCAACGAACTACGAAGCGTGCACTCTTCTTCTCCTTAGGTAAAGTGGTAATAGAGAGTAGGAAGTCCGCGTGGCTACTCTTGTCCTCGTCTTCCATGTAGAACTTGTATCGGACTCTTACTGATCTAGTATTCTCGTAGGTAGTAAGGTCTACTGTGTCTGCGATGTACTCATCGTTGGAAAGAGACACCTTTGTGCACTCTATGACTCCCAGAGTCTCTTCACTACATGGGGATTCTCTATTTATAATACACTCTGCGCACCTCTCTAGTTCCAGACTCCCTATACTGTCGCATGGACGCCTTAGCTCTAGTACGTCTAGGTCTAGTCCCGTCAGCTTGTCGTCAGGGTAAGCTTCGTTTTCCTTTACTAGGAGGTATGAAAGTGAAGTGAGACCGCAAAGACGAAGGAGTAGGGCCGCATGACTTGCTCTTTCCACCATTAAGTGAGTGAGACTAGTAAATAGTCCCTCTTTCCCCTTGAAGTAAGTTAAGATGTCCTTAGTCTGTCTCTCTATATCACTTTTGTAAGCGACGTCTGTTGACGGGTCTAGCATTCCCAGATCTCTGGCAAAGTTCGATATAACGTCGACTTCTAAGATTATAGTCTCTATCTTAGCAGGGTCTATCCATTCGAAAGGGTCTCCACATCCTGATCGCAGCTGGATAGAGACGCATCGTCTCCGTACTAGCGCTTTCAACTCTTCTACAGGTAGAGAGGGACATGTTTCTATCCCCCATAAGGTTACTCTATCTCTCATGAAACATGCACGGATAGTCTTCTCAGGATTTACTGCACCAGAGATCCTCTCAGTCAGCCCAGTCTTGTAGTGGTAATTGTATACCTGCTGTGACGGAGCTTGCTGGCTTAGTCCAGCCAGTGCACGTAATGGTATACGGAAGATCGTCTCTAGTAAGGGCTTACCTGTACAGCTAGTCGCTTCTACAGTCTCACTCTCCAGTTTGCCGGTGTATCTAGACTTGTCCTTGAAGATAATCTCGTAAGCTAGTGTAGCTTGACGTTCAGGGTCGTGTTGAAAGGGTAATAGTAGTTCCATAGCTGAGAGCTTTGTAGTGTACTGGTAGTAAAGGTAGTATAAAGTAGTAGGTGTACGTCTTTACCGAAGCTACTATATGAATGGACTGATTCATATGGGAACGTAGTTGGACTAGCTGTCTACCGAGAGCTTGTCTGAGCGTGCACTCTTTCTTGGCTTACTAAGCGTTATGAGTCTAAGGACAAAGAGAGCCTCAGTAAACTCCGTCTCTTCCAGCTGTAAGGTGAGGTCATAGTGCAACTCTACGCGCTTACGGTTCTCAAAGGTACGTAGGTCTACTGGCTCAGCATAGAAGTCTCCGTCTCTGTATTCGGTTTTTGTGCAGAGTATACCCTTAGCGGTAGAATTGTACTTGGACTCCCTCAGGATGGTAGTACCTATTCTGCTAGCCTTTAATCCGTCAGGGTTGAGAGACCGAGGGATCTCTAGTACGTCTATGTCTAGTCCCTCTAAGTCTCCAGGGGGTCCCAGGTTAGCTGCGATAGAGAGAGTAGAGATGGAGGTCTTGTTAATAGTCTTCATTAATTCTTTAGCACACTCCACAGTGTCCACACTTATAGAGTCGAGAGAAGTGAACTGACCTTCTTTCCCCTCGAAGTAAGGTAGTACGCTATCGAATAGGCTGTCGCATCCCCACTCCATCTGGTATAAGATGTCTTCTAGGTCGCCGCCCAGAGTGGCGACTGGTGCTGTAATCTTGATGGACTCTAGATTAGCTGGGTCTACCCATTCAAAGGGGTCAACGCTGCCATGCTTAAGTACAAGGTGCCTACAGTGCGTCATAGAAAGGTCCTCCATTTCCACCTCTTCATTCAGCACTCTGTTCTTGACGTGTTCCAATACGATTTCATCGGAAGTAATAGTTAAAGTAGGTCTGGGGTCGTGGTGGGGATAAACACTCCTATGCACTACATTCTCCTCGGTATAGAGTCTCATCGTGGAAACGTGAGGGCACCTGTAGTCGTCCTCCTTTAGCTCGCTTAGCTTTATTGTATAGGTAGTACAGAGGCACTCACCCTTGGTTTCTGAGATTTTTTCGTCTATGTCTCCTTCGAAGAACTTACCGTTAACGAGTAGCTCGTAGCCGAACGTAGGTTGGTAGTCTGGGTGGTGTAGTATACTGAAGTGTAAGCTCATAGGTACTAAGTCTTGTTACTTGACTCAGTTTAGCTAGCCTGTCGATTGTAAAGGCCTGACAGACGGTGTATATAGATTAGTCAATCTATATAGTGAACTTTACAGTACTAGGATACTAGGATACTAGCGTACTAGGATACTAGCGTACTAGGATACTAGCGTACTAGGATACTAGCGTACTAGGATACTAGCGTACTAGGATACTAGCGTACTAGGATACTAGCGTACTAGGATACTAGCGTACTAGGATACTAGC